TCCGACTCGGAGCGTGAGGAGCGAGAGGCCGAGCGCCTGGTCCGCCAGTCTCCGAAGTTGAAGCCGCCCCGCCGCGACAAGGAGCGAGGCAGGATCAAAGACACTGATCCCGACACCGACCCAGACGAGAAGCAGGATCGGAAGGACCGGTCGAACAACTACAAGGATGCCGCAGTGGCGAAGGCCATGCGGAAGTACCTGGCCCTGACCGCAGGTTCAGCGAGGTCGAAACGCCGCCGGAAGAGGCAACCCTCATCCAGTGAGGTTGCTCGACGGAAGCAGCAGTCCGACGCCGCGAAGGCAAAGAACCCGAAGCGTAAGGCCCCACCGAAACTCAAGGAGGCCCCCGCACCGAGTGGCGGGCGTCAGGAACGCAACGTCGGAGACACCTGGAAGGTAGACGACAAGTGGTCCGCAAAGGGCAAGGACGGCACTGAGTCGGGCTTTGCGTCCCAGGAAGCCGCGAAGGCGTGGCTGTCCGGCGGCCCGAAGCCGGGTGCGTCCGGTGATGCCGCTGCTGACTCCTCCCCCGCCACTGACTCAGGGTCCGGCTCACCTGGTTCGGCCCCGAGCCCTGACAAGAAGCCTCTGACCCGGAAGCAGAAGAGGGAGATGGTGGACGCCCTCGTTGCAGATCTGGCGAAGGGTGCAGCAGCCGTCCTGAGCAAACTCCCGGAAGACCTCCTCAAGGAAGTCCGGGATGCCCTCGGTGAACCCGCACGGGCCGTCGTGGACGCCGTGTTGGGTGTTGGCACGGAGGCTCTTCAGGAACGGGCGACCTTCGCCGAAGCCACGTTGAAGCGTGTACCCACAAGCAAGCGCCCGACCGCCGAGCAGATTGACTCCGCTGAGGAACTGTTGGCGGATGACGACAATGACCTGGAGGCGTTGCGGGACCAGTTGGACGACCTGGAGGTCTCAGGGGTCAAGGATCCCACCAAGATCAAAGCCGTCAAGGCGAAGATCAAGGGGATCGAAACCGCCGAAAAGATCGTCAAGGCCGCTGAGGAGTGGGCCAACGCACCCTCTCCCGCAGAAATCGCAGAGTCTCTCGTGGCTCTCAGGTCAGTCGAGGTCCGCAACGACCCTCTCTTGCTGGACCTTTCTAACCCCATCACCAACCTCTCCACGGACCCCCTGAACCTGGAGGGTGATCCTCAAAAGCAGTTCATGGGTGAGATGGGCGACCTCACGGCATCAACCGCCGCCGAGTACCGGGCGATGTCCAAGAAGGACCGCGATACGCACAGGCGCGGGTTGGCGGATCACATGCAGGCGTTGGAAGACAAGGGCCGCACCGACACGAAGCAGTACCACCACACCCTCGCTCAGATGCGGGGCCTCCAGATGGCAACCGCACTGGAAGATGGTGACGATGCCACTGGAGTCTCAGCGGAGTTTCAGACCTTCCTCAAGGCCGCCCAGTCTCAAGGCGCAGAGGTGCTGGACAAGTTCATCAAACTCAATGTCACCGGAGCCGCCGAAGGGGACGTAGGTGCCCAACAGCAGTTTCGGGATGTCCTTCGCGGGGTGCCTCCTGCGGAACTCAGGGCGATGGTCCCCAAAGACAACCCGGCTGCCGAAACCCTCGACATGATCACAGGGGCACACCTCACAGGCAAGAAGAAGGACCTGTGGTTGGGCAGCATGGACGACGAGACCCGGCAGTTGCTCCAGGAGCACGCCGAGGACATGATCATGGATGAGATCATGTTCACGGACATGGATCTCGTCCGGGCCGGAAAGTCGGTGGGCCAGCAGAAGAAGAAAAGCGGCAAGCAGAAGAAGCAGACCGCCGAGCGGGCAACGCGGAGAGGTAGGAAGCACAAGTCCGTCCTCGATCAACTACGCAAGAAGTGGGCGAAGATGCGTAACCAAACCCTCCACTCTCTTTCTTCGGCCCTCTTCGGCTCACCTCCCAAATCCCCGTCCACAGCAAAGACCGCTGACCTCAACGCCCTCCAGGCGTATGACTTTCACCCCTGGGGGACCCTTTGACCCCTCAGAGTAGAAATCCTCCCCGGTAGGGTTTCTATAGTGCTGCCCTATGGGTAGGACTTGTTGTGCAAGCCCTTACCGGGAATCCACCTCTTTCGGAGAACACCATGGCCAAACTGACCCGACAGGGAGCACGCAATCTGACTGCTACCCTCGACCGCATCGCTTCCGCAGTACAGGAAAACCCTGCACTGCTCGGCATTGACATCAAAATCGCAAAGGACTTCGCGTACCGTTGTGATCTCATCTCGGACGCTGTTGAGCGTACCGCTGTCACCAACTTTCCGAAGCAGGCTGACATCAACAGTGCTGTTCCCAGTGCAGGCGGCGAGTACGACACCGCGAAGCCTGGCATCGAGAAGGAAATCGGCGCTGAGGTCAAGGGTCCCATCTATGAGGAAGACCCCTCGGACGATCAGGACATCAAGGGCCACTTCACCCAGGCTGACTTTCATCAGTTGACCGAACTGGCCGAGAAGTTGAAGACCGCCGCCCGCAACGGCACGGTCGTCAGCGACCACGGATTCAACCTCACCAAGTAGGAGGCACCGTGCGTCGGTTTGCCGAAAACTACGTCAACTACCAAGAGCGGGCCACCGAGTTTTCTGTCGGAGACGTCGTGGTGCCGTTTGGCCTGTGGGATTCCCAGAGCGGTCGTGTCACGGCTGTGTGGCCTGCTATTGGTATGGTGGATGTAGAGTTCCCATCCGGCAACGCACGCTTCCCCGTCGAGGAACTTCAGCGCATGGGCGCTGATGGACAGGCCGAACCGCCCAGAACGGACTCCGCTCCGGGCGGGGGTGGGTCTGTTTCTGTGCCGGGTGGTCCGTACCCAGACAAGAAGAAGGCGGCCAATCGTGTGGCGCGGGCGTTCGTCAAGCAGTCCCTCTACTGGGCGCAGAAGGACCGCCAGTACCGCATGACCGGTCCCGAGAGCGCAGCGGGGAACCCCAACTGTCCAAAGTGTCCTGAGATCCCGCTGAAGCGGGCGATCTACAAACGCCGGGACGGCTCCAGCGAACGCCTTCAAGGCTGCCCTGGCTGCATGTTCCTCATCAAGGACGCGGACATCGTGAACTTCGGCCCTATCAGTGCCGAGGAGATCGAGATCGAGGGGCAGGACTGATGGCGTTCCTCAAACGTGCCAATGCTATGGTCGTCCACCCCCGCATCTCTGGACGCGGTTGGGGCGGCATCCGCAAAACGGCTTCGGCAGGCTCCTCCCGGAACCTGACCGACCAGGCGCGGGAAATCCTCGGAGGATCACTGTCCTCCGACGACTACCTGGTCACGCACTGCACCATCGTGGCGTCTGTAGACACCGACAAGGCCCCCAACGTGAAGTTGGGCAACGTCAAGGTCGGCACCCAGACGGTCAACAGACAGTGGGACGACTACCTGATCAAGCCCTCGTCCTCCCAGTTTGTGAACAACAACGGCGACTCGTGGAGCCGCCCGGTGCTGAGGATGGCGTACCCGACCTTTATTGGGGCGCACAACTTCCGTGAGCACGTCCAGATCGAGGACCAGTCGAAGGGTCGGATCATCGACGCCTGTGCTCGTGACATCGGTGATTCCCTCTATGTGGACATCCTGGTTGCCACGAACAAGAAGCACGCGGCGCTCGTCCAGGACATCCAGTCAGGCAAGATGGCGACCCTCTCCATGGGTTGCACAACTGACTTCACGACTTGCTCTAAGTGCGGTCACTTCGCTGTGGACGAGACCCAGTTGTGTGATCACATCAAGTACGCGAAACTCAACACCTTCATGGACGATTCCGGCCAGAAGCGTGTGATCGCAGAACTCTGTGGACACCAGTCCTACAACGAGAACCCGGACGCCCCTGGTGGGGTCAGGTTCATCGAGGCTTCCTGGGTCGCGGTTCCTGCGTTCCCCGGTGCCGTGATGCGGAACATCCTTGATCCCAGCGCGGCGTCCGATGACCAGGTTCGCAAAGTGCTCGCCTCCCCTCCCCCTCAGTGGTCAGACCACGCGGTCGCAAAGGCCGCGTCCATGTCGGCCCTTGCCTTCGACTTCGGTGGTGGCGGGGATGATGAGGACGACGCCCCTGCAAAGGACGAGAAGCCGTCGCCCCCGTTTCAGGGGATCGAAGATGCGGTGTACGAAGCCCTCAAGGTCCGGGTCAAGGAGCGCCTGGAGCGTGATCTCGCCCAGAAGGCTGTTGAGGATTCTGAGCCGGAACCTGATGGCACAATGGAGCCGAACGACTCCATCATCAAGGAAGGTCGAGCGCACTCGACTTCAGTCAAAGCACTTGTTCGTGTAGCCTCCTCCGAGGTCGCTCTTGTAGACGGTATTGCTTCCGTTGACGCCGCACATGGTGTCAAGGTTGCACGCCACCTCTACAGGGTCGCCCTGGCAGCGGGCGTCCCCACCGAACACCCTTCTCTTGACCGTTACCTGTTTGCCTGTAAGAAGGCGGCGGGCCGGGATCTGAGTACTGCCGAAATCCGGGTTGTTGTCCGGGTCGGCACCCTGTTGGCCCAATGGGCTGACAATAACAACCCCAAACCCCACTATCCTATGAGGAGACTGCCATGAGCCGTCAACGAATGACTTGGACAGACGCTGGGGTGTCTCGGCACGCCTCCGAGCACCCTGCAACCCCTGACGAGGGACCCGCTTCCCCCGCTCACAAGGCCCAGCCCGGCCCCGACGCCTACAAGAGTGGAGACACTTCTTCCTGGGCTGAGGACGTGCATCCTGGCCCCTACGAGAACGGTGAGCATCCTGCCACCCCCGACGAGGGACCTGCCAGCCCTGCCTACAAGGCTGCCGCCCTGGAGCGCAAGGCTGCAAAGTGCATCCGCCTCGCTACCGCCATGCTCGGTGAGGGCGCTACCGTCGCCGCCATCGAGAACCAGGCCCTGGAACTGATGGACCTTCCTGACCGTTCGATCAAGGCCAGCCTCTCCCGGCTCGCTGAGGACGCCGACGAAGCCATCGACGATGACGACGCCGCCGAAGCCGAGGCCGATCTCGCTGAGGAAGGCAAGAAGAAGGCTTCTGTCTCCGACCGCATCGCTCGCCTTGAGCGCGTGCTTGTCAAGTTGGCTGAGTCCGAAGACCCTGAAGGTGACGGCGACGACTCCGAGTCCGAGGACCCCGAGGGTGATGACGACGACGACGGCAGCGAAGACCCCGGCGAAGACGAGGACATGAAGAAGTCCGCGTCCGACGACGACGACGACGAGGACGACGAATCCATGCAGAAGAAGTCGGCCCTTGAGCGCCGCATGGACCGCATCGAGCGCGTCCTGCATCGCCTGGCTGCGGGCAAGGACGACGGTGAGTCGAAGGGCGACCAGTCCAAGACCCACATCGACTACGCCAACGCGAAGGACGGCGACAAGGAGACTGGCCACGGCGAGTCTGCTGGTGACCAGTCGAAGTCCCACGAGGACTACGAAGGCAAGAAGGCTTCCGACGACGACGACGAGTCCATGGATGACGAAGAGTCGAAGAAGAAGGCTGGCTGGGAGCCGGGTCACCGTGCCGAAGGCGGCTGGGACCCCGGTCACATGGAGTCCATGAGCGACGACGAGTCCATGCTGGAAGAGATGATGCTGGAAGAGATGCTTGCCGAGGAAAGCATGGATCAGAATGATCCCGAGGCTTTCTACGGTGATGATCCTTCCGGTGACGGTGTTCCTGAGATCATCGAGGCCGAAGGCGTCGTTGAGTCCATGATGGACCCCATGGGCCTGGACGACGAGATCGTGGAGGAGGATGACATGATGATCCTCGCTTCCCTTTTCGGCAAGGAAGCCGACCTCAAGGACGAGGACAAGAAGGAGAAGGAAGACCACGAGAAGGGTGCTGTCGCTGACGACAAGGACCACATCAAGAAGTTGGAGAAGGACGAGGCCGAAGACGCAAAGGACCTGGAGAAGGACGAGGAGTCGAAGAAGAAGGCTTCCCTCCGTCCCCAGCCGAAGCGGGCCAGCACCGGGGCGAAGACCCTGGGTGGTGTGTCGAAGGAAGCGGCTTCTGAGGTCGGTGATCTCAGCAAGTTGTGGGATTCGGCTCCTGACGTGTCTCGCTTCTTCTAAGGAAGTACGGCCAACAGGCCAAAACGCCCTGCCGGGATCCCTCCCGGCAGGGCGTTTGCTCGTTCCGGTCCTGACTTTGCATCACAGGGGTCAGACTTTTCGCCCTGAGTTTCAATAGCCCTCCTATATCAACCCATAAGGGTAGGACGTTCGCGTTCTACTGCTTCGGAAGCACCCTGCTCTCGGAGCGTTGAAACAACCCCGCCCCTGTAAACAGGGAGCATAGGCCCGGAGATAATCATGGCTTTGCTTGGACAGGCGAGTGGTGGATGGACTGAAAGTTCCTCGGCCCTGCGTCTTTTGCACGTTGGGATTCGGAACACGGTCGGAATCCTCACCACCGATGCTTTCACCCAGACCAACCCCCCCGACGCGGCGACGTTCACGACCAGCACCAGTGCTGGCATGGACACCGCAACCCTCGGAGTCCTCAGCGGCTCTGTGGCGTTCACCCGTGGCGATGCCGCTGGTGGTTCCAACGAGATCGGCGGCCCCGGTGCTGTTGCTCCCGGAACCGCTGGAGTCGTCGAACTGGGCGTCTTCATCAACACCGCAGTCGGAAACGCCTACGAGAACACCCCCGGCCCCGCAAGTGGCAAGGGTCCGTACATGTCCGGCCAGGGCACCTACGCGAACAGCCTCTATGAGACCAGCAACGCTGCTGGAGCCGTCACCTACACGACTGGCGATTCTCTGGCTGCCTCGATCAACGGCTACCTGATCTCGTCCAGCGCGACCTCCGGGTCGGCCAACGCTGACTACTTCTGTGGTGCTACCGCAGTGCTCATGGGCATTCTCAAGATGCCTGCTGACGCTGTGCAGCCCGAAATCGTCTACGACCAGCGTATCTGATCAACTTCCAACCTCAACTCTTAGGAGACATCCCATGTCTGTGAACAACAGCGTAAAGGCGAAGTTGATCAGCGAGTACATCGGCACTGCTGCCGGTCGTGCGAAGTTGGCTGCTTCAATGACCCAACCCCTGCGACTCCGTCGCGATTACATGGCCGTAGGCCGAAAGACATTTCTCGTGGAGCAGTTGCCTGACGGCGCTCTCCCGATTTATGACAAGGATGCGGACGTCACCGCATACGTCGTTGGTGAGGAAGGTGAGAACATCATCGCCGTCACCAAGCCTCGTCGTGTGATCTTCCCGCTCTTTGAGATCGCGTCGAACCCCGAGATCCCGCTCACGCAGATCAAGGAACGTCGCTTCGACCTCATTGAGCGTGCTCAGGATCTTGCTCGCGCACAGATCCAGGCAGCGGAAGACGAGCGTGTCTTCGCCGTCCTCGATGCCATCGCCACCAACGGCTTCGACAGCGTGGGAGCCGTCAACGCGGACATCCCCGTCGTCGCTCCCCTCAGTGGTGATGTCCTGGCCGACGCATTCAGCCTGATCGAACGTCATGACCTGCGAGTTGCTCGCGTGTTCATGAACGCTCGCGACTACGCTGACCTGCGGAAGTTTGGACGCGACATCCTGGACATCGAGACCCAGCGTGACCTGCTCAAGACTGGTCTGATGGCTACCCTTTGGGGCGCTCAGATCATCGTCAGCCGCCTGGTCCCTGTCGGAACCGTCTACGTCTGCTGCGAGCCGGAAATGTTTGGTCGGATGCCTGTCCGTACCGAACTGACCGTCCTCAGCGCCGACGATCCGAAGGCCCGCACCATCGGTTTCTCATGCTTTGAGAACCTGGGTATCGGCGCGTTCAACCCTCGCGGTCTGGCCCGTCTGACCATCACTCGTCCGTAGTCTCTGACTTCTGACGGGGGGTCGATGATCCCTTGAAGCCCTCCGATCTTCGGATCGGAGGGCTTCTTCGTTTTGGGGTTGACGGGTCTCCGTCATCCTCGTAGCCTGCATGGGCCGCTGCCCCTCCCCCCCACTCCGCAGCGGCACCCTGAGACCCTTCGACCCGCGAGCAGTCTGCCGTAGTAGCGCCGTGAGACGAAGGTGGGACCGCCGGGCCGATCCCCCGGCGGTCCCTCTCTCGGGGGCGTCATGTCTCGTGAGCACTGCCCGCTGTTGTTGTCTGCAACCATGAGAGGGGTGTTCCACTCGCCTTACTGAACCGGTCCATACGACCTCCTTCAATAAGCAAGACGGCGCAAGCCTTCGTCGGCGGACAACCAGGACGAAAAAACTTTGAGCCCGTCTGTCAGTACCCCTTCGATGGGTACTGTCACGGGTGTAGGAGTTGCCGTGCGAATCGCTGTCTCAGGAACCATTGGAGCAGGGAAGTCCACCCTGTGTGCCCACCTTTCAACCGCCCTCAAGTACGAGGTGTTTGAAGAACCTGTGGCAGACAACCCGTACCTGGAAGACTTCTACGCCGACCCGCACCGCTGGGCCTTTGACGCCCAGGTGTTCATGATCTCGCATCGGTTCCGGCGGCAGATGGAGGCTGTTCATGCAGCCGAGAACAAAGGCTTCCTGCTGGACCGCTGCTTCCACGAGGACCGGGTGTTCGCAGAGGTCAACCACGAGATCGGCCACATCAGTGACCGTGATTGGAGCACCTACCTGCACTTGTACGAGTCCTTCTGCCGGATCGTCCCACCCCCGGAGGTCATCATCTACCTCCAGACTGACCCCACGGTCGCCATGGGCCGCATTCAAAGCCGGGGTCGGGGATCAGAGCAGGAGATCCCCATGGACTACATGGTTCGGCTCCATGCGGCCTACGAACGCTGGGCTGAGGACCTGGCAGCGAGGACACGGGTGCTGACGGTTCCGTGGAATGACTACAACACCCCAGGTTGGCGTGAGGTCTACGAGCAGGTGCTGTTGACTACTCCAGCGTCTTGAGGCGTTCGTAGACCTGGTAGAAGTCCATGTAGTGCTCGGGGGTCGCCTCCCCGCAGAAGGGGCAGTGGATGGACGCAGGGATGTCGTCCTCGCCCAGGTACGCGGCCCATATCGCATCACAGTTGGGGCATTGAGGCGCGATCCACGGTTGGACCAAACCCTCCTGGACCAAAACCTCTACTATAGCCTCGGCTTGGACAACCCTGATCCCGGCCTCTTTGGCCAGGCTGGCGGTCGTGAAGAAGTACTCCCCTGACAGGCGTTTCAACGCCTGAGGCCAGATTGGCTTCCCGACTGTGTCGTCCGGCGTTGGCATTTCATCCTCATCCTCGACTCCCATGAAGGATAGGAAAGCCACCGTTTACCCCTCAGCAGCGCGGGTGCGTGCGAGCATCGCTGTTGCGCGTTGGAGGTCCTCCGGGGTGGCCGTCCCATCTTCGATACGGGACTCAATCTCTGCCAACTCGATGTCGTCCAGGTCACTGTCTTCTGGACCAGACTCGTCTTCGTCCACCGAAGGAAAGTCTTCCTCGTCGTCCTCTGTGGTGAGGGAAGTAAACCAATGCCCCTTTTCTACCGGGAGGGGCTCCTTGTCGTCTACTACAGCATCGTCGGCTTCGGTGGTGTGCGCCACCAGGTCAGGCTCCTGTTCGGTGGTCCAGGTGCTGCCCCAGTCCGGGAGGTCAGGATCACCCCCGAGAGCAGTGATCATCTCTTTCCAGTCGTCGGCCTCTTGCCCGTGCATGACCTTGAGGCGGGTCTCGGGGTCGATGGAGGCCAACTCGATCCCGTACTGGTGGGTCACACCTTCGGGGATGGGGGCCAGGTGGAACTGCTTGTGGATCTCTTCCAGCATGTTGATCCGGCCTGACAGTAGATCGGCCTGCTGCTGGATCTGCTTCTGGATCACAATCAAGGCGTCCCGCTCCCCCTGGACCGCACCCATGATCCCAGCCTGCTCGCACAACGCATCGATCTTTCGGTCACTTGCCCGCTGGGCTGCCGCAAACTGGTCCGGGAGCGTGTTCAGGGATTCGCGGTACTGCTTCAAAGCAGCCGTGATGAAATCGGCTTCGGTCATGGGAAGTCTCCTTTCGGGGACTGTACCCCCAAAAAATGAAAAAACTTCGCCGAGCACTGTCCGCAGACCGGAACGGCGTGCGTCTGTACTGGTGTGACCACAAGGAGAGTCCCCCATGCACGTTTCCATCCGCCCCCTCACCCGCCAGGACGTAGAGTCCGTCCTCTCTGCTCGCCGCGCTAACCGCGTCCGCACGCTCGCATTCGCTCGACAGGTGGGGATTACGCAAGTGATCAGGTGGCACGACTCTGGCCGCGCAGCAAAGGTCCACGCCCGCAAGGACAACATCTTGGTGGACCTGCTCTCATCGCCTCCTGAGGGCCGCCTTCGGGATGCTCTCGCCTTCTACCTCCCCATCGAGAAGGCCGAAAAGCAGGCGGGAGGCCCCGACTACTCCTCCGAGTACAGCCTGTTGCCCTGGCTGCTGCGTGTCGAGGCTCACCTGGAAGAGGGCCGCCTGGACCTTGCTTTCCTGGAACTGCACACCATGACCACGACGTTGGGTGATGCGGTCGTTCCAGACGGCTTGAACCCGGCCAGTGACGAGTACATCGACGTGGAGGTCACGGCCAGCCCTTCGGCTTGATGAACGTGGCCCGGAGCCGGGCGGTGCCGCTTGATCCCGACTCGGCCTCGATGATGCGTCCTTGCTCGTCCACGATGATGGTGGCGTTGGTGTATGTCGCCGCTGTGACCCCGGTGTCCGTGAGTTTGACCTCCACCGTTGCGCCTGCACCACCGTCGTCGATCTCAATGCCCGTGCCTGCCTCCAGCGTCCGGGCATTGGGGAGGCTCGCGTCCGCCGACAAGGTGACGTACTCGGCGGTGTCTGGCGCACCCGCCCCATCCCCAGCCGTCTTGCCGATGTACCGGAAGCCGACGATCCAGGGATCAAAGGCCGCCGCGACGATGCCCGTCACGGTGTAGAAGTCCGACGAGATCAGCAGCAGTCCGTTGGCGTAGTTGAACGTCCACCCCACCGTCTTGTTCGCCCCTGTGCCAGTCTGGCCTTCGGTCGTCGTGACCAGGATGCCTCCCGCATTGGGGTCACCGTTGTACAACTGGACGGCGTATCCGTTGCTCGGAGCGCCCGATGCCTGAGGGATCAACTGCGGCAGGAGCCAGTTTTTCATCTGGTCCGAGGAGGTGTCCCCTGGGGTCTCGTAGGTGGCATAGGTCGAGAAGTTCGTGCCAGGCACCAGGGTCATCTGGGTCGCCGCCGCCGTGTCGGAGAGGTCCTGAATCAGCGTTGGGTTGGCGGCGGCGTTGCTTCGGGCGGTAGCCAGGTTGCTGGCAGGCAGCCCACGGAGGGTTGCCATCTCCGTCCACACCTGCTCGGAAGACAGGATGAAGGTGAACGGGAAGAAGACCTCGTACCAGACGGAGTTGGGGTTGGCGTCCACGACACCTGCCTGGAGGGCCTTCGCCGCGATGTTGATCCGTTCCAGTTGCGAGAAACCCATCATTCACCCCCTGTCTCGGCCATGTACTGCCCGAGGACAGGCATGATCTCGTGCTCCGCAAGTCGGTAGACGCTGCGCGTGTGCAGCCCGGTCTGAACAGAGAGGGAGAAGACCCCTGTTGCCGCCTTGAACTTGGCTCGCATGGTCATGCACCCGGCGTACTCAGGCACCTTCTCCCACAGGGCCTTGGCGACGTACTTGAAGTCGTGATCTGACAGGGTGATCTCGTCCACGCGGCCCTCAGAGGTAGCGACCGAGAGCCGGACGGTCTGGACCTCTGTGTCTCTGGAGATGTGGAGGGTCTGGGTGAAGCGGGACATGGGGACCTCTCAGATGAACGAAACGACGATGGAGTCAACTTGAATGGCGGGGTTCGCGATCTCGATCTCCATGAAGATGCCGTCCTCGCAGGAGAACCCTCCGAAGGTGATGTTGACGGTGTTTCCGCTGCTGGTGGCTTCTCGGATGTAGGAGCCCGCCACGGTCGCGCCGTCATCGAACACAGCGAAGTTGTAGAGGCCCCCGTGAACCCGGAGAGGGTTCGCCCCTGGGCCGGTGCTTCCACCTGTGGCTGAGGCCACACGACGGACGTAGACCCGAAGGTCTTCGGCTGCCAGGTCGGTGGTGGCCGTCCCCAGGAAGGACCCTGCGAAGTTCAAGGTCATGGAGGAACGGTTCAACCCGCCCGTGTCCACGAAGGCACGGTAGTACGACACCGTGCCCCCAAGGGCCGTGTAGTCAGGTCCCCCTGCGGGGTTGTAGACGGACCAGTCCGCCACAGGAGCCTGGTTGGGCACACATAGTTTCCCGTCGCAGACCATCGCCTCGCCGGGCACCAGGGTCGTGGCACTGTTCCAGTTGCCAGTCGTGGTGCCTCCGTTGTAGCCCGAGTCTTGCCGTCGAGCCTCGTCGTTGAAGTACTCGGCGGTGTTCGTGCTGCTTGTCCCGTAGGTATCCACCACCAGGGGGAACGCGGGGCTGGCGACTGTCACGCCCGATGACCAGGTGTCCCTGGCCTGTGCGGTCGCGACGAGGTTGTTCGCCAGAAGCCGGTAGTTGCTTCCAGTGAGCGCCCAGTCCGTCTTGGAGTAGGTGACCCCATCAACGGTGTTCACGTTCGTCCAGCCCGCGAAGTTGGCGGCCCCGGCCCCGAAGGGACACTGGTTCAACGTGGGGAGTCTGCCGCTGACCCCGGACGGGGTGATGCTGAGGTTGTTCGACGTCCGGGCTGTGTTCCGCATCAACTGGTCGATGCCTGTGACCCCAGTCGTGAATCGGCTCGCGGTCTGGTAGTAGATGACCCCGGACAAGTACCGGGTCACGGTCTGGCCTACAGTTTCTCCCACGGAGGTGAGCCCTCCGATGGAGGGTGTCGTCGGGTTGTCGTCGATGAACACGTCGCTCTGCGTGTAGGTGTATGGCCCCGTCCCATCGGTCACAGTGTCTGGGGTCATGGAGGCTTCGATGTGGTAGCGGCCTCCTTGCAGGCCGAGGCCCGTGAGGATGTCATCTGCGAACACGGCGATGGACATCGTGGCCTTCTGCCGAGCCGGGTAGTTGGGATCATCGACCCCGTAGTTAGAGATCGTGACGATGATGAAGCCCGACGCTGAGGTGTGGGTCGCATCGCCGGTCAATGCTGGGGTCGTGTACGAGTCAATGACTGTGACCCCATCCGCGTCGTAGACGGAGACGCTGGCTGTGGCGTCCCCGCCGTAGCCCGTCGTGTCCCCGCCGGTCGTGAGCGCAGCAGCGGCGGCAAGTGTGGTGCTCTGGTTGGTTCCGGCCCAACCACCTGTCTTGAAGGGGACCCCCTCGCCCCCTGATGGGGTGGAGATGCGGGTCGTCGAGCGTGAGATGCCATCGGATACGGACTGGTTGCCCGTGTCTCCGTCGCTGGTATTCCAGTGGGAGGCGTAGGTGGGGGGTGGCGGTGGGGGGAGTGGCGGGATGTAGACGGTAGCCACACCGCCCACATCGAGAACTTCAACATCGGCTCCGACGAAGTTGACGACGGTGAAGGTGCCGAGAGACACCCCCTCGTCCTGGATCTCAATGGCACCACTCCCAGAATCAAAAGGGTCAACCTCCTGCTCGACCACGATGTCCATGCCGGTCGCCGGGTCAACGCCGGTCATGACTCCGTAGATCTGGTCCGCTGGGGTCAGGGCTCCCGGAATCGTGAACGTGTAGGCGTACCTGCCGGGATCACCACCCACGGCGGACATGATTGTCCCAGCAGCCGCAAGGGACTGCTTTGCCCCTACGTTGTCGAAGTAGAAGACCTCGATGGTGGACGAGGTCGGGGTGATGGGATCACCGTTCGCGTCCACATAGAGAACTGTGAACGTGAAGGGCTGCCCGATGATGCCTTTGGCCATCGGCTACCCCTCCTTCATGCGCTGGGCTTTCCACTCGTCTTCGGTCACCCACTTCTCCCCGTCCCACACCTTGCCGTCCTTCATGTCTCCGACTTCGGGGGACAAGGGGGGTGGGGTAACGGTTTGGGGCCGGGTCAAGCCGAGACTGGTCTTTGAGAACGCCATGGTCACCTCCGTACTACAGGGCGGCGATAGGGGGGCCACCGAAAAAACACCTTCCGGTGCCCGGTGGTGTGTCTATTCCACCTCCATAGGAGCGAGAGGTTGTCCTGTTCGTAGGGCCACCGTTCGTCCGGGCTTGCTTCCTTCGCTTAACGGGGCCTCTGTGCCCGCCGTGCTTTCACACACCTTCGTACAGGAGCCTCTACCATGGCACTTCAAGACAATAACCTCATGCTGCTGGACCTCGCTGATGGGTTCCCGCGCACCATCGACAACGCCAACGACACCATTCGTATTGGCGTTGACACCTCCTTCGCTGAGGACGTTTCGGTCGGCGGAACCCTCACAGTCACGGGAGACATTATCTCCGGTGGCACGATGGACGTCGTCGTCACCGACAACTTCATCGACCTCTCCAACGGCCAGGTCAACGGCTCCAACAAGGCTGGTGGTCTGACGGTCAACGTCCAGTCCACCATCGCTCGCGTCAGCGCACAGAACGCTGTGTTCCAGAGCCAGGCCCAGGCCGCTGGTGCATTCGCTACTCTCAGCATCCCCGGCTTCGACCCCTCGACCGGTGGTGTCGGTGGTGCCACTCTTGCTGATGGCGACATCATCGAGATCGCTGGCGCTGCTGACCTCGCAGGAAACAACGGCCTGTTCGTCATCGAAGCCATCACCGCTGGTGCTGGTGGTCTGATCGAGATCAAGAACGCCCCACAGGTCCAGTCCCCCTGGGCGCAGACCAACTTTGAGGGCGGCACCGAGACGGCTGCTGGTGCCTCGTTCGCTCCCGCTGTGGACCTCGGCGTCTTCTGTATCTCCGATGGCGCTCTGCTCGACGTGGGCGGCAACGCGATCCCTGTCGGTCAGTTCGTGTCGGCCTTCAAGACCGAGGCCAAGATCAGCACCCTCGTCTACGAGGCTGCCGCCAACGTCTCCCTCCAGGAAGCGTACAACGTCGGACAGCAGATCCTCCTGGCCGATGCTCAGGGCAACCTGGACATCCGCACGGACGACACTGGCCCTCGCGCAGACTTCCTGCTCCAGAACCAGGCGGGCGCACAGACCTACCTCGCTACCTCCAACGGCAGCATCAAGGTCGGTGACGGCTCTCAGATCAAGGTCAACATGGCCGGTCAGGTCAGCAGCGACGTCGTCTTCGACGGTGTGGGTGCTCGGACCATCAGCCAGGCTGGTGCGAACCTCACCCTGGCCACGACGGGTGCGGCGAACACGCTCGTGTCTTCTGCCGGTCAGGTCAACCTCGACAGTGCTGATGCCAGCCGCTTCGCGATGGCTGCCAACGATGCCAACGCCAAGGCACTCGTGCTCATCGCCCAGAACGCTGGCCTCGGTCAGGGTAACCTGGCTCTCCAGGCTGACGACAAGATCACGTCTGCTTGTGTGGACCTGGAACTCGGCGCATCCACCAAGATCGACCTCAACTCGCAGGGTGCAGGCGCTTCGGCTCTCGTGCTCCAGGCCCCCAACGGCTCCGCGCAGGTGAACGCTGCCAACGGCGTCAACGTGACGGCGACCGGTGCTGGTGGTGCGGTGCAGATCGCCTCGCAGCAGGCTGGTGTGAACATCACGTCCAACAACGCCGACGTGGACATCGCGTCGTCGGGTACGGGCAAGGTGGACATCGACGGCGCGAACGGTGTGACCGTGAACGCCGCCGCTGGCGGTTTCCAGATCGAAGGCGCGGGTGCTCAGTGTGATGTTCAGGCTGATTCTCAGAACCTTCGGGTTCGGACGATCACCTCGGGCAACCTGAACCTTGACGCTGCTGGCAACGTGTCCTCGACGGCTGCTACCAACTGGGGCGCTACCGCCACTGCTGGTGACATGACCCTCCAGGCCGGTGCTGCTGGTTCGTTTGCGGCTGTCACCACCATGACCGTTCAGGGCGGTGGCAAGTTGACGCTGGCCTCGACCGCTACCGATGTTGACATCAACGCGGCCACCAGCCTCACCATGGATTCCGCCACCTCGATGGGCATCACCGCAGGCAACGGCCTGACGGCGACCGCTACCACTGGTGACGCCCAGATGATCGCCTCTGCCGCTGCGGCCAAGGCTGTCGTCCAGGCGACTCAGGGTGAAGCGGAAGTCCTCGGAGCGCAGGCTGTGATGGTTGCGTGCTCCGGGGGGTCGATTGATCTCGTGGCTCAGAACGCAGCCAGCAAGATCAACCTGACTTCAAGCGGTACGGCTGCTGATGCTATCCACATCGACGCCTCCGCTGGTGGTCTGGAGATGGAGGCCAACAACGCGGTGTCGCTCGTGTCCGCTACGGGCAGCATCAACCTGGCTGCTGCTGCTGCCGGGCAGGATGTCGAGATCGACGCCAACGGTTCGTCGCACTTCAAGTTGGCGGGCGCTGCTGCGCTCCTGACTCTGGAGTCCACCAACGGTGGGCTGGCACTGAAGTCGGCGGCCAACGGCAAGATCGGGATCGACGGCTTCGTCGAAGTGGTCAACACCGAGTACGGTGCTGGCTACGAAGGTGTCGCCAAGATCACCATCCCCGCTGGCTCGGTCGTCATGGCCGAGGTTGGTGGTGCTGACCTTGAGGTCAACCTCGCGGCTCGCACCAGTGCTGGTATCCCGGTCGGCTTCTCCGCTGCCGGTGCTGCCAACCCCAACGACCCGATCATGATCCACACGCTCCAGGGATACCCGGTCAAGACCGGCCTGGCTGTGAACGCGGGCGACGTCGGCAAGTTCCTGTACCTGGACGCCGCTGGTGCCATGACGCTCACCGTGCCTGTGGCTTCCGGTGACTACGTCTGGCGCATGGGTGCCATCGTCGGTCGCGCTGGCGGAAACGCTGTGCTCCTGTGGGCACCGCAGTTCATCGCCAAGCGTCCGTAGTGATCTGAGGGTCTGACCCTCACTGTCACGATGGCCTCCACCAGGATCCTGGTGGAGGCCATCTTCGTTTTGCGGTCATCTCTCTATGCGGCGGGTAGGGTACGAACGGAGCAAAACCATGGCACGAAAGCAAGAAGCCCTACAGGATCAGACCACCACTGTTGAGCGGCGTGTGTTCCTGGGCATCGGTGACGCCGTGCTTCGGTTGATCCACGTTGAGCGTATGTACGCGGACGGCGTGGACCCCACACCTGAGTTGATCGCGGAGCGTAATCTCATCGTCCAGGCCCTGAACCAGCAGTACCAGTTGGACCTCGGTATGGACTGCGACATGGATGGCGTCCCAGACGTCATCGACCAGGATGTTTCGATGATCACCCATGCAGCGCAGACCTCTTGCTGCCGTATTCTCCCCGATGGGGACAAGGGAGGATCACGCAAGGCCCCTGAGTCACGGGTCGAACCGCTCCCTGAACCCACACCCCGGAAGAAGTCCCCCTCCCGCTCTGCGGCGGCGAAGAAGAAGAAGCGGACGGCGAAGAAGCCTGTCGAGGACCCCCCGAAGGCAAAGACCACCTCTCGCAAGGCCCCCTCCAAGAAGACCACATCACGCAAGAAGACCACATCACGCAAGGCGGCCACGCCTGTGAAGACCTCCACGAAGAAGGGGGGCGGGTTCCTGTCTTCCCTCTTCGGATCTGACGAGGAGAGTTCAGAATGACCATGATCCTACTGCTGGCTGCCTACGGCATCACCTTCGGCCTCATGAACGACAAAGCGAAGGTCCTCACCGACCTCGCAAAGCGCCTCCCCGTGCTACGGGACGAGGACGATGACAACCTCTTTGCCCGGATGCTTGCCTGCGCGTACTGCACAGGATTCCATGCAGGATGGCTTGTGTGGTGCGTTGCGGTGCTACCTGAACATGTGGTGGCGGGTACGGTAGAGCCGTCCCTCGTAGGAGGCGTTGTCGCCTTCGCCTTCGCCTCCAGTGCTTTCTGCTACGGAGTGGACACCCTCATCCAATGGTTTGAGCGATAGCGATGTCATCAACAAAGAATGTGTCGTGCCCAGTGGACACCCAAGGTGACTTTGGCTCCTATGCCAACGCCTTCCGCATCATGCAGGACGGCAACGACATCCTTCTGGACTTCTGTGTCTACTCGGAGCAGGACAACGCGGCGAAGATCGTGTCCCGCGTTCGGGTGCCGCCGACATTCCTCGGGGTGATCCTGTCCAGGCTCCAGGAAGCCTTGAACATCGATCACAGTCCCGACCAGGGCCGCCTCTATGTCATGCCTGAGATCAAGGGGGTGAACTGATGCCGATTGGCCGCCGCCCATCCGTGACCTCATCAGGAGGGGTTTTCGTGTTCCCCGACACGACGGCGAGCGGTGCCATCCGAGCCGGTGCTGCGGTAGCCCTCATAGATCTGGCGGGCGCTGCTCGCCTGGTCGAGTGTAGTGCCACCTCCAACCCTGGTGGGTTCCAGGGGTTCGCCACCGCGACGGTGGCTGACGGTGATCCTGTGGGGGTCATCACCCTACGAGGGTCGCTCGTGACCCCCATCCTTGAAGGAGGGGGAGCCTTGACGGCGGGACAGGCTCTGTTTCTGTCGGCTACTGCGGGAGAGGTCACCCATTCACCCCCGGCATCTGGGTATGTCCTCCGTGTAGGGGAATCATTCACCACTACACAGATGTTCCTGAACACCGATGTCCGGGTCATTCGTCCGTAGTGGCGAGGCGCGGGTACAGTCCCCCCTACGGAGGAAGCAGTATGACTTACGCGAAAGGCCAGTTTCAGTCCTATCGGGCTATCACCAAGATCCATCTCGGGGCGATCTCCGACAATCTCTCGGAGGGTGAGGAGATCGAATACGACGGGCATGTGCTGAAGCGCGGAAGCGATGAACACTCTCTCCACAGCCTCCGCGCCGCCATCAAGGTGGGCTGGCTCGTGCCGGTCGAGGACACCAGTAGCATCTACGTCCCCCGGCCTGCTGGGGTCAAGGTCCACAAGGCCGATGGGACGGACGACAGCGAGATTGACCTGGACACCGTGTTTGAAACCGACGTGAACATGGGCACCCTCGACGAGGTTCGCCCTGACGCCGCCCCGAAGACCCACAAGGCCACGGCTGCCGGTCAGCAGAACTCCAGCGAAGGCAAGGTGGTGTCCCGAATCAAGACCTCCGCGAAGTCGGACACGGTCCAGATCGGTAAGGACGACCGCCAGGTGGTTGCCTCCCTGGACAACAAAAGCGGGATCGAGGTGGAGCGCGTGGCTGTGGCCACGGGCGATGTCCAGGAAGCCATCGGCGGGGAAGACCTCACCGAACTTCTCCCAGACGCGGAGTCCGCAGGAATCCCGAAGCCCGGCCCTTCCGGTGAGGGCGCTGGTGACCAGTCCGAGAGCCGTGCCCGCAGCGCAGCAGGGTCCACTGTTGGCGGTGCTGATGATGGTGTCGTCGTGGCCCGCATCGGGGAGATTGCCCCGGAGCCTGACGGTCTGACCTTCATCCAGCAGTTCATCCCCGGCTTTGAGTGGGACATGGGCATCCAGTGGGCGAAGCGTGTCAAGATCGCCTGCGAGAAGTACGGCGACATCCCGGCGGTGCTTGACTACATCAACTCCGTCGAGACCGAGACAGTCAAGAAGCACCTCGCCAAACGCCTCGCTGAGTCGAAGCGGTAGACAGCCTATCCGTCAGCAGGGGGCAGGAGGAACATTTTATGCGATACGTTCTACTTGCCTTTGCTCTGCTCTTTTCTGTCCCCGTGGCGATGGCCCAGGACGAGGCCCCGGCCCCGTCCGAAGAAGTGGCGGCCCCGGCTGAAGAGGCCCCGGCAAAGGTTGACGCCCCCGCCGAGACCGAAACCCCATCCGCCGAGTCTGTTGAAGAAGCGGTTGAGGCTGTCTCGGACGAGGCCAGTGTCCTCGTAGACGCGATTCAGAGCAAAAACTGGGCACTCGTGCTCGGCATGTTGCTCTCCCTGCTGGTGGCCGTGGCGAACAAGTTTGGCCTGAAAGACAAGGTCGGCGGCAAGGCCGTCCCCTGGGTCACCTCTGCTGTCGCGGTCGCGGGTGCCATTGGTGCATCCCTCATGGCTGGGATTTCCGTCATGGAGGCTGTCTCACAAGGGCTCGTCGCTGGCGTAGCCGCTATCGGTGGGTGGGAGATGGTGCTGAAGCACATCCTGGCCCCCAAGTCTGACCCTGCTCCCGCAGAGTAGGTCACAGGAGAAACCATGAGCATTCAGCGTGATTCAGTCAAGCGGTTGGGAGAGGAGGCCACCATCGGTCTCGCTCTGGCCCATTCAACTGACCTCACTTCCTTGAAGGGAGAGGTGTTCATCAGGATGGTGGATATTCCTTCTGGTATCGTGCTCCACAAGGAACACCGTCAGAACGTGATCACGCTCGATGCAGGTATCCTCGCTGCCATCCTGCTCCGTGATCCTGACTCCAGGGCTCACGGTTTCAACATGCTGTCCGTAGGTACGGGTGCTTCGGGAGCGTTGCTGTCCCCGAATGCTCCTGACCCCAGGCAGCGGAAACTCAATGCAGAGATCGCCCGGAAGCCTTGGTCGAGCACCACGTTCCGTGATGCCAGCGGGGACGCGGTAGCGATCCCGACGAACATCGTGGATTACACCTGCACCTTCGACGAGGGTGAGGCTGTGGGGCCGCTCAACGAGATGGGCATCCAGAGCACCATCTCAGCCAACCCGGCGATCACCAACCCCAACCCCAACGTGTTCCCCAACCGGGACGTGACGGTTGATCTGTCGTTGTACGACATCCTCGGCAACTACCTGACCTTCAGCGTGATCTCAAAGCCCAACACGGCGCGGCTCACGATCACCTGGCGGATCACCTGCTGATTGAACAAGCCCCGCCAGGAGAATCCTGACGGGGCTGTTCGTACCTCAGCGGGGGGTCACTCAGCGGCGCTGTCCCCGGAGTCTCCGCTATCAGCGGGCGCGGACGTGTCCTCGGAACCGGAGTCCTCGGAGTCCTTGTCGCCACAGCCGAAGGCAAAGGCCGCCATGAGAGGCAGAAGGTAGGTGTACTTGAACATGGTGTCTCCTCGTGGGCGGGTAAGAGATGCCCACGGCCCTCCCGACCTATTGGAAGGCTAACGGTAGTGCTTCTATGGGCCTGCCAGGGGTAAGTCCTTTGGAGATCTTGTGGCTGCCAACCTCATCCAACTCGTTGCTCGGTACTTGAAGCAGGCTGACCTGAACCCTGCCCTGGGGCATCCGGGCGGTTCCTGCTACCTCCAGCGACGTGTCCGTGAGACGGTTCGGAACCAGAAGGTCCAGGACTACCTGGTGAGGCAGTACCAGAACGGGCAGAAGTGGAAGCGCAACGAGGAGGAGGCCGTCTACAAGGACGACTACTCCATCGGAAAGGCTGGGGCCTCCTTCCCTGATATTCTGCTCAGGAGCCACGCACAGCACCGCATGGACCTGCGTGGGGTCACCGTCAAGGACATCAAGAAGGCATTCTACGACTGGAATGAGGAGATGGCCGATGCTCGCGTCCGTGGGCGCGGTGAGACCTTGTTCCAGCGAAGGCTCCAGGACTCCATGCGGACCCCTGGCGGCACCTGGTTTGATGCGAAGAACGGCTTGAGGCTGTCCCTACGGCTGCTCAGGATCGGCGAGGTCCGCAAGGGCAAGCGACAGATCCCCACGTTCAAGGTGCGTGTTGAGACTGCTGTGTGGCCTGGATTGAGGACTCCCGACCCTATCCCTGAGGATGAATGCTCGCACGCTGCTGGGCTCCCCGAAGCAGAATGGTCCCGCGAGTACCCCGCGCACGGCATTGACCGCATTCTGCCGAAGCGTGTTGCTGCAAGGTACGCGGCGCTCCGACAAGACCCCATCCCTGGCTACCAGACCTATGTGTCCCAGAAGTCCTGGGAGGGTCAATCCACCGACACCGACCAGGAGAGTCCTTCGGCGCTTCCGCTCCCTGGGTCGGCTACTCCTGGAGGAGCGGGCCGGGTGATCCCACAGTTTTCCTACAATGGCCCTGGCCCGGACTCAGACATCAAGCCCCGGACCCTGGGGCTGCCTGGCGAGCAATACGGCAACCCGTCGAACAACACCTACCAGACAGTGGACCGCAGGATCATCGAGAGCAGCCAGGACGACGAAGATGAGTCCATGGACAAGCAGGCGTACCGCCCGAAGTGGCGGCCCGGCAAGTACCAGCGCAAGAGCCGTGGGCGCACGAAGCACAAGCGCCAGATGAACTACCGCCGGAACAAGGCGAAGAACAAGATGAAGGCGAAGCGATGGCGCAAGATCAACTCGCGGAAGCCTGCCTACAAGCAGTGGCAAAAGAGGAGGCGCAGCATGAACCGCAAGCGCAGAGTGGCGAGTACGTTGCGGGTGGTGAGTGCCTACATGCAGCGCATGGGGTCAGTGTTGACTGTCCCGGACATCGCGTTCCAGATCGGACCCGAGATGCTGGGCGGCTACGTCCACTCTGTCTCCCCCATGAGCGGGATGGTCACCATCGAGTTGGACGAGACGAACGTGAGCCAGTTGGACTCTCTGCCGGTCGAGTTGTTTCTCCGCATGGCTGTTTTCTCCTCCGACGAGGACATCGACGCCTTCTTCAACCTGGTGGACGTGGAGATCGGCCCGGAAGCCTATGCGGATCTCGACGAAAGCCTGGTGCGTGAGTGTGCCCGCCGCTACGACCGTGATCCCGACGCCGACTCCTTCAAGGAGGACTGCTTCGGTGTGTCCGGCGAGTACGACCTGGGGTCCATGGGCGCAGACCAGATGGAGTCCGTCGTCAAGATGGTCCTGGACGGCTACATGCAGAGCGGCGATGCCAGGGACTTTACGATGGGCCTGGCCGGTGACGAGCGGTCCCAGAAAGACGCCGACAACCCCGAAATCCCCGAAGACTACGACCCCGGTCTGTACTACGGTGAGGTCAAGCGTGGCTGACGAGGCCCCCTCGGCAACCCGCGTGGCTGCCTTGTTTCTGGCCTACGGGAGAGGTGACTTCAGACCACCTTCTCAGCCGGGGGGTCAGAACAACCGTCCCCAACGGCAGCAGACTCCTGAGTTGCGGAAGAAGCGGCAGAAGGAGCATCGCCGGAACAGGGCCAGGGACAACCGCGCCGCCAAGAAGCGATACCACGCCATCTACAAGCGTAGGCCACAGATGAAGAAGCGGCAGGTGCTGTACCGGAAGAACCCTAACAAGTACAACCGCAAGGGTCCTCGCAGGTACGAACGCCCCGACGCCAAGAGGGTCATGGCTCGATTCCTGGAGGCCGGGGCGGTGATGTTGTACGACCAGCAGAACCCGGCCAACAACGAGATCAAGAACCCAGGCAAGGACGTCAACTACCGTGCTGTGGGGCCAACTACCTGGACGATGTCTCCTGATGAGCGGGGCGGGGTCGAGCCTGGCGCTGGGATCAACGACCAGACTAAGGACGCGCCGCCCGCTTCGTCGAGGGTGATCCCCGACCAGATGAAGCAGACCCTCCAGGACAACCTCACTTACGTCCGGGCCTCCCGCACCGCAGCCGCCAAGATCGACAAGATCATGGGCAAGTGCGGGCCGTTGATCGTTCAGCGGTCTGGGTCCATTCAGTTTCGTCGCAAGAGGATCCTCCCGAAGCATGGGATGTTGATCTACGAGGTCCAGGGCTCAGTGGGTGGTGTTTCAGACGGCAAGACCTACACAGTCAGGATCAAGGCCGACCGCCGCGACAAGCGCATCAAGGCGTTGGCGAAGATGCCTGTCAAGGTGTCCTGCTCGTGCCCCTACTTCCGTTGGCAGGGTCCTGAGCACTGGGCGAAGACCAACGGCTATCTCTATGGCAGACCTGTGGGCACAGCCTCAAAGCCGGTCATCAAGGATCCGAAGGGCAAGCACTGGGTGTGCAAGCACGTCTATGCCATCCTCAACGCGAAGAAGGGGTTGCGCTTTGCGAGTGGGGGGTGCTCCCAGGGGAGCACCCTGAACCCAATCGACATGCTTGATCTCAGCCCGTTGCCTGACCCCGTTCGCGTTGCTGCGCGGTATGGAAAGACCTCTTGAACCATGCTCTCCCCATGCCAACACTGTGGCGGTTTCGGCTACTGTCAGGTCTATGTGGGCCGCGTGATCCGCGTCTTCTGCGACTGCGCGGCGGGCGACAAGCGCATCCAAGCGCACCGCCAAGCCTTGCAGGAGGTTGGCCTGGATCCCGACAAGCCTTCCTACACCTGGACCCGGCGTTCGGAGTGTCTTCCTCGGTACGGGTGATCCCGGCTACTTCTTCGGGTCCTTGTCCGGTTTGCGAGTGTGATCCTTGCGACTGCGACTGGGGGTGTACCATTCATCCCACACCGGCAGTGTGAAGTCACCGCACACCCTTTCCTTGCCGGGAGGGGAGGGTTTCCCAGTCGGTCGGCCCCATTCGTCGCGCCTCATTCGCCTTCGTCCAGCATCTTCTTCGCCGCACCCTCGTGTGGCAGCCGTGGTGTGGCAGCATCCAGCAGCGAGACGCCCTTGAGGGCTGCCTTCATCTCGTTGAAGGCTCGCTTGTAGTCTGGCTCGTAGCGCAACTCGGTCTTCCCGCTGTGGCCGTGGATCGCCTGCACTTCGCCCACGCTGTCGTAGACCGTGACGCTGGGGTGCTCGGACAACCAGAACAAGGCGGCCTTGCCGTTGTCCGCGACGAATCCCTGTGCGACCCGCCCCGTGCCACTGATGCCGGACTCGTCCTCGATCCGGTAGAGGTAGAAGGACTTCATGCTGTTTCCCTGTTGGAGGTTCACTTACCAACAGGGCTTATAGTCAGAGCAACGTGTTCGTGAATGGGTACTCCTCGGCGTCCTGTGCGGTCCAGGGGAAATCCGGCAGGAACTCGTAGCCTTCATCGGAGAGGATGCTGGTGGCGTTGGTGAGGGCTTCCGTGGTGGCGGGAAAGGGTCCGACCTCCGAGCCATCTGCCAGGGCCACCCACCAACCATCGCTGGAGTGGAACACTTCCGCAAGGTGGTCAACCTGGGCGTCGAAGGCCAACTTCTCGGTCGGGAACCGTTGGTACTCCCGCATCGAAAGGATCACGAAACCACCCCCCGCCCGAGGGATGGGGGGTGGCACGAAACCTCGGTTGAAGGGTTTTTGACGCCGCGCCAACTCACGCTCCGCGATGGCCCGGTTCAACGGATCGTCCAACACCGCAGCCATCGTGATGTAGCGTTCACTGGGAGGCATCGCCCCTCCTACCGATTGGAGACGAAGACGTTGAGTTCCTTCGCCGTCGAGATCACGTCTGCGACGGTGTAGGAGCCCGGCACGAAGCCATCCAGGTTGCCGTCGTTGGTGGCCGCATGGCCTTCTCGGGCGAGGTGGATGTTCATCTCCAGGATGTCCTTTGCCAGGTGCAGCAGGTCAAAGCGCAACTGAAAAGGGTTGGACCGCTTGCTGAGTGCGGCGGCGACTTCTGCGTTGATCGCAGCAGTCTGGTCGTTGGGGGTTTGAGAAGCCATGGCTTCCTCCTGTGTTGTGTGTGTGTGTGCCGACCGGATGGCCGACGCTCCACCCTACCCCTCCTACGCAGCCTTCTCCTCGTCGGGAACGGAGATGCTGGTGCCATCCGTAGCCTCGATGCGCCGCACCGAGTGTCCTGCTTCGCGCAGAACCTCGACGGCCCGCTCCAGGGTCCATCCTTCGGGGAGAGGGACCTTGCCTATGTTCGTGTAGATGACCATACAACCTCCGTGTCCTGTAGTACGCGATTGGAGAGGATCACTACCGGCCTGAGGCCCTTTGTTCCGGTGGCTCTCCTATACCCATCTGGGGGTAGGGTCGATCATCGAGGAGACACGGCATGGCAGCAGAAATCCGAAGCGAGGTGATTGCTCCCGTCGTCAAAGCGGCGGTTGACAACGCGAGTCGGAATGATCTCGCCGTCAATGATGTCGTGCAACTCACCGCCATCGCTGGGGGCACCACCTTCCAGTGGACGCTGGTGTTCGTCCCCGAAGGCAGCACCGCTGTCTTGACCCCAGCAGCCGCAGCGACGACGGCTGGTCCGGTCACATTCACCGTGGACAAGGTTGGACCGTACCTGGTTCGCCTGGTGGTGGATGCTGGCCTGGCGACCGAAAGCACGCAGTACGTTCGGCTCCGGGCGTTGACCACGACCCTGGGTTTGCACCTGGTCGCCGCAGGTGAGCGCCGGGACAGCAGCGGCGTGATCCCGGTCGATGTGGACATCGAAGGTTGGGCGAACGAACAGAACGCCAATCTGCTTGCCCTGGAAAACTCCAGCACATCACGGGACTACCACCTCAAGTGGTTGGGAACCCTCGACGGAGGCGGAGGCACCCCGGCCACCTCCATCACCGGGGAGAAGCAGGCAGACAACACAGTCTACTACCGAGGGTGGTGTCCAGACGCCGCCACCCTACTGGGAGTCACGGTCTACATGGGAAGCCTCAACACTCAAGGCAACTACAGCCTCGACATCACCAACGTCGCCACGGCGGCCAGTTGCTTGAATGCGGTCGAAGACATGAACGCACTGGTGGCCTCAACAGTCACAGACGTTTCGCTCACAGGGGTTCCCGCAGACCTCTCATTCGCCTCCAACGGTGTCTGGGAGATCACCCTTACGTCCGACGACGCCGGGTTCGACGGGGCTGAGGTCTACATCAACTTGCGCTTCGGGGTGTCCTGATGGCTATTGCAGAAATCCGAAGTCTCCGAAACGGCGTTGATCCCGAAGATGGAGTGAGCCGTGATGATCTCGTCATCGGTGACGTAGTCGAAGTCCAGTCCATCAACACAGGGATCCAGTACGCCTGGAGTATCGCCTTCAAGCCCGAAGGCTCGACGGCAGTCTTCTCTACGACGGGGACGGAGCAGGCGGTATCTCAGAACCCCGGCACGTTCACTGTGGACGTGGACGGGCCGTACTTGATCCGGCTCGCATTCACGGATGCGACGGGAACCACCGAGCAGTTTGTCCGGCTCCGGGCGCTCACGGCGTTCGGTGATCTCAAGTTGGTCGCTGCTGGGGAACGCTACGACACAATGAGTGTCCCCGTGGACCTCGCCTTCGACGGGTGGGCGGACGAGCAAAACTTCAACCTCAACACGCTCCTGAGCCTGGTGAAGACAACGACCACCTCCGGGCGAGTGGTCTACGTTGACTCCGACGCAGGGGACTACACCACCATCCAGGCGGCCATCGGCTACGCGGTGAGTCAGGGGCCTACCTCTGCCCAGCAGTGGGTCGTCCTGGTCCGCCCCGGCACCTACACGGAAGACCTGACCTTTGCCCCCTACGTCCATGTCTTTGGCTGGCCTGGTGGGCGTGAGACCGAGATCGTGAAGGTGCGGAATGCCACCAACGCGGGACACACCATCAACCTTCCGGGTGCGGGAGAGAATGTCGCACTGGCTGACATTTCCTTTCAGCAGCCCATCACATCCCCCAACGCCGCGTTCATCCAGACGGGTGCGGGGGCCGTTCGCGTGTTTCGTTGTACGCTGGAAGCACAGGGGAACACAGGCGAGGTGTGGTCTACTCAGGGGCCGACGTACTTCACGGAGTGTATCGTCAACGGAAACGGGGTCAACCCCACGGACTATGCCCTCCGCACGACGAGCCTTCTGGTCCTCAACCATTCATTCGTGAACGGGATGTCCTGTGTCCTCGCAGACACCGGCACCGTCTATGCGAAGGACACCCGCTTCACCCCTACCGGCACCTACGCGATCAACTCCAACGCCTCCCTTGTCCGCCTTCAATGGTGTCGGGTCAGTGGTCTGATTGCGGCCAACCCCAGTGGGGCAGGGGCTGTGGGAGACCTGACCGTCGAGGCTGAGTGGTCTACTCTCCAGGACATCACCATCGACGGCAACGCGGTGGGAGGGACAGCCCAGATTCTGCTCGGCTCGGCTTCGCACGGCACTGTGACTCCCATCAACGGGGCCACGGTCACAGCGACGGTTCCGTCAGACACCAACTTCTACGACAACACGACGACTGGCTTGACTGCCGAGAATGTGCAGGCGGCTCTCGATGAGATCTACGCCTACGCGGAGGCTGTCCGCACCCTTGATGACGCCTATGATGGGGGATTGCCCGGCAGCGGCTCCGGTCGCACCATCGTCGCTGACGCGGGTGCCGTCCAGATCACAGACGGACCCGCACCTTCGGACCCGCCTCCACCCAGCAACACGAACGGCAACCTGAACGTAGTCGGCGCAGTGAATCTCGGAGCCATCGACAAGCCTGAGATCAACCTCAACCCCAACCCCTTCGACAACGGCCCCATGGTCCTTTTGGGCCATGAGGTCTGGGCCAACGACGCACCCTACGGCGGCACGGCCTGGATCATGGGCAACGCTACGGGCCTTCCACAGGACCACAACTACAACCTGGTCCTCGGAACCATGTCCGCCCAGCAGGGCACCACTACCGGGCGTGTGATCCTGATGGGTGGGGACGCGGTGTCTGCCGTGGACGCTGCAACCGTGTTCATCCAGGGCGGTACGGCGCAGAACGGAGGTGGCGGTGCCGCAGGGGACATCTACCTGGCCCCCGGACAGTCCGCCGCCGGTGCAGCCGGTCAGGTGATCCTCGTGGACCAATCCACAGGCACAGGCGCGACCCTCACTGCTGCTGGGGCCTTTGTGAACCCCATGGTCGCAAGCACCGTGACCTTCGGGACCAATGAGGGGGCTATCCAAGTCACCTTCGCAGGCGGTGAGAACCTGGCTGCGGTACAAGCACTGTTCGATGCCACGGGCGTCGTCACGGCAGCCGGTGATCCCATCGTCCTGACCACAGCGGCGAAGGGGCCGACCGCAGAGATCTACTTCCTGGGCGAGAGCGTGGCTGGGGCAGACACCGCCCTCGGCGGGTTCAACGGACAGGCCATGGTGCCTGGAACCTGGCCCAGCGCGATGGGCATCGCACTCACTGGACCCGATGAGATCACGTTCGGTGTGGGTGACCCCAACCCGATGGTCTACGACTCCGGCACCGGCAAACTCACCGTTCCAGGGTTGATTGACCCCACGGGAATGATCTTCGACGAGGCAGGCAAGCCTCCGACCGGCGCAAACAAGGGTGCCTTCTTCGTGTCGGACACCACGGGCGGCGGCCTGACCCGGAACAAGCCCTACTACGTCGATGAAAACGGCGTGACCACAGAACTCGGTGGTGGTGGTGGTGGCGGTGGCGACGTGGTGGGTCCTGCTGCGTCTACCGACGAGGCTCTTGTTCGCTTCGACGGGGCCACTGGCAAGTTGGTCCAGAGCAGCAACGCTTTGCTGGATGACATAGGCAATCTCACCCTTGCCGCTGACCTTTCAGTAATCAAAACTGTTACCGGGTCTCCCGCTGGGGATGCTTTCGTTCGGCTGGGTCGTGTGAATGATACGTCGGACTGCTCTATCCTCTTCCAATCCGGTGGTGGGACGCAGTGGGTGACGGGTCTTCGGGTTTCAAGCGATGACTACACTATCAGTTCAAACTCCGGTAGTAACCAGCGTCTGAAGGTTGACACCACGGGAGTGGTGACGTTCAACGACGCCTTTTCCTTCCCCAGCGCGGACGGAGGGGCCAACCAGGTCCTCCAGACAGATGGTGCCGGGAGCATCACATGGGCGGCTGTAGGGACGGGCGATGTCACCGGACCTGGTGCCTCCACCGACCATGCTCTGGTCCGCTTCGACCTTCTCACGGGCAAGGTGCTCCAGAACAGCAACGCCATCCTGGAGGATTCGGGAGACCTCTCTCTGGCGGGCAGCCTGACAGTAGACCCCCCAGCGGCTGGGACGGACGCTTACGGCATCTTCGACCGCGTAGACAACACGTCGTCGTCCGCCATCATCCACATGACCGGTGCTACGCCTGACTGGATCACAGGAACGACGGTAGGGAACAGCAACTACACGATTGCCGATGGCGGCGGCACAGAGCGTTTCAAGGTGGACCCGACAGGCAGCGTCACGTTCAACAACGTCTTCACGATGCCCAACACGGACGGCATCGCCAACCAGGTGCTCCAGACGGACGGTGCTGGAGGGGTCACCTGGGCCACTCCCCCATCTTCGGGATGGCCCACCTCTACCGGCACCGATGCCTTGGGCATCGACTACGAAATGGCTGAGTTGACCGTAGGCAACGCCTACATCGTGCTCCAGCCTGGCGCTGCTGGACCCATCCAGACCTCCGTGTCTGACGGGGCTATTGCTGGAGGCAGCAACCGAGCACCCTACGCGACGGACTGGCAGCGGTTCAGAACCGCTGCCACTCAAGTTGCTTCTGGATCGTACTCCGTCATCGGAGGCGGGCGGCAGAACGAGGCCAGTGGGTTGGACTCCACAATCAGTGGCGGCCAAGCCAACCAAGCCAACGGCGACCAGAGCGCGATCAGTGGTGGTCAGTTGAATGATGCGGACGGCATCCACAGCACCATCAGTGGAGGACTCACGAACGAGATCCTCGCAGCAGCAACCTACGGGACCATCACCGGAGGCCGTGAGAACGCCCTCCTGGGTCAAGGCAGCGTGGCTATGGGTGTCCGTTCCCGCACCTACAGGACCGGCCAGATGGTTCATGCGAGCGGTTCCTTCACTGGTGCCACACCCTTCGGGGATGCCCAGCACGGACGCATGGTGTTGCGGACGATCACGAACAACGGCCAGGTCGAACTGAACTCCAACCTGGGCCTCGGAGGGGCGCTCTCAAACAACGACTACCTCGACCTCGACAACCAATCTGGCGTTTTCTTCACGTTGCATGTGGTCGCACGGGCTGTGGGCTCCCCCTCTCCTCAAGAGGATGCGTGGTGGTCCTTAGAGGGTTGCATCGTCAAGGAAAACAGCAACCTCAACACCTTCCTGATTCCTGCCATCGGCCCGACAGCACCCAAGGGAAACCGAGGGGCCACTACAATAAACTGGAGGCTTGACGTGGCCGCCGACACCACGAACGGCAGACTCAGGATCGTAGGGGACTCCACCGGATACGTCGGTGATGTTCACTGGGTCGCCACCCTCCAGACTACGCAGGTGGGCGTCTGATGCCAGTCTATCTCCCCGGTCTAACCTTCGGGGGCCTCGGATACGGTGGGGCATCCTATGGGTACTCCCCCTACGGATCAGGGGTCTTCCCTCGCCTGCCGGTCCCGGTAGACGGGGGGTACGGCGGCGCTCCTTATGGCCTCGCCTCCTACGGCTCCGTAGACATCACGCCGCCGAGGGTGACCGGAGCCACGTCCCTTGACGGCTACCGGGTCGAGATATTCTTCAACGAGGACATGGCCGACAACGCGGCTCTCCGTGATCCGGCCAACTACACCTTCGCAGAGACGGTCAGTGGAGCCTCGACGTTCGGTGCAGCACTCACGTCGGTGTCAGTGGCGGTGGGAACGCCTTCGGGACTCGGCTACTCCTCCATCATCGTGACCCACACAGGGTCCACGCTGGGGGGTCAGTACACCGTCACCGTCAACGGGCCGACAGACGTGGCGGGGAACCCGGTCGGCCCTCCTCCGACGAACAGCGCGGTTTTCTACGCCCTCGGTGACACCACGACCGCAGAGGCGACCCTCCCGTCGCCCGACGACGGGCGCACGGTCCTTCTGGACTTCCGTTCGGGAACGGTAGCCAGCCAACTCCAGCCGATGCTCCCTGAGGCGGACTTCAGCCCAGGCGTTGACAGCACCACGTCCTATGGGATCACGACGACCTACCCGGTGACCCCAACGCTCGGCTCGGCCACGCAAGATGCCGTGACACCTTCGCGGGTCACACTTGACGTGCATCCAATGACCAGTGCGGTCTACAACCTCACGGTCGGACCCAGTGAGGCGTTTGCCTACTCAGGATCCCTGCTCCCGGACGATGACCCAGACTTCACCGGTGCCGAGATCGGCACTGGCTCCAGCGCCGCGAGCAATACCGGCCTGGTCATGTCGAAGGAGTTTGGGGATCAGTACGGATGGTCCTTTGGTGACTCCACGGGCCGCATGGCTCCCGGCACCACCTACCGAGCCGAGGTTCGGTACGCCTTGTCCACGACGACCATCACCCCGGCGGTGCTCAACTCCACGTTGGCGACCTTCTCGGTGTCGGACGGTGCAATCCAGGTAGACATCGCACTGGCTGATGTGGCTGGGGTCAAGGTCATCCAGATCGTGTCGGGAGCCTATACCTCGACGGCATTGGCCAACTGGGACACAACACACCCCACCGCCTTGCTCTGATCCGCAATCAGAAGGGCGACTTCTACACGGTCGTGTTTGATGGGGTGCCGCTCAACACCTTCGCGGTCGCTTCGGCTACCGGGGCAGCGGTCTACGGTGCGGGCACCGCCTTCGTGCTCTCGACGGCCCACAAGGTCTCACTGTTCCGCCTGTCGAACATGGCCTTGTCGTCCAGCCTGACCCTTTTCACTTCGGCGTGGAACTTCATCCACGGCCTTCCGGTGTCGTTCACGGGGTCCTCGGTCCTGACCAACGACAAGATCACCACTCGCTATGGACCCCTCGTCCGAGGTTGGGGTGACGCCACCCCGGCTACGAAGCAAGACGTCACGGTTCGGCTCGATGGTGGTGAGATCGACATCGCTGGGGTCAACCCCTACGTCGGAGAGATCTACCCGACCTTGCCCATCCCGCTCGCTGCTGCCGGGACGTTCACGGTGGACGTGGACTACATCTGGTTCGCCAACCCGGCGATGGAGATGGCGGGCCTCAACACCCGTGGCTTGACCCTCTCAACCTGGGACCGGGCTGTCGGCCACGACGCAGAATCCGTAGCCCCCCTCCCTACAGGCAGCACCGGGGCGACACGGACCAACCGCTTCCCGATGGGCGTGGCTCTCGGCCCTTACCAACGACCCTCTCCGAAGCGCATCGGGCACAAGTACATCGGCTGGCAGAAGGACTACAGCGCCCTCACCAACACACCCACCACGCTGCTTTTGAACCAGGACCCTCATGCCACCTCGGTGGGGGGCCTAAGCGCAGATTCTTTGTCCGGCAGCGGGGTCTTTGATGGGGTTGGCCTCCCTCCGCAAGCCCCGACTCCGTGGATGCTGGACGGCAGTGATACAGGCTCGGCGGGGCAGGCATTCTACACGTTGGTGGACGCCTCGTCCGGCCCCTACGGCATCGGCACCGCTGCTTTCTACAAGAGGTTTGAGGACCTCGCCCTGGCTACCCATGTCACGGAGAGCGCACGGTTCCGCATCGCGGAGCACGTCGCGGATGGGGTCTTCACCGGGGTGGGCCTCGGCCTCCACGATGGTGCTCACCTGGCCTTTGTGGGTGCTCTGGTCGTAGACGGGGTCTCGCATGTGGGCATCCTGGCTGATGCCACCATCCCCCATCTGGAGGAAGGTTGGATCATCGGGCCTTCCGCCCTGGCGACCGGGGTCACTCAATCAGTAATCCGCATCGCCTACGAGGACTTCCCCACTGGCCTCGGGGCAGGATCACGGTTCCGCATCGCGCAAGGCAACCAGGCCGGGGTGTATACCATCGCCGACTGCGGTGTTGATCTGGACGTTGACGGCAACGTCCTCCTCACACTCGACAGCCCACTACCCGCCGACATTCAGGGCCTCGGTGACCTGACCTTCGCCATTCTCTTTGAGGTCAAGTGGGTAGACGAGTTCATCTCACTGCGGATCTCCAGTGTCTTCCCCGCCGGAAGCATGAGCGTCTTCCTGGGTGGGGCTTTGTCAGGCACCGTGGGGGAGATCCCTGAAGTCGCCCCCTTCCCTGCTCAGACTTCACTGTTGCTCCCAGCCTCCGAGAAAGGAGTCATCTTCTGGGGAAGCCTCAGTCGCCGGGCGACCTCGACCTCGATCTGGGACCTGGCGCAGTACTCCTCGACCCCACAACTGTTGACCCAGACGGCGCAGGGCATCACGGCGCTGACTGAGATGAACGTGATCCCACAGGAGGACCCCAACGACCCCTGGTTCGTCGTCGGTGGGTTCGGCACGGGGATCATCGACGCGACCGGAGACCAACTCCTCCTGCGGTCCACCTCGGACGAAAGCCCGATTGACACGCAGTTCTACTACGAGCGCGTCGAGCCGTTCATCAACCCGAAGGTCCGGGTTGATTCCGAGGCCACATTCAGTCTGGACTCAGCGGTCCTGGGCGTGGGGTCTGCTGCTCTGCGCGTGCGGGACACGGAACGGCAAGCCGTTGTCGAGACCGTCTGGATCGCCACCGGTAACCTGGGACAGCACGCCCTCATCCCCCGTCGCCCACAAGCCTCGCTTTCGGGTCTGCGTTCGCCACCGGATGCTGGATGGACACCAACCTCTCCATCCCCGCCACTTGCCAGTGTTTTCGTCCGAGGACAGACCCTGGAGTTGACCAAAACCCGTGATGATGAAGGGGCCTGGACAAAGGCCGCCCAGGAGGCAGACGGCGCTGAGGACATTGGGGTGATTCTCAATGCTCGCTTGTCCGTTCAAGAGGCTGCCGTGGGGCTAAAGGGCATCGGCATCGGCTGGGGTGCGGAGGTACGCCTCCCCTCATCCAACTTTGAGAAGACCATCTGGGTCTCTCTGGACCAGACGCTCGCCACGAAGGAGGTGGTCCTCCTCGACCGGCTTGAAAACAAAAGAGCCACCTTCCCGTTTGACTGGTCGGACGGGGAGTACCACGACTACCGGGTGCTCTGTGATCCTGTCGCAGACCTTGTGGTTGTGGTTGTGGATGATGTGGTGCTCGGAAGCGTGGCCTTTTCGGACTTCTCGTCCGCGATGGTCAGCGACTTCGGCACCTACCTGACAGGCAAGATCGGGTACGTCGGCAAAGGGTCGTGTAAAGCAACACTCGACTCCCTTTCTGTTGTCCCCCTACGAACCGAAGCCCTCCCCCTCCGACCGGCGCTCATCAAGACCTTCGGCGTCCGTTTGCGTCTGGGGGTTGATGGGGACATCGACTCCTACCAGTTGCCTCGGACTGACGGAACGGGGGTTCCCAACAGCCACCCTACGGCCACGTTCAAGGAGATGGACTGGACGGCTCAGTGCCGGGTGAGGATGTTCCTTGATCCCACCTGGGGCGTGTCGGTCTACCGCCCGGATCTGCCGCTGCCTCCAGGGGCCACAGAGGACTTCGCCACTGAGACCACGGACCCTTCAGCGGCCTGGATCAACGTCGAGTATCGGGATCTGCCTGTCTACAGGCTCCATCACGGCTCGGTCTCCTTCGGTGCGATCAATGAGGAGGCCATCAGCCAGCAACGGTGGGACTCGGTACGCTACCGCGTCCGGGGCGGGCCAGAAGGCTTCGGCATCGCACCGCAAGGCATGGTGCTCAACCGTGCCTTCACGCTGACCAGCGGCGAGTACAACCTCGACGTCACACCCGAGACAGCGACCATCACCTCTCGGACACCCTTCCTGGTCTATGTCCCCGACAGTGACGTCTACGCGGATCGTGTGTTCGTGGTTCAGGTGGACGGCGCGGTGATCCCACCAGCCGACTACACCTTTGACAAGGCCACCCAGAACCTCCAGTTCACTTCGTCGGCTCCGCTCCCCTCCAGCCAGCACGAAGTCACGGTCACATTCGCGGTCGGCAAGCCGGTCACTCAGACCTATCTGTGCGGGCAGCCCATCGACGAGACTGTCACGGTCCTCAACGAGGGCACGCCCCCCATCCCGACAGACCTGGACCAGCCTGCTGACCGCGAAATCGAGAACGGTGGGATCATCAACGACCCCGCAGATGTGCTCGACGAAGCCGAGAGCCTGGTGCTCAATGATCCCTACCGGGTCGTCACCTTCACGGACACCGCCGAGAGCATCTACGCTGACCTCCAGTTTTGCACGACGGAGGACGGGGATTCCGTTCACATCACGCCCGTCTGCGACGGACCTGGACCTGGTCTGGGCCTCTCCCACCTTGAGGTAGACGGCCACTTCACGACCAACGCCTTCACGGTCCCAGAGGGGCCTGGAGGACCGTGGAAGGGGTCACCCGCCATCAAGGGGTCGGCCACCCACTTCAACCCCGCTACGGTGCTCACCGCGAGCGGAGGCAACATCCTGGGGGGCAATCTCGGACCAGGCACGGCGATCCTGTACCCCAACCAGCGGGGACCATCCGGGAAGCCCCCGGCTGGAGGCATGGGGATCAATCAGGACTTTGCCCTCCGTCTGGAGGACGTGACCCCACGCACGGAAGACCTGAGCATCGACACCACGATGGGGGACAACGTGCCCCCGACCTTTGCAGACCCGGTGCCCAGCAACCCGGACGGTGTCCCTACACCAAACGGCAACGGGGCAGTCGCCTACAAGATGGTGGACTACGCCACGGTTACTGCATCACGGCTCGGTCCCTGGGGCGGCTTGACTGCACTGGAGACCCGGTCCTTGCTGGCCGGGGGCGCACCCCTCAACGGCTCCGAGTTCATCCTGGAGGGCGGCACCCAGATTCCAGGCCCCGTTGTCACCGAGGGGTACATCAGGGCAGCCAACTGACAATACCGCCTCTATCTCCGTGATCCTGTGAAGAGAGCGGAGACTTTCACATGGCCTGGGTAGAACAGTATTGGTGGAAGTTCCGCCACCGGGTATCGACCCTATGGGGGCGCTGCATAGAGGTCGTGATTACCTTTTTCAACTTCATCCGCACGGACAAGGTAGGGCTCGTCGCCCCTACGATTCTGTTTATGGCCATCAGCCATGGATTCTTCTGGTCCACAGTCGTATTCCTCAATGACTGGACGACCTCGTGGTACGACGAGCGGCACCCGTCTCTCACCACGTCGGTCAGCGTGTGCATCGAAAGTCTCCCCAACGGTGTCTGTGCCAGGCTCGTGGAGCACCTGACTCTGGTCCAGAGCCGGGCACACCACCACTACGAGATCAGCCGGACCTTCCAGTCCTACCAGTTCGGGTTCCTGAGCACATCCTTTTGGGCGGGCACCCTGCTGGCTCTGGGCATCTTCACGGTGGTTCGCAAGGGTTTCGATGACCTCGGATCATGGGGCAAGGGAATGCTGATGGGTTTGCTATGTGCGGCGGCTTTCTTTGGCGGCTTCCCGGCGCTCGTGAGCATCGACGACAACATCAAGGACAACCTCGACGGCTACAACGCTTACGACGGCATCGCCGCCGAGATCAGGACGTACATGCGGACGGGTGAGAGCGTCACCGGCAACCATGTGGACGGGGCCTCGTTCCTCCACAAGATCGACATGATGATCTCGGACCTCGATGCCCCCCGGATCCAACTCGACGCGACCCAGATGGACCTCGGCAAGAGCAGATTTCTGGAGTTGAGCCAGGAGATGGAGAGTGGGGTCACGGCCCCCGATGCTCCAACGCCTCGCGTTATCCCGCCTATACCTTCTGAAGGGGTGGACGAGAGCACCCCATGAACAACGTGATCCCATTCCCGACACCCGAGACTGTCCTCACCGACGAGGACGTGCGCTGGGTGCTGGGTGACCACACACCACAGGCCGAGATCACCGCCGGGGACTCGGAAGCCTTCTGGAGTCAAACATGAACAGCACTTCTACACTTCGACGCATCATGCGCTCCGAGGGCCTGATCAAGACCGCTGGCAGCGGTGCCAGCAACGAGGCGTACCTCGACTCCATCAGCAGCCGGATGAAGGACAAGATCCTCAAGGGCATCGCCAATCACTACGGCGTCTCGACCCAGAGGATGTACAAGGAACTGATCGACCCGGACGCCGAGGCTCTGTACGAGTACATCACCGATGGCTCCCGGATGCAGGTGTACCGCGACATGAAGTCGGGACGGTTCGCCAGCACCCGCAAGGTTGCTCACCGTCCGCACTTCGTGACCCCGAAGGAACTCCGCAACGGCCATGCGTTCATGACCTACAAGATCGACGCCGGGAAGAACAACAGCAAGTTTTACGAAGGCAAGATCACACCAGCCGATGACGGCACCTGGTCCTACCTGAAGCGTTGGGGTGCCTTGACGGATGCTGGTGCCAACCACCCACGAGTGGATGGTGAGAAGTACGACAAGCACGGACTCACTGAGTCCCAGGCACAGCAGATGCTCGACAAGGAGAAGAAGAAGCGCCTCGGACCCCGTGGCTACTCCGACGCCATGAAGTCACGACCGCTGGGTCAGTACCCTGTGGGCCTCCAGCGCGACGTGGGCTTTGGGTGGGGCAAGCAGGAGATCACCAACTGCGTCCCGGCGCTGCGGAACATGTCGGACCTGATCGTCACCGCCCTGGCAGAAGTCCAGCAGGATGATCCTGGCGACCTTCTCCGTGCCCTTGAGAGCCTTGCCGTACTCGTAGGGGACCTCCCCAGGAGCAGCATGGCGAAGGAGATCGCGAAGAAGATGCGGCCTCCCGTCCAGCGCATGAAGAAGAACCCCCGCTTCATCGACGACCCCAACCGCACGACGAAGGAGTTGATGACCCTCAAGCGGTACATCGACCGCCAGACCAAGGAGTGCAACGTCTGATTTCTCGGCCACCGAGACGACGAAAACGCGCCCCCGCCGACCCGAAGGTCAGTGGGGGCGCGTTCGCGTTTAGGCGTTTCGGAAGCGTCGTCGGTCTTCGCGGCGAAGGCGACGGCGAGCAAGGCGTCGGGTGACACGTTTGCTGGGGTGTTCGGGAATGAGGATGCAGTAGTGTCCACGTTCACCGTAGGTGTCGCGGACGTTGAGCCGTTTGAATCGGTCCATGTCTCTCCGGGTTGGGGTTAGCGGCCAGTCTCGTCTACGCCAGCCTCGGCAAGCGAGGTAGCGAGGAGCATTTCGGTGGGGGTGAGGACGAGGTCGTTGCCGTCCTCGTCAAGGATGTGGGTGGGGAACCACTGTCCCCCTCGCTGGGCGAAGGCGACAGTGATGTCGATGATCCCGCCCGGCGTGGTGCGCTGGACGGTCACGGTAGTGTCGGCCATGGGGGCCTCCTGTGATGGGGTTGAAGGGATCATGCGACAGTGGCCCACTGGTTCCAGTAGTCCACGCCGCGCTGGTACTCGGCGGTGTCGAGGGGTTTGCCGTTGCCGCCCTGCTCGATGCCGAGGGCGTTCCGCATCTGGGCAGCGGGGCCGAGCGGGGCCGCTTCGGGAGCGGTCGCGCTGTTGATGGAGACGATGCCCCAATCGGCGTCGATCTCCATCCCTTCCTTCTCCAACTGCTCGCGGGAGTAGAGGACAAGGTGCAGCCACTCGCACCGCTCGACTCGCACGGAGCCAGCGGGGAAGTGCCGGGTCAGCACAGCCAACTCGCCTTCGCGGCGAGCCTTGTACTCCGTGCGGAGAAGGGCTGCGTTGTACTTGGTGATCTTGGCAACGCCCGACAAAGCGTCGGTGAAGTTGCGGACGAAGACGTGGCGGACGAAGCCCGCCGTCTCGCCCTCAATGAAGTGACCCTCGTTGAGAGTCGCGCCGTAGACGAGGGCGTCGAAGTCCTCGACGGTGTGGCTGGCGATCTTGGTGCCAGCGAAGGTGGGGTCGAAGTGCCGACCTGCGGCGAAGGAAGTGGTCTGGATGCTCATGTGTGTCCTTTGGCCCTGTAGGGCACTGGGGGTGGGTGAGGGTCGCTGCCCTCACCTACTTACGGAAGCAGGGGGAAGTTTTAACGGCGACCCCCGAAAAAAATCCCCCGTTAAAACCGTCTGCTGCTTCCGTAAGTAGGTGAGGACCCGCACCTTCGCGCCCTCAAACCCCCAGAGCCCCATAGGAGGCTGACCATGACCATCGTATCGTTCGACTTCGACGACACGCTGGCCTGGACGCGAGTGATCCGAGACGCTGACGGCGACATCGAGGACACCGTCCCTGCTGGCGTCAACCCTCACATCATGCCGCTGCTCCATGCAGCCCTCGACCGTGGCGACGAGGTTCACATCGTCACGACCCGCCACGCCTCTCGCTGGCGCGACATCACCCTGGCCGAACTTCGTGCCTGGGGTGTGCTCGACCGCCTTGCAGGCGTTCACTTCACCGATGGTGAGTGGAAGGCGGAAACTTTGTCCACGCTTCGGGTAGAGGTACATCACGATGACGACCAGGATGAACTGGATCGTCTGCCGCCCGGATGCAGTGGTGTCCTGGCACCTCTACACCCGTCCTGGGGAGGTGTGCGATGACTGAGGAAGAGGCCAAAGCCAGACTGCTCCCCCCTGTGCAGAAGGGTGCTTTGGTGGTGGTCGTCCGTGGCCGCAAGGTGCCACGCGGCACTATGGGCGTGGTGAGGTGGGAAGGTGACGGTGACTACGGCCCCCGTGTGGGCCTCGCTGTCGAAGGCGAGGACAAACTCGTCTACACCGCCTACAAGAACGTCGATGCTGTGTACCCTGGCCTGATGCCTGGCCAGGATCCCGAGGGCGGTTGGGTCGAACTCTACGAGCGTGTGCAGCGGGAGCAACGGCTTCCGATGAAAGGGCACCGAATCGAGCACCGAGGCTCAGGCATGAAAGGCAAGGTCTTCTGGGCGCAGGGGAGCCGTATCGGCTTCAAGTCCGACAAGGGGGTCACCAACTGGTCCGACGCCCACGAGGTCTGGATGTTGTCGGGACCCATGGAGTGCCGTTTGGATTACGTCACCGAGGTTCCCGCCGTGCCTGCATTACGGGTCCTCCTTGAAGTAGACGCCCGGTCGCTTCCGGCCCCTTTCAATGAGATCCAGTACCTGGACCCCCTTCCCCAGGGCGGCTACCGAGGTTTGAATGGTCGCCAAGAGTACGTCGCCACGTTGCCTGAGGAGGTGGCCCAGCAACACCTTCCGGTTGTGGGCCACCTCCAGGATTCCGGGCGTCCTCGGTAGCCCGCCTATCGCCCCTCCACAGTCGGAGGCTTTCATGGGCTGTGGCTGTCGCAAGAAGAACGGGGCGAAAAACCCAACGGCAATCAAGAAATCTGCTCCCCAGATTCGGGTTGCCCGTGCGATCCCTCGTGAGCCTGTGACGAAGCGACTCCCCCGAGGGACGCGGGTGCGCCGATGACGTGCCTATGCAACCGGGTACTGTGGCCCTTGATGGAGACTTGAATGGCAATCCGCGACAAGTACTTTCCTGGCTCAACCGTCAGTCGATACCTTCCGCCGGGAGAACACTCCTGGTCTGAGGCTATCTACCAGTCCGGTAAGCCAGTCCTCGACGCTGAACTGAATCTCTCCCAGGAAGTAGGGAAGGAGATCCGGCGTCTGATCCAGCACCATGAGACCCCGTCTGGGTGGCTGCGCGGACCCGTTCCGCCCTCCCTGACAGATTTCTCGTTCGGCAACCCCGCTGGAGGCTACCCCGCTGACTCCTTCTACATGGTGAACCGCACCGCCATCGTGGCTCAGATGCCCGTCACCGTGGCCTACACGGAGAACACGGAACCTCAGAACCTCATTCAGTTGTCGCCTGCGACTCTGGACAACGGCACCCCCGCCAACGTCAAGCGCACCGACTTCGTGTTCCTGGAGGTGTTCCGTGCCCTGGTGAGCCCTTCACCACACGCCTCTGGGTCCATCACCGTCCTGACGTTCCCGACCGCAGGCTCCATCACCATCAACGGTGTGGCACTGACCCCCGCTGGCGGGCCTCGTGGCGTCGGCATCGGAGCCGACAACTACGACAACACGTTGGTGTCAGCAGCGGCCATCGCGGCGGACATTCGGGACGCCATCAACGACTCATCCAACTCCTGGGCTGGGGTCGTCACCGCAGAGATCGACATCTCGGTTGCAGAGCAGGTGAACATCAAGGCCACGGATGCGTTCGCCGGTGCAGCCGGTAATGCCATCGGCTTCATTGAGTCCACAGGCGGTGCCGAGTTTACCCTCGACCCTCTCGTCGGCAATCTCACGGGCGGTGTAGACACCCCGAACAAGCCGACCCAGGCCACTATCTACAGGAACGGAAACATCCTGGCCCCGGCAGGTGTGAACCTGCCCGACCGCATCGCTGATCCCACCATCGGGACCGAGAGCACGAAGCGTGTTCAGATCCAGTACAACATCCGCAAGACCAACCAGACCGAAGCCGTCAACTTTCAGGTCACCAACGGCTTCATCGGTGCCAACTGGATCGCAGCCACTACGGTCCCCTCTACAGCAGACTCAGAAGTCCGGGCTCAGGCTACCCAGGTCGCCCCTGTAGGGCGCTACCGGTTCGTCCCTGCTGATGGGGTCACAGTCCTTGCCTACATCGAGGTCACAGGCGTCGGAGCCATCGCGCTTGGCGACACCATCGACGTGAACGGCGTGACGCTGACCGCAGCGAACCCCGCCGTGAACCCCGACGAGTTTGACCCTACAGGTGCTCCCGGAGCCATCGCCACCAGCATCGTCACAGCCATCACGGCCTCGGTGGGGACTGTTGCGGCCTCCGCTTCGGGATCACTCATCGCCATCGTTCCTGCCGTAAGCGGCGACAACGTGACCCTGAGCAGTGTCTTGACGACAAGCACCTCGGTCATCACGGCGGTCAACTCGGCTGTGTCGTACCAGACGGTAGACAATGGCCTCTACATCTCTGGTGACGGCACGCAGAAGGCAGCGACTGATCTCGGCACTGTGGACGGCTACTCCTATGCCATCCCCATGTGCTTCGTCTTCCGCCGCAACGATGCCAGCACAACTGGCGGCTTCGACCCGGCAAACAACACCAACGGTGCGCTGGCGCATGACCATGCCCCCTTCAACAACACCCACCTCACAGGCGGGGCGACTGCGATCCCGGCGTCTACGTCTGACAGGCCCGACCAGCGGTTCCACGATGTCATTGTCTCAGGGGATGTCCTTGACCTTCGACGTCAAGTGTCCCCCGGCGGTGTTGACCTCAAGGCAGAACTTGAATCGCAGATGACCGCTCTTCTCGATGGTTCCATGCACACATGGGCCATCGACACTGAGGACATCACTGAACTGGGCAACTCCTCAGGGGATGTCTCGTCGGTGTACCTGGTGTGCAACGAGATCGGTGACCAGGACAACGTCAACGGCGAAACCATCGGCAAGTGGGATCACATCCGACGCCGGTTCGCCGATCAGCCTGTCGTTGAACGCCGCATCTTCCCCATCACGTCTGACGCCCCTTCCGGGACAAACCCCGGCCTGTTCATGGACCCCACGAGGGCTGGATGGGAGGCAGGCCAGGTCATCAACATCAACCTCGGCCAACTTGACGCCTCGGGTCTGGGGGACTGGGTTCCCACGGCCTCTCCGGTGGTGGTGACGAACCAGTGGCCTGCCGGAACCACCATCACCAACGTCCTCCGAGTCGTTCACGACGACGGCAACTACGCCCTGGCCATCGACCAGAACGTCGAGACGGATCTGATTACCGGCATCGGTACGGACCACGTCCAGATCACCCTGGCCCCGAACAACGCGCAGGCCAACGGAGGCGTGAACGGCGACCCTGGCTACGACATCGTCCCAACCGTCGCCGGTACTTCGGCTCGCCGCATCTTCGTCGAGTTGGAGATTTCGTACCCTGCCGGGGTGGGCATCTCGGCCACGCCGGACGAGATCATCGGCGGCTCCCCGACCGTGACCCCGTACCATGGCTCGGCCCTGGAGTACGACACCAGCAAACGCCCGACAGACTTTGAAGACCTCCAGCCCCCGGCCTACCGGCCCGGCTACCGTGAGGTCATGATGGAGTACATCTGCAACGATGGTCTCACAGTCCCCGTGTCGGGATCACCCATCACTGAGGAAGTGGTGAGTGGCAGTGGCATCGACCTGATCATGTCCCGCCGCTTCTACGGCATCAAGGGTGGTGCTCCTGCCCTCATGTCCGTGACAGACATCGGTGGAGGGCTCGGCGCTGTGCCGATTGACGACGCAGCCACGACATGGGGCAACTCCGCACGCAAGATCGTCCTCTCAGGGGCGGGTGTGGCTCCCGGTGTCCAGAGCAAGTGCTCCGTGGAGTACTTCGCGCAAGACCCCATCCCTGATTTCTCCAGCCCCGGCGACCGCTACCAGATCGCAGTCTACTTCCGTAGCAACGCGCCCCAGACGGTTGGTGTCATGGGCGGGTTCCCGGCGACTTCCCCGTTGCCGGACACCCTGAACCTTGAGCCGTTGGTCATGTCCCGCAACCTGTGGACGAACACCACCTCCGTGGGATCACTGGACCTGGCGTTCCCCTACAGCAACCCGTCTGACCAGATCGCCGTCAACGCTGACCAGCAAACCGGCATCAACCCTCCGTTCCCTGGCGAGTGGGCTCTCATGTCCCTGGCCAAGATCAGCGTCGGTGACTTCGACGCCGAGACGGGCCTGCTCAACCTGCATCAGATGGTCCCAGTTGACCCCAACTCGGACTTCTCCTTCTCCAGCCGTGCGTGGGATCACGAGTTCCGTGGGCACTACCGGATTGCCGATGTGAACGCCTATCGGCCTACGGCGATGGCCCAGCCGCTCTCTGGGGTCGCGACCCACAAGGTCTTCTTCCCCTTCCTGGCTCAGACCTCCGCAGACAACGTCTACTTCCGCAAGGGAGAGGTCGTGCTCGTGGTAGTCAGTCGATACGCACTTCTTGATGGAGACAACGTGGTTCGGTTCACGGATAGCGGCACAGACACCTGTGCTGCGGTGTACCGGACACGCGGGCTACTCCTTTTGGCTTCGGAGCGATAAACCATGCCTCGTAATGTAGATCCTGGAACTATCCGAGTTGGCAAGGGACTCGCCCCCGAAGGGACGGTCGAAGACAACTCGCTGCGCTACCCGGAGCGGGATGCCGATCCCCTTCGTGTTCACATCCATGACCCCAGCCGCGCCCACATGGCGTCGAGCATCGGTATCGTAGATGAACTCGACTGCTACGTCTCTGACGAGGTTGAGGGTGCCCTCCAGGAACTCTGTGGCAACTCCGCTGCGGGTCGCCTCAACGGCCTGATCGCAGGCGGGACCTTCAGCGAGTTGGGTTGTCTCCCCAACGGCACGGCGGGTGGTGTCCACGCCACGTTGACCCTGTGCTCTCCTACAGAAATCCTGATGAACGGCACGGTCCTGGACGCCACGGGCCTCACTGTGTCCGTCCCTGCGGCCAACACGGTCTACTTCATCTACCTGGACACCCAGGTCAGCAGCCCGACCTACCGAGAACTGGTCGCGACCACGGGGACCCCTCCTCAGGTCGAAGTCGGTGATCCCGACACCACCACCGGCCCCGGCAGCATTGAAAACGTCATGCTCGCCAAGGTCACGATGGACGCAGGCGGCAACGTCGTGTCCTGGCAGGACGCACGCTTCTTCGTGCGGAACCTCGACCGCAAGGTCACTTACAGCAGCCGCCAGGGCGAGAACGTGGACGCCTGGTCCGAAGGTTGCTTCGCCAACCTTCAAGCCTTCTTCTTCTGGGCTGAGTACTACGGAGACGGTGCGCTCCCCTCCAGTAACGAGGAAGAGAAGGGCATGGTGCTGATCCGAGGGACGCACACGATCCTCTCGACGCTCAATGTGCCCACCGACCACCTCCAGTTTGTCGGCGACGGCGAAGCCATCATTGAGTTGACCGGCAACGCCGCCTTTGATGCGGTCCTGGTGGACGCGAAGAAGGACATCACCTTCCGCAACATCACCTTCCTGTGCAACGTGGCGAGCACGGGGAGCAAGGGCATCCGTGCTGCTGGAGACTTCACCGACCTCACCGTCGAGGACTGTCGTTTCCTGAGTGGGGCGCAAAACTTCAGCGTGGCCCTTCACCTTGACGCAGGCGGCGCGGTCAACGAGCGGATCACAGTCCGTGACTGCGCGATTGAGGCTGTCGATTGCGGTGTCAATGTCGATGGCTTTGGGTCCACGTCCTCCTGGGGAACGCTGATCGAGAACTGTTCCGTCGATTCTCAGGCGGTCGCTGCGGGCTCTGTGGGCATCCAGTTGGGTGACAACCAGACCAACGGCTATGGCACCGTCCGAGGGTGCTTTGTTTCGTCTTTTGAGACCGGGATCATGGTCAAGGACACCGGCGTCACCCTGGTTGAGGGGAACACCATCCGGGACACCATCAGCGGGATCATCTACCCCAGCGATAGTGCCATTGGTCATACGGTGGTGAACAACCACATCACGCTCGGTGACAACCTCACCCTCCATGGCATCTTCTTCGGGATCGGTCACCAGAGCATCGTGATCTCGGGCAACTACATCCGCAGCCTCATTGACGGAGGTCACCCTTCGGAGCCTTACGGCATCTCCGTCCAGGGTCGCGCGGCGAGTGAGAAGGTGAACGCCCGCATTGAGAACAACCACGTCATTGGCTTCTACGACGCCACTGCGACTATCGGGCACGGCATCTGGGTCGTGGGGACTGACGGCGTCTGTGAGGGTGTGACCATCACAGGGAACACACTTTCCCGGAACAACATCGCCGTTGAGTCCTGGATGAACGGAACCATCACGGGGAACACCGTTGAGGCAGCCACGCTCGGTATGCCTCCGGGGCCTACAGTAGGCGGGGCGATTGATCTCACCAATGCTCGCTCCTTCACGGTGAGCGGAAACACGGTCAATGCGCGGGATGTCATCCGCCATGGGGTGTACGCCCGTGTCGGCAAGGACCTGACGGTCACGGGGAACACTGTGACGCAGCCTTTCGTCACCGGAGTCCTGCTCGACTCCGGTCCCAACTTTGGTGCAATATCGGGGATGGAGAACTTCACCGTGAGTGGAAACACGGTCGATGCCCTTCCTGATCCGGCCAACCCCTCCCTGCCTACGGCAGACGGGATCGTCATCAGCAGCACTACGGACGACGGATCTCCCGAAATCGGTGTTGTCGATGGCAACTCCGTTCGGCGTTGTCGCCACGGAATCTTGCTGACCGGCTTCGCCATCAACGTCCCGATCCGGGACGTCACGGTGTCAAACAACATCGTCTCCGAGTGCGCGAAGGACCAGGACACCTGGGACATCTGGGACTTCCAGGACGCGGGCACCTACGGAATCGGCTGCCTCTACGCGAAGAACATCATCCTCTCAGGGAACAACATTGGCAGCGTCGGCCAGGTCACGCTCGACACGGGCGCACCACTCGTCCCTGCGAACAACGTCTTTGTCCAGGCACTGTTCACCCTCAACTGCTCGGGGGTGACGGCTCAGGGGAACACCATCCGCAACTCGCTCCCTTATGGGACGGGTCGGGCCAACGACATCGCCCTGCTTGTGGGCCGCCTTGCCGGTGATGTGGAGTGCATCAACACTAAGGTCGAAGGCAACAGCATCATCATCAACGACAGTGTGGACCCCGGTAGTCACCAGGGCATCCTGGCCTGGGCGGACGGTACGTCGGGCGTTGCCACGGCTGGCTTCATTGACTTGTCCATCTCGGACAACACGATCCACACAGTGAACGGAGCCAGCGGTTCCGGCGTCGGCACTGGGATTCACATCGTCGCTCAGGATGAGGGTGCTATCGAAGGTGCCCGCATTGAGGGCAACCAGATTGGAAACTACCTGTCCAGCGGGATCTACGTCCAAACGGGTGATGGGAGCCCTCAGGGCGACAGCAGCATGTATCGCGTGGGCGTCCGGCACAACACGCTCAGGTCCATGGGTGTAGCCGGACCTACGGCGGCTATCTACGTCACAGCCTTCACCGACGACGACCACATCAAGCGCATCTACATGCTCACCATCGAGGGGAACACCATCTCTAACTCGTGGGGTCAGGGGATCTACTTCACCTGTGCAGCATCGGACACGACCACGACCGGCTTTATCGGTATGGACGCCATCACCGTAACGGACAACGAGATCGACAGGCTTCTCTGGAACCAGGCTCAGGGCGCAGTCGGAATCGGCTTTGTCCTCGACGGAGGCACGAATGAGAGGATGAATACTGGATACCCAGCGTTCACCACGCCGGGCCTTCAGAACTTCTCGGTGCTCAGGAACCGTGTCAGCCAGGTGGGGCGGGGCTTTGACCTGGGCGGTGACGACATCTTGTCCTGGGTCAACTTCGCCATCGAGGACAACAACTGGTCTGGGAACGGATCTGCTCACCTCACCCCGACCACCGACTACCTCAACCGGGTGTCCCTCTCCCTCACCGACAGCACCAAGGAGATGACCCTTGAAAACTGGTCCATCTCCGGGAACAACTGCGCCATCGATCTCCAGAACCGGCAGTTGGATAACTGGCGGTTCCTGACGGAGAACGCCAATGTCTCGGTCCTCCGGGTCCAGGGCAACCAGATCAACGGCTCTGGGCTCGATGCCACACCCAACGACTATGGGCGTTCATTCTACTACCTCGGAAACAACCAGAAGAATGCGTTGGTGTCCACCGACCACAAGGAGATCCACATCTCCGGGAACACCTTTGGAGGGGGCCTCTACTGGGAGGCCAGAAACTCCAGCCTCTACAGGATGGACATCCACGGGAACCAGATCTCGGTCCCTGTCGCAGATGCTGACACCCCCACCCTGTCCCCCCTGACCCTGTGGAACAACGGCTTCGACGTTGACGGCCTCAAACTCCAGACAGTCCACGTCCGGGAGAATGCCCTGACGGGAGGGACACACAGTCTTCTCTTCATGGTTGATGACACCCAGGAGATCGAGGAGATCGCGATCTGCGGGAACGCCTTTCAGGACGCCCGTCTTCACGCGGTGTGGTTCGGCGTAGACCAGACATCCGGGGTGTCGTACCACTCAGACGTCGTCAGGAACCTCCTGATCGACGGCAACATCATCGGCAACCACGGCGCAAACTCAAGCAACCAAGCCACCGGCATCCGCTTCGCAGCGGGGCAGGCGGCCACACAGACGCTCGGGATCACGAACAACCAGGTGTACAACCAGGACCTCCAGGCGATCACCTGCTTCTTCGGCGGCTCGGTTCCGGCCTTTGGGGGAGCCTACGACAGGAACATCACCATCGAGGACAACAAGATAGACCTGTGTGGGTACACCGACGCCGCTCTCCCCTTGATCTCCCTGGAGGTGGACCCTGCGGCCAGCCTCGGGGTCAACGACGACATCAGTTCGGTCTCTGTCAGCGGCAACCAGATCAGCAACAGCGGGTGGTCCGATGGCAGTGTTGGCATCTACGCTGACTTCGCTGACTACGGAATCTGCTACGACATGCGAGTGGACGACAACACCCTGACCCAACCCTCGGGCAGCATCATCAACCCGAGTCGTTTCGGTTCGGGTGTCGAGTTGGACCTCCCCTCCGCACAGCGGCTCTCCGTGTCCCGCAACCAACTGCGGTGCAGCGGGTTCGCCGGGGGTGTGACTAAGGGCTTTGGGGTCTTCCTCCAGTTTTACCGGGGCGTGGATCCGGGATCCTCTGAACCTGGCATCTCTGGGATCGCCCTGGACGACAACATCATCAGCCTTGACGACGATTCTGATGGGGGCATCAACTGGGCGGTACTGGCGACCGAGGACATGCAGATTCGGGACTTCAGTGTCTGCCGCAACCAGATCCGCGCCAGGACCGCCAACATAGTCAGCACCGGGATTCGGTTCGTCGGTGAGGACGGAGCAGGGGACTACTCAGGCTACTTGCAGAACGTCCACATCAACGACAACCTCATCTCAAACTTGCGGACGGCGGTGGAGTTGCGCCAGTCCGAGTTGGACATGCTCCATGACGGACTTCTTCTGCGGAACTGCGGGATGGACGGCAACAACGTCTATGAGTGCTCCATCCAGGGACTCGTCTGGAAGACAGGGGCGGTGAACGCCAACTCGGGCAACATTCATGGTTTCTCGGCAAGCCGGAATCAGGTGACGACGACTCGCCGTGGAGACCAGAGCAGTGCGGCCAACCCCCTGCTCGGCGTTTACTTCGGTCGAGGGTTTTTGTCGGGCGTCGGCTCGGTCAACATGCACTCGATCTCTGTCGATGACAACCAGATTTACCTGGCCAACCCCGACGACCAGGGCACTGAATGGACGGGTATTCATCTGCAACTGTCTGCGGTCAACAATGACGGCGGGGGGCCTGTCCCCAGCGCCATGACCACCATCAGTTGTGACAGGAACCACATCCGAAACACAGGCTACAACGCCATTGACTTTGAGATGATGGGCTATACCGAGCAGAACGCTCAGGGTGACCTGACCAATGTCACCAAGGTCAAGAACGCCTCCTGCTCGGGCAACCTGATCATTGGCGGGACGGAGATGGTAACCACTATTCACCGGGGCCTTCTCCGAATCGATCTCCAGAACGCCGTCCTTCAACAGTTCACCCTCCAGGGGAACAACGTCGAAACCGTCTTTGCAGACGGTCTGGGCGAGGCTTTGGTGGTCGCCACCTTGTACCTCCCCCCCAACCCTCCCGTGAACAATAACGACGACAACCAGTACTGGTCAGTGCAAAGCAACGTCATCACCCATGGCTCAGACGGCAACGAGCATGTCATCGCAGTCATGGACGGAGGGTCAGGTGTCACGGGCTGGCACTATGGACCTCCAGTGCAGGGAATCGTCACGGGGAACCTCAACACCTCCGACACGAATGCTTCCGACGACTTCAATGGCGCGTACTGGACCTTCGGGGGGACCAGCATCCAGTCCAACAACCTCGTGATCCCGTAGGAGGACCCATGCTGAACACACCCATCATCACATACGTTGGCAGATACGAGGATGCCGCCTCCATGGCGGCCCCAGCATCTGTGCTGTCCGCCCAGGGGTGGTTGTCCCACCGCGCGGGACCGGAGCACGCAGAGGTGGAGATCACTCCCGCCGACGCCCAGAACCGCCGGAATGCGGTGCTTGCTGCCATCGTGGCGAAGATCCCCGCTGGGATCACGCGGGTGCTGGACATTGGTTGCGGCAACGGTGACCTCGCCGAGGCCCTTCACGCGACCCGTCCTGAGGTGAACTACCGGGGCATAGACATCTCCATGGAGGCCATCGCCGCAGCCAACACCAACCTGGAGTCCTCCCCCGGAAACCTTCCTGCAAACGTCGAGTTGCAGACGGCAAACCTCACGGAGTACCTGCTTGCAGGGGTGGATGACTGGGACTTCATTGTCTCCTCTCGCTGTGTCTTTCGGGAGACTCGCAGATCTGGCGACCGCGCCCTTCTCCGACTCATCGACAGCAAGGCTCCCAAGGGGTGGTTCATCTACGGAACCCACTGGCGTATGCTCCGTCCCGATCTTCAGTACGTCATGCAGGAAGCGTTGACCAACAGCACCGACCCCACCGAGCACTACTTCAAAGGTGCTCAGTCCTTTCTGAATGTCGCTGCGGCGTTCGTCGGGTACGAGAAAGAGCACCCGGCCTACATCATCAGGGGGGCCTCCGTGGCTCCTGCGCCTGATCCCGGCAAGTACCAGAAGTTCGATGTGATGAAGAACGGCAAGTTTGAGGAGGCCCGCGCACAAGGGACCCTCAAGTACGACTCAGGCATGACGGAGTACAAGAGTGCTACGTTCGACGCCCAGGGGCAGTTCACGGGAGAGGTGGTTGTGAGCAAAGCGTCCGCCCCCGCGAAGGCCAACCTTGCGGACGTGGAGTCACAGAAGACCAACCTTCAGAACCTCAAACAGATCGCGGGGTAGGACACCAACATGAGAATCTTCACCGACATCGCCAGCCATGACACGACAGGGGTCGCTCCGGGCGGGCGTATCGTTCGTACCGACTCCACCCCCGTGCAAGGGGAGGAGACCCCGATCAACGGTCAGTGGGTCTTCCCCGTCCCCGAAGGCGCAGCACTGACGGTGGATTCGACCTCCTTCTGGTTCCCCCAGGAGGACCTCAACTCGATCCCCTCACGAACGGCATCCGAGTTGCTGATCCGCTACCCGATGTACGACCACATCATCTACAACTTCTACCTCGACAACGGGGACACGGACGCCTTCGATCTGACCAACCCCACGCCGATGCCAACAGTTGCGACCACTACCCCGCCGATGCCTACCATCCTGGGGGCCAGCACGGTGCCGCGCTGCCAGTTGGGAGGCCCTACAGGCGCTCCCTCAGTCGGCATGGTCCCCAACTCCCTGGGAGTCCTGCCTCGGACGGAGGGCCGCCCCAACAACCTTTTCGGCTCGCTCGTCACGGCGATGATCGATCTGTGGTACTTCAACCCCTGCTACATCGAGGTCAATGATCCGGTCACCCTCAACCCCGGTGACATTGTATCCCTCGACGCCCTCCCTCTTGAGGCGATAGCAGGTGTTCGCGTCTCTGGCGACGACAACTTCTCTCTGAGCAGCGGAACCGCTGCGGGCATCGCGGCGGACATCGTGGCTGCGATCAACGACCCGCTCAACTCCTTCTCGACACTGGTGCTGGCGACGATTGACCCCACGGTCCCGAGCCGCATCCAACTGCGTCCCGTGCCTCCGACCAACACCCAGATCACTGTCGCCGCTGCTGGTGGGGTCACCGGGTTCACTCTCGTCGAGTCCCATCCTGGCACCGACGAAGTGATGATGTGGTGGAAGATCAACCGCATGACGGTGACCGAGGACCAGGGCAACACTCAGGCTACGACCCCGATTGGCAACACCCCAGCCATCAAGAGCCTTGTCGAGATCAATGAGGAAGACCCCGACCTGCTGGTTTACGCCAGCGTGGATGACGGAAACTCCTGGTATCGCATCCCCTACCTTGAGCCGATTGACTTGATCAACGCGGGCACCGAGTTGCGGGTAGCATTCATCAACCTCGGCACTGACAAGATCTATGTCGAGGGCTTCTGCGTCCTGTTCCCTGACCTCTTGCCTCCGCTGTAGCCATGCACCACATCTCCATCCACGACCTGAAAGGCGATGAGCGCCGCCGCTGGGCAGAGGCCCGCAAGGCCGCCTATCGCAAGGTATTGCGGGATCGGGGGGCGTCTGACCAGCAGCGCAGGGAAGCCCGAGCCAAGTTGAACGCCATCGACCGCCCTTCCCGGTAGTCCGGCTATCAGGTCCACCGGGGTAAGGGTGAGGCTTGCCTGATCCATCGCTTACGGAGACATAGACATGGCCCAAGACTTCGGAAACGGCGTGAGCCGCACACTGTCGGCCATCCAGCGTCAGTTTCAGACGGTGGTTTGGCAGGCATCAAAGCCCCCGCTCGACTCCGAACTGAACCTGATGTCGCAGATGGAGATGAACCGCCTGGCTGAGGTGGTGCGTTCCCAGATGCACTCAGGGTTCCTGTTGGACCCGATGAACGCGGATGCGGACTTCGTGACCGGCAAGGACTGGTCAAACTGGTTCAAGTTGGGGCGTCCCTCCACCAACGAGGTTGCGCCCATGATGTGGGCCAACGTCAATGGTTGGCTCGTGCCTGTCACGGGAACTGGGGTGAGCGACGGTGATCCCAGCAACCGGGTCAACCTGTTCCAACCCCCGGCGACCGAAGCGCGGGTGGACTTTGTGTTCCTGGAGGTCTGGCAGGCCCAGATCGCTCCGAACCCCAGCACGGCAGGCAAGCCCTCAGCCAGCACCATCTACAAGTACGGCAACACTCAGTTTGGCGGGACCAACTTCCCGGACGAGATGAAAGACCCCACCATGGGGTTTGAGACCACTGAGCGTGTCCAGATTCAGTACCGCATCCGCACCTACGGCTCGGGAACCGGACTCGGGGACGCTGTGGACCTCGCACAGTACCCGGACGGCCTCGATGATCCCAACGTGCTCGCACAAGGGGCGATGGCCTCTCCTGTGGTTGGCTACGTCTGGTCCAACATGGGTGACGAGTTGGGCGACCGTGGACTCTGGCGTTCCGGGACCGGCGACAGCAACAGCCGGACAGACCTCGGCACAGTGGACGGCTACGTCTACGCCATTCCGATCTGTGCAGTCTTCCGCCGCAACAGCAGCGCCTTCGTTGCTCGCACTGCTTCGGGGAATGCCAACCAGAACGGCGGCCTCGACAGAAACCCAGTTTCCGGGACCATCACGGATCCCCTGCAAGCCACCCGGACGTTCACTCCGGTCACCCTGACCAACGCCCTGGCGGCAGACACGACAGGCGTGATCTCAGTCACCGGGCTGCCCAACTCGGGCCTCGACAACGTGAACATCAACTGGTCCTCCATGGCTCTGGAGATCGGTGGCGAGATCATGGTCATCCAGGCAGTCAACGCCGCGACGGGCCAGATCCAGATCGCCTCGACCACAGACACCACGAACCCGTGGACCGGCGCACTCCTCACGCCCACGCCAGGTCGGGGGCGCTTCGGCACCCAGGCCGCGCCTCATGTGGCAGGCAGCCAGATTCACTTCTTCAACTTCCGCCCCGACGCACGCTTCTCAGACGAAATCGCAGCGAGCGACATCCTGGATCTCCGACGCGGGGTCACAGGTGGCGAGTGGTCTTACGAAGACCTCCTGAAGCACAACCTCGGTCGAGTCCTTGATGGCTCCCTCAAGTCCTCCTACAAGCAGGGCAGTGGGACGAACACACAAGGCACTGAGATCATCGAAGTGGACTCCTACATCGGCAAGTACGCCTCCCCCATCCCGAACCAGACGGAGCACCTGGACGGCTTCGACAGCATCCGTGAGGTCTTCTCGGACAGTGCGGTCGTCCAGAACGATGTCAGCATCTTGCTGAACGTCGTCGGAAACACCCCCACGCTCTCAACGAACAGTTGGGGCGCTGGCGCACCCTTCACGGTGAGCGGGAGCGTCCCGGCAGGCACGGGATCATCGTGGGAGAACGGTTCGATCATCGAGATCGACATGGGCAGGGCACGCGAAACCTCCGACACCGAAGCCCCCTTCATGCGCTTCGTGGCCCCTCAGGAGTACTGGCTGTCTCGTGACGAGATGATCGTGCTCGGGGGAGCACTTCACGGAAGCCAGTCTCCCTTCCTCATGCGCTTCGTTGGTGAGGATGCGGCAACCGGAGCCACGGAACCCTATGCGTGGGCACTTCCCTCCCCTGCCTATGGGTCGGCGGCGGTGAACCACCCCGGCCCCATGTTCCCGATGGTGGATGGGGGCTTTGAGTACCCTTACATCGTGCTCGGGGGTCTGGCCAACGGCACAACCCTCCCGGCTGATTCGGCTGCTGTGGTCACGAGCGCCCTACCTGCGGCGGTGGTTGCTCTCGGCATCCCGGCTCTCGACTTCGACTCCTCTGCCCCTGGTAGCAACTGGTACAACACCAGTGTCGATGATCTCAGCACTGAGGGGATCACGAACCTGCTTCTGCATGGCACCCGGAACCTCTACGACCTGCTCACCAACGGCGGGCGTGATCCGTCCGGGGCGTCATCTGAGTTGTACATCACCATGGCCGACTCTACGAACCCAGGCAACAACGGTTGCTTCCGGGTCATTGGAGCCGGAACCGCAGGCTACACCTGGCACAACGCGCCGGACGGGCAGAGCATTGTCGTCGAGCGTGTGGGAGTCCTCCCAGACGCGATGGTCCCCACTGCCCAGGTGACGGTGAAGTTCCGCACGCAGTACACGAACACGGCGGACACTGGCATGGCCATTGTCCTCACGGACCTCGCAGGCACTCTGGGAGGCGCGGCGAACCCATGGGGCGCTGCACCATCCATCTCCGACTCGTACAACGGAGACATGGTGCTCGACACCAGCCTCCTCTACGGCCCTTCACGAGGGGCGATGGCTCGGGTTGCTACGCGCCTCGACCGCTTCGCGGCGGTCGCTCCTGCCAGCACGGTCCTTCGTGAAGCCCCTGAGAATATCGACCCCGACAGCGTGGAGTTCCGCACCCGGACAGGCGTGCCGCAGGACGAGTACTACTATCCAGCGCAGCCCGTCCCCACCTGGAACCGTCTGCCCAGCCTGGGAGCACATGCCCCCAACGCACCCGCCTACGGTGAGGGTCGCTACAACTTTGAGTCCCGTCGTGAAGCAGAACTCTTCGCAGACGAGGGTTCCAAGTCGGTCATCTTCCGCCCCTTCCAACAGTTGGACATGTCCTGGGCGTTGAAGGTCACGGGGACCGATCAGTTGCCTTCCAACTACGACGCTTCCGGCGGCAGCGGCCCTGTGATGGGTGGCGCTGGTCTGTTCCAGTGGGGGTCCATTATCGGACTGCCTCCTGAGTACATGCCTCGCTTTGGCCGCCAGGACATCCCTGTGCGGGCCACGGCGGGAACGAGCGGCCCTTACATCGGCATCAACCACCTGTTTGGAGACTCCGAGACCGCCACCGACGTGGTCCGGGATGTCATCGGTGGAGCCAACACCACGGCCCCTGCGGTGACCAACTCGATCCTGCGGATCAGCACTGCCCTGGGCATCGACTACGGCGGTTGGAGCGTGGCCGACTCATCCTTCCAAGGACGGCTCTACGAGGACGTGAACGCACGGTCTTCGGACATCAACAAACCTCTCCGTGGCATCCAGTTGCCTCCTTACGTCGGCATCGCTCGGGTCTACGGCGTCTACGAGGCTGCGGACTACGCAGCCAACGGTGGCGCGTGGGAGGACGAAGGCTTCACCTTGAAGACCTCGGGATCCATCGGGACCAACCTGCTCCGCACGGATGCGGACAAGCAGACGATGTACATCATCAAGGACGGTGCAGCCGATGTCCTCGCAGGACACGACGCGCATACCTACCTGGTCCCTGAGGAAGCCATCGACATCCAGAAGATCGCCGGATGGACCTCGGCCTCCACCTTCGCGACCTACGACTACGTCGTCGAGGTCGCCGTCTTCGCGTTCGCAGAAGGCTTCATCAACAAGAACAACTACGTCCTGCTCCGCTCGGACGCTGCTGCTGGCCTGGCAGCCAACCTGCTTTCAGGCGGGCGCATGATCATCCCAGCAGCGATGCAGTCCTCTGTGTCGAGCGGAACAGACGGCTACTCGGCCTTCACCCGGACGGTGTACCAGGGTGACCCCTACATGACCCGCAACGGCCCGACCTTGCAGACGGCGGACTACCAGAACCGCTATGGCAAGGTCCCCGTGACGGATGCCAACGCGGTCAACGCACCGCTCCAGCAGTACGACACGGACAATGGCCAGATCCCTGAGATCCCCAACGCCCGCGCTCTGGAAGTGCTGGCCACGGTGGATTTCTGGACCACGCTGGGCACCGGCAAGATGGGCGGTCCTGTCTACACGAGCACCCCCACTGATCCCGGCTACCTGACCGCTTCCGGGACTCGCCTCCCGGAGTCTGCGACCCAGAACCCGTGGCAGCCCCACGCCCGAGCATTCTCGACCCCCCAGCCCGCCAGTGCAGGCTACGCCTCGATGGGTGTGGTCATGGACAACCGCGCGGTGATGGTTGACCAGGCTGTCGTGATCCGGCGCGGCGACAGTGTGGCTACCTTCGCCTACGCCTCGTTTACGGGAGCAACCGTCCAGGAAGACATGTCTCTTCTGGCGGCCCTCATCAACTCGTCCGACATCGCGTGGGCGGAAATCGGGGTCTGGGCAGCCGCCGCAGGACCGACCTGCCGCATCTACGCTCGGATGCCCGGCAAGGAGGGAAGCGAGACCGTCGTGTCGCTGACTCCCGCGACGGGCACCCCGACTGTCATGACCGGGCTCCGGTTGACCGTCAACACCACCTACGGTGCGTTGCCAGTCACAGGGTCGGTCCAGACTGTTGCAGCCCTTACCGGCTACACAGAGGTCCCTGCCAACGCCAAGCAGACGCACAGTGCCCCGACCCCAATGCGCCTCACCGGCATGACTGACCGACTCCCGCTCGGCATCCTGGTGAACGATTCTGACTTCATTGGCGAAGACCCGCTCCGCAAGGGAATGGCCTACGAGGTCCGCAGCGGTGGTGGTGACCAGTCCACGCAGGCTGTGACCACCTTCTCGGCAGAAGGCCAGGAGAACACCCGCCTCAGTGGTCCGGGTGGGATCATGGGCATGGCTGATGGGGCAATCCTTCAATACACCGCCTACAACGCTGCCTCAGCCCCCGATGGGGTCAAGCAGTTCCGCCTCTACCGTGGTGGTGGCTCGGCCTACGTCGTGTCGCCCCAAGCCGCTGGCGGCCCTGTGGACATCATCTCGGGCGGTTTCAGTGAGGGTGATGATCCTGTGCTGAAAGGTGCTGCTCTGGTCGGTCGGGCCTACCTGGTCCGCAACGGCTACGAGGAAGCGTTCACCGGCAACGTCACTCGGTCCTACGGGGACGAGGTACAGATGGTCATTGTGACCAACGCGGTGTACGGCGAGGGTCTCGACTGCGACAGCGGCTACACCCTCGATGGGATCATCAGCCCCACCGACTACGGCAAGGGCTACGCGGCATCTGACCGATACCGTCTGGAAGGCAAGCCCCTGGTCAAGAGCCGGGCTGCTCTCCCTGACCCCAACATCCCGCTGGCTCCGTACCCGCCGGAAGACCCCGCAGACGACGATCCGTGCCCGTGATCGAGGAGTGAGCCTTGACCCCACTACAATCACTTGAGCATCTGACAGACAAGGTTTGGGACTCCTGGTCCGGCGAACGCCTCTCTGGCGGCGTGGGGGAGTTCGACTCCTTCCACGCTCTCGCGTATGACCTCGGGATGGCGATGAACCTCTCCGACGACATCCCCCTGAGCAACGCTGGCGCGAAGATCTCGCGTTCCGTCCAGTCGTTGGAGAAGCAGACCCGCTCGTGGCGCATGGCTGTGAACCTCTCTCAAGAGGGGCACGAGATGGACATCGGCAGGTGGGTTGGCGATCTGGAGAAGACGAAGGGCAAGATCATCGCCATCCAGACCGCTCTGGAGAGAGCGGAGCGGAAGATGCCTTCTGCTCGGGCATCCGGCGAGTACATGAGTTCCGGCCTGGATGCCGACGACTTCAAGAAGGCGTATCTGGCAGGAGAGCACACCAAGAAGTTGATCGACGAGGCCGTCAAGGCGGCCAGGAAGGTGCCGCGCACCGCCTCGGTGAGCCGCGTTGCCTTTCGCTACGCCTCCAAGAGCATGTGAGTGACCCCAAACGGGTACAGGTAGGGCATGACTACACTTCAGCCCTACCGTAGAACTCTCGTCACCAAGGACACCTATGACGCCATGCGTCGGGTGGAGTTGGCTGCGAAGGAGTACGGCAGCATCCAGGTCGAGTACGACGGGGTGTCTGCCGAGCACGCCTCCTGGGATGGGGTCAAGCAAGACCCTGGCCCTCTGGACCTGCCTCCTCACTTGTCCATGCGGCCCACGGGCCGTGAGGTCTACTTGAGCCTGGCGGGCCTGGATGATCCCATGCAGCGCCTGGCTGTGCTCTGGAGCATCGTGGTGCCTCTGGGGTTCATGCCCTGGGACCGCTACCCGGTGCCCTCGGACACGAGCCATGTGTTCCACTACGCCGGGCCATGGTCCACGGTCGCTGATTTCTTGCACGGGGAGGGGCGTGGTGATCTCGCGTGGCCGTCCATGTGCTGCGCGGCACAGATCGAGGTCGGCAGGTGGGGCGGCAACCACACTACGGAACGCACCATCCAGACGCACATGCACCGGCTGGGCATCCACTGTGGGCCTGTGGACGGCAACATTGGCCCGGTCACCATCTCAGCGATGAAGGCCCTCGGCCTCAGCGGCCTGGAGAGCCTGAAGGCTGCGGAGGCCCTGGTGAACATGAGCACCCCGCCTGTGCGCCCACAAGCACGCCAACAGGGTCATGTCGTCCTCGGTGGTGTGTCTATGCAAGCCTTCACATCAGGAGGCGTCCACACGGTGGAAACCCGCAACGGCTACGCTCTGACAGTAGACGGGCCGGGACGCTTGATTCTGACTGTAGGTGAGTGATGAAGACCAGCAGCGTCCCCTTGTACTTCCCGGACGGCATCCCCGAGTCGGTGCAGCGCATTGTGGACCCGGACCAGATCCACAAGTTGGTCGCAGTAGGTCTGAAAGGCATGGAGGACGACTGGTCGAGGCTGGGCAAGAAGGCAGACGAGGTGACACGGGGAGTCCGACCCTGGTGGAAGCGTCTGTTCGGAGACTCCCTGGAAGTGGATGTCGCCCATGTGATGAACGCGCTCTACAGGCCGATGAAAACGTGGCCCGGCAATCTCACCGCCGAGCAAAAGGACGACCTCAACATCATCCGCTACCTGCGGCAGTACGTCGCGGCGGACAACTACCGCCTCACCTCCGTGCAACGCGCCCACCCACCGGGCGAAGACGAGATGGCTAAGGCATTCAAGATGCTCGCCAAGGACGCCCGCCCCGTCGCGGATCGGGTTGAGGACGTCTTCCAGAGGATGATCACCGATGTGGGGGAGGACATTGAACCTCTCTGTGAGGCTGTCTACGGAGAGGAGTGCCCGCCTGGTGAAGGTGAGCGCGTGGCGATGGCGGATGTCCGTGATCTGGTCCGCATCGGCAGGTTCCCTTCGATGACCCCCACAGGGACCAGAGTCATGAAAGCCCTCTGGACTGCTATCCACCGCTGAACGGGGGGCAGCGGCGACACCTTGTCGGGTACTCCTACTCACAGGAGTGATCCCGATGCCTACCGTCCATGAACGACTGAAGGAAGTCCGCGAGCGACAAGACCTCGCCCTTCCCTGCCCGCCAAACTTCCGAGAGACCTTCCTCAAACGCGATGGGAGCGAAGCACCGCTGGTGTTGCGTCCCTACCAGCAGCAGATGGTCGTCCACCTCATGGCGATGAAGCGGTTCGTGGTCGGTGACGACTGCGGACTGGGGAAGACCATCGAGAGCATCGCTGCGTTGTGCCAGTTGTGGAAGCGTGATCCCGACATGAAGGTGATCGTCCTCACGAAGAAATCCAGCGTGCCTCAGTGGGAGTCCGAGTTTGAGCGGTTCACGACTGGGGTCAATGTGTTCATGGCGGTGGGGACTCCGAAGAAGCGGGCGAAGGCACACGACGCCTGGGAGCAATCCACAGGCCCGACTGTGCTGATCCAGGGCTACTCGTCCGCGTGCAACGACTTCGGCACCCTCCAGCACTGGGAGGGCTACACCTTGATCATGGACGAGGTGACGGTGGTGAAGACCCCAACCACCCGCGTCCACAAGATCTGTCGCCACTATGGTGGTCAGGCAGACCGGGTGTGGGGGCTCACGGCGACGTTGATCAAGAACAACCTCATGGAGGGCTACGGCATCTACAAGGTCGTGGTCCCGACGCTGTTCCCCATGTCGAAGAACGGCTTCATGAACAACTACTGCATCACCCGGATGCAGCGGGTCGCGAACGGACGCCAGGTGCCGATGATCGTCGGCTACAACGCACGAGACATCGAACGGTTCCGGGATGAGATCGACCACTACTACCTGGGCCGCCCGAAGCACCTGGTCGCCAAGGACCTTCCGGTGCTGACCACGAAGACCGTGCGTGTCGGCCTCACGAAGTTTCAACACGAGAAGTACCAGGAAGCCCTGTCCGGGCTGCTGGAGTTGGGCGACGGGGACGAGCGGGAGACGACCCAGTTGACCGCGTTGATCTACTGCCAGGAGATCGTGAACCACCCCGCGCTGATCGAGTACCCCGACTACACCTCCGAGAAACTGGACGCCCTGCTGGACATGGTGACCGAGGGTGGCGACCTGCATGATCAGAAGGTCATCGTGTTCACCCGGTTCAAGGAGATGGTCAACACGGCGATGCCCGTGCTGGAGAGGGCCAAGATCAAGTGCGTCCGGGTCACGGGTGACGAGAACGAAGCCCAGCGCAAGGCGGCCATGAACGCCTTCCAGGACCCCAACGACGACACGCGAGTGATCTTCATCACCATGGCTGGCGGCGATGCCATCAACCTCCAGGCTGCGAAGGCGATGGTCTTCTACGACAGCCCCTGGTCGGCTGGCGACTACCTCCAGATCGTGGGGCGCATGATCCGCATCGGGTCGGATCACGACGCCTGCTACGCCATCCACCTGGTGTGCAGGGACACCATCGACGAGCGGGTGCAACAGGTCGTCCGCAAGAAGATGGGCCTGATTGAACAGGTGCTCGGTGAACGGGTCAAGGGAAACAAGGGCGAGGACGTGGTATTCAAGGCCGGGTCCGAGGTCCGGGACATCTTTGACGCCATGGTGCAGGACGCTCGACCGGGAGGGGGGTGATGGAGGGGGTAGGGAGGCCCCTCAGTCCGGTAAGACAATGAAACAGGAGAGCCCTATGGATGACCCCAACACAACCCTCGATGCCCTTAGGCGAAGCGCCGATAAAGCCGCTGTTCAGCGTGTGGTCGTCGTGATCCGCGCCGAGACTGACGGTACGACTGAACTCCTCAACTCCTACGATGGGGTGCGCGTCTATGACAACGGCGCAGTGGACCCCCGTGTCACGATGGGTGGCCCACTGCCCGTGTTCGCCCGATGGTCGGACTGCGAGTCCTATCTGTTGGAGGACCCCGGCAAGCGGAGACCGTGCCTCCTTTCCTATGACGAGGCCCAGAGGGTCTTCAAGACCTCCTTCGCGGACTACACCGACTACATCACGGAGCACACCGAATGAGTGCCCCCAGCCCAGAGTGCAGGATCTGTGGGGGGAGTGGGATGGTCGAAGCACCGCCTGACCCACCCCACCCCCCATCGTTCGACAGGTGTGAGTGTACGCTCCGTAAGGACATCCTCACCAACGTCGAGCGCGGATACCCCGGCCTCTCGGTGGCACCTGTCATTGAGAAGACCCCGCTTCTCGGCCACCACGCCGAGAACGTCTGGGTCACGACCGGGCAGACCTTCTTCTCCCACCTTCGGCATGTGGCGGTGCGTCAACCGGCAACGTGGTCATTCAAAGTGATCTCGGACGCGGAGTTGGTCACCGCATGGCTCGCCACGGCGGGTCTGGGGAGCGGTGAGATCATCGACCCGGATGCCTACAAGGTGAGCACAAAGTACATGACCATCCCAGACCTGGTGTCACCGCCGGACCTGGTGGTGATCCGCATGGGGATCAAGGTGGCCCGCAACGTCGCTGCCCCAGAAGTATTGGCCGAGGCTCTCAACACCCGGCTCCACGCCCGTAAGCCCACCTGGGTGTGGGACACCAAGGCTTCCCCTTTGGATGCCGGGAGCCTGTTTTGGTCTACTGAGGTTGCTTCGACCCTGTCCTCATTCAAGCGCCTCGGGGGCAACGGTGGCGGCGGGATGCCCCCCGGCGGCCCGAAACCCGCTACGAAGAAGCCAAAGCGAGGGGGTATGTCCCGCAAGAAGACTCTGCGAGGTGGGGGATGAAGGTACTCCTGCGATCCTCGTTCCGTGATGGGACGAAGGACAACCCGACGCTGTTCCTGCGGAACGCACAGTCACTCCGGGACTCCGGGCTCGGGTTCGACCTCCCCGAAGACGGGGCCATCTGGGCCTACGTCACAGACTTCATCGACCAGCATCATCACGTCCCGGACGCTTCGACGATCCGAGGGCACTTTGACCGGGTCAACCAGGTCCCTGTGGTGGACCGGCTGGACATGCTCTGCGTCGAGAAACCGCGCACTCAGGGCGACTTCCTGCAACTGCTGGAGTCCCGCGTCCAGGACCGTCGCATCCGTGTGGTCACGGAGGTACTGCGGGAAGCCGCACGCATCGTAGACACTGGGGTCACCATCAAGGAAGGCTACGAGGAGCGCATCCTCCGTGGTCCGGCCCACGCTGTCCGCTACGTCCTCGACAACAGCCACCGGGTCATCACCCCGGTCAACGGTGTCCGGCTCACCGGTGACGTGACCTCGGACGGCGATGCCTTCCTCAAGGAGTACGAGCGGGTGGAGAACGACCCGCTCGCAGGCATCGGTCAGTTTAGCGGCCTGCGCCAGATGGACGTGGCCTTGAAGGGCGCGAAGCGCGGCGAGTTGTGGACCCATGCGGCGTTCACGGGCGGGCTCAAGTCCACGCTGTCGATGAACTGGCACTACAACCAGGCGGTCTACTACCAGCACAGCAGCGTCCTATTCTCGCTGGAGATGCCCTACCAACAGGTGCGGCGCATCATCTACGCCATCCACTCCAGCCACGAGAAGTTTGCCCAGGCCCGCAAGGATCTGGGCATCAGCAAGAGCCTCGACTACAGCAAGATCAGGGACGGAGAACTCAGCGCCAACGAGAAGAAGTTCATGGCCGAGCACGTCGTCCCAGACTTCAATGACCCCACGAACAACTACGGCCACATCCACATCGAGGTCGCTGACCCGGACAAGAGCGACTTCAACGTGAATGACCTCCGCTCGCGGTGCGAACTGCTGTACTCCAAGGACCCTGCGATCCGCATGGTCACGGTGGACCACGCCGGGCTGATGCAGAGCCGTGGAAAGTACCGGAGCACCACCGAGAAACTGAACGAGGTCCTTCGTGATCTCAAGCGTCTCGCTATGTCGTTCAACCGAGGGGCGGGCATCGCGGTCATCGCTCTGTTCCAGATCAGCCGAGAAGGCTACAAGGCCGCCGAGAAGAACGGCGGTCGGTACAACCTGACTCACCTGTCCTATGCAAACGAGGCCGAGCGTTCGTCTGACATCGTGACGGCAGGGTGGGTGGACACCGAGTTGCGGGAGTCGAACCTGGTCAAGATCCAGTGCCTCAAGTCCCGTGACAACGCACCGTTCCAGGACTTCTACGCCGGGGTGTTGTGGCCCTGCCGCCGGTTGATCACCACCAACGATGTCACGCCGCAGACCGCACAGCGTGTAGGACAGGACATCGACCTGGGAGACCTGTAATGCGTATGGTCCACGTCCTGCGGAAGCCCTTGTCCGAAGGGACAGTCGCCTCCAACGTCCTCAAGCACGGTTGTGGTGGTTTGAACATCGACGCTTCCCGTATCTCCAGCACCGGAGATCACATGCGTCCCTTCCAGCCCACGAACAACGACCGTGAGGTCTACGGGGTTCAGGCTGGGTTTCAGCCTACCAACCACAAGGGAGGCCGTTGGCCTGCCAATGTGATCCTCCAGCACCTCGACGGTTGTCGGTGCGATGGGGTCAAGAGGGTGAAGGCGTGTGGCGGGACGAGGACGTTCACGCGGTCCACAGCAAAGGATAGAAACGGGCAGACTGGGGCTGCTTACGGTGCGGAGTCGCGCCCCGAAGGAACCGAGCACGTCAACTACGCCGACGCAGAAGGCAAGGAAACCATCGCCAACTGGATCTGTGAACCCGGCTGTCCCGTTGCTCGGCTGGATGAACAGACAAAACTCTCGCAAAGCAGCAGACCCAACCGGGTCTCTGGGCAGTTCACTCAGCCCGGTCAGAAGGGTCTTATCTACGGCAACGGCTTCGGCGGTGTGTTGTCTCCCACTTACAACGACAAGGGGGGAGCCAGTCGCTTCTACAAGCAGGTAGGCGGCAAGGCCGATGGGTAGGGCAAAGGCGGCAGCAGACCGCATCCGAGCCGAAGTACCCATCGTGGACGTGCTCTATGAGTACGGCTACCACGTCCACCCAGACGGAGACGACCGGGAGCAGCAGTTTTCGTGTGATCTCCACGGCGACGGGGCTGACACGAAGCCCTCGGCCCGCGTGTACCCGGAGTCGGCCTCGTTCCACTGCTTCGCTTGCGGTAGATCACGGGACGCCATCACCCTCGTCCGAGAAAAGGAAGGCATCGACTTCTGGCCTGCCGTGAAGGCGCTGGAGGGCCGCTACGGTCTTGACCCCCTGCCATGGGAAGGACCCGAAGAGCCCCGCAAGGACAAGGCCGTCCACAAGATCAATGAGGCTCTGGAACACACCGCCGAGACCCCGGAACAGTTGCTCAACAGGATCTCCCGGATCATCGACTCGTGTTGCCGAGAGCGCAGCATTCCGGCTGAGAGGTGCGCGGCCTTCTGGGAGGCACACGACAAGGTAGACACGGCCTGGCGTGAAAACGCGGCCCCCGAAGCCACTGTGAAGGCGGCTGCGAGCAAGGTCCTTCGCACCGTTCGTGAATACCTGGGGGTAGCCTCCGCTCAGACATCGGTACATCCCTCTGAGGAGAGCACATGAACATTCTGGAAAGCCTCAAAGAGATCAGCCGCCCAAAGGTCGCCAAAAAGCCGTGGATGGAGGCCGTAGATCTACGGCTCGCCACTGTGGATGACCTGGACACCATCGCACAGGAGTGCATCGACGCAGGCATCTACGCCCTGGACCTGGAAACGACGGGTCTGGACCAGCGAGCCTTTGCGGGCGGGTCTGGACGCAAAGAGACGGTGGACAAGATCGTCGGCTACTGCATCGCCCCCAGCCCGGAGAAGGGTTGGTACATCCCCGTCCGGCACAGGGCTGAAGGGGCAGCAGCAAACGTCCCGCCACGCCTTGCGGTGGACCTGGTCAACCGCATCCAGGAGACCGGGGCGCAGGTCGTCTTCCACAACGCCAAGTTCGACCAGAAGTTCCTCGACTACGAGCCCTCAGGCCGGGCCGGGGATTGGGATGACAACACAACGTGGCACGACACCATGATTCTGGCCTACCTGCGGAACACCCGCACACGGGCGAAGGGTCTCAAGCCCCTGTCGAAGAATGAACTCGACCGGGAGATGATCGAGATCAAGGAGTTGTTCCCACCCGAGGCCGTCAAGGCGAAGAAACTCGACTTCTCGACCCTGGACCCCACCTGGGAGCCTGTCGTCTGGTACGCAGCGGCAGACGCCGTGAACACCCTGGCGCTGTTCCACATCCTCCACCCCTCGGTCGTGGAGAAAGACAATCAGGGCCGCCACCAGAAGGGCATCTACAAGTTGGAGAAGGCGTGCCTGCGAGCAACCATGTGGATGGAACAGAACCGCATCAACATCGACCGTGACCGTCTGGAAGGGTTGATGCGCCTGGGCCAAGATGAGTGGTGGGGGTGCATCAACGAGGTCTACGACGAAGCCTCCACCATGCTGGAGCGCGACGTCCGCCCCTCGTGGGTCAAGGAGATGCAGACCGGCTACGACCCCAACACTCTGGACCCCAACTACATGGAGGTCCGAGAGCGGGCGATGGTGGGGTCACAGGACAAGGCGTTGGAGCCTATCGAGAGGTCTGTGCCTCGGCTCGATGACCCCCGCAGGCAGGAGAGCGTCGAGTTCCCAGCGGTCTACGACGTGACCATCCCCGCCAACCTCGGGATCATGCTGCGGGAGATGGGGGTTAAGGGCCTGGCGGTGACCGAAAAATCCGGCCAGGTCAAGACGAGCAAGGACGAGTTGGACCGCGTGATCTCGGAGGCTGGTGACCAGTTCCCGTTCATGGCGAAGGTCAAGCGGTTCCGTGAGGTCAGCAAAGGGTTGGGCACGTTCCTGTTCCCGATCTGGTGGGACACGACGCCCGAGCGCAGTCCGGGGGGCTGTGTGTGGGCCAACTTCAACGGGCAGAAGGTAGACACGGGCCGTTTCAGCACCCCGACCCCACGAGACAAGCACAAGGATCGCTTCATGGGTCAGGTTCGGTGGGGCGTCCACATGACCCCAGCGACCTACGACAAGTCCAAGCCCGAGTGCGTCCGGCGCATCCGGGAGGTCGTCACAGCGCGTCCTGGGCACGTCCTGTTCGCCATCGACTACAGCGGCGTCGAGTTGCGGATCGTCACCAACCTGAGCGGCGAGCCGAAGTGGATCAACGAGTTTTTCCGGTGCTCCAGTTGCGAGCACACCTTCCCACGGGACGCCCGCCCGCCTCCCTTCTGCCCCGAGTGTGGGTCCGACAAGATCGGTGATCTCCACAGCCTCACGGCCATCGGTGTCTTCGGGGACGAGATCAAGGGCACGGGTGAGTTCAAGCAGCGCCGCCAGGAGGCAAAGGCCCTCAACTTCGCCATGGCCTACGGTGGGGGTGGTTCCGCTGCCCAGCGTGCTGTCGGTGTGGACCGGGAGGAAGGCTGGCGCATCAAGAACCAGTACGACAAGACCTACAAGGTGCTGCGGAAGTGGTGGAAGAAGCAGCACCTGACTGCCCGCAAGCAGAAGTACGTCACGACCGCCTACGGTCGGAAGTACCCCCTTCCCGACATCGACCACGAGATGGGTGGCTTCCGGTCGAAGGCCGAGCGCAACAGCGTCAACGGACCTGTCCAGGGCACTTCTGCCGACATCATGAAGTTGGCGATGGCGAAGTTGTACCGGGCCTTCAAGAACCGAGACTGGCTCGACCTGGTGCTCATGACCATCACCATCCACGATGAGTTGGTCTTTGAGATTGACGAGCGGATCGCTGGTGAGGCCGTTGAGGTCATCGAGAAGATCATGGTGGACGATGCCGCGAAGGGTCTCCAGTGGCTCGTACCGCTCAAGGTGGATGTGGAGTTTGGCGACAACTGGACCGTGCCCTTCAACCTGACCGAGATGACCTGGAACCAGGGCGGCGGGAAGTGGACGGAGCACTGGGCCAAGGTGTTCCCGAAGCACTACCAGCACTACCTCTCGTGTGGTGGGGATCCCGTCAGCGGGGTGGAGGCCCCCACGGATGATCTCGCGACAACCACAGAGAAGGGTGTCCCTCTCCGAGATGTCAGCGAGGCCGAGATTGGAATCCGGTCACCTGACCGAACCAGCCCAGCCCGGAAGCCTGAAAAGGAAGGCACGTCCTACGTCTACCGTTTGCGGTCCTTGGACGCCCGGAATGCTGAGTGCCTGGCCCGCGTGATCCTGCGTTGTGAGGGTCGAGGCACCGATACCTTGTTTGTACGAGACAACAGAGGGAACGACCTCCTGGAGCGGCCCGTGCGGGTCGCTTACGAGGAGTTTCGTGTGATCGCCGACTACGAGGGCCTGTGATGGACAACGAAGAACTCACCCAACAACTGACCCGGCTGACGCATACCGTCACGGAGTTACTTCTGTGGGTTCAGGAGGCCGAGTCGAAGGAGGTGTTGCCCCCAGGCACCCTCCGGGAAGCCCATCGCGTTGCTGAACGGGGGCGCGTCGTGAGTAGGATCAAGACCATGCGCGAGACGCTGGACATGATCGACCAGGCCGATGATCTGACCAGCCTCCGGGTATCTTTGAGGGACTCCCTGAAACAACTGGAGGGTCGTGTGGATTCTATGAGAGGGGCACATGGGAAGACGTAAACCCCTGGAACCACTACAGGCTGACGGGGCCGTCTACGAGTGCGCCCACAAGGACAGGTGGCCTCCGATTGAGGTCATCGCGTACCAGGCAGAACTGATCGACCCTCTTCCTCCTGGTGTTCCCATCGCTGAAGCCTTCCGAGGGGTCCTCTCGGACGTGACTCACCAACGCATCCGCACCTGGGAGCAGGTGTGCGGTCAGCGCGAAATGTCCCTACAGAAGTGCCCCGGCTGCCGATTCAGCCTCAAGGACGGGACCTCCACTACCGTTGTAGGGACGGGGTTGACCCACACGATCCACACCCCACACCCCAAGAAGAAGCGACAGTAGGGGGAGGGGGAGAGTATCTTTCGGGTATTACAGGGCTCACCAGAGGTAGCATTATGACCCCCATGACTGACATCTTCTTCGTGGACGAGGACCCCACCCTGTGCGCTCAAGTGCTTTCAGACCAGCATGTTCGGACGCAGGTGGCACAAGTCGGAGCGGTTTTGGCCGCTTCTTTGTCCCACAGAGGGGTCGCAGGTGGACCGATCCTCAGCAAAGCCACCCGCCGATCCGGCGTGCGTGCGAACACCGCTGCAATCGCCTGGGCCAACGAGAACTGGGATCACTTCATGTGGCTCGTCTTCTTCGGCATGGCCGTCATGGAGGAGCACGACCACCGATTCGGGGTCATGCACCCCTCAAGCGCAGTTGTCCTCGCAGCAGGCAACGTCGGCCATCTGTTGCATGAGGGGGATCCGCTCATCCCTGCGACCTGGCCGACAACTCAGGCGTCCCGCGAGTACATCAACCGCTACGACTTCACCCCGTTCAACGCCTACCAGAACGTCCTCCGTGACCTCTACGAGGTCTGGGCTGAGGGCGATGACTGCGCGACCTGGACCAACACCTACCCGCCCAACTGGTTGTCGGATGTAGGGGAAGTGCTGCACACCGACTGACGCGGTAGTCCTACTATAGGACCGGGAGGGTGGAGTCTCCATGTCGCCAACCCTTCGCAGAGCCGTCTGATGCCCCGCATCTACACAAAGGTCATCCCAGTGAGGACCGTGGTCGATGTAGTGAAGCGCGACCCGCAGTGGTCGAACGCTGAGGACGCCCCCACGATCTCAATCAAGGTCAAGGTGACCTTTGAGACAGTCTTCACGGAGCACAAAGAAGCCCTGTGGTTGGAGGGTGATGTGCAGGTGTGGCCCGACCGTGGGGTGGACATCCTCGCACTGGAGCCGCAGTACGGCACCGTCATCGGCCCCCGCGTGGCTACGGTCCTGGACATTTATGAGGACGCGCTTCGACAGGCGTTCAAGGACACCAATCTGAACATCCTGGGGGTGGCACCGTGAGCACAAGGAAGCGCCTGACCCGACAAGCCGCCTCCCTCTCGCTCGGCGGGCGGGATCTGCCCCTGGAAGCAGACCTGAAAGCGGATGTGGCCTACGACCATGAGTTGGTCGGCAAGGACGTTGAGGTCTCCAGCATCGCTGGGGGAACCTTGCACCCTTACAGGGACAGGAAGGCTGTGATCCAGGGGGTCATCACTCGCTTCGGTGAGATCGTCGGATACCAGGTCACTGTGGGCGGGAAAGTGCATCATGGTCCCGCCAAGGACTTCTATGTGGACCGTTCGGTGGTGGAGGGCGTCCAGCCGCCGACCGCAACCTCAGTTGCCCTTCGTGAAGGGTTGTCGCACTGGGGTCAGCAACGCACCTACTGGCACACGCAAGCCGCCGGGCTGGAGTCGATGGCTTTCGCCGTGGCTTCCGTGACCCCACAGGCGGTGGCCCAACATTACGAGTGGGGTTGGGACTTCGCTGTTCCTGATCTCATGCCGGGGGGCTGCACAACAGTCCGGTGCCCGGCGTTCCAGCACAACGACTTCTGGACTGTGACCACATCGGTCTTCCCTCTCCGTGGGGGCCTGCAACCCAAAGCCCCGCTGATCGAAGACCACTGGCAGCGCACCTTCATGTGGACATTAGCCATCGCGGACGGCATGTCGAACCTCGACACCGACCCCTGGCCCTGGAAGAGGGCTGTGGCCAGCATCAAGGCCCGAATGTTGGCCACGGAGCAGGTGCTGGTGCCCTTGTTGAACGAGTGCTTGAACGAGTGCCTGGAAGCCCGGCGAGAAATCTCAGGGTCAGCGCCCGACCTCGTGCCGGGATCAGTCTCGGTGGGCTTCTCGTCGGTGCGCCTGAAACCCAACACCATCGGCCTGACGGAACCGCCGACAGATCGCCGTCCCTACACGGTGATCTCCATCGCCCCCCAGGCTGCCAGGTCACGCCACTACTTGCGGCAGGTGGTCTTGCACGAGTGCATCCACATCGCTGTAAACAACGGAAGCGGGGAGAAGCCTCACAACGACCTGTTTGACGCTATTGCGGAGCGTGTGGGGTTGGAGCCAAAGCACAGGGACTAAGGGGATTTTCTGCGAGGGGGGTGGGATCACTGCGCCGGTTCGGTAGTACCAAGCACCTGCTTGAACCCGTTCCCGGCAAGACCATGAAGATCGGCATCGTCTCCGCACAGAAACACTGCAAGACCCACCTTCGCCAGTTGGCTTCGGATGGTCACGAGGTCTACTGCCTGGGCGCAAAACCCAAGCAGATACCTCCTTCCTACGATGTGCTCATCGTCCGCATCGCCTCGATGCGGCACTGTGACTCCTACAAGGAGTGGGCGAAGACCACGGGGCGTCCAGTGATCTACGAGGATGGCCTATCGGGTGCGCGGCGTGAACTGGCGAAGATCCAGTCCCAGGCCACGACGCCGCAGTTGGCCACCGCAACGATCTCCGTTCAGGATGTCCTGGACCAGATGGTGGAGTGGGGCAGTGTCCTGCTTGACGCCCGCCCTCTCTCCAACAACCGCGACATATCACGCCACCTGAGTACCTTGCTGCGAGAGCAGTTTCCTTCAATGGCTTCCAACTCAAAGGCACTGGTCGCCAGCGTAGTGGCTCGGTTGAGCAACCCGTCCACGGGCGGTGCTGTGCTGACCGAAGCACCGCCAGAGCCCTACACCACCCCCTACACCGCTACCGTTACCGAATCCGAGGCCCAGGAGCCCCCTGTGATTGAACCTACCCAGAACACCCCCTACCCCGCCGGTCTTGAGGGTTGGTGCAAGGTCTACACCCAATCAAAGTTGAAGGTTGCCTACAAGCAGGCGGTTGAGGGCCTGGACCTCATGGAGAAGGGGAAGCAAGGTCTTCCGTCGAGGGATGACCTCTGCCGCGAGTTCAAGAAGGCGGAAAAGGGGCGTCGGATGACGAACACTGTCGCCAAGAAGATGGTCTCTCTCGTCAAGGGCAAGCCGTTGGCCTATGTGATGCTCGTGTACCTGGCGATGCCCGAAGACCACCTCTTCGTGAAGCAGGCATTCTGCGCCACCTACAAGCAGATCACCGGCAAGGGATCGGACACGCGCCTCTGGCGGGCCGTGGAGTGGTATCTGGGCCGCACCGAGCCGGTCCACGAACCTACGATCATCACGCCCCCGGCAGCGAAGACGGAGCCACAAGGCATCCAGCCCGGAAAGGTGTTGCCCCCTCTTCCACCAGGCTTCCTGGTCCTTCGACCAGGCACGGCGAGCCAGCCGTTCCCCCCGCCTCCCACTGTGGGAGATCCTGGCTCCCGACCGGCGGTGGAAGCCCGTGTGCTCTCGGATTCGGACAGGAACACCGAGGACATCCTGGGGATCATCGAAGACTTCGCAGACTTCAAGAATCAGTTCCAGAAGTGGAAGGGCCACATGATCTCTCAGGCGGACACCACAGAGCAGAATCTGGAAGAGGCCATCAAAGCGGGGCTCGACCCTCGCACCAACGCCAAGTTGGCTCAGATGGAGAAGCGGATCGGCGACCTGTTCGCCACCCAGTTGAAAAACTTCAAGCATGAGATCAACCGCACCCTTGAACCCCGAGTCAAAGCACTGGAGGACAGTTCGGGTCTCGCGCTCGATGCGGAGCGGCAGCCGTCCGGTGACTTGTCCTCCAACCCGTTCGACGCGCTGGAGCAGGTGAAGGCTGCGCTCAAGGCGGCTGGATTCAAGGGCACCCTCACCCTCACCATCGAGTAAACCCGCATGAACCGATCCTACATCGAAGGGATGATTAGCGAGATCATCATCAACGCTCCCAGTCCGAATGTATGGAGCGAAGGCGAGTACGAGGTCAGGGACTACCGGGGAACCGTCGAAGTACGCTTCTCTGGCTTCTCGGACCTCTGCGAGTTCGTCAACGCCGTTGAGAGGCGGGGTTGGGTAGCGACCATCAAGTCCGACGCCCGACGCCTTCTGTTCGGCGTGACCTTCGACATCCCGGCAGGCGAGGACCACGAGGGTTTGGCCTTGTTCGTGAGTGTGCGAGCCATGAACACCACCCTCCGAGCCTTGAAGAAGACGTACCCGGAAGTCACCCAAGAGTTCAACGCCCTTCTCGCCGCAGACGGCAAGACTTGGCAATCCGCCGCCCCTCCCCGCTGGATTCAAGGGCACCCTCACCATCGAGTAAACCCATGACCCCCACCTATGCCGTCAAGGACGGCAGGTACTCCTACACGCACATCACGGGCGAGGTCTTCGACACCGGACCCGAGATGGCGATGGTCTTCGACGTGCATGACGATCCAAGCCGCTCGATCCGCGTGACCTTGCACAAACATGGCCCTGTGGACAAGGTGACGCACTGGTACGAGGCCGCCATGGCCGCTTACAAGGAAAGCGGGCACCTTGAATGGGCTGAGGGCTTCATTCTCGTCACCGGGAAACTCGACGTGGACGAGGTGAACAAGGCCCTTGCGATCACAGGCTACTGCCCGTCGTTCCTGCCGGAAGGTGCGTGATGGGACTCTCTCTCCGTGTCTACCTCTACTGGACGTGACCCGTGTACATTCCGAACAAGGTCCACCACTTCCTTCGCCCTCCCACCAAGGCGAACGGGGTTCCGTGCTCCCCCTCTTTCCCTGTGTCGGCGGCGTTGAAGTCTTCGGCAGCGACGTGGAACAACGCTCGCAAGTGGGCAGAGAAGGGGGCGGGTGAGCCCGACCAGCCCGAGGTCGTCTGCGAGAACCCCCCGCGAGGTGGCTACCGTATCGTCGGAGCCGAGCAGCGTGGTCAGGGTGGTCGAGCGTGGCAGGTTGTCACCCCTGACTACTTCCTCGTGGATCTCCGCGAAGATGTGTTCCTCCCCATCCTTCTGGAGAAGGGCTTGCCCGCAACGGGGGTCATCGACGCCGAGTTTCAGTGGTGCGTGAACGGCTCCCAACTGCGATTGGAGCAGGTCGGTTCCAAGTCCCACGCGAAGTACGTCTCCGAAGACGAGTGGCATGGCCGAAAGAAGGCTCGTCCGAAGAAGAAGTACGTCGGCGTCCGTGATCTCGTGGTCGGACAGGCGTATGCGTTTGAGGGTCACGGCGTCCCCTCACACAAGAGGTATCTCGGTCGAGTCCGCATCAAGGGCAAGATCAAGACCCTGTGGACCAGAGACGCAGCCGTGGACTTCGCCTCCCGCTCCGGTATCTGTTGGGGCCATTATCTTATGGTGATGACCGGATCCAAGGCTATCCGCAAAGCCCCCGTGACGCGGGGATGTATCAACTGCATCGACCCCTCCAAGTTCGATGTGGAGCGCATCCTTGATGGCAGTGCTCTCTTTGATGGCATCGGGCAGCAGTTTGCGCCCGAACAAGTGGAAGTGCTGTGAGTCTTTCCAATCTGATTCAGCAGAGCGGCATCGGCGGCTCTCCGACCTGCACCTGCATGGTCTGTGGCAAGCAGGCCAAGGCGGTGACGGAGAACTGGGAGCACCCCACGGCCTTCTCCCCGCCTGACGGGTGGCACTGGATCGAGAAGGAAATGTGGGTCGAGGAAGGATACTGCTGCGGCTGTATCCCCGCAGGCTGGAGGAAGCACTGTAGCGGCCAGTGGATCAAGCCCGGTTTCACTGGGGTTCAACAGATCAACGAGGGGCGATGGCTCACAGGCGTTGGGGTCTACGACGATCTGGTCGTCGCCATCAACGCCTGTGAAGAACGAGCCGACGAGATCCGCTCGTTCAAGGGGGTACTGTGACTGAGAAGAACACACCACCATGGCAGCAGGAGCACCCCAACTACGCGGGCTGGTTCGCTGAGTACGGCGGAGACAACTGGGGAGAAGTGGGCGAGATCGTTCACCCACCGACCGCCGAAGGCCGACATGCTGCCCAAGAAGAGGCCCAAGAGTTTCAGGACTACTACGCATCCAAGACCGACGACGAGGGCTACATCGCGGAGTTGTACTCGACGGCGGCTCCGCTCGCGTTGAGCGCGGGCGGCTTCTTCGCCATGTGTGACTGCTGCGACTGGGGCTACACCGAACTCGACAGCGTCGGCTGGATGGGTGGTGTGTAGATGGGATGGAAGATTCGACCAGACTGTGTGATCGAGGGGTGTGACTCCGAACAGGCCGTAGGGCGACAGTGGTGTCGGGATCATGATCCCGAACGCTGCCAGGCGGCGGTGAGCATCACCACGCACTCCCACACCCAGGACCGCTGCCGCAACCGCGCCAAGCCAGGTCAACGCTTCTGCAAGACCCACTTGAAGGGTTGAGGGTAGGGTGAACCCTACCCATCGGAGGACACAATGGCAAAAGGCAAGATCAAGCGCGTAGCGAACCTCGACCCCCAGAAATGGGAGAACGAGTCGTACCTGTTCGTGAAGGTGGAGGGCTCCTGGTCAGCACAGGCCGAGGAATACCTGCTGCTCACGGACCACGAGGTCACCGAGGCCAGCGACCGGGCCAGCAAGAACACCGAGGACGTGCCTGACCTCAAGCGTGGGGTCTTCACCCGCGTGGACAACCGAGACAAGCACGCCGCCGCAGACGACTACTACATCGCCTTCCAGGTGCGGGACGCGGACGGCAACGACGTGGACCTGATGTTCACCGAGGAGGCGATGGACCGCATCCGCAAGCGGGTCGAAGCCAACGCCGAAGACGTGGAGGCAAACAAGACTGGCTGGCTGGCAGACCTGTTCGACTAAGGAGCGACCGTGAGCAAGAACATCAAGATCATCGAGGGCAAGGACGGCAACGACGTCGAGGTCGTGACCCGATCCGCTTCAAAGAAGCGATTGGCGCGACACCCAGACAAAGACAAGCGCCCGCTGTTCGGCGGTCCCGAGTCCGTCCTCGGTGGGCGGGTCCAGAAGGATCTGGACAACGCGCTGATGTACGCCTCGCTCGACGCGCTCATGAACCCGCAGGGGGAGTGATGTCCGACGACAAGCCCCACACCACTATGTTCCCCATCGACCACGGCGGTGTGCTCACTGCCGCAGCCAAGGCGGCGGGATTCGTAGAGATCGCCTCGACGCCCGCCATCAACCACGGCGAGATCAAGGGGAGAAGGGGGGTCACGATGACTCACCCATGGGAAGACCCCAACCTCATGCCGCTGTACCAAGTCCAGTTGGAGACGCGGGACTTGCTCGTGTCCTACGAGATCGCCACCCCGGACTTCGACTATGTGGAGATCGCCATGGCCCACCTGCGAGAGCGGCTGCGTGATCCCCACGTCCCCATCCACTACGGCGGTGGTGGCGACATTGGCTACCACCCCATCGGTGACGGCAAGCCTGTGGTCATCGAGTGGAAGGTGACGACGGGCACCCTGAGCAAGAAGTCCAACAACGACGAAAACGCGCCCCCCAGACCGTGAGGTCCAGGGGGCGCGTTCGTCATGGGATTAGCGGGGGCGCAGCATCGCCACGCACTCGGCGTGGTGTTGGCGGGAGTCAGGCCCACGAAGGTCACCCTTCTCAGCCATGCACGCCATGATGGCGTACCGGGCTTCGTCGTTGGGCTTCACTACCTTCTGGTAGTAGACGCCCACTCCGACGAGGAGGGCAAAGATGGTGGCAGCAGCAGCAATACGATCAGTCATGTGATCTCCGTTTCAGCAGTGGTGGAGGGGAACCCCCTCCACCTACTTACGGAAGCAGCACCCCCTTTTAACGGGGCGGGATCAAACTACTTGCCCAGAGCGCCCGACACCGCTGCCTTGAAGAACAAGGCACCGAAGGTGCCGAGGAGATGCCCGGCCTTCTTGACTGCCTGACGGGCCGACTTCTTTTCGGCTCGTTCGGCATTCTGGAGGGCAGCCACAGCATCACTCGCGACACGAGGGCTGGCCCAATCGATCTTCGGGGTCTCGCCTCGCAGCATCTTGTTGATCTCACGCTTCGCGATCTTGACGCCCTCAGGGCCGAGATTCTCAACGGCGTCAGCCATCAAGGAGAGCACGAGCGCCTTCGTGGGGTCATCGGCATCGGAAGCCAGTGCGTCCAGTTCCTCCTGAGCCTTCGCGACGGCAGCGTTGCCGACCAGTGGGATCAGGGACTCCAGGGTGCTTGAAAAGTCAGACATGGCTCAGTCCTCCTCGGCGGGTTCGGGTGAGGCGGCAGGTGCAGCGGGGAGCGGGCAAGACAAGGGAGCGATTTCTGGCGGTTGCTCAGACGGCTCTGCCTCGATCATCCCAGCGTTCCACAGGCTCATGGACTTGTGCCACTCATGGCGAGCCTCGATGGTCAGCACGAAGTCCGCAGCCTTCTCGCACTCGGGGTCAGAGAACTGGGGTCCCTCGGCATCCGACTCGCAGGAGCAGTGCTCTTCGATGAAGGTCCGAAGGTACTTGGCCTGCTGGGTAGCCCAGTTGTCGTACTGGTCGAGTTCGGCCTGATAGACACGGGCGTCCCGCAGGACGGTCTTGTGGGCGCACCCGGCTGTCAGACTGACAGCGACGAGAAGCGCGGTGATTTCTGCTTTCATGGCGATTCGCCTCCAACGATGGTTCACCGGACTATACCGGCGACACATCGTTGGAGGCGAATAGAGGGGCTACCACCAGTGGTGGTCAGGGTGGGAATCCAACTCGGCAACGTAGGCGGCCACGGCGGCAGCATCCCGAGCAGCCTCGATGGCTCCCACAGCCCGCTCCAGGGCAGCGTAGCGAGCGGGGTGCTCCAGGATCATGTCGGGGTCGAGGTCGATGCCGAAGGCGTCCTTGAGGGACACCGTTTCAATCTCGGCCTCTTCGCCGGGTTGGTCCCAGGTCGCAGCGCAACCAGGGGAGTAGGTCAGGGAGCCGGTCACGATGCCCATTCCGGGCAGGGTCACAGCGTCTTCGGTGGTCAGGGTCACAGTAGGCATGGGGTCTCCAGGGTGGGGGTCAACAACGCCGAAAATGCCCCCCGCCAACGTCGCTACTGTCGCGGGGGGGTCGCATGAACACGGTCGCTGCGGGACGCACTACAGTAGTGCTGCCAGCCCAGCGAACGGGTTGTAGGTGAGGTCACTCCAGGTGTCGGCAGGGGGAAGCGGTCCTTGATACGGAGGCCGGGTCATGTCCGCGATCTCTTCGTAGAGGAAGTCCGCCAGAGCCACCATGCCAGCCTCGTCGTCCGACGCGGGGAAGATGACTCTGCCCCGAGGTCGGATGCCGTAGGTATCCTTGTAGACGTCGGAGTAGAGGGAGTACGCCTGGTCAAGGCGGGTTTGGGGGGTGATGAAAACTCCAGTTGGGGTTGATGGGGAAGGGGAACAGGAAGGGAATGTCGGACCGCCCAAGGATACGAACCTCGGACCACGACTCACTCGTTGGAGCGAGCGTCAACACATCGCCCTGCTGCTCCAACAGCAAGGATCAACGTCGGTTGTCGTGGTGACCGTCACGGCCATAAGGGAGGCAGCATCGTCGTCGCTGCCTCCTTGCATCTACTTACGGAAGCAGACGAGAGTTTTAACGAGAAGGAGGCCAAAAAAAGATTCGGGTGCCTGTGAATGCCCATGGTCCCTCGGTTTTCGGGAGGTAGGGAAAAAACTCGGAGGGTGGCCGTTAAAAGTGCCTCCTGCTTCCGTAAGTACATGACACCCCCTCTCCCCTTCCCCGTGCCGCCCAGCGGCCAACCGGAGCACCCATGACTTACAACCCCAACAGCCTGACTGACCGCCGCAACCTGGCGACCGCTCTCTGCGCTCGCCTCACCGAGTGCGGCTTCACCCCCGTCACCCGCAAGGGGACGAAGGAAGCCATCTACTCCCGTCCTGTGGATGGCACGGACGGCACCATCAAGGTGCTGGTCTACACCAGCGTCGTCCCTGTCCGGGGCGGCTTCGCCGTCCGCAAGGAAGGCAAGGACGCCATCCGCGTCTGCGCCGTCTACACCGGCAAGGGCGGCAAGGAACGCGGCATCGCCCGTGCCGACAAGCGGGTCAACCGCACTGGCACCATCGAGGCCACTGTCGAGCGCACCTACCAGCGGATGCGCGACGTCTACAAGACCGCCGCAACCTGCGAGCGGTGCCGCTGTGGCGCTCCGAAGTTCGTGAGCAAGAAGGGCAACGAGGTCTGTGCTGACCTGTGCTTCCTCTCGGACAGCGAGCGCAACCGCCCGGCCCCGCGCCATCCTCGTCGGTCCTACGGTCGGGGCTACCGGCCTCGTCGGCGTCGGTCGTCCTACGTTTCGACGTCCTACGACATCGAGTGCGCTCTCAACGGGGTGGCCCCATGATCCGCCACCTGACCGCCCTGTTCCATCGGGCACGCTGCGACCGTGCCGTGTTGATCCCGATGCTCGACAAACTCACCCCCCTGGAGCAGCAAGCCTTGTGGCGACTGCTCCAGTCCGTTCAAGACGACGCCCAGCGCGACGGTGCCCGCAAGGGTGCCCGCCAGCCGTGGCGTCGATGATCCCCCACCCCACACGCCAGGAGGTATCCCATGGCTGACATCAACAAACTCATTGAGCAGTTCGCTGCCGGGGTCAAGTCCTCTACTCGTGAGGACGTGACCAGCGGCAACCTGGAAGGCTTCAAGGACTTCAACCTGTCCGCGAAGCCCGCAACCCCCCGCAAGACCACCACGCCCACTGTGACCCCGCTGGAAGCCGCCCAGGCAGTCCGCGAGGCTGTGGCCGCGAAGGGCGGTCGCCGTCCGAAGGTCACCTACTGGAAGCCCGTCGCCGCGAAGACCCTGGGCATCAGCAAGTTGTTCGCCAAGCGATGGCAGGCTGTCCTGGACGCCGGGATCGACGCGGGCCTGTTCCGCATCGACACCGAGACCCTGGCTCACCCCATCCTCGTCGCGCTCGACCCTGAGCCGGAACCCGAGGTCGAGGAGCCGGTTGCCGTGACCCGCCCCCGCGTGGTCGAGGACAACGACGACTTCGACTACGACCGCTCCTGGCCTCCCGAAGGCTGGGTCGCCCCTGTGACACTCCCTTGTGGCCACATGAACCACAAGGGCCACGGAGTCACCGAGGACGACCCGAAGCAGGTCGCCGCCCGTGCGGAAGGCTTCTGCTGCGCTGCTGCGAAGCAGAACGCGCAGCAGGTCGCCCGGCTGAACCCCGGCACGTCTGGACGGAACGTCCACCTTCACGTCAACTGGCGTGTCCGTGGGCTGACCCATCCGGTCCCCAAGGCTTTGCGCCGCTCCCCTGAGCGGGAAGCCAGCGGTGGCTTCCCCGGCCTCTGCTGTGATCCCGAGTCCGGCCTCTACATCGGAGGTCTGGGCAACAACTGTCGCCACTACCACACCGGCTCTGAACGCTGTGTGATCCATGCACCGAAGGAGGTCAAGTGATGTCTGCTGTTCAACCCCTCGTGGCTGTAGCCACGATCCCCGTCCCGACCGGCTGGCGGTTCGTCCTGGAGGACGACATGCCCAGCATCGAGCGTGACGTGGGAGACTTCACCCTCACCGTTGGTTTGGACGACGGCAAGTGGCGCTGGTGGCTCTGCCCCCGTGGCCACAGCGGTGCCGTCCCAAGCCCCGGCAGCGGTGCGGACATGGTGGACGCCATCTGGCAGGTCTTCGACGCCCTCGCCCGCCGCCTTGATGGAGGTGGAGCATGACCCGCTGTGACCGCTGCCCGAAGCCCCTCGGCGTCCATCGGGTGTCGTGGTTCAACCTCGACACCATCTGCACTCGCTGTCAGGCCCAGGAAGAAGCCCACCCCGACTACGCCTATGCCCGCGATGTAGAACGCAAGCGGGTACAGGTTGGTGACTACAACTTCGTTGGAGTCGGCTGGCCTGGAGTCAACGGCAGGGTGCTCCGCACCCGGTAGACGGGCTATCGCCTCCGACTGTTCGGAGGCGATGCTCGTGAGCCGTGAGATCCAGATAGGACACCCGTGCCCGCACCTCATCATTGAGGAGGTGGTCGCGTTAGGGGCGGATAAGAAATCACTGTCCACCCGTGCGCCTGTGTCATCAGCCAACAGCGTCAGGATCCTGGTCAACAATCAGGTCTATGTGCCGCCTGGGGGCCTCTACTCCAAAGCCATTCTTTCGGGAAGCGTGGGTCCTTACCGCATTGAGAAATGCGTGGGGTTCGCAGGACCGGAAGGCAACACTCTCACCGTGACGGCCTCGCAAGGGACTGTGACCGTTGACCTCCCCCTGTCGCAACGCCTCAGCGTGGATCGGCTGGTCCGCGCCTTGAAGTTGACGCCTCTGGATGGTCTGGTTGGGATCACCAGCGTCAACGGCTCGGTGACGTTCACGGACAACCACGCCACAGGCTCGGAGTCCGTGGTCAAGGTCAGCGGCGACGGTGCCGATTCTTTGGGTTTCGTTCAACGGGGGGCTCGCGGGCGAGAAATCTATCCGGGGTGGACCCTGGTTTCGCGACCGGACGTGCTTCCGAGTGCTGATCTGCGCGGGCTGTTCCCTGTTCCTGCCCGGTATCCTCGCTTCAAGAAGCCGGTTCCCAACGGGTCGGACTTCAAGGTCACCTACACCGCGATGCCCGAGAGGTGTCCCCGGTGCCAGGCCACCTACATCGAGAACGACTACCGCTTCAACCAGATGGGCGAGGTACGGACCATCATCAACGAAGACCTCCTCTATCAGGCGTGCTTGAAAGCGATCCTGACGAGGAAGGGGTCGAACCCGTACCACACAGGCTATGGATCCTCCATCATGACCCGTGTCGGGCGCAAGCGGATGGCAGCAGCCGCTGGAGCCATCCGGCAGGACATTATCCAGGCACTCCGAGGGGTCCAGGGCATTCAAGGAGGTCAGCGGAAGTTCCAGCAGGTGACTGACCGAGAGAGGCTGTACCGCGTCGAGGATGTGTCCGTGACCCCCACGGATGATCCCACGGTCGTGCGTGTCGGTGTGGTCGTCGTCAACGGCAGCAACCAACCTGTATCGCTGAACATCGTCTACTCGGCTCCGGGGGCGATAGCCCTCGCTGGGTCCAACGGTCAGTCCCTCGGGGTCTCGGGTCTGTCGCAATCCCAAACACGACGCTTCCTGATGGACGGGTAGAGGTAAGGCATGTCAGACACATTGATCTACAGCCCGGACGGCAAACTCACGCAAACGGTCAACTTCAGCACCACGCGGCAGACCCGATTCTTTGAGGGGGTCCTCCCTCAGGACGCTGCGGAAGTGCTGGTCTCCATCAACGGGAGTGGGTTTTCCAGTGATGAGAGCCTGGTCCAGTGGGGGGACGGGGTGTGGACCATCCCCAGCCCGCTCTATGAGCCGGACGGGTTGGTCCTCCTGGAGGGAGTCAACACGGTCGAGATCAAAGCCATCCTCGGCAACGGCTCCGCGACCCCGACAGCCAGCGCGACGGTTCGCCTCACCACTGACCAGGATGTGCTCCTGACCGTGGGGTCACCGACCAACATTTCCATGACGCAGGAGAACGACACCGTCACCGTGCGGGCCGAAGCCCCTGAGACAGCAGACGGGTTCCAGGGCATGAACTACTACGCCTCGGCAAACGCCGGGGGAGGGGTCAGCGGCTACACCCGGATCAACGTGTCGCTGGTGGCCGATGGCCTCGCCCGGCAGGAGGTCCAGCAGTTTGCCGCACAAGCGGTGGACCTCCCCGTGCAAGTGGATGCTGACGGCAACCCGACAGCCGATCCGATGTACTACCGCCTCACAGGCCGACAGGAGGACGAAGACGAAGGGGTGCTCGTCACCGACTACAATGAGCGGTACGAGGTCCCTGAGACAGCCCGGACCATCCGCTTGAACATGACCTTGGACCAGGTGCGGGACGTGGTCTCCTACGACTTCACCCACAACCGCTCAGGCTCCCCGCAGTCCACCCCGGCGACCGTCCGGGTGAGTGAGTTTGTCAACCTGAGCCCCTCTTCGCCCCTCTACTACGTCGTCACAGCAGTCTTCTACGACCGGGTGACGGACACTGAGTACGAGTCGGCATACTCAGCCGAGGTTGTAGGCCAGCCTATGCAGGTGACGACGGCCATCGGATCGATCCCAACGGTCTCTCGTCAGAACATCGTCACGCAGTTCGTCAGGGCCATCTTCCGATCCAACCCTCAGATCAAGGTCGAGGCCGGGTCAGTGCTCCGGGACACGGTGATCGATCCGTACTCCTCCGAGAGTGAGCGGCTGCGGTTCCTGCTGGATTTCTACCAGCGTGCGAGAACCCCGACACTACTCCTCCAGATCGATGACCCCACCGCCAGTGGGACCAGCATCCCTGTGGCACAGTCCTCCTACAAGCAAGCACTCCAGTCGGCGCTGTACCTGGACAATGCCCTCGCCACACAAGGGCTGATTGACTCGGCCTTTGAGTCGTATGCCAGCAACTTCGGCCTTCAGCGGAAGTCCGGGATCGGTGCGCGTGGTGAGGTGCTGTTTTTCACCCGCACCAAACCACAGTCCTCCCTCGTGATCCCGTTGGGGACGATTGTGTCTGGCGGGGGTTCCAACTTCGCCACCTCAAGGGCCGCATCCATCTCGTCGGCCCAGATCGCTTCCTACTACAACCCGGTCAACGGCTACTATCAGATCTCAGTGCCGGTCCAGGCCACGACAACAGGGTCGAACACCAACGTCGGCACCGGCCAGATCACGAGCGTGATCTCCACCCTCGGTGTCTCCCTGTCCGTCACCAACCTGGCAGCGATGATTGGGGGGCGGGATGGGGAGTCGAACCTCTCATTGACGGCGCGAGTCCAGAACCGCCTGGCCTCTGTGGACTCGGGAACGGAGCGTGGGTACTTGCAGACAGCAGCGGACGTTCCGGGCGTGGTCAAGGCCAATGTCGTGGCAGCGGGCAACCCCCTCATGCAGCGCGATCTCAATGCAGACGGGCAACACATGGGCGGCAAGGTGGACATCTGGGTGCAAGGCACCAATCTGGCATCGTTGACTGACAACTTCGCCTTCACCTTTGAGATCGCCCAGGACATCCAGTTTCAGATCCTCAGTGTGCCGGACCTGACGTTCCGGGCGTTGGACCCTGACCTGTCATCGGCTGACCCCATCGTTGAGATGCTGGATGACCCGGACATCGGGTATGAGATGAGAAACGCATCCACGGGCGAGGTCTTTGATCTCGCTGGGGTCAAGGTGCTTTCCTATGACACCATCCAGTTGGACACCTCGGTCTCTCAGCCAGCCGTGGACCTCACCGACGTGGTCCTGGCCTCGTACCGGCGGCGAACAGGAAGTAAGTTTGTCCTCCTGCGGCAGCCTGCTGAGGAGATCGTCTCTGTCGTGGGGTCGGTCAGCGGGACTCTCCCTACTGATTCCTATCTCCTGAACCACCCCGATGCCCCCCTCGCTTACGGGCGCTCCACCCTGGCCGAGGACTCCCTTCAGATCGACGGTTACAGGGACGCGAATGGCAACACCATTCCCAGCGGGGACAGCATCACGGTGACGGACGAGCCTCATGTCATGGTCGGCCAGTACGCTGAGTTCCTGGACAGCCTGGGGGCCAACTACTTGACCATCGTGGTCAAGAGCGCGGACGGACTCATCACCTACAACGGACCCAACGACCCTTCCGGTGCGCCGGACTACCAGGTGACCCTGGGGACGCAGACCGTAGCAGTGAGCATCACCCGGACAGACGCGAGCACGATCCCCAACGGGGCTTCCGTGCTGGTCTCCTACGAGCACGACGAGAACTTCACCGTCACCTACACTACGAATCTCATTGTCTCCACCACCCAGAACGCGGTTGACTTGCAGAAGCACGCGACCGCTGATGTAGTGGTGAAGGACGCCATCCCGGCCCCTCTCGACATTGAGGCAACGGTGGTCGTGCGGCAGGGGCGTGAGACCTCAAAGGTGGACGCGGACCTGCGAACCAACATGGCCACCTTCTTCACCAATCTGCGCCTGGGTGATCCCGTCCGGCAGTCGGACATCATCGACGTCATCGAGCAGACCAGTGGAGTCTCGTATGTGGTGGTCCCCCTGAACCTGTTGGCCCGCTCGACTGGAAGCACAGTCGTTCGGGAAGACATTTCCACGGACACCGTGTCGGAGAGCGTCCTGCTGACGTCCCTCTCGTCCAACCAAAGCATCGTCTACATCCTCACTGAGAACCTCTCAGCGGCTACCGTCAACGGTGGTGGGGGAGCCGGTGAGTTCCGGGCCGTCTTCCAGGACGAGGTCGAGATGAACCTGCTTCCGGCAGCCGCCACACTGGTGACACTGGGCACGGAACCCGGCTCATCCTACATCGTCGGAAGTGATGGTGTGGTGATCGAAGGGTACTCGGATGACGAGACCTTGAAGACGCAAGGCTACGTTACGGACAAGGCCATCACCCAGCAGCGCAGGGCACTGACCGCGAACCGGGTGTTGGTATCTGTCACCCCTGGTGATGCTCCCACAGAGCACCAGTACGCTACCACCTATGTGGTGGGGGAGGGCGCTGGAGCCAGGAACGTCGAGCCTGGTGGTGCGGAGTACTGCACCGAAGGCTTCCTCACATTCACCTACGACGAGGATCGGTGATGGGCGACGAACTTCATGTCTACGACTTCGACGGGACTCTGTTCCGCAGTCCCCACGCCCCAGCGGTGTGGGACGGCGATTGGTGGAGTGATCCCGCGAGCCTGCTGCCTCCGTGCGTACCTGAGAAGCCTGGCCCAGCCTGGTGGATTTCTCCGACCGTGGGATCAGCCAAACAGTCGATCTCCAACTCGGATGTCTTCGCCATTATGATGACCGGACGCCGGGACGCATCTGCCTTCCGCTACCGGGTGCCGGAACTGCTGAAGCAAAAGGGACTCAACTTCGACGCGGTGCATCTGGCGCAAGGGTCAGGCGACTCGCTGATGGGCAAGATCAAGACCATCAGCAAGTACCTCGCCCGTTACCCGAACATCGACACGGTGCGGATCTGGGACGACCGGGGGAGCCACCTCCGCAAGTTCAAGAGCCTCCTGGAGCGTGAGGGCTACACTGTCCACATCGACCATGTCCGGGCGAAGTCAGCCGATCCGCTGTGCAGCGAGATGGACTTCGCTCAGAAGGACACTCCGAAGCAGAAGCCTTCCTACATCGGGGTCTTCCTGGACGCCCGAAGCAAGGCTGCTCTCGTGAATGAATACAACCTGGCCCACGACAAGGTGAAGACCGACCATGTGACCCTGGGGTTCAAGTTGACCCCAGACCTGGAAGCCATGATCGGGCAGCCCGTCAAGATGCAGGTGGTCGGCTACGCTGACGATGATCTCGGACAGGCGGTCGCCGTGGACCTTCCGGGCGATGTCCCCTTCGCGAAGAAGGGCATCCCGCATGTGACCCTGACGCACGACAGGTCAGTGGGGCCGAAGTACAGCAACCAACTACTGGCGGGTGGTCACGACGGAAAGCGCGGACCTGCCTTGACTGGGATCATCGACACGTTCCCACGGAGGCTCACTCGCAGAACGGCATCGGCGGCTCGGGTGGCTGCACTGCATAAGCGTCGTTGATCTCTGCCACGCGAGGATCATCGACCCCCAGACCCCGGCACCACGACACTCCCTTGTAGGTGTCAGTCGGTGTCCAGTGGCAACGAGCCTCACCACGCTTGCCCTTCTTCAAGGCTCGCTCTGCTTTGAGGGCTTCGGAGCGGTCAGCGTAGGGTCCGTAGATGGCCTTCAGTTTCCATGGGCGGTGCTTGCTCGTGTAGCGGCCTCCCCCGACGATCTCCCCGTTGTGCTGCCGTAGGCGGCGCTTCGGGTCGGTGGTCATGCCGACGTAGTGGAACCCTGGCAGGGGTTTGCCTCGCTTGCCAACGCGAACCTGCTGGCTCTGGATGACGTAGACGAAGTACGGCTTGGGGTCACCCATCGTCCTTCCCTGTTGCTGGTCGAGGCACCGCGCTCTCTACGTCCACGACAGCACGAGCAGTCTTCGCTGCACGGCCTCGCCTGACAGACGCAGCACGAATCTGAGACCCCACAGGGCCAGCGTCGATCTCACAAGCCACGGAGCAGAAGTGCTGTGGCTTGACATCGTAGTGGGCGTAAGGCCGACCACAGACGAGACAGTCAGAGGTCGCCATAGCCATCAGTAGACGCAACGCACGACAGCAAGCGTCACAAGGCCACCCACCACCATCGGAAACACCGTACCGAGACGGGTGAGGAAACCGGGGGTGAACAGGTCTGGGGGGAGGTGGGGGGACATCAGAGGCAGGCTCCATCTCGCCACACCGCCGCGACCTCACGGATCATGCGGAGCATCCGGGCGACCAATGCAGGGGTCTCGCCAATCTCAGCAGCGATTTCTGACTTCCGGTAGCCGTTCACCATCAACCTGGTGCAGAGTGCGGCTACGTTGGGGTCATAGTCCCTCACCCATGCTTCGTGTCGGACCCGGTCGGTCAGACGCTGGGTAGCGGAAGCCATCTCCGAGAAGTCGTGCTGTCCCGCATCCACGGTCGCCAGATCGGCACAGGACACATCCTCCATGACCCCTTCGACATTCAGCACTCCAAACTGCTCGTTTCGGCTGAGACGGGAGTACCGGCGTCGGTAGTTGCTCACGATGCAACCGCAGACCATGTGGACGTAGTGGCCGAAGGAAGACTTGCTGGGGTCGAACGGGCACTTGCCGTTGTTTCGTACCAGCAGCCCTTTGTAGATCTCCTGGAGGACATCCTCGGGGTCGTAGCCGTACTTGATCACCCGCCTACCGTAGCCTGCGTAAAACAACTTGCGGACCTCGTGGCCCCGCTTCGCCAGGTCGATACCAGGTGCTTTGGCGATACTCAGTGCCGGGCTGGTCCTGATCTTTGGGACCGTCTTCTCGACGGTGATCTGCGGGCCGAACATCGTCAGGGTGTCCAGCGTCAAGGCAGGTTCAGGGCGTCGATGGCCCCCACGGCGGAAGTACCTGTCGAATGTGATCTTCGGATCACGGTGGTGGGGACCTGGTCGGGGGTCGCGGTTGACCAGTGCCATGATGGTCTTCCGGGCGCTCGGGTAACGGACGGAACCACTCGGCCACTGCACCAGAAATCCATTGGGGTCAGCCACAACCGGGTGGCCTCCGTGTTCAGTGCGGGCGTAGTAAGTTCCTTCCGTTCTCAGCATTGGCGATCTCCAGCGATGTCAAAGGGTGGGGCAAAATCACTCAGGGTGGTTGGTTATCCCACAATACCGACACCAAGTGAAGCGTGACCCCCCACTATCAAGTCTTGACGGTGGGGTCGAATAGTTGCCCTATACGCCCTCTCCCGGAGAGAGGTTTTGCCCACAAAAACCGTTGCACCTTCACCCGAGGGCGTGGCTCTGCGGCGCATCGACCGAAAACATCAGCCCGGAGCCTTTTCATGCCTGACCCCACTCCGAGTCAGATCCAGCAAGCCCAGTCCAACATCAGCAACCTGATGGACTGGATCAACCATCTGCACAACTACGAGCAGGACGTGATCAACGAGGTCTACGACCAACTGACCGTGTCCTCGCAGCACGATCCGGGGCAGGACTTCATCACCGCGATGATGGAGGGAACGCTCAAGAGCATCGGGGCACTCCCTTTCCCAGGTGCGGGGGTGATCGCAGGGTTCACCAGCGCCTTCTTCAGCGTCTACTCCAAGACCACGCCGCCCAGCCTCAAGGCTCAGTTTGCCTCGGTGTGGGCACGCTTCAACGCGACTTTTCTCCAGGCCAACCAGGACCTGTCGGACATCTACGCCGACGTAGCGGGGCACTGGAACGACACCTACACCGACCCTTCGGGCACCGAGTACACCATCTCCCAGATGGGGACAGGCGTGATCAGCGTCCCAGCGGACACGGCACCTGAGTACCAGACCATGACAGACACGGCTGTGGCTGCGTACCGGGTCAGCCTCACCAGGTCCCAGATCGGAGGCAAGTGGAAGGTCCTTCAAGACACCTGCGGCATGAACATGCCTGGCTGGGACGACACGGACGCGAAGAACTGGATCCCAGGCTTCGTGAAGGACCACCCCGCCTTCTACATCCGCTACAGCAGCATCCCCGGTGCGTGTTGCACCCCAGGGTCCGAGCAGGTCTACGAGGACCTCATCGGGCAGAGCCAACCCAACGTCTTCAATGACGGAAGCCCTGCCCCTGCCTCCTTGATGGACTGGCTCTGCAAGACGGACCAGTTTGGCAACGTCACCAACGCCAATGGCCTGGTGACCCGAGATGAGTTGTTCAACGGATGGGACGGTGCCCTCAAGACAGAAGGCTACTGCATCCCTTCCCCTGCCCCTCCGGTCCCGGTGGCTGACCCCAGCGAGCAGGACCTACGGGACGCGAAGCGTTGGCACAGGTTGTTCAAGCGCCACAAGAGACGCCGCCTGGAGTGGGGTGTCGTGAAGCGAGCCTACTCGGACGGTGACTTCTTCCATGCGCTGATGCGTGACCCCAGGGACGCGCTGGCCGACCACCTGGGAGTACCTTTCCCGGCGGGAGCCACCGTCGAGATCATCCGGGAAGAGCCCGGTCAGTACAAGTTGGTCCTGCCCCTGGCGGGTATTGACTTCAAGAAGTTCAAGAAGCACAAGAAGGGCTGGCTCCAGCGCCTGTTGGGATGGATAAAGAGATGAAGATTGGAATCTGGCACGAAGCAATCGTTGGCAAACCCGCCACGGACGAGGACACCTTCAAGGACTACGCCGGGAAGTACGTCCAGTTCATCAAGGACAACGGCCTCAAGCGAGCCTTCTTCATCCTGATGTGCCCAGACACCCCGGCAGGCACCTACGCGAAGCAGGGCTGGCTCCAGAAGTACTGGCTTGAGCAACTGCCTGCCGACTGCGAGGCCGGACTGGTGATGGACACCGAGGCTCAGTGGCCGTGGCCCGGAGCCGCGAAGACCTTTGATCCCGGCGACACGATGGAGATGGCCTTCCGGTTCGTCGATGCGATGAACAAGTCGTCGAGTGGCAAGCAGATCACCTGCCTGGCCTTCGACTACGAGAACGTCAACGTCTACTACGGCGCACAAGGCGAGGCGTGGATCGAGAAACTGTGGAAGCAGTACTGGCCCAACGTGCCTCTCGACTACGGCTACGCACCGAAGGGTCCGCCTCCCAACGACCAGGGCAACCACTCCTACCCGGAGATCTACTGGGTGGGTGAGATGGCTGACTGCGGTTGCACGGGCGACGAAGGCCCCAACTGCCGGTGCCCCAACACCCCCTACTGCAAGTACAACGGCGACCCCGATGCTCTGTTGGCAGGGCCTCTGGGCGAGTACATCGAGAACCACAAGGCGTGGCTCTCCCAGGACAACGTGTGGCCCATGTTCAGCCTGGAGTCACTGTCGAAGCCCGCGTGCATCGCCGCTCCGTACACGTCCCACAACGCTTGTGGGATCATGGACGCTTTCGGCACCTGGTCGAAGGCGGACTTCCTGAAGTTCCTGGATGCCGTGGAAGCGAAGTACGGGATCAAGCAGGCCATGATGTACGAGTGGCAGTACGTTCCCGAGAAATGGCTCACTGAGGCTGAGGTCACGGAGTACCAGGACGCCGAAGAGGTCGGTTTCTGGGGTCTGCTCAAGATGCTGTGGGGCCTGTTCACCGGCTGTTTCAAGAGAGGCAACGGGTGACGTGGATGACTTCTGGGACGCACTGCTGAGAGGGTTGGCTGGAGATAGCAACGACCGAGAGGTCACGAAGTACTTCGTGTGGGCCGGGTCGGTCGTGATCCTCGGCCTCGTAGGGCTGCTGCTGTACACGTCCTGAGTCAGACCTGGATCTGACTGCCGCGCTCCTGCTCTCGGATGATGGCGGCCTCGATGCGTGACCAGTCGTCCTTGTGGATGATGGTGACGCGGTGGAACATCGGGTAGCCGTTGACGCCACGAGGGAAGGAATCTTCCATGCGGCCCATGATCTCGCCAATGTCATGCCCCCACTCTGCGAAAACCTCGTCGTGGCGGGCGATCCAGTCCTTGATGGCGGTCTTGCGGGCCTCGACAGCCTCGGCGTGTTGGGGGAGGCTGGCCTTCCACGCTTCGACCGCAGCGTCGTGCGCCTCGTCAATCTCGTGACGAGTGCGGGTCTCCTCGTCCAGCGCCACCTGCCACGCCATTGAGTCGTCCTCCCATGCACGGATGCGGGCGTCGTTCGCAGCCTTGATCTCGGCGCGAATCTCGGCGATCTCGTCCTCGGTGATGTCGCCGTACTCGTAGTCGCTGACCGTCTGGTCGGGGACCTTCACCAGGACGGGCTTCTCGGGAGGGTCACCCACGGGGTCCGGGTAGCCGGGATGGGCAGGCTTGTCGGGCTCGTCGGGCAGCGACTCAGGAGGCTCGGCTGATCCCAGCACGGCCTCCCGGATTTCTCGCGGAACCTCACAGGCCCCCATCGCCACCGGCAGCATACACATGTTGCGGGTGGTGACGGGGATCTCCTGGCTGAACATGACCTTGCACGCGAGACGGTCCAGGACGATCTCGCGCATCTCGTCCCCGGTCAGTCGAGGGATGGGCATCCGAAGTTTGGTCATGGGGCCACCACCTCTACGCCAGTGCGGTCTGCGGCGACCGTGCGAAGGCGCTCTGCTTGATCCCGGAAGGTCGAGGCCATCCGACGCAACTCGGGAGGGAGTGTGTCGTACTGAGCCAGGAGCGGGGCCGCACCAGCAGGCATGAACGCGGCAAGATCGACCTCGTCGCCCATGAGCCACTTCATCAGGCCCTGGTACTTGCCCTGGCAGATCCGGTAGTTCATCAGGGTGATGCAGGGGTCCGACGCCATGAGGGCCATGCTCGGGTTCCCCTTCGGGTCCACGAACGAGACACGGGTGACGGCTTCGGGCGGGATCACGCCCCCGTGGGCGCAGTTGCCCAACCCCTCGATGCTGTCTTCCCAGTGGTGCCCGAACCGCCACAGGTTCTCGCGGAACCATGCCGTGCGGATCGCCATCGGAGCCCCGTTGACGCCCCATTCCTCGGGGAGATCTTGTCCACGGGTGACCTGCTCCAGCCAGTCCTCGTCGGGGTACAGGTGGTCACACCCGGTCCCGTCGTCGGGCAAGAGGTCGGTGTCGATCTCGATGATCGCCCACCGCTCACCGTCCAGGGTCGCGTTCATGGCGAAGTACCCGGCGTATGCCGTGGTGAGGTAGACGTAGTGTTCGCTGGAAGGGTGGTCCTCCCAGGTGCTCTCGACCCCCGACTCAAAGCGGGGGGACAGTCCTTCGGTCATGGCGAGCCTTGCGACCCGCTCCGATGTTCCGTGGTAAAGTTTCATCAGATCAACTCCATGGCGTGTTCACGAAGACCGTGAGGTAGAGCGTCCCGGTTGTCCTCGATGGCCGAGGCTTCAAGCAACCGGATGCTGTCGTCGGGGCGGCTGGTGAGCCACGACTTCACGGTCTCGACCCGCTCAAGGTCCGGCTCCATCAAGTCCTCGTCCGAGAGGTCAACCTTCCCTCCGAGTCGAGCGGCAAGATTGTGCAGGAGCCACCACTGGACCCACCAGTCGAAGGTGCCGCAGAAGACCCCAAGGTCCATGCTGTTCCCACCCCACAGGGTCGGTTCATAGCCCCACTCCCACAGGATCATGCAGAAGCGGTCCTCCGACCAACCGGGAGGGGGGGACGTGTAGGTGATCCCCACACCCCACTCGCCGTTCTCGGCTCGGAAGCATTGAACAAAGAAGACGCCGGGGAACTTGCGAGCGATCAGATCCGAGACAGCACCAGCCACCTCATGCGTTCTCGCCTTCACAGGCGTGCGGATTCCGTATGTGTTTCCCATCACGCACCCCCTTCGGCGACAGGAGCCATCTCAGATACATGCACAGACGAGATCCCTGCGACCGGAGAGCCGGAGGGGAAGCGAACGCTGTAGCAATCTCGGTGGCTTGGGTAGCGGTTACCGTCAATCACTTTCGTGACGACCCCGGCGACATCCAACCCGAGTACGTCGGAGACAATGACTCTGTCTCCGACCTTGTACTTCTTTTCAGGCATTACTCACCCCCTTCCGTGACAGCGTTGGCCAGGGCGGGGCCACTTTCCGTGACAGCGGAGACTTGAGCGATCCACTCGCGGCGGCGCTTGGTCAGGTTGCGGTAGTGGTCCGTGGCCATGAGGGCTTCGTCGTGATCCCAGCGGACCCACGCCTTGTAGAGCCAGATGCGGGACACCCACCAGCCATCGGTTCGGTCCTCCAGCGGCTGGCGGCGGATCTCGTCAACCCACTCGTCCTTGGCGGCTTCAAGGGGCAAGCCCAGCCGATGCCATGCGGTGATGACGGTGAAAAGGAGGCCAGCGAGCAGCCCGTAGAGCGCCCACAGGCCGATCATGTAGATGAAGTCCGCCGCCTGGACGACGAACATGCCGCGCCAGCCCTTCTCGCGGATGGCGTTGACCTCGTACTTGATGATCTTGTACGAGAGGGCGATCACGATGTAGCCCCAGAGTACAGGTCGGCAGTACGTCTCCCAGATGCCAGCGGCGATAGGGGAGTTGGCCAACAGGTGGAACGATGCGCCGAACACCAGCGCGTAGAGGGGGACCTTCCACGCGGCCTCAATCAGGAGGCCACGGATGGTGGGTTCTTGTTTGGAGTCAGACACTTTGGTCTCCAGCAGAGGGGCGAGGGGAGCGGGTGAGGACAGAGCGGAGCCACACCCCGACGAGCGGGGTGTGGGCCAGGATCACGGCGAGTGCAGCCCACTCGCCGTGGCAGTTGGTCAGGTGCATGTGCATCACAGATCCCACAGTTCGTTGAAGGTGGGCTGACGACCCAACTCCGCGAGTAGGCGGCGCTTTTCAGCGTTGAGCCGACGCGCAGCAGCACGGACCTGGGAAGCGGAACGCTCGCCATCCCACGACAGGTTTTCGGGGGACAGGCGGGACTCGACCCGGCGCAGGTCCTGGATGATGAGGACATCGGGGCGCTTCGCCTTCGGGGCGGGAGCCGCGCCGTTGGCAGGGCGGACCAGGGACGGGTGGACACGCCACTTCGTTCCGGCCTTGCGGATGCGGGACTGACCTCGCTCACCCATCTGCTCGATGCTGATGGACTTGCGGTTGACACGCTTGACGATGCCTCGGGTCTGCTCGCCGTTGGGGCGACCGAAGATCACTTCGTCGCCAATGTTGAAAGAGGGGGTGGACATGGGACTCTCCAGGGTTGGCCGCTCAGTGCGGCACACGGGTTCACCTACTTACGGAAGCAGCCGCAGGTTTTAACGGGCAGGGCTGGACTTTCTTTTTTTCGGAGGTGCCCGTTAAAAGTGCCCCCCGCTTCCGTAAGTAGGTGAACCCCCTTCCACTCAGTGCCCCACAGGGGCCAACAGGAGATCCCGTGACTACCATTCGACCCTTTGACCGCGCTGCTGACCACGTCGCCGCTACCGCTCGTCGCCTTCCAGCGAACTTCGGCTGGCGGCGTGTGACCGTTTCCCTGGAGGACCGCGAAGCCGTGGTCCGCTTCATGGCCAACGCCGTCACCTGGCGCGAACTCAACTCGTGGCAGGGTGAGCGGGTCGGCAACGACGCTGCCCCCTGGCACATGGTCCAGGACGCCGAGCGAGGCTGGCGCGACTTTGGCGACTTCCTCTCCGGGATCGCTTTCCGCGACGTCCTCGGTCGCTGCCTTGAACTGGGCGGCAGCCAGGGCTGGGCTGACTGTGTGCCCAGTTGCTCCAGGGACGCGACTGCCGAAGAGATCATCGAGGCCACGAAGGCTGCGATCATCGAGGCCAACGAAGAGGGCGAGATCGACGAGGACGACCTTGCGGTCCTGTCCCTCCCTCCCGCCGTCCTGGTGGCCGTCCACATTCGGATGGAAGCCCGCTTCATGGAGGCCATCCGTGAGGACCCCGAGTTGATCATCGACGGCTCCGTGGGGAGCATCCAGCGCGACATCCAGGCCCGTTGGGGTCGGATGCTTGAGTGGCTCACGGCTTCGGAGGCACAGGAGGCCGTCAGTGCTTGACCCCACCACCGCCGGGGTCGTGTCCCTGTTCCTTCCGGGGCTGGGGCAACTGCTCACAGGCAAGCCGGGCCGAGCCCTCTACTTCGGGTTCCTGGCCCTGTTCGTCTGGACGGTGACCTTCGCCGTCTTCGGCTGGGTCATCAACGTCCTGGCCGCGCTCGATGCGTGGCACCGCGCCCAGCCTGAGATTGAGCCGGTGCCCGTTAAAAGTGCCCCCTGCTTCCGTAAGTATGTGGAGGCCCCTGCTTCCAACGTCATCCCCTTTCCACACCCCGACACGCACTGAGCGTGCAAGGAGACACCCCTATGACTATGCAAACCACAACCCGAATGGCTGACATCCGCTCTGCCAACGGTGACGGACGCGCCTTCTGCGTCCGCTACGAGTACAGCGGCTACAACGGAGCGAACGCCAGCGGTCGCTCCAGCAAGTTTTGGTGCTACGAGCGCCCGTCCCAGGGAGCACCGATCCAGGTGCGCTACGGCAAGATCGGCTCCCACGGTCAGGTCCGCAACCGAGGCATCGACCTCTGGGACGCCCGTGAACGCGCCGACAAGAAGGCGAACAAGGGCTACGCGCTGACCTCGATGCAGGCCGAGCCTGCGCCCCCTCCCCGTCCGATCCAGGAGTGGGTTGCGAAGCCGCCCTTCTCCGAGTGGGCTGCCGCCATGCCCGCCCCCTTCAACGCCATCGCCCACATCGACAGCGACGGCTTTGCTGTGGACAACCGTGGTCGTCTGGTCTGCCAGATGGACCTCAAGGAAGCCACCCGTATCCGCACGTCCTACGACATGTGCGAGTAGGAGACACCACCATGGACACCATCTACACCGACCACGACCAGTGCGTGGCCTTCGGGGTCAAGTACTTCGGCCCCGCCACCCTCACCGTCGCCGCCGACGCCCTGCTCCGCAGCAAGGGCAACGGCTACGACGAGCAGCACACCACCTTCCTGCGTGGGCTGGGTGAGAGCACCCTCTCCCTCGTCCGCATGAGCAACGACCCCATCGGCCCCGGCTGGTGGCGGGTGGTGGGGGTGCTGGCATGATCACCATCCACCAACGTGAGGTCGCTGACCTCGCTCAACGCATCGGTGACGCCCGCAAGGCGTACTACGCCGGTACACCCTCGATGCCAGACGCCGAGTACGACGCACTGGAAGACCAGTTGCGTTCGCTCGACCCCAACCACGCCCTCCTGGGTGGCGTTGGGGCCACGCCCTCGTCTGGCTGGTCGAAGGTCCAGCACAAGACTCCGATGGGGTCCTTGAACAAGGCCCAGGACGAGAGCGACATGCGCCAGTGGTTCCAAGGCGTCGTGGGCGACAGCCCTGAGGTCCTGGTCGTGGACAAGTTGGACGGGATCTCGATCTCGCTCCGCTTCGACAAGGGCCAGTTGGTCCAGGCTGTGACCCGTGGCGACGGGACTACGGGTGAGGACATCACCCGCAACGTCCTGCTGATGAAAGGCATCCCGAAGCCCCCTCACGCCCTCGGCCTATGGTCCGGCTACGTCCGTGGCGAGATCGTCTGCCTCAAGGACGACTTCGCTGCCCACTTCCCCGGCGAGTCGAACCCCCGCAACACGGCAGCAGGGACCGCGAAGCGTCAGTCTGACCCGTCGAAGTGCAAGCACCTGACGGTCGTGGCCTTCGACTTGATCCCCGACGTTGGCGTCCTGACCCACAAGGAGCAGGAGTTGGAAGCCCTCGATGCCGCTGGCTTCGCGACCCCCGAGTGGTCAGTCGCGAAGGACGAGGCCGAGATCCAGGCGGTCTACGACAACTATGTTGCTCGCGACCGAGACGCGCTGCCCTACGAGATCGACGGGCTGGTGCTGATCATCAACGACACCAACGACTGGAAACTGGTCGGCCAGCGGAACCACCGCCCGGCTGGCTCCATCGCGTACAAGTTTCCCCACGAGGCTCAGACCACCACGCTGCGGAACATCCGTTGGCAGGTGGGCAACACGGGTCGCGTGACCCCAGTGGCCGAGTTTGACCCTGTGGACCTCGCTGGAGCCTCCGTGCGACAGGCGAGCCTCCACAACGTAGCGAACATCGGTCGCCTGACCGATGGGGATGGGTTCAACCAGGATGCGTGCATCCTGGTGTCCCGGCGCAACGACGTGATCCCCTACGTCGAGGCCCTGGTGTCCCAGCGTCACTACCGACCCCTGGAGACTCCCCACGAGTGCCCTGAGTGTCAGACGCTCCTGGTCATGAACGGTGAGTACCTGTGCTGCCCCAACGAGGATCAGTGCCCTGCACAGACCCTCGGTGCCATGCGCCGCTGGGTCAAGAAGGTCGGCGTGCTTCACTTCGGGGACGCGCTGCTCTCGGCAGTCGTGGAGGCTGGAATGGTTTCGACCATCCCCGATCTCTACCGGCTTCAACCGGGACCAGTCGGGGACCTGATGATGGACGGTCGCCGCGTCGGCGGTGCTGCCAAGCGAGCATTGAAATCGCTCAACAGCCTCAAGACGCTGCCCCTGGAGACCTACGTCGGATCACTCGGCATCCCGCTCTGCGGTCGCCGCATGGTCCGCAAGTTGGTCGCGGCTGGTATGACGGACTTGAACACCCTCGCTACCGCTACGGTGCAGGAGTTGTCTGCGGTTCCCGGCTTCGGTCAGGACAAGGCCGAAGCGTTCCGTGCTGGCTTCGACGCCCGCAAGGAGATCATCATTGGTCTTCATTTTGTGGGTGTCACCCCCGCCCCCTACGAGGCTCCTGCTGCTCCGACTGGCTCTACCATGGCCGGACAGGCGGTGTGCTTCACAGGCGTCCGTGACAAGGCCCTGGAAGCCTCCATCGTCGCCGCAGGCGGGATGATCAAGTCCTCCGTGTCCCGGAACGTGACCATCCTCGTGGCGAAGGACCCCTACAGCACGTCCGGCAAGGCCAAGAAGGCTCGCGATCTCGGCATCGAGGTCATCGGCCTGACGGAGATGCGCCACCGCGTCTGAGAGACCCATGTCCACACGGCCCCTCCCCCCGGTTCTGTCGGTGGGAGGGGCTTTCACTTTTCACCCAGCCCCAATCCCCAACCACGGAGCCCTATGTCCTTTCCATCCTACGACGAAGCCCGAGGTCCACGAGACCCCGCGAAACTGCAACACCGCCACCCGTCCCCGGCCTGGGTCGCCCCGACCCCACCCAATGTCGAACCCCTGCTTGCCGAGCCTCGGACGAGCATCGACCAACGGTCCCGGCGAACCACCGTGCGCCTCGTGCGCCACTGTTTCGGCCTCCCCTCCTGGACCTGACCCCGCCCGACATTCCCCGCCCCTGTGGCACCCCAACGTGAGGGGGAGACTCACGCAGCACCACATGGAGGTGCTTATCACTCACTGTGATGGCCCATACATCGACCGCCTACTGGATCACTACCTCCAGGCTGGCGTGATCGAGCAAAAGTGGATTCCCCAGATCAAAGCCAAAGTCACCGCTGATGGCATCGCGTACATCCCCTGGCGCGAAGGCATCGACTTTGACGGCCCTGAGTTTTCGATCCAGTTCACCAAGAAGGACGGGACGAAGATCAAGGTGTTCCCGGTGTCGATGACGCCGTGGGCGCGTTGGCTGAGAGTGGGTGCAACCACCGATGGTCCCATGAAGGGACTCGTCATGTTCATGCCCGAGGCGTTCTTTGAGACGCACGGCGAAGATGGTCTACCGCTGCCGCCGGTAAACTGAGAGACACGCCCCGACCTCGCCCCGAGGTCGGGGCGTTTTTGCTCGTTCTGGCCCTGAGGGCCAGAAATCGACAGACGGTAGCCTCGCTATACTCCATTAGAGGGTGACAGGCGTGACCCCATAAGGTGGCCGCTCAACCATCTGGGCAGCAGGAGCCTGTAGCATGTCGGAAGAATCACCATCAGCAAAGGCTCTCCAGTGGGGCAAGGACATCCTGGTGATCCTTGTGATCCCGGCGTTGATCTGGATCGTGAAGTTGGAGACCGGCAACGCGCAGCGCGACCTGATGCTTCAGCAGTCGAGGGACGAGGTAGCCCGCCTGGAAGAGCGCATCGGAGAAATCCGAGACATCGACCAGCGTGTCCAGGAGAATGCGTTGCATCTGGCCCGCCTGGAGGGGAAACTCGACACAGCCAACGGGAGACTCGATGAGATCCGTTCCATCCTTCTGGAGAGGTAAAGCCTGCGGCGCTGCACTCGTGATCCTGTTGATGATGGCCTTCCTGAGCCTCTACAAGTCGAACCTATGCCCGACAACCTTGACCGGGGACACGGCCTACGAGCCCGCCGCTGCCCCCGAAGTCGCCGTAGACGAACCTCCCCCAACGCCGCCCCCACCGCCGTCTGACGTAGAGACTGAGATGCAGCGTGCCCTCACCGAGCAGACACGCATCCTGGAAGAAATCGCAAAGGACGTGGACTCGGTGAATCAGAGCCTGGACGAGATCACGGTGCTCCTTCAGGAACCTGCTCGGTAGGGTGGCTATAGAAACCCTCTGGGCACTACTGGAGCACCCCATGATGAACCTCACCGACTCTGACCGCGCGGCCATGACACGACTGGCCAACCTTCTCCCCGAAGGCTCTGCCGACCGGGACGTCCTTCTGGCGACCGCTGGCATGGACAAGGAGGCCGCCTCCGCTGGTGAGTTTGCTTCCTACATCCTCTCCAAGCAGGAGGGTGACCCCATCCCCGTGAAGGAAGTCGAAGGCTTCGTCAAGGGTCTGGGCATCCGCGTCAGCGAAGGCGGACGGTCGAAGCGGAGCGGCGCTCGTTGGCAGCGCGGCGACCGGGTCTGCATCAAGGGTGACAAGCACAAGGGTGACGGCGTTGAGGTCTACCGGGCACACGACCGAAAGGTTGGTTTCGTTGTAGACGACGGTGGTGGGCAGAAGGGTGATCCGGTCACAGTCAAGTTTGGCGGTGAAGAGATCCTTTTCCCCAACGCCCAGCGTAGTCGCGGCGTCGGTATGTACAAGGCGACCGACTACTCCAGCATGAAGGGCTACGGCCCCATCGAGATCATCTACAAGGCCAACCCCAGCAGCAGGCCCAACCCCGACCAGAAGCAGATCGCTGCCGAGTATGTCTCTCGCGGTGACGCTCGCGGCGAGAGGCGCAGCCTCAACTACTACTCAGGCTGGGTTTTCATCGCGGCCAAGGGTGGCAACGGCTTCTACTTCTCCATTCTCTCTCAGCAGCGGGCCAGCCAGGACGCTTGCGCCGAGGGTTTCCCCTTCCGTTCGTTCAATCCGGCCAAGGCTGAAGTCCTCTACATCGGACGCCTCGGCAAGCGCCCTCGTGGGTGGGAGAAGGACTGGGAAGCCTTGCAGATTGCTGCGGCGGCTGCGGCTGCGAAGTAGCGGTAGTCCTGGGGTAGTGTGGCGAGAACCCCTACAGGAGACCATGATCATGGCAACCGCAAAGACTCGCAAGACTCGCAAGAAGACCACCAAGAAGGCCGCTCCCGCTGAGATGGCCATCGCCCCTGACGTTTGGGCTGCGATCCAGCAGTTCCGTCAGCGGAGTGACCACTACGTCGGTGAGATTGGCCGCATGGAGGTTCGCAAGGCTGCATTCGTGTCGGAGATCGATGCGATGAACAACCAGGCGAACCAGATGCTCCGACAGGAAGGCACGCGGCTGGGAATCCCCGATGGGACTCAGTGGCGGGTCAACCCCGAGGGGAAGGTGATCCTGGGCGACGAGGGCTGACCCGGTATCTGGCCTATCCGTTCCGCCGTTGTATGACTGACGGGAGCGTGCCATGACTACAGGATGGGAGCCAGTATCGGGGTCATTCCCATGGCCCCCGGCCAACGGCACGGCCATGTCCTCCTTCCATCGCGAAGGTGCGGACATCCGTTGGGATGATCCGTCTACCTTGATCACGGGTCCTTCCACACCCTCTACAAGGGCCACAGTGTCCATCACGGTGGTGGGCATCCCTGATGTCCTTACCGCTTCCACAGCCTCACTCACGCTCTCCGGTGCCCCTATTGCAGCAGGGGACACCATCGCGGTGGGTGGGGTTGTGCTCACGTCGGTAGCCGCAGCCCCAGGGCCGGACGAGTTCGACGGGTCCTCTGGGGACACAGCGGTCGTGGCCGCCAACATCGCCACCGCCATCAACGACGGTTCGGTCGGCACCTGGGGCATCGCCTCTGCCACGGCTGCTCTCAATGTGGTCTCCCTCACAGCGGACACGGCGGGTGAGGTCGGTGACGAGATCACGTTGTCGTCCGGCAGCGACAGGATCACGGCATCCGGGAGCACTTTCTCTGGCGGCCTGGACCCAGACACCCTGACCATCGGGGGCCAGGTGCTGTCCGCCGAGACCACCCGGACGGCGGGCGGTATGAACTTCGGCGTGGGGCCGACCAACTTCGACACCGCCGCGAGCATCGCTGCGGCTATCAACGACACCACCAACGACCTGGGGTTCATCACAGCCACCACGGATGGGGTCATCGTACTCGTCGCGGCGTTCCTGGACGGAACCATGGGTGATGGGATCACCATCGCCACGACGAACACCACGGCGTTTGAACTGAGTGATTCCCGGACGACCGGCGGGACCGGCGTTGCTTGCGAGGGCAAGTCCAACAGCGAGTGGCAGATCCTCGGAGTCAACGTCTACCGCAGCGACACCGGAGAGCGCGGCCCCTACTTCCGGGTCAACCGCATCCCGGTCATGACCAACTTCTTCCGCGACAAGACGGACATCGTCGAGGTCACAGGTGAGGTGATCCCGTGGGACACAGGCTGGGTCTATAGGGGATCAGCGCCCAACCAGAAGGACGTCTGGCGACTCCAGACGAGAAACCGGCCCATGGTCAAGCGCACCGGGAACGCCGTCGCTGCCGACTCGCCTTTCGACGTCGAGGTCCACATCGACGGAACACGGACGCCCGTATCAGCCGTGTTCGGCCCCAACGGTCAGGTCACACTCGACACGACCCCTGTGTGGGACCCGAGCACCGAGTCCTGGGTCACGTTCACACCGCCCACACCCACGAGTGCGGTGACCATCAACTACTACTGGAAGCGCGGCGACACCCTGGTCAACACCCTGGACCGCCGCCACAAGGTCTTCTACCGCCTCACCACGGTCGCCATTGACCCCACGGGGGAGAGCCCGACCGGCCTGGTTGAGACCCCGCTGGGATACACCGAGCCGATCTCCCCCATGAACAGTGAGAGGTTCGACTACATCTGGCGGGAAGCCGTGCGGCGGAACCGCTGGATCCTGGAGCAAGGCGGTGAGCGCGTGAAGTTGTTTCTCCGCAGGGTCACCGGGGTCAAGTGCGACTGCGTGTGGGACGAACGGCTGGAGGAGTACAGCAAGCAGCCCTCCAACACCTGCCTGGAGTGCTACGGCACCGGGTTCGTCGGAGGCTACGAAGGCCCCATCGACATCATCATCGCCCCGGACGACGCAGACCGGCGCGTGACGCAGACACCCAACGGACGCCGACTGGAGCACCAGTACGAGGTGTGGATCGGACCCAGCCCGATGCTCTCGCAGCGGGACTTCATCGTGAAGCAGAACGGTGAACGGTACGCGGTTGGCCCTGTCCGCCGGACTCAGGTGCGTGGCCTGATCCTCCAGCAAGCGTTCGCCATCGGCTACCTGGACACGGGCGACATTCGCTACCGGGTGCCCATGGGCGAGTTGGAACGCCTTCCGTGGCCCGAGACTCGCTACAGCAACCCCGAAGACGCACCGTGCGAGAGTCCGCAAGATCCGCATCCAGTCGGCTACGACTACCAGGCAACCCCGATGATGTCGGAAGCCGCGAAGATCCCAGACGGACGGGAGCAACGAGGCAGGACCCCCGTGTGGCAGAACATCACCTACGGTGGTGGCGGGGGTAAGAAGTAACGGGAGGCGAGGACCATGACGGAAGCAGTGCTCAAAGAGTTGGAGACCCTGAACCCGGAAGCGTTGCTCCTGGAGCCGCGTGAGGTTTATGACCCTGCTCTGGTTGGGGTCACGGATGACCCCAACGACAGTTGGCCCCGCCAGGCTCGCATCCACGTTGCTGTCTACGACGTAGACAAGTGCATCGAAGCGATCATGGGCTGGATGGACTGCGACTACGAGTCGGCTCTGGACTGGTTCGGCTTCAACACCTCGGGTGCCTGGGTGGGTGAGGGCACCCCGACGTTCACCGTCCTGGGCGAAGACGAGCACTGACCTCGCTACCCCTTCTATAGGGGGAGGGCCTGTAGGAGGCACCATGAGCCAAAAACGCGCTGCTGTTCGATCTGTCCTCGCAAGGATGCGGACGGCGAACCCTCTCGCCACCACCCTCCGGGGAATGGTCCGGGGGCTCGTCGGTGAACCCACCGTCAAGGGCTACAAGGCCACCCCCAGAGGGATCGTGGTCGATCTGTCTGCTTCCGTCCTCCTGCCACCCTCCGAAGTGCTCAAGACGGTCCAGTCAGCACCTCCGAAGGATGCCCTTGCTCTCCTGAGTGCTGACCCCACGCTGATGCAGTCACACTTCTCCATGGACTCTGCTGTGGTTGCGCTGCCCTTCGACAAACTGCCCGACAACCAGTTCAAGGCCATGGTCAAGAAGATGGGCGGTCTGTCCCTGTACTCGGATGCCATACTGATCGCCCTGTTGGAGGGTCGGGAGCCGTCGTTCCCGGACCCTGAGAGCGGCCTCCCAGAGTTGTCGCGGGGCTTCGCAAGCCAGTACATCCAACGCCCCGGAAATCTCGGGGCTGTTCCCGAGTTTTACGTTCGACAGCCCATCAAGAACGGCGTGTTGGACGGCTTGGCATCGGACCATGTGGACGGGGCGGGGACGGTTGGCCGCATCGACATCGGCACCTTCCCCCTCTCCTCGCTCACGGTGTTCATGACGCAAGTCGGTAAACCTCCCGGCAAGGGGACAAAGTGGTTCAAGAATGGGGACGGATGGCTCACAGAACAAGGGACTGTGGACTTCCCCGATCAGCCTGTGTCGGTGTACATGAGCCAGCCCTTCAAAGTGAAACTCACATCGCTCCCCCGCAGTGCCATCGAGGCCCTGGTCAAGGAAGCGGCTCAATAGCGAGTAGTTTCTCTATGGCCTTCTCCCTGTAGGAGGCCGTCATGGCGAGATGCGGGCGTTGTGGGCTGTGGTCGAAGTACCCGGACAGCCATCACGAGCAGAAATACGCAGGGGTGTGCCTCTGGTATCAGCACCGTCTGATGGACGACGACGTGTTTGAGGACCGGGAGTGCAAGGACTTCTTTGAGCGTGTGCCTGGCCTGATGCCGATGGACCACTTCGACTACAAGATCAAGCGGGACAACCTCGGTGACGCCTACACCCAGGCACGCTTCAGCAAGCGCCTGGCGCTCATGGGGGCCGTGCTGTCGGTGATCTCACTGGCCCTGTCGCTATGGAAGGTGTTCGGTGCCTAAGGAAGTCCGCCTCAGGGGTGTTTACGGGAGACCGTTGATCAAGCGGGGCGAGCCCACCACGGTGCAGATGCCTATGCCCATGCTCAAGAAGGCCGCCGGGATCATCCTGGACTCCATCAAGAAGGAGATCATGAAGGACATGGCGAAGACGGCGGGCCTCCGAGGTCGGGGCAAGCCCGTGCCGCTCCCGGACAGCCGGAAGTTTGTGGACTCGTTTTCCTGGAGGGTCGCGGGCAAGTCCACCATCGAGTTCACTTCCACCTGGCCCACCGCCTCGGCCCACACGCTCTCCCCTGGTGAGAAGGGGAAGGCTACGGAGCCGTACCGCATGACCTGGCTCACACAACCGAAGGTCAAGACGGTGCCCTTGACCACCCAGGAGGGCCGGGTGATCTTCAGGACTGCCCCCCTCACCACCGCCAACGCATGGGTCCACCCCGGCTTCCTTCGCTATACGTTCATCGAGCGAGGTGTGGAGAAGGGGCGGGTAAGGGTGTTTGAGGAGATGGCCGAAGAGATTGTGGGTCTGCTCCTTGAACAAGGAGACCTTTTCTGATGTCTTTGCGAGTCGATGCGGACAAGCCAACCCCTATCCAGGATCTCGGGATCACGGTCGGTCCTGGGCCTGTCTGGATTGAACAGGAGGACCTGCAACGGTCCACATGCCTACAGACCCTCATAAGGCTGGGGCATGTGCGGGTATCCTCCAACCCGAGGTGTCGAGTGTCCAAAGATCCCCCCAAACCGAAGGTCCACACCGTTGGGATGTCACGCCCCAGCAAGGTGCCTCGTGCCCATGTCAGCCACACGACCACCCACCACACGACCTCAGAAGTCATCAAGGAGGGGGTCACGGCAGAACAGGCACAGGAGATGGTGAACAAGGCTGCCGCTGAGGGTGCCTCGCAAGCCATCGCCGCCATGACTGCACAGTTGCAGGGCATCATCGGTCAAGCGAGCCAGCCAACGGCAGCCATCGAACAGGTGGTTCAGCAGGCTGTGTCGCAGGCGTTGGCCTCAGCCCAGATCAGCCGTTCGGGTCCCGCACCCCTCTCCGGGAGCAGTGACGACCTCGTGGTCAACGGCCCCGAAGAGCCCTTGTTCATTCCCACGGGTATTGTCAGGTCTGATACCGAGAACCTAAAGGTCCAGTCCGATTCCTCTGCTGATGCAGGTGGGTTGGACAACGCGGCATCCGCGCTCAAGGCCCTCCGCAAGAAGAAGTCGTAGGAGATCCCACATGGCAACCAAGAAGCAAACTCCTCTCGGAGTCGGTCTGGACATCGGCACCATGAACATTGTCTCGGCACGGCGCAAGGACGACGGACAGGTTGAGACCAGCCGGATGCGAGATGCGTTCCTGGATCTGGACGCAGGTGCCAAGCGGATGCTCAAGTTGTCCGGGGTCAACTTCATCGACCACGGGGACGACGGGATCATCGTCGTCGGTGACGCGGCCATGGAGATGGCCAACGTCTTTGGGCGCGAAGCCCGCCGCCCCTTGTCGCAGGGCCTGATCTCGGCAGGCGAGATGGACGCGCTCGATGTCCTCGGGGTCATGATCAAGAACGTCCTGGGCGAGCCAGCGACGAAGGACGAGGCGTGCTACTTCTCGGTTCCTGCCTCCCCGGTCGATGCTGACCGTGACGTCGTCTACCACAAGGGCGTGTTTGAACGCATCGTGAGCGAGTGTGGGTTCGACGCCTACGCGGGCAACGAGGCGATGGCCATCGTCTACGCTGAAACTGCGGCGGACGGCTTCTCCGGTCTGGGCATCTCGTTCGGGTCCGGCATGTGCAACCTCGCCCTGGCTGTGTCGGGTGTAGAGGGACTGTGTTTCTCCGTGGCGCGTGGTGGTGACTGGATCGACGCTGGAGCCGCGAAGGCAACCGGCAGCACCCAGAGCCGCATCTGTGCCCTCAAGGAGAGAGGCATCGACCTCATGGACCCCAAAAGCCGTGACGAGGAAGCCCTCGCCCTCTACTACAAGAGCCTGATCGAGTACTGTGTGGACCAGACGGCCCGCGAGTTCATGAAGATCAAGGACCGGTTCGCGCTCCCGAAGGCCATCCCCATCGTAGTCAGCGGGGGGACCTCACTGGCTGGCAACTTCCTGCCCTTCTTTGAGCAGGTCTTTGAGAAGAAGCGGAAGAGATTCCCCATCGAGGTCAGCGAGATCAGACACGCCTCGGACCCCCTGAACGCTGTTGCACGAGGTCTGCTGATTCAGGCTATGCAGGAGCACGAGGAAGACTGATGAACAAGCGCATCGCCAAGAAGATCGTCAAGGGCCACGAGCGGGGCTCCTCTCGCAAGAAGACCTGCACTCCCTGGGCCACCCTGGTCAAGGCGTTCCGACGCCTCGGCAAGAAGCCCCCCGAGCCCATCGCCAAGGTCAAGGAGGCCGTGGAGGAGGTCAAGCAGGAGGTCGTCGAGGCTGTCGAAGCCGTCGAGGACGCTGTGGAAGAGATCACCGAGGCGGTGGACCTGACGAAGATGAAGGTCGCCGAGTTGAAGGCGCTCGCAAAGGAGCGCGGGATCAAGGGCATCTCCAAGATGAAGAAGTCCGACCTGATCGAAGCCCACGACAGGTACGTCTACCTGCGGCGCTTGTCGTAGAAAAGACGAAGCCCCCGCCGAAGGGGTGGCGAGGGCTTCTGACTCCGCAGAGAGCAGAGTCGGGGAGACAGGTGCTTAGAAACGCACGGTGATCTTCGGCATGTTGCCAGTGGTGGCCGAGGTCGGCGCACAGCAAGCGTTGGGCCGGACAGTGTTGCCGGTGTTGGCCATCGTAACGCCGTTGATGGGCGTAGCGGTAGCACTGGACCCACTTCCCTTGACCCGCAGACGGTAGAAGGGTGGGACGGGCTGGTACTCAGAAGTGGTGGAACGAGTGGGCATGGGGACTCCAGGTTGAGATTGAGGGTTCACCTATCCCCCTGACATAGACTCCCTACCGCAGACTATTCCTCGCCGGGTCGGTAGTCGTCCCACAGCCAAGGGGCCTCGTCCTCCGACTCGTCGTGCATCTTCTTGATCTTCAAGTACCTTCGCAGGCCGTCCCGCTGCTCTACCGTCATCCGGCACAGGAGGTCGTAGAGGCTCTTCGCGTCCTCGGCGTCCTTCATCGCGGTGTGTGCCCCCTCCTTCGACCACCCCAGAAACTCACGGATGCGGTCCATGCCCAGGCGTTCAAGGCCCAGCGGGACCAGGTGCTCCCAGGCCAGGGTCACGGTGTCCACCTTGTGGTAGGGGATGCGGCGTCTGACTCCAGCCCGCTTGAAGTTGGCTGAGATCATCGCCTCGTCGAACCCGACGTTGTGCCCGCAGATCACAGAGTTCCTTGTGATGTCCGCGATGCGGTCACCGACCTCGGCCATCGTGGGGGCGTCGTCCCAGCGGGAAGGGTTCGCCGCGTAGCCGTTGACCTCCAGGGCCTTCGGATGGGCGTCCTCAATGCGTTGAGGCTTGATCAACGTGTGGAATCGGGTCTCACTCCCGTCCGGCTCACAGCGGATCACAGCCACCTCAATGACCTCGGCCACCTGGGGGTCGAGCCCGGTGGTTTCGGTGTCCAGGAAACAGATTGTCTTGCCTTGCATAATGGTGCTCCACTTTCACGGGCTGTACCCAAAATGTACCCTTGCGGTCCCCCCTCCTTCGCCACTTTGTCTGAGGAATCCAGGACTTTGGATCCTGGGGGGCAGACTTACTCTCCGGTCGGGTAAGGATGGGGGGAGGTAGTGCTTTGACTCGCAAACTCAAACCTGTTGACATCCCGGTCCCGGAACCTTTCCGGTCAGCCATGCTATCCGTCGCGGTGACCAACGAGGACGGCGGTTTCACGACTGTCGGCACCCTCGTGCAGGAAGCCCAGGAGGCTATCCGTCGTGCCAACGAAGCACTGGCGGAAAACAGCCTGGTGGAGTTGGCTGCGAAGGACATGATGAAGGGTCACCGTCGTCGTGGCAACGCCTCTATCGAGGTGGGTGCAGACGGCTCGGTGCGGCTACGGATCTCCTACTCGACCAGGCGGGACGGCCCCAACGTCACGACCGCTCCAGGAGGGGCAGGGCTTCCGTCACTGGACGCCTTGCGGAAGGAGGCCCAGGATCTGGGGCTCGACGTCAGCCACCTGGGACGCAGGAAGTTGGAGATCATGGACCTGATCACCAACGCCCGAGACATCATGCAGAACCACCATGGAGGGACGGAGCCCGTTGATCCCTTGCCGCGACGTCTACGGGACGAGGTGTCTACCACCACCCCCCTCCACACAAAGAAACTCCCGCCTCGGTAGTGCCTCTATGGGCTCCTATCAACAGGAGGCCCTATGGCAGAGAAACCACAACCCTTCGGATTCTGGACCCTCGGGCGCTCTCAGAATGGGTTGCAGGGAGGTCCTACAACCATCGAGGAACTTCCCGATGGTAGGCTCGTCAGGGTCAAGTATCCAGGAAACCCTGCCTTGCTGGAGGACGAGTTCATCTTGTTCACCGTGCGGAACAACCCCGTCGCCCGGAAGCAGTACTTTGATCTGATCCCTACAATGGATCCGGTGAGCCAAAAGCGCCTGAATGATCTGGCTGCGAAACGGCCCGACTTCTTCCGGTGGCCGAAGGTCGATGATCTCACCCTCAACGACAACATCCAACGCAAAGAGGTACGGGCCGGGATCCACCTGGAAGTCCCCAAGCCTTGACCCCACCCTGAAAGAGAGGACAGCATGATTATCGATCTGAAAAGGCTTCAGAAGAAGCAAGCCAACCGGCACTCCGGGCGGAAAGCCGCCGTGGCACCCGTCGCAGAGGCACCCGTCGTCGCACCTGAACCGGAAGCAGAACCGGAAGCAGAGGAGTTGACCATGGCCAACACGAAGGCTGAGTTGACTGCCGGGGCCGAAGCCGCTGGCATCACTGTTGACCCTGGTTGGACCAAGGCGCAGATCCTGGCTGCGATGTACCCTGGCGAGTGATCCCGCCTGTGGAGGATCTGATGCCCACCATGAGAGTGGATCTCTACTCCATGGTGAACGGCTATGGATTCTGCGACCCGGTTGAGGAAGGCTCTGAGAGGGTCTACTTCCGGGTAGAGGATTTCGTGCGGCTGGAGGCAGGGGAACCCCTGCCTATCGCAGGTGAACTGGTCGAGGTGGGCGACGTGGCTACAGGGGGCCGAAGCCCACGAGCCACATCGGTCCACAGACTCGTGGCACCACAACGTGTTCAGGGATCTGTGAAGTCGTTTGACCCGGTGAAGGGTTGGGGTTTCATCGAGCGCGGCGCGGACCTGTACTTCCTCCACAGGAGTGATCTCGTGGACCCCTTCACTCCTGTGATCGGCACCACGGTCGAGTTTTACGTTGGAAGGAAGAAAGGCCGACCCCGAGCCTGCTACGTCTCACGGGTATGATCCGACCAAAGGAGTGGACATGGCCCACGACAAGAACCGATTCGGAGGCATCGCGGGGAGCAACTACACCCCGATGTCGGAGACTGAACAAGAGGTCCTTCAACGGCTCGTGGCTACTCGGGACATGGACGTCTACATCAAGGGATGGGGCTACATCAAAGGCGTCGAGGGCGCGATTGCAGGGGACCTGCGGCTGGCTCTCCCTCTGGTCCTGGACTTCGACCGTCCGGCAGTGCCGATGCCGGTCTACTACTTCGACCTGGAACTCCGCACGTCGTCGGGGATCCTGCTGTTCGCCGAGCGCCAGAGCACGGTGTACGACAGTCAGCCACTCCTGGTCAGCGCAGGCACACACCTCTCGATGATCTGGGAGATTGCCATCCGGCACATGGACCCCAAGATCGTGAAGGCGTACAAGCCGGGGGCCACGGGACTCACCTCGCGGTGGCAAGACCGAGACACGGGCCAGATGACCATGTTCGGCAACACCCGCATGAGGGGCGACGACAGGAAGGCTCTTGTCAACCTCAGGAAAGGCGAGGCGTTCGCAAAGGCCGACACCGTCCGCATCGCTCAGAAGGCCACGAAGACCTCCCAAAAGAAGTAGACCCCCCACACTTACAGCGCGGAGGGTCAGACTTTCAACCCTGTAGGCACAGGGTTTCACGTCAGCGGGGCTATCAGCCCCGTGCGGCGAGAACGTCCTTGCGGAGTTCGGCCAGATCCTTGCCCGCCTGGCTCGCAGCCTTGCGGAGTCGGGTGCCGGGGGCTCCAGCCTTCCCGCCGTCGCATTTTTCGGCGTCGGCACGGGCGGCCTGAAGGTCAGCGATGATGCGGTCGATCTTGTCTGTCATGCTCATGGTGTTTTTCCTTGTAACGGGGGTTGTGTAAAGCGGGGGGTCAACACGAATGACCTCCCATTGGTACTCTTTGGTGGCTTCATCGAGGGCGACCATCCCGGCCTCCCACTCACGACCGGCCCTGAGCGCGGTCTCCAATCCAACATACTCGTCGGGCAACTCCCCCGATTTGTGCTCTCGCCGCACGGGGCTGATAGCCCGCGTGGTGGACCACGCGACTTTGTAGTGGTCGGCTCGGATCATGGCTCCTTGTCCTCTCCACGTTTGCCGAGGCGAGTCACTTGCTCGTCGTCGGGGTGGGGGTCAAGCAGATGATTGAGCCGGTATTGGTGGCAGATGTCGTTGGCGATGCTCCGCAGGTGGCGGACGATCAACTCGACCTCGTGGCTGTACTCGGGCTGGCGCAGGGTCAACTCGGAGGCGGGGGTGCCCTTCCGCAACTCCTCCATGTCCACCGTGACGGCGTTCCAGCCGTAGACCTCTTCGCCCCACACCACTTCAAAGTAGGCGACCGGCGTAGTGTCCAGGTCAGGCACACCAGGCTTGCCTTCCAAGGCCAGCCGGATGCGGTGCTTGTCGAGGTCAATGACCTTGTCGTTGTCGTCAGCCATGCGTCACCCTACCCTCGCCAGCCGGTTTTGACGCCGAGGAGGGACTTGACCTCACGGAACCTGTCGCCGTCCTGGATGTAGCGGTCGATCTGCTCCAGCAGCCCAACCGTGCGTCCGAAAGTCAGCGGCTCGCTGGTCTTCTCCAGGAGCCCAGGGCGTTCCCACATGCCCACATCCGGGGCATCGACAGGGGCATCGCAGGCCCACACGCAGTAGGCATGACGCTCACCTTTGTCGTCGGTGACCTCAAAGCCGATGCAGTCGCAGGAGTACTTTCGGAGCACATGCCCTCCAGGTGGTGATGGGCTCTCTTACCGAGATGGGGCCGGGTGTGTGCCCCCACAGCCGAGAAAACCAATAGGCCGCCTATCCCCCACCTCCTTCAAGGAGGCCGTTGTGTCCGCTGCCAAGATCCCGAGTCCGTATGTCTACCGTGCCGAGGTGATCTCGGTCTACGATGGCGACACCATCACCGTCATGCTTGATCTCGGCATGGGCATCGTCCGTAAGGCGAAGTGCAGGCTGCTGGGGATCGACACTCCAGAAATCCGCACGAAGTCCGCAGCCGAGAAGGAGGCTGGCTACACGGCACGGGACCGCGTTCGGAAGTTGATCCTGGGCAAGACCGTGGTGCTGCACTCGGTAGCGAAGCCCGACAAGTACGGACGCTTGCTGGTCAAGGTGTGGGCCGAGGACGGCTCCTGTGTCAACCAAGTGCTGCTCGACGAGGGCCTGGCCCGCGAGTACGACGGCGGAACTAAGGTGTCCTGGGCCTCATGGACCTGAGCCGGTTCGATAGTCCGGCTATACTCCACCACCAGTACATCCCGGAGTGACTCATGGCGAACACAGACCTCAACCCACAGGGCGGCATCCAAGGATCGTCGCAGATCTACAACTTCGGGACGACCCCCAATACACGGTCGGTCGTCACGCAGAAGGTCCGGGTCCTTGCGCCTGCTTATGGCGGAAGTGGTCTGTTCCAGATCGGTGTGCTGTCCAACTTCGGACCCACCGAGTCTCGTACCATCGAGCCTGTGCGCGGCATCGGATTCGGTGACATCATCGCGGAACTCGTGCCGGGCAACACGGAGCCAATGACGGCTTCCGTCGAGCGCACAATGCTCTACCTCTCCAACCTGTGGCAGAGCACTGGCTACGCTTCCGGCGTGTCCGGCCCCGTCCGGTCCCTTCGTCACCACCGTTGGCCGTTCGATGTCGAGCAGCAGATCGTCTTCTCGACCATCGCTGACCGTGAGTTGACCTCCTCGGGTGATGGCACGGGTGTTGAGACTGGCTTCGGCTCCTACGGAACGCTGAAGTACGACGGCGCTCTCGGTGGCGGTGGACCTGACGGCAACGGGAGCCAGCCAGGATCACACCAGATCCTGATCACCTACTACGAAGGTTGCTGGTGGGGCGACTGGAACACCTCGTTCCAGAAGGACACCGCGATGGTCATGGAGTCCGGGACCATGACGATCACCGACGTTCACGACTTCTCCAGCGTCCAGTACGGTGAGTTCCTGGCGACAGGCAACGATCCGTCCATCGGCCAGACTGGAAGCCTGATCTACGGGTCCACCTTCGACGGGTGATCCCACGAAAACGACTGAAAGAAGGCCGAGGAGGTTGATGCCCCCTCGGCCTTCTACGTTATCGCCCATGTGGGATGCGTGACGTAGCCCCAGCGCGGGTACAGTCTCCCCTCGGAGGAGACCCATGCTTGACCTCAATACACTCAAAACCGCGCTCAAGCCGCTCTCGGAGATGGGGCGTGACGAGTTCACCTTTGACGTGGATGGTATGGGCATCACGTTGCGCCCGCTCCTTCCGTTGGAGGAGGTGGCAGTGCAGCGGTACTCCGCGTCTATCCTTGACGACATCCAGGAACGGGAAGGGTTGGACACCAACGACAACATGAGCCGCGCTGCGGCCATGGACTACTTCGACCGTTTCCGCATCGAGATCATCGCCAACGCCATTGTCCAGGTGGGCGACCTGGACCTCCGCGACGAGAGGTACATCGCGACGGGTGAGACCCTGGAGAACGGCACGCCGGTCCAGGTGCCACGCCACATCGCCATGCGAGGGATCGTCCAGGAGTGGTCCCGCGCCATGCTTACCGTGTGCTTCGCTCGTTACGGTGATCTCGTCCAGAAGATTGCCGACGAGGCGGACAAGATTGCCCGGACCACGCTCCCTGACCTCGACGCAGAAATCGAACGGGTCGAGGCTCGCCTGAAGACCTTGAAGCAGGACCGTGAGACCCGTGCGAAGGGTGACCCCAGCGTCACGGCCTCCCAGATCACCAACCTGGTCAACGCCGGGAAGGCTTTGGAAGCCGAAGCAGATTCCGCACTCAGCCGGGTGGAGGACGAACTGGAACTCCAGGAGGCGGTGAAGGAACGAAAGGCCGCCCAGCGACCTCGGCAACGAAAGGCCGCACCGGCACCTACGCAGGCCGCGAAGCCTGCCCCAGCACCCACACCGCCCGCACCCGCGCCACCACAAGAACGCAAGTCGGTGATCCCTTCCGCATCGCCACCCCCCTCGTCGTTTCCGTCGTCCGGCGGGACACATGTTCCGGGCGAGGTGATGTCCTCCTTCGGTGACGGGGATGACCCCGAAGTGCTCGCCGCAGAAGAGTTGAGGATCCTGGAGGCGCGTCGTCAGGCAGCCCTGGCCCGCCACACGGCGCACGAACAGGAGGCGCGTGATCCCTTCCGAGAGGCTGTTGAGGTCGCGTCCCCTGAGAAAGGTGTCGAAGCCTACCGACTGCCCAAAGAGGAGTTGACCCCCCGTGGCCGCGCCAGCGCACCCTCCCCGAAGAAAGGGCGAAAGGGCAAGGGCAAGGGGCCACAAAGCACGGAGAATCCAAACTTCAAGCCACCACGATGATGGTGCCAGATGGACCGTGATGAGATCCTCCGTCAACAAGCCGAGGACCACCTACTCCAGGAGGCGCACCGAAGGAGATTCCTCTACAACGACGTAGAGACCCTGCTCCTGACGGGGTGGCTCTCACAGGTTGTGCCGCTCGGTCCTGGGAGCGTGACGCTCCGCACATACGACACCACGAGCCACACCCACCTGATCATGCGGTGTGAAGGTGACCCCTCCAACTGGAAGCGGCACCGAGTAGCCCATGCCGTCTACATGGTGAATGGTTTCTACGTTCACCAGGAGGATCCCAACGCGGCCCACCACGTCTACCAGGAATGGTTGCGGAACGTCCGGGTTGAGCACATCGAAGTCCTGCACACCTATGTGCTGGGTCTGACGAACCGCCTGGCGAGGGCGTGCCGCCTGACCAACGCCTACTGCCACGAGCCGTATTCCCGTGCCCTCTGGAAGCGTAAGCCCCGCCAACAGGCCGCTTCCCAGAACGTCGTCCAGGAGTTGTGGTGGGCGTGGAACGAGTCCCAGGACACCTTCGACTCGGACATTAGGCAGTGGCAACACACCCGCTCCATCGTCGGCTCTATGAGCAGCAAGGGCGCGAAATCATTGAAGAAGTCCGAGGACGGTTGGAAGAAAAGGCGAGAGGATCTCGCCGCACGCACCATCGAGGACGCGGTCAACTGGGTCATCAGCGGGGAGCGGGAGGAACAGAAGCCTCTCACCGTCACGGTGAACGGACAGACCTTTGAGGTGCCGAAGGTCCACGCCTCCCAGACGGTTGATGAGATGCAGGAAGAACTCATGCGGGCCGTGCGTGGGGAGAAGGACTACCACGACCTCATGGTGGAACAGTACAAGACGTACCACCGAGCCAAGAACGAGGCCGCCCGACAGGAACGGCAGAGGGCGGTGGAGGAGGCTCGCCGTGCATCGGAAGAGCGTGAGATCACGGGACGCACAGCAATCGTCGGCTACACACCTGAGCAGTTGGCCGAGATCAACCCGGACATCTTCGACCAGCCCACAGCGAGGCACCAGCAGCACTCGCCCGAGCGGGAGCGGTTCGACAAGTACCTCGACACCGATGTCGAGGTAGGGTGGATCGGCGCGTCAGGGAAACCGGAACGAGCCCAGAGTGACCCCCCTCAGTCGGAGACTGGCACCAAAGGCCAAAGCCTTCAAGACAAGATCAGCCGCCGCAAGCCCCGTCTGAAACCATAGTCAGCCTATGTCACTCAGGGTGTAAGGAGTCCCCATGTCACTACCGATCAAAATGGCTGCCGACCTGCTGCTGAACGTGAAGGACGTGGGCAAGGCACAGCGGGACATCGAGAACGCTGTGGGCGGCGCGGCGACACGAGGGTTGTCGAAGGCCATCAAGACCTCGCAGAAGGAAATGAAGCGAGAGTACTCGACGGTCTACAGAGACATGCTGCAACTCGGCCACAAGGAACAAGCCCGGAACCTCAAAGAACAGTACAAGATGGCGAAGGAGCAGATCCTTGAAGAGGGCCGCATGGTCATGGCCCTCAACAAAAAGATCGCTGCGACAAAGGACAAAGCACAGAAGAAGTTGCTCAAAGATGAGCGTCGGGCGCTGGAAGCCAACATGAGGCGGCGGCAGACCGTAATGAGGGCCGACCTCCAGGAACAGGCGAACGCCCAGGCCAACCAGTTGAAGTTGCTGGAAGAGGGGATGGAAGCAGCAGCGGACGCCGCTGGGAAGAGACTCAGTGAGCACGCTGGGTCAGCCGCCGACAAGTTCGGGGACCTGGTGAACAAGGGCCTGACTCTCGACAGCCTCAACCCAGACGACCTCCTCAAGTCACTGGGGAGCGGGCTCAAAAATAACCAGGCCAACCTCATAGGCGGCGGCAAGGGTTTGATGGCCAGGGGCGCAAAGATGGGTGGTGGTATGGGCCGGGCCGTCGCCGGTCTCGGCAAGGCAGCCGCGATGCTTGGGGGGGCAGCCGCAGGCATCGCTGCCGCCACCGCTGGCATCGCTGCCCTCCTCGCGGTCGCCGCCGCAGCCTACGGCAAGACGAAGGCGTGGAACAAGGCCATCCTTCAGTCGATCTCAGGGTTCGACGCCTTCAACACAGCCGCTGGTGATGTGGGCACCGCTCTCGACAACATGCGTACCGCTGTGAGTCGAGTCTCTCGGAGGTTCGCCACTGATGGGGAGGAGATCATCCAGATGCTGGGGGCCTTCAACCAGGCCGGGCTGACGGTCGGGGAGATGAAGGCTTTCTCAGGCGCGGGGCGGGAGGTCACGGCCTACACCCAGGTCTTGACCTTCGCCCAGCAGCAGACCAGAGCGTTCGGTATGGAGGCTGGGGAACTGGCAAGCCTGACGAACCGCATGTACGAGCAGTACGGGTTCGGCCTCCGTGAGATGCGGGATGCCATGGAGTCGTTCGGCGGCGCAGCACAGATGGCAGGGATGAATAGCCGCTCCTTCGTGGCAGCCATCATGGAAGCCACGGCGAACATGGCCCTTTACAACTTCCGGCTCCAGGACACGAGCGAGTTGCTGGTTGGCTTGACCAAACTCCTCGGTGAGGACCTGGCGAAGTCCACCTTGAACATGGAAGGCACCTTCCGAAACATGGGCCTCCAGGGCCGCTACAAAGCCACCATGACAGGAGGGTCGGCCCTCGGGGATGTCATCGACGCAGGGGCGACCCGGCAGTTGGAGGGGGCTTTCAACGACATGACGCGAAAGCAACTCATGGTCCTGCGGGATGCGGGGATCGTCGGCAGGAGGCGGTTCGATCCTACGACAGGCGAGGCTATGCCGATCACCATCGAGGACATCGACCTGGATAAACTCGGAGGGCTCACAGGCATCCAGTCCGGCACCATCATGAACGAAATGTCGGCGGTGGGGGACGCCATGACTGGCTTTGAGGCGTTGACGGACCTCGCCGCAGGCATCGGAGGCAGCACCCTGGAGCGGGCGGACGCTCTGGACGAACTCGACCGCCCTGGAGAGATTGCCGCGACGGTAGCACAGGCGATGGGTGTCCTTGACTTCAAGGACTTTGAGAGCATGGGCGCTGGCGGGCGTATGGCCCTGGAGGAAATGACGGGCCTTCAGGGAGAACAACTGCGGGTCATGGAGACCATCTTCAACCGGGTCGGCGCACAGATGGCCACCGATGATCCCAGCAAGTACGGGCCAGACGGTCCTCGGGCTGCCGAGATTGCGGCAGCCATCGCCGGGGGTGACGGACTCCTCACCAGCGAAGAAAAGGACGCCCTGTCGAATGATCCTGCCAAGAAGGCAGCGGACATCGCCCAGCAGCAACTGAACGAACTCCAGACCATCGGGGATGTCCTGGGCACCAACATCAGTGGCCTGCTCAACTGGATCGGTGGTGGGGTCACCACGATGGTGGATGGGTTCCTCGGCTGGTGGGGCGGCGGGAGGTCCGCAGAAGACGCTGCCATCAGTCAGTCGGCGGTCCACGAGAAAGAACTCATCGACCAAGCGATGGAGATCCAAAAGTTGATCCGAGAGGTCGAGCGGGACGCGGACATGACCGAAGGGGACAAGGAGACCGCAATCGCACAACTTGGGCGGCATCTGGAGACCATCGACAACCAGCGGGAGGCCGAGGCGGACTTCCAGTCCGATCTGGCCGCTGGGGCGACCTTCACGGAGGCCGGTGAAGAGCGGCTCATGTCGATGTTCGGAGGGGAGGAGGGGCTCAAGAACGCCCTGCAAACTGCTGCCCTCGGCGCGGTCAAAGAGAACGGCAGCCTGTTCGTCACAAACGCCATTGACGAAGACTCTGTCATGGCACAGACAATGGGTCAGGAGTACGCCCAGGACATCGCCAGGGGCGACTTTGACCTGGACACGGCGCTGGGTGAACTTAGCGGCGGCGACTACCAGGCACTCGCGGAACTTCTCGGAGCACAACAGAATCAGAACGACGCACTGCTCAACGAAGCCGAGAGCCTGGAGACGAACTCCTACGAAGCCCTGGAGATGGCCCAAGGCCATCACAATGATCTCGTAGCGGAACTTGAGCACCTTGAGAAAGCACGACACAGGGACAGTGGGCGCATCGAGGGTGTCCTGGAGGAGATCGACGAATCCAACGCGGAGATTGCGAAGTACCAACGGCTCACCCAGATGTCCGACGACTACTCAATGCTCAGGGAAGCCTTAGGATCGGACGGGAACTTCAGCGCGGCGATGGAGCGAATCAAGTCGAGCGGGACCACCACGTTGGCAGAGGGCAAACTTGACCGCTACACGCTCGCCCGCTTGCAGGCTTACCAGACTGGTGATTGGGACCACTATAACCGCATGGTCTCGTCAGACGCATACCTCACCGCACCGCAGGCGAATGACTTCCTCTACCAGGGCAACAGGTACGGCGGGACGATCACCCCCCTCAATAGCGCAGACGCATTCCTCGGCATGAAACCTGACGGGGTCCTTGACCGATTCGGCGGTGGCGGGGGTCGGCCAATCAACATGACCGTGAACATCACCGAGTCCAACGACCCTCAGAAGACACTCCAGATGGTCAAGCGAGCCATTCAAGCAGCGGAAAGGAGGTAGTAGATGGCGCGTGGAACCCCACTATTCTCAGGGGCCTTCCCTGCCGGGGCAGAGGACGAGTTTTCAGGCCGTGGGGTCAGGCCGGTGGTCTTTGACATCATCGCGCCGGATGGGGTCACGAGCATCCTGCCGGACAACCTGAAACTGGTCCTGCACACAAACCCTAAGAGCATGAAGGTCTCCTACGAGAAGGTCATCGAACGCACGCAGACCAAGAGCGGGTTCGTCGAGCAGCATTGGGGTGACGGCACGTCGAGCATCGACTTCGACATGGCGACCGGTGGCTTCATGCGGCTGTACTCGGGCCTGGCGAACAACACGTCACCCGAGATGACGGAGGGGACCCGGCGCGAGACCCTGGCCTACGACTCGTATCTGGACATCCTCGCCCTGTTCCACAACAACGGCTCGGTCTACGACATCAACGGCCAGGTCGCCCTGCAAGGCAAGATCCAGATCACGTTCGATGGGGGGATCTACCTCGGCTGGTTCAACGACTTCACTGTGACGGAGTCGGTTCAGAACCCCTATCAGTTCACGATGACCACCACGTTTGAGGTCTCAAAGGAGATCCAGTCCTGGAGAACCGCCGTGACCACCACCAACCCCTTTGCACTGTGAGGTGAGTGATGGCTGACGGACTTTTCCCTGCCCCCAACAACCAAAAGACCTCTGAAGCCAGCGCCGAGAGCGAGTACATCGCGAGCCGCCTGGACGGCCTCCCTGTCGGCCCCTCCCTCTCCTACACGTTTGAGTCCCAAGCGAGCGTGCCTTACGACGGCACGAACCAGATGGCGCGGAGGTTGTCGCCATTCACCTTGCGGCTCGTGGTCCCAGAGGCGTTGGTCCCCCCCGACAGCGAGGTGGACGTGAACCTCATCGGCAGGGGGTCGAGCACAGTCTCAGAAAACAACGCGCTGGCGAACGAACTCCGTCAGGCCATCGGTCAACGGCTGCTTTTCAACACTCAAGCAGGGGAAGGGCGGCTGACACAACTCAACTCCACCCTATCGGCGGGACGGGTGCTCCAGACAACCATGGGCACCGACAGCCGATCTGTGCTCGCAGACAACGTGACGGTGGCCGACATTCTGTACCAGGTGGAGAAGTTGCTCCAGACACCGCCGCTCACCCTGTTCGTCAACCCCTCAGACCTGTCCATCTCCTACACCAGCATCCAGCAGTACAGCCAACGCACCCGGTGGGGGAAGGTCTTTGAGCGGTGGGGTGAGGGGCAGCCCACGTTGTCCATCTCGGGATCAACGGGAGCCTGGTGTGCGGGGCAGGACCCCAGCGCAGCGATGGGGTTCCCAAGCCAGGGTGGGGAGAACCACGTCGCTACCGGTGTGCAGTTTGCCACGAAGCGCGACTCCGCAGCGTTCCAGCAGTTCATGTCGCTGTACCACTTCTACCGGAACAACGGCTACATCTACGACACCGTCGAGGGGTCTGAGGCCCACCTGTTCATCGGTGCCGTGGCCATCGACTACGACCAGATGACCTACATCGGAAACATCGACTCATTCTCATACTCCTACGAGGAGACTGACTCACACCGAATCCAGTGGGAGATGGCCTTCACCGTAGGGCGCATGTACGACCACGCTGAGTCTCCCTTCGTAGTGCTCCCGGAGTCGTCGCCAAGCGTGACCCCAGGATCGCTCTCCACCGACGAGTTGATGCGGGAGATGGCAGGTACACCGAGCCGCACTGACATCTCAGATGCGGGCATCGGAGCACAACTGCTGGGAATCTCAGGCACGCAACAGTTCACAGGTGGGATCACGGGCGAGTCCACCGACGAAGAAATCGAGGCTCAGTTGACCCAGCAGTTGGCCGAGGACAAGAAGAACGACCCGGACCCGGACAGCACCACACCTTTGGAGGCGTTGGGAGCCTTCTTCACCCCCAGCGGTATGTTTGAACCATGAGCATCAAGAACCGACCGTACACCGGCACCTGGGAAATGGGCCGTCAGACCGTCGTGCGGTACACACCGGACGCGAAGGTGCTGATCAACGGCCACACGGAGTTGGCTGTTTGCGCGACCTGCGGGGACAAGACCGACTTCAACAAGTACATCACGACCATCTCGTGTGACGTGAGCACTGACCCCATCAGCACCGCGAGCCTGACCCTGGCGGTCCCCCGGCACGAAGCGGAGGTCTTCTCGCACGACGGCAACTACGTCCTGCACCCCGGCCTTGAGGTCGTGATCCTCATGCGCGGCTACTTCCCGGTCACGGGCTACGCCATGAAGGGACAGGAGGGGGCAGACACAAACGCATTCACATCGGACCCCGACGCCGTTCCGGTCTACCCCTACTACCAGGTCTTCCGTGGGGTCACGACCGAAGTGACTCACGAGTACAGCGGGGGTTTCTACACGGCGTCGATCACCTGCTCCAGCATCCTCCACTTCTGGCAGTACCTCTACGTCGCTACCAACGGCAGCGTGTTCGGGACCGCTCCCGATGGGGACAAGGCCGGGATCGACTTGCGGGGTCACACGTTCACGGGGATGTCCCCCTACGGGATCATCTACACCTTGATGCGGATCGGGTTCGGTGCGGCCTTCGGGCAGAACTGGACCATCTCTCAGGCAACCAACCTCGCTGCTGTGGACGAGACCTCAGGCAAGAGCCTCTACAAGCACGCCGCGTTGTGGTGGGAAAAGCGGTGGGCTGAGTCCTCGATGCGGCTTCGCATGTACGGCATGGATGGAAGCCTGTTCAACGCCATGGAGCAGTCCTACCTGGGGATGTTCGACAAGCAAGGCACGACGGTCGGCGACTTCATTCAGGGGTTCAACGTGGAGACCCCCGAGGGCTACAACCCCAACGCCACGGCTTCGCGTGAGGCTGCGGCACGGGCGGTGGGATACCGAGGCACTGAAACCACCGCTGCGGCTCTGGATGATGGCGGCAGCGCGTTGGACGCCATGAAGATGCAGGCGTACACGCTCGATCTGGGTCGGCTGGGGTCGGTCAACTTCTTCGACTCGGAGTACATGTCGAAGTTGGAGATTGCCAACGCCGTCAAGCAGATCTGCGGCTACGAGTTTTACCAGGATGTCGATGGGGACGTTGTTTTCAAGCCCCCTTTCTACAACCTGGACACCAGTACCGATGAGGTCTACTGCATCCGGGATCGGGACCTGATCTCGTGCTCGGAGAGCGAACGCGAACCCGAGGCCACCTATGTCAAAGGCTCCGGGTCACTGTTCCAGAACTTTCAAGGCATCCTGTCCGGTGAGTTCGGCACCCGCGAAGGCAAGTTTGCAGACTGGCGGTTGATCGCTCAGTACGGGTGGCGCGAGACCTCGTTTGAAAGCCACTACTACTCAGGCAGCAAGCAGATGTTCATCGGGGCGATCATTCGCCTCGACACCGCGAACGCGGAGATGCGGTCGGCTCAGATCACGATCCCCATGCGCCCGGAGTTGCGCCCTGGCTACCCGGTGTGGATCGAACACCTGGACTGCTTCTTCTACATCAAGTCCCTTAGCCACTCATTCGCACCCGGCGCGTCGGCGCAGACGACCATCACGGGTGTGGCGAAGCGGGCGAAGTGGCTCCCTCCCGGCTTCCCGGATCGCAGCGAGGGGTCAGGTAGTCAAGCACTCCCATCGCTGGAGGACATGCGCCTGGACGCGCCTGGTGAGTACCCGCCGATGCCCTTGTATGTCTTCCCGGAAGACATCGAGGGGTACGAGGGAGGTGCGTCAGGCCCTCCTCGGGTCATGGGGTTGCCCAACGTCGTGATGGCGTTGGACACAGAAAAGATCAACCCGGCCTTGATGCCTGGCGGGGTGTACTTCACGAACGGCCAGACCTACTTCGACACGGCTCTGACCCTGGGTGTACTGCGACGTGACCCCGACTCTGAGGGGACCTCTCCGCAGTACCGACTGGCTCTGGACAACGACCCAGCCCACGACAAGATCGTCTCTGAGGCTGAAGTGGTCTCGGCATTCGACCAGTATGCCGAAGCAATCCAGACCCTCAACGTCAGTGAGCAACTGGACAGGATGGAGGCGTTGAAGACCTCCTCCGAGTTCGGTGCGTTGGTTGTGGCAGTCGAATCAAGGCTACAGAACGCCATCCCCGACCGTATGCACCTGAACAACTGGCTGGGCCTCCAGCGCAACATGAAGAACGTCTTCGGTGCGGGCAAGGCAAAGGGCGAGTACCGCTACTTCTCATCCTCGGCCCCCAGGGAGGAGGACCAGTCTCCCTCGACCGTGACGGTCAACGGTGAGACGGGTGAGGTCGTCAAGGAGTACCCAGGTGGCCCTGTGGACGCCAACTTCACTGGGCTGACAACCCTCTACCAGAAGGGCGACCGCATTGGCGTGAAGGCAGGGATGCCCACGCGGGGTTTCCGAGTCTACGGCTTCAACCCTCCTGGAGAGGACGAAGAAGACTCCACGGCTCTCGGGCACGTTGATGTCACTTCCCGCGAGATCAGGTTCATCACCTTCCAGAAGATCACCATTCGGGTGCCGGTGACCAAACAGAGCATGGGGGCGAACGGGCGGTTGGCCTTGACGCTGGCTCAGGAGGCGATGGAGGTGCTGTTCCAGGAGATCCTTGTGGGTGACGCCGTCAAGGAACCACTCACCGAATCAGTCTCCAACCGGTTTGGTGCAGACACAAGCCAGAGCGAGGTGGGGTACGGGCTGATCTGGAACGCCATCAACGACCTGGCCTCCTCCCTCGGAGTGACGAGTGCCATCATTGACGGTGTGAACCTCTGGGGGGCGACGAACGGTCCTGCCCTGGGATCACCCCTCGACCCTCCCGGCGATCTGTCAGATTTCTCCAACTCCTTCCTGCCCTTCACCCGGTCGGTCCAGACGGCACCGGAAGGCGAGGCAAGGCAGGTTTACTACATCTACCCCAATATCTACGCCATGGGGTCCAACGTCGTCACCCACCCCAACGCCGGACGCGAAGCCGAACCTGCGTACTTCTCGGGTGCCCAGGCTTACGACGTCCGAAATGTGCCCCTGGTCAGAAGGACTCGCACCGTCAGGACAGACCCCACCTACGGGCGGACGAACATCGAGAAGAACCTGGACGGCCCCGTGGGGGCGTTGGACGGTGAGACCGGTCTGACCAACATGGCAGATGTCCAGGGAGTCACGGCACTTGCCCAGAGGGTCGCGGCGACCATGGCGGCCCACTTCAACGCTGTGCAGTTGTACTGGACTCAGCAAGAACCTACTGACGACGAAGGTGAGCCGATCACCGATCCGACTGCCGACGAGCGGGCAGCCTTCAGCACCTTCATCGAGGCTGTCACCGAGAACCACGACTTTGAGGTGAACAACACCAACGGATCCACCACGGTCCTAACCAACCAGTACAATGAGACCGGGGACTACAACACAGTCCTGCCGGTGTCGGACAACCGAGGCTACGAGGTCTACGGAACGCTGGCCTATGGGCGTGGCATGAACATCGAGTCCTACAAGAAACTGCTGGAGGTAGGGGGGTCCCCAACCGACACCGCCTCCATGCTTGCCGTGGAGAGATTCTTCGCAACGGTCATCGCCACTCAGGACAACAGCCTCCCCAACGCCCTGGAGGCCATGACCCCCGAAGCACGGGCCGAGTTGGCGGCTGCGTTGGAGTTGGACGACGACGGAGAACTCGGGGATGCTTTGCAAGCCCTGGCGGAAGACTCCGACTCAGCCTCCATCTTCGTGAGGAACACGCCGGTCACTACCGCAAGCAGGGGACAGTCCACCACCTTCGCCATCAGCGCAGATGAGTTGGCTGCCCTCACCACGAGCGACACGACCATCTGTTTGTGCAAGGGGACCGAGAACTCCCATTGGATTCAGGCGTTCACAGGTGAGTTTGTGGAGTTGCGTGGGGACGAGGCCGTCAACGAGTTCCTGATCGGAGACGCCGAAGCAGCAGCGGAGGACTACACCGTCACGAAGCAGGCGCTGGCCGGTGAGATGATGGACCTCTCCACTGGGAACAAGTTGGCTGAGACCATCCAGGGTGCGAAGAACGCGGTCAACAGCCTCGGCAACACACTCACTTCGGCAGGGCAGGAGATTGAGCGTCAGTGGACCGAAGCCATTGACGACATCCGACGTGATGCTGAGTCCGTGGGTGATCTCATTGACCAGGCACGGGACGCGGAATCCCTGGCCGACTTCAACGAGAGTGCAGCGCCTCGGTCGGAGTCTCAGGGAACACGAGAGGACGAGCAAGCGAGAGAGGAAGCCGCTGAGGATGACCTGACCCAGTCTACGTCGTCCTACCCCCCTCTCCCTTTCTGGGACGTAGCAGATAGCGAGGAGGACGACACATGACCATCCCCACAGGCGTCACACAAGGACAGATCGACCGTGAGGTGGGAGCCACCACCCTCGACAAGACCAATCTCGCTGGGGGGCACAGTTTCCCCATCCGGCACGCGAAGGTGACGCGCGTAGATGCCAAAGAGATGGTGGTGGACCTGGTTGCCTTGTCCGGGCCAGCCATCGAGATGAAGAAGATCCCCATCACCTTCCCCAACGCGGGTACGCGCCACTTCCTCGGAGCCATCCCAGAAGTCGGGGACATCTGCCTGGTGGGAAGTGCGCCCGCTGAGTCCGGGCTGTCGAAACGCTTTGTGATCCTGGGGTGGTTCGTCCCCGCCACACAGCCTGGCTACGACTGGCTCAGTGTGCGGTCACACTCCCCAGACGAACTCGGCCTGACCTCCAAGGACCAGGTGTACATGGAAGGGGTCGCTTCCGCACGGCGACACAAACTGCGGCAGATCGAGAAAGGCAACATCATCGCGTCGTCCTCGCAAGGGGCTGACCTGCTGCTCACCGAGAGTGCCACGCTGACGAACCGGCGGGGCAACGAGGTGATCCTGCGGGATCAAGACCAGGCGCTCGTGGTGCGGAGCCTTCAGCAGTTCCACGCCGGGGCGGGGTTCCGCACCTACTCAGGCATGATCCAGCGGGACGCAAACCTGTTGCCAACCCAACTGGCGCGGGCACGCCGAGACTTTGCCTCAGATCGGCAGGTGGACGAGGAAGGAAAACCGCTACTCAGCACCCAACTCGATGCACGGGTCGGGGCCGGGTACGTCCAGACCGCAGAAGTCTTCGACACTGACTTCCTCGCCCCCGTCACTGTTGATCCCCTGGGAGTCTTGCCGCGTGGGTTGTTCCTGGACACTGGAGGGAACCTCGTCGTCGGCAAGAACTCGGCTACCTACGGAGGCAAGCCCATGTACCGGGTCTGCTCCGACCTGAAGTCCAATGGGATCACGGCTGATGGGGTGGGTGTCTTCACGGAGTACCGAATCGAGGTGGCCCACACCACGGATGGGACGCTGCCCGTCACGGAACAGACAGACGGCCTGGACGTAGACCGTCTGTTGCCGACTGCACCCGCCACGACCCCGAGCGCAGAAGGTGGGGCGGTCAACCTACAAGACCCCGCGAACCGGTCACCAAACGCCCCTATGGTGGAGTTTGTCCTCGGAACAGCGGTGGGGAACGACGCCTTTGCGGACCCCGAGAGTTACGGCATCCCCCTGGTGGCGAAGGTTGGATCCCCGTCCGGGGCACCAGAGACCACGATCCGCCCCTACAACTCAGCCACCGACTCTCTGAGTGACCAGTTGGCTTTCCTGGTCCGCTCGCGTGATCCCGAAGACCCCACGAAGGAGTCCTTCATCGCGCTCTCCAAGGGTGGCGCGTGGCTCACCAACTTCCAGGGCGAGGGATCAGCCGTCGTCCAGGAGAACCTGCGAACGGGCAAGCGGTCGTTCCTGGGGACCGACAAGGATGGAACCTCTCAGACCGTCACGGCGCAGGGGACGATCTCTTTGTCTGCCGCCAGTGGGCGGGCCGCTGACAACGTAGGGGTCGAGATCACATCCGAGAGCGGGGCCGTGAGCATCTTCGGTGGCGGGTCGAACACAGAAGGCGCGGCAGACGGAAGCCTGAACCCCAACGACCCGGCTAACGCCAAGACGGCCTTGAGCCTCACGAGTGCCAAAAGCACCCTCCTGTCCGCTGTAGACAATGTGGTGGTCGCGGGGAGCAACATCAAGAACACAGCGGGAACGATTGCCCTGGCCTCATCCGCAGCGGTGAACATCAACTCGGGTGACACGGTATCCACCACGACCAAGACTCTCGGTGTCACCGTTGCGGGGCTGGCAGAGTACACCTACGGCGGACCTAAGGACGGCCTCCCCACGAACGGGGGTTCGCGGAGTGTCGCCTTCACCGCAAACCCGGCGACGGGGAGTCCTGGTGGAGCGGTGGACTCCTACTCGGTGCTGTTTGGGGGGCGCAAAGAATCCTTCAACATGGGCAAGCACGACACAGGGATCAAGGTGGGGTCGTTCAACGTCCGAACCATGAACCCGATCCCTGCGGGGATGATGGCTCCCGGTGCGGGAACCCTCATGTCCACGGGCCTTCCCCTGGTGGACAACAAAGTCACGACCGGACTGGCTGGCGCGGCGTTGGTCAGCAACCTCGGCACTGCGAAACTGTCTGCCACAAAAGGCACGGCCACGGTGTCTGGGATCGCTGGAGCCGCCTTGCAGTCGCTCGCTCAGATTGGGATCACGGCCCCCTATGTCAGCGTGAAGGCTGCGGGCTTCCCTGGCGGTGTCCTCACTGACGGTTGCTTCGATAGCCTCACGGGACGACCCTTCCTCACCTCAGGGACCGTAGGCTGTCCTGGCTTCCGGGTGGGGTAGATGGCTGTCACCCCCCAAGCCGTAACGGCGGCCATCATCGCCGCGAGTCCTGCCTTGAAGGGGCCAGCCTGGTTCCAGACCTGTGTGGGAGTCGGGATCGGTGTGGTTGCGTGGAGCGCCATCCCAGTCAACGTGGTCATGGTCGGATCAGTCAACGGCACACTGGGGGGAGGTGTGGTGACAGGCAAGTTTGTCCTCCCGGTCGTTCCTGCCCCTGTGGTGGCTTCTGTGTCCGCTGGCGGGCTCGTCGGCCTCAATGCCTCCCAAGTGGGCGCAGCCGTTGGCATAGGCATCGGCACGGCCTACTCAGCGACCGGTCAGTACATCGGAACGAGCGTTGGGGCCATCGGGGCGGACGTGTCGAAGGTGGTGTTCGCAAACCCCGCGACTTTAGTCCCCTCCCTGATCGGTGGTTTCGCGGCCCAGGGGCTCGTCGGCCCCGCTGCCCTTCAACTCGCCGCTGCCCTCTCTCCCGGTATTGCGACTATGTTCATGACAGGTTTTGGGACAGGCGTTGCTGCCGGTCCTACTGGCCCGTCACCGGGTACTGGTGTGAGTAGGTCCAGCATCATCTGAGGGTCGCAACGTGGGATTCAATCTAAACGGCTTTGTGCTTCGTCCAGCGCGTGTGGCGTCCGGCAACGATCCAGACACCAACGAGGCTGTCACAGGCGTAGACCGTGACCACATCCTTGCCAACGACCGCAGCACGCCTGTTGCCAATGAGACGACCCTGGAAAGCCTCGGCTACGACGCACGCCCCACAGGGGCAGCCGTCCTTGTGGAACCCTATGCCGACATGTACCGGGCAGCGGTGCTTGAACGGCCTCAAGACAAGCAATCCACCGAGCAGTACTGCTTGTTCGCGGCGACCACAGGATCATTGAGCACCATCGAAGACACCGCGATGGCTATCGTAGGGGGCACCGCCACGGCTGACCCCATCGCAGGATCACTCGACGTGGACGGTGGGGCCTACACAGACGGCACCTTGAACTTCTACATTCGGGACGGCGGTCAGCGAGACATCAGTGAGGTGGTCTCCATCACGATCCTCAAAGGGCCGGTTGGTGGTGGCGCACTTCCGACACCCGTGGTGTGCGAGGGAACCACTGACGCATCGACCGGGAAGTTCACTCTCGACGCTGCTGCCGAAACCGCTCTGAGTGGTGGCTACTCCGAGGACCGGGGAGACAAGGTGGCTGCGACAGCCTATGTCCTCGCCAGTCCGTCCTTCTGGTGGTCCAGGAATGATGACGACCTGACCCGGTTCGGTTGGGACGGGAAGACCTCACGATGGTTGCCGTTGAAGGGTGGTGCAGCACAGTCCCTGGGCGCGGTGCTTCCTGATGAAGGCTACAAACTCGTCCCTCCCCCCACCCGGTTCCAGGTTGACGACACACTGCCCGGTGCGGCGACTGCCCCGGACGCCTACGCTCTGGTCCGCTGTGGCCTCTACGCGGACGCTGACAGTACGCCTCTGAGCATCCTGGTGGTGTCAGACACAGCCGCCCAGGACGGCACCTGGCAATCTGGAGGCTCCCCCGACTGGGATGGCTACAACGCCGTCGTGGGGGTCACCAACGGTGTGCTGCTCCTCAACCCCGCCTTTGCGGGTGCCCAGGCAGGACGCACACTCTGGTACAACGCCGAATCCTTCCAGTCGGATGCGGACGGTGATCTGGGGGTGGTGGCTGACCTCCCCACAGGATCAAACCAAGGCTTCCCGGCTCTCTCGCCTGTGCCCGGACCTACGGACAGACCCTTCCTCCGCATCGGATCACGGCGCTACATGACGCCTATCCCTGTAGATCAGGACGAAGCAGACCCGGTTGCTGGGTTGACGGGCCTCCCCTCACCCGGCTCCGTGCCCTCAGGTTCGTTTTACTGGAGCAAGGCCACCGGCAAGATTGTCCTCTCAGCCATCGACATCGCGAAGTGCATTCCCGGCTCCTCGGTGGGGGATGGGGACCCCGCCGATTACGAGATTCCGTTCCTGGGCGCACGGCTCTACTACGACGGAGTGGCCCTCAGCACACAGCCCCTTCCACTCAGGGAAGCCGTTCCGGCCCTCAATGCCGCAGGCAACTCGCTGGACGGGTCCGATCCTGTGGAGGACCACACGGTGCCCACGGACGGCGCGGTTTACGTCCCCCGCGCAGTCTGTATGCCCCCTCCTGGGGTGAGCGGTGTGCGGTGGGAGCCGGACGGCACCGGAGACACACCGGTCGTCCCTGGCCCCAGCGCCGTCGCGGTCAACGAGGAGCCGCAGACCCGACCCAACGGAACGGGTCTGGTTCGCAGGATCACGGGCAGCGCGAGAAGGACCCTCTACGGGGATTCCTTCTTCTTCGCAGAGGAGTACGCCTACGAGAACACCGACGTCAAGGAGTACAACGACGACCTCAATGACTTCAAGTTCAAGGTGCGGAAGAACGAGGTTGAGATCTCCCGGATGGTCGCCCCCACGCAGCCTGCGGGGGGGTGGACGAACACCTCTCGCATCCAGTTGCGGCGCAGGAAGGTGAAGGGGCAGCCTCTCTACTTCCGTCAGGCTGAGGTGATCCCGTCCGTCCATGCCGATGAGGCCAGAATCTATTCCCGCCTCGCCGAGCCGTACTATGTCGCCGGTACAGAGACGCTGCGCTTCGTTATCGACGGAGTAGTCCTCACCTGGCTGGGATCATCACTGAATGCGACCGGCACGGTTGCCGACTACACAGCGCAGGACGTGGCGGATTCCTTGAACGCCGTTCAGGCTGGCATCGCAAGCACCCTGCGTGGTCGCGTCTACCTTCGGGCTGCCAGCCTCACGACAGGAAGCGTGGAGATCGGCTGGAACACGGACCCCGGCGACGGGAGCACCGACTACAAGGACCTGTCGGGCCACGCTGCGCTGGGGTTTCTCCCCGGCTGGCGCGTGGACATGGCGGATCCCGACGACCGTTTCCGCTGGCTTCCCGACAATGGGGCCTACCTCGGGGTCTTCCGCAGCCCTGTGAACATGGACCGGACGGCATCTACGCCGGACATCCGGGCCGTGGGCAGGGTCGAAGACACTCCAATGATCACAAGCATCAACGCGAACCCGTTCGTTGCTGTGTCCCCACCCCCGCTTCTGGACGTACCTGGCTACACGGACGTCTCTCACTTTGAAGTCGTCGTGGGCCTCCTGACCATCCCGATGGAGAACTACCAGACAAGCCTGGAGGTGGGGGTCGTCTACGACTGGGTCAACGACCGCTTCATCTGGTGCGGAGAGGGGAAGACCAACGGCAAGCAGGTGCCGTACCCCACGTCCATGCTCCAACTCGACAACGTGAGTGTGTTCCCGCAGACCGTCAGCCCTCTCGCCATGGACGCTGGGACCTACGGGCTGAACCTTCGCCGGGCGACTGACGTAGCCGGGCGGACCTTGCCCGCCGACTTCCCCGTGCCGGAAGACCTCACGGGGTCAGACACCACTATAGATTTCTTGATGCCTGGCGACGGCGGCCCCGGCCAGGCTCTGCTCGTGACCCCAGAGGGGGCCGAGGTTGCCTCTGGAGGCAAGGGCGAGACCGCAAGCGGAGTGGACGTCTTCCTCGACCCGAACGTCGCGGACCAGACTGACCTCTACAACGCAGTGGAGGTCGGCTACTTGCTCCACATCCTGAGCGGTGACAACGAGGGCATCTACACCATCACGCTCAAGGATGACACGACGGGGAACGCGATGTTCAGGGTGGTTCCACCCTTCCCGGCGACCGACACCAGCACTCAATGGCGCATCTACGAAGCGAAGCCGCGCTCTGCTGTGGACATGACCCTGCTCGCGGACGTTCAGCAGGTCACCACGAGCCACTTCCCGGAGAACCCCTTCAAGGTCCGCACGTTGACTTCGGTGGGGCAGGTGGAGGTCACCCCGCTTGTGGCCAATGTCGCTGATGCCCTTGCTTCCGGTCGCACGGTGTCCGTGCGTCTGGGGCTTGCCCCCGTTGCCGCCAACGAACGAACGGTGGCCTACCTGAAACAAGGCTCCAACCTGGGGGCCATCGCGGCGTCCGGGCTGCTGTGCCCTGACCCCACTGACCCTCACCTGACGCTCTCGGGGCCGGACTCCTACTTCCAGATCCGCATCGGAGCGAAGGTCTACTCAACGGCAGCGGGGAACATGACCCTGAATGTGGGGACGGCTAACGACGACGAAGTGGACGTGAACACCACCACAGGAGAAGTCCTGATTGGGGTCAACGTGGTCTCCGACCTGGCCGGAAGCACGGTCTACTACGACCAGTTGTTCCTGGCCTCCACGGACGTACCCGCAGGCACTTGCGAGATCGCCCCGCTCGACGGAGCCGTGAACCTCAGCAACCAGGACCTGTCGGATTTCGCTACGGGGACGGCCTACTTTGTCGAGCAGATGGTCACCGACAACGACCTTGACGCCAAGATCAACCCCCTGAACGGAAGCCTGCTGTTCATGCAGCCTCTCCGCGCCATGCAGATCGTTGAGGTCAACTACTTCCAGGCAGACACCAACGGAGACAAGAAACTCGATGACAGCGGGAACCCCATCGAGATCACCGAGTTCCTGCCGCTCATGGTGACCCTGGAGACCTGCGCCTACGTCAACGATACCGAGTGGACCTACAACCCCACAGGCCGCACGCTCTCCACCACCGTGGAGCCGATGATGTGGGTGGGATCAAACCTGATGAACTACGCCGGGGTCAAAAACGCCACGGCGGCGGACGGTGTGCTCACCATCACGGCACAGGAGGCAGACCTCCTGGAGACTGATGCGGCCACGGTAGTCAGGATCAACTACGGCGTGCTTGAAGCCTTCGGCGGCGAGACCTCCTACACGGTGTCGAAACCCCCTGTTTTCTGCAAGCCTTTCTGGATTGAGGCTGACTCCGACACCTTCACACTGGAGACAGACCGCACAGACGACTTCCAGCCGGGCCTCCTGATGCTCCTGGGGCCGGTGCCCCTTTACATCAACACCAGCGCCTACAACGCCACCACAGACACCACCACAGTCACCGTCTTCCCCACCCCTGAAAACGAGGTCGGCAGCCGCTCCCCTGGAGGAGATGCGTCGTTGACCCTCTCGGACTTCGTGGTGAGCACCTCTCGGGGAGGCGACACCGGCTTCATGCCTCTGCTGGACACAGACCCCACTACAGGCACCCCGCTGCTGGAGAGCGACAAAGGGCAGACCACCGTGTCCTTCTACGGCGACTGTCGCTACTACATGAAGACGGACCACCTGCTGGAGATCGGCGGCTACCCCTACCTCATCGTCAACTCCGAGATGTCGGACGACGGCTACTACACCAACGTGTTGCTGGCCTCCCCGCTCTACAAGCAGCACGACAACTCCGAAGAAATCCGAGTGTCCGTCCGGCGCGTCTACCTCGGGCCGCCGGTTGACTTCACCGGGATCAGTCCCTTCTTGTCCACGGAGGAGTACGACCTGTTCCTCATGGGAAGCCTCGACAGTGCTGGGAGCCTTCTGCCGGGCAAGGTGCTCGTCGAGGGCCTCGACTACACGGTTGAGCCCAACACGGGCGACGTGACCTTCCAGGCACCTTCGCAGGGCGCTCTCCAACCGGGTGAGTACCTGCACTTCCGCTACACACGGCTCATCTCCGTGGGTCCGGGCGTCGTGGAAGGAGCCGTTGTCTACCCGGTCTACCGGGCGAAGTACCTCTACATGACCACACCCTCGGTCGAGAACCGGCTCCTGGGGGCGGTGTTGAAGGGTCAGTACACCTACCGCAGCCAGGACTCATTCTTCTTCGCGGTGCAGGCATTGGAGGAGTACCTCGGCGAGGTGTCCGTCATCTCGGCCTCGCAGGGTGTGATCCCATTCTCCGGCGGGCCGACCTTCTTCAATGACCCCGGCAGTGACCCCAACAAACAGGGCTCTTTGGGGCTGCGCGGCGGAACGGTGGACGCCCAGGACCAGGATCGGGCAGCACGGGTCTTCATCGAGTTTTTCAACGGAGTGATCCTGGCCTTTGAGCAGGTCCTTGAGGCCATCGACGGCAGGATCATCGGTGACCGGGACGGCAAGTTTCGCTTCTTCATCGGGCACGACAAGCGGTACGCACCCCCCGGCTACGAGGACGCCATCACCGGCAACCTCAACCAACGGGAGTTGTGGCGCACCATCATCGACGCCTGGGCACCCTCGGCGTTTGCGGCGGACGACGGCTACTACCGCACGAAGGACTACCTCTACTTGCCGACCACAGCGACAGTCGCAGAACCCACGACTCGTCCAGGTGAGACCAGCGGGATCACGATGGACCCGGTTGGATTCTCCGTCTTCACGGAACGTCAGCGCAGGCTGATCAAGAACGACATGGACGACCGCATCCTGAAAGGGATGGGCCGCCCGAAGGTCGAGTTCATCGTCCCCCTCATGTTCCCGCTCGTGCGGTTCAAGGGCAACTTCGATGACATGTGGGAGGATCACCGATTCTCGCGGCTGTTCCCGACAGAGACTGAGCACTTCTCACGGCTGTTCCCTGGAGTCAACTACGACCCGGACGCCGGATATGCAGGCTTCTTCACCCCCGGACGGGACATCGAGATGCCCGGACCAGAGCCGGGCGAGACCAGTGTCCAGACGGTGCGGACCTTCGGCCAGCCGAACGGAAGCATCGCGAACCCGGCTCTCGGGGAGATCCCCAACATCATCGACGTGAGTGTCAAGGACAGGCTTCCACGGGGCCGTGTCTGGGCCTACTACCCCAACGGCTTCTCCGGTATGGGGTTGACCACCACCAGTGCTTGCTTCGTCCTCACCGTCGTGACGATGGACCAGTTCCCCATCGACCCCGCAACAGGGTTCCCTGACTACGCCAAGTTGATCGACGGGGCGTCCGGCGATGTCTACTCCATCGTGTCAGGCAATCCTGATCTGGCCACGCCTGCCTTTGAGGTTGGTCAGCGGGTCAACTACGGCAAGCCGGACGGGACGGTCTACTCACTGAGCGACGTGGACGGAAACGGTATCTTCATCAAGGAGGTGCTCGCAGGGTGTGTGATCACACTGGCGACCAGCGACGGGTTGCCCAGCCCCACGTTCACTTCGGTGACTGGCGGCAGCATCTACACCGACAAGGACACCCTGACCCGACTCGGGGATGTGATCTCACCCGACGATGGCTACTCCGACACGGTGTTCGTAGGCAACGGCGTGGGCGTGGAAATCGCAGATGAGGAGAACCCTACGACCGACGAGTTGGCCCTGCTTGCGTTGTCGATGCCCGAGTACAGGCAGTTTTTCGACATCTCCATGAGGCGCAAGTCCGGGGACCTCATCGACATCACGTTCCCCGGACCCGATGACAACTTCTTCCTGAACCTCCAGGCCCTGTTTGGACAGAACGCGCCTGACCCGCTCACCTGTGTCGAGGGGTCGGTCAGGTTCATCAACACGGAGTCGGAGCCGCTTCAACTGCCTTGCCTGCTGGGCGAGGACAAGGACGACTCGGGTGACCAGCAGATCCCGTTCCTGAGGGGCACCCCGAACGAGGTCAGTGTGCTGCGGGAGATTGCCCCGCTCCTGGAACGGCTCTACGCGGACACTCCCATCCCCCTTCCTTACGCCCCCGCCTACTACAACGACGCCCTCGGGCTGGGCACCGTGGCTGCTGTTGAGCAGCAGAACTTCAGGGCTGTGTACCCAGACGAGGTCTACATCGGTGATGGCGCGGTCTACGAAGAGGCGACGTACATCGGCTACCCACAGAACCCGGCCACGCTCTACACAGCCAACCGGTTGGACGAGGCTGCTGAGGAAGGAGCACCAGCGGCAGGGAAGGGCCTCGGTGATCTCAGGCGCTTTGATCTGCTGTTTTCTCAGGTCAACCAGGCTGTCATTGACCCCAACTGGAAGGGCATGACAGGAATCCTCGATGTAGGGGATGTGGTCTACGATGCTTCCGGGTCAAACACTCGGGCATCCGTCGAGATCCCACGCTTCGTGTCCCCCTGCGAAAAGGGGCTGGCCCACAACTACACGCTGTTGGGCTGGGCGGCCTACATCTCCGAGAAGGACATCAACCCCGGTGAAGGTTTTGAGGTCTCGGCGGCTGTCAACCCGGCACCGAACATCTTCACCTCGGAACTTCTGTTCAACAGCGTCACGGACATGCCGGACCTGAGCCTGCTTGACCCCCTGATGAACGGCATTCCACTGCCTCTGGTGAACAACAACGCCTTCGTGATCCGCATCTACGACCCGGACCCGGCAGCAACCGAAGCCTTCATCGGAGCCATCACCTTGATCACAGGGGCCGGGCCTACGATCAGGTCCTACTTCTACAACCATGCAACCGCCACAGTCACTGCACCTCAGGTGGTCGTGTCCCCCGTCTATGGCCCTACTGGAATCGAGATCCAGTACGACATGACCACCACCGCGACCCCAACCGACCCTCTGGAGACCGTCCTGGGGCTGGTTCCGGGTCAACGCTACGACTTCCGGTTGGACATCGACACCTACGGCTCCCTCTCCACCGCCAATGTTTCCTCGGTGGTGTTTGTTGGTGCTCTCTACGGTTCCGACTCCTGTGCGGTGCTCCGCGACCGGCTGACCTTCACGGAGCAGTTGGACTTCACGATGGCGAAGCCTCGGGATTACACCACCGCCGCAGCCGCTCCAGCCGTAGCCTACGAGGTCGGCGCACAGTTGAATGTGGCCGAGTTCCGGGCCAACGGGGTCAGCGGGTTGACAGTCAACGGCATGGGCGAGATCAACGGAGGTAGCCCGCTCACGTTCCTCGACCGCTACAACACGACGCCAGCATTTTACGTCGGCACCTTTGATGGCACGGATGGACGGCTCCGAGCCATGTCCTGGGAAGGGCACGGCAACCAGCCAATCCCGGCTGAGGTCACAGGGGTCCGGCTCTCCTCTGCACCGTCCTCGGACGGGGACCAGACCGGGGTGATCCTGGAAGGCACCTTCCGGTTTTGGGATGGGGACTCCAGCCTCACGCCTACGACTACGGGGGTCGGCTCCTACGTCCGGGAGGGGAACCGCAACTACCTCACCACCGTGAGCGAGGACTCTGGGGTGACCACGAATGTCCTCGCTGGGGACATCTGTGTGGTGACCCAGAACCCCTCTGAGAACGGGGCGGTCAAGACGGGATCATACCTCGTGCGGCACGCTGTTCCGCTCGGCACAGACATCTGTGAGGCCGCCAGCAGCAACTTCGGTGACGCTCGACTTCTTGCTGCGAGACAGGGGCCGCTCGTCACTGATCCGGTGCCTGCGGTTCAAGCACCATCCAACCAACCCCGCGTAGACATTGGCACTGGTGTGGCCTCCGTCCCTCGTGCGGGCCAGGGATGCCTGGACTTGGCTTTCCCCACGGTCCAGACGATCACCGACATCCTTCAACGGAAGATCACCCTCACCAACGTGGTTCCGGTCATCGGGGCAGCGACCGGATGCGGCTGGGCTGACCCGGCAACGGTCGGGTCCTACCGGCTCTACCTGATCCTCAAGGACCAGTACGCCACCTACAGCGACGACGCAGACGGTGGAGGTAATCCAGGCTGGGTGATAGATTCTGATGCCGTGTGGTCGGTCGAAGTGAGCAGCATCGACGTTGCCTACGACTCGGAAGAGAAGACCATCACCTTTGTGGCTTCCGCTGGGACCGTGCGGAGAGCCGATACCACCAGCCGCACCTGGTCCCAGTTAGTTGCGGCAGCAACGCCCGGCACCCGTGTCTCAGGGATGACCACATTCGCCCTGAAGCAGATGGGGTCACACCTCCCCGCAAACAACCTGGTCGGCGGTGATTTCCTCGATGACGGAGGCATCGCCCAACCACTGCTGGGCGGGTTCCGCCGGATGTACATCGGCAACCGCAACGGGAACATGATCCAGCCCTACTTCGATGCTGGGTACGGGGATTCGCTCAAGGCGTTGTGGACGACGGGGGTCAACATGAGCCACGCGCTGGGGGCGGGAACCCCCGTCGCAGGTGATGTGGTGACGAACCTCCCCCGACCAGCCGACAACACAGACTTCTATGAGGACCCCAACACGCCGGTCTACGGTCGGATCTATGACTTCACCGGAGCCGCGATGGACCCCGTCGCAGGAGTGGTGCCCTCCCTGACGCTCTACGAGTGGCCAAAGGCCGTCTGGCAACTGCTCCACTTCGGCTCGCTTCCGGCGGGGCTCGACATCTACAGCGACACGGGGGTGGTGCTTACTGGGTCTCAGGTCCTGGACTGCCTGCTGCCCCAGGACCGCTTCACTTTCGGGAATGACATCGATCCGTCCGTGGCTGATCCCGGCTACTACGCCCTCTCAGGGGTGTTCATCGAGCCGTCGTTCCCACGCCCGGTGACCAACATCAACTCGACGGAGGCTAAGGTCACCTCAGCCTCCTACAACGGCTTGACTGTGGGCCAGATCGGAGCACGGGACTACACGGACTTTGGTGGTGCGACCGAATACGAGCCTGTCCTCGCAGCCGTCCGACGAATCCGGCGGTTCCACGAGATCCAGGTAGACATCATCAACCTCATCGAACCCTTGCGCTACGTCTACGAGATCCGGCGCGGGCTCGTGAACACCTACGACCAGGCAGCCCGCAGCCTGGAGGCACAGACCGGGTTGCTGATCACAGCCACGAACCTCGGCTCGTTCGATGAACGGGACGTGAACATCAACCCCGGTGATGTGGTTCGCATCCTCAATGACGACGGTGATCTGGTGGACACCGCAGAAATCCAGCGGGTCGATAGCGCCGACACCTTGATCCTACGGCGGCCTGGTCTGACAAACGCCGCGTTCCTGGCCGCCCCCGGAGACTTCAGTTTCGAGGTCTACCTGGAGCAAGCCATCGTCCCCCACGAGCAAAGCAACGAGCAGTTGCTTGACCTGCTGACTCAGGAGGTCGTGTACACCCGGCGCGTGGACTACATCGACCCCACACCGGGCGCTGAGGACGGTGGTGAGGTCACGGTCGTCAACGAGATGAAGGACACCGGGGTCACCGACTGGGAGGCCGAGGGTGTCCAGGCAGGTGACTACATCGTCATCGACCCTGCGGGTGATCTCTACAAGGACCAGGAGTCAGGCCAACGCCCCTCGGGGGACATGTCCGTCGAGAGCCGTCCTGCTCCGGGTCCGTACCTCCCCGGTGGCCCGGCGCGACTGGACGACAACCGAGGCTTCTACAAGGTCGATGAGGTCGGGCAGAACTCCGCAGGTGAGGCTCGCGACACGCTTATGGTCAGCGGTGTCTCTCGGTTCACAGACGGAGAGGTATTCGGGGATGGCGGCTTCGATGCAGAGTACGTCGTCATGCCGACCATCCACGGCTCCTGGCTCACGGGATCAGGCGACGGTCCCGAGGGTCAGCAGGACCTTCGGGTCACGGCTGGTCCGGTGGGGGACTCCTACACTGACCGACCCACGGACGACATCCCAGGAAACGATGGCTACAAGAGCATCACGCCCTTCGCCTACAGGATCATCCGACCGAACACCATCTTCTCGCAGGACACTGTGGAGTTGATCCTGTTCACACGGGAACGGATGCTCTCCTGGATTGACGAGATCAACTCGCTCTGGAACAAGAGCGGCACCTACTACATCTTCCAGAAGGACGACCAGATCGAGGATGTCGGCTCGGACACGGATGCTGCTGCTGGCGCGGGCCTCCTGTCGAACCTGGTGGTGGACAGCCTCAAGGGCCTGACTGACGACACCCCCTTCGCCAACATGTCCGACTGCCTCTCAGTATTGGACCGGCGCTTCTGGATTCTCGACACCATGCTCGACAACGACGGCTACACCCAGTTCGCCACAGGAGGGTACTCCCAACGGCCCGTGGAGCCCGACCTCATTGACGGAGCATTGAACACGGGCGACCTGTTCCGTGACCAACGGTACGGATGGATCACCTTCCGTGCGAACCGTGAGGACGGCTCTATCCGCACTGCCACCCGTGAGGAGAACACACTGACGAAGCGATTGAAGAAACAACGCCAAGCCCTCATGCGACAGAAGGGTTTGGACAAGGCGTAGCCGGTAGTGTGGCTCTACGCCTTGTCCAAAGGGAGACCCCATGGAAGACATCGACGAAATCAAGCGGATGCTGAAAGAGAGGGGGATTCCCTTCAACGGCGGGTGGGGCGAGACCACCGAACGCACCAACATCGAGTCGCCCATGGTCAAGAAGCAGAAGGTGGCTCTACGCCGCCTGGAAGGCATCCTCCAGACTCAGTTGGAGCAGGACCAGGCGAAGGTCGCGGCGCTCCACGTCCAACTCCAACGCCTGAAGCACGGCGGAGGGTCGTAGGGAATGGCCGAGACACCCAAAGACTGGATCACGGTACAGCCCAACCTTGACCCCATCATGGTGATCCCGAACGCGATCATCAAGACCATCGACTCGGTGCTGGCGTTCCTGGTCACTCTGCTGAACATCGCCAACATCATCTTGAACGTGGTCAAGGTGTTCCTGCTCGGGTTGCTCGACCCCATCCGGGCCATCATCGAAGCCATCATCGAGGAGGTCCGGGCGTTCATCCATGACCTGCGGCAGTTGGGTTTCTACCTCACTGGGGACTGGAACCTCGTCACCGTCAAACCTCTCCGCGCCCCGGAGTTGCTTGGCGGCTACGAGTCCTACGAACGCCGGATGCTCAAGCGATTGCTGAACCGCAAAGACCCCGGACGCCCTGACTTCACTTCCCGGTCGGCGGTGATCGGGTTGTTCACCTACCTGTCCACGGGGGACATCTTCGCGCTGATCGAGTTGATCAACCGCATCAAGGCATTCTTCGGTGCCATGACCTCACCGAGCCAGGCTCCGCTTGTCGCCCCGACCGTCCCCGAGGCCGAGTTCAAGTCCTCGACCTCCATCCTGCAAAAGCCCCTCTCCCAGTTGACCGGCCCACCAGACCAGGTGACCCTGTCCTGGAGTATGCCGGGCACGGGATCCCTGTTTTCAGCGGCTCCAGGAGGCTTCCTGGTTCATATCTCCACCGTTGCCAACGGCTTCGGTCTGCGGACCTTCAAGAACGAGCAGACGGGTGACGCCGCGAACGTGGAGGCTCCCACTTTCCAGCCTTCGGTGGGCATCGACGGGACCAACGGAACGGAGTTGCGTTTGTTTGGGGGCGTCTGCGACCTCTCCACAGGGGCGTCCGACTACTCAGATGTCGAGGCTGACTCACCTCAGGCGAACAAGTTGCTCCTGTCGTTGGACCAGAACACGCCGATGGTCCCACCGTCCGAACTTGTGGGGTCAGGCACAGTGCCTATGGGGGCGGCCACATACTTCGTCAAGGTCTCGGGATTCAGCAAGGCGTTCCCCGGCCAATCGTATTCAGCCTCCTTCTCCTACGACGATCTGCCTCAGAACCCCGCTATCAAGGCGGACGGTCGCGGTGGGGTCGAGGTCACTGGCGAGGACTGCTACAACTTCTACGCCCGAGCCAGGCCCGTCACTCCCGAGTACGCTGAGGCCCTGGGGCTGGACGGCAACGCGAAGTCACCGGCACTTGTGACCCCGACCAGCCTGAAGTTGAACAACTACGCCAACGAGATGATCACCTCCAACGGGAAGGCGCTGTTCAAGCCTCGGCCAGGACCTTCAGGAAAGACGCCAACGCTGTCGTCCGGGGAGATAGGACCGGCCTCAGCCCCGTGCGTCTTCAGTATGCCCACCGCTGCCGCGATGGACCTGGTCACGGCGACAACCGTGGCGCTGGAGATCCTGCTCCTCGTTCGCGTGGACCTCGTGGAGGGTGTGCGGCCTGATGATTGGGTTGAGGGGGACAAGTACGGAGGGGCGAACACCTACGCGATAGACCAAGGGACCGGTCTGGAGCCCCTCAAGGATCTCCTGGCCAACCTCAAGATCGATGACATCTCCCTCTTCTACAAGCAGAAGGATGCGAAGAAGTGGCGGCGTCAGGTCCGTAGGAAGTGCAAGGCAGCCGCAGCCAGAATGTTCCTGGAAGCCCCCTCGGAAGCGATGGCAGTTGCCCTCGCAGACGAAGTGAGGTTGCTCCTGGAGTTCAAGTGGTCCGACATTGACTCCGACTGGCCCGACAAGACCATCATTGAAACGATAGCCAACCAGGACCCGACCTGGGGGGTGGCCGCCTACCCCAACGGGATCGGGCTTCCGAATACCCTGCGGAGGCTCAGGAGGGGGCCGTCAAGCGGAGAGGCAGACTTGTGGTTGGATCGTTCGACCCTCTTCCCCCCGAAACCACTGCCGAGCGGGGCGGACATCAGCGCACAGTTGGCCCTCAAGGGCTACGGAGGGGCCTGGACGACCGGCTTCGGCTGGTCAGACTACTGCCCCGTCCTGTTCAGTGCCCCGGACGGCACGGCAGCGAATATGTACACCCTCCGCATCAAGTTTGTCCGGCGTTTGCTCATGGACTACGAGAGCGGGAGCCTGCTCGACGCAGCGAGCATGGTCTTGAAGGTGGCAGCGGCGGCCAACTCTCGCTCCCCTACGGAGTCTGAGTGGATTACCAAACGGTTCCTCGACGAGGCCCTGGCTCCCCTCGACAAGTTGCTGGTGGACATCGAGAAGTTCCTGCTGGCCATCCTGGACGGGCTGCAAGGCATGATCGACAAGATCATCGCCTACATCGAAGCCATCCAGGCCCGCATCTACCAGATCCAGCAACTCATCCAGATGATCCGGGCGCTGTTGAACTCACTGACGATGTTCGACCTGCCGTCCATGTCGGGTCTGCTCCTGGTGGAGAACGGCACGGATGGGATCACGAAAGGCTTGATCACCGCAGGGAACAAGCCTTCAGACTCGGCTCTCTCCTACGGCGGTGGGGTGCTTGTCATGGCAGGCGGGGTCCCGGCGATTCTGCTTGAGATCCTGGAGTTGATCCTGGGCGGCGGGGGGAGCGAGTAGATGCCTTCATTCTCTTACCAAGGTGCGTTCCGTGAGGGTCAGTGGCGAGCCTTCCGAACCTTTGCGTTGCGCGAGCGGCGGGACTTCTCGTCCAGGTCCATGGTCATCTCCACCGAGATGGAGCGCATCGGGAAGATTGATCTCCTCTACGCCCGTGACCTGACCACAGGTGCGGTGACACAGGAGCGCATCGGGGTCGTGATCGAGAACCCTACCTCCAGCATCGGGAAACTCCTGACGGCTTACTGCACACTGGGAGGCAATCCCCTGGACATCAGCCTGTTTCTCTACCCCAATGATTCCGATCTTCCGGGGGATGGGTTCGCGTACCCGAAGGGGTTCACCTACTCACTCCAAGGCCAGGAGCAGGACGCAGACAGCAACATCGAAAAGTACCAGCCCTCCCGTATCGGCGGTACGCGGGACACCCCCAGCGAGGTCACAAGCGTGACCCTGGGCCTTGTGCGTGACCCCATCATCCAGGAGATGTACCAGAAGCGTATCCTCCTGGAGGAACGCATCCTCAAACTGGCCGACCTCTACGACCAACTGGAGAAGGAGCAGACCTTGATGCTCCGCGCACAGGGTGTTGGGACTATCGGACAACAGGCGTGGTCCTCGGAGAAGTACGACAAGAACCACAGCATCCCGTGTGTGGTGTTCCTGCTCGACCGGACGTTCCGCACGGCAGCACCTGACGGACGGGTTGAGGCCGTGTCCAATGTCAACCTGACCAACCTGGGACCGCTGCCGCAGTTGCTGGGCGATGTCCTTCCGGGGGATGGGAACAACGCTCTGTGATCCGTTAGAGCGCCTATCGGGTCCTTCCTGGCAGGAGACCCCATGCGCCCTGACCCTACGAACGTCGCCAACCGCTTCGCCAAGAAGTGGAAGAAACTGCCCCCTGGATGGACCGACGAGTCCGTCAAGAAGTTTTGGAAGACGCTCGGCAAGGGCACTCCCGAGCACAAGGTGTGGAACTGCATCGAGAAGATGGACGGACACATCCCCAACACGGGAGCCTTCTGCGGCGGCCTGGCCGACTGGCAGATGCCTGGGTGGCGAGAGAAAAACAAGAAGGAGTCCCCCGAGGCTCGCTCCGATGCGAAGTCCTACTGGAAGGGCAAGATCAAGAAGAAGATGAAGGGGAAGAAGGCATCGGAGAAGTACGACTGGGAGGTCAGCGGCTACCCTATCGAGGAAGATCGTGGGGCGGTCGCCAAGTTCCGAGGAACAGAGCAGGAGTTTGTTCGGTGGTACAACTCCGAAAGGTTCGATGACCTGTGGGACGACATCCAGATTGAAACCTACGACATCCGCTCCAAGAGGAGGCTTGACGACTGGGCTGTGGAAAGAGGCCGTCTGGAAAAACTGGCTTCGGCTCAACGGGTGGCGCTCCGGTACGCAGCCCGGCACTCTCCTCCCTCGATCATGGGATCAGCCAACATGCTGAAGCGCCAGGGTCTGACCCCGGTGGACGTGTGGTTCGGCGAAGTGAAGCCCCATCGACGCCCCATGCTGGAGTTGGGTGACATGGTGCAGACCCGAGGCGGTGATCTCATGTACTTCGCTGGCGTAGCCTCCGATGGTGGGGCCATCCTCGGCAAGAACGAGCGCGAAGCCGAGCGCCTTCACAAGCAGGTGATCGAGGACCGCAAGCACCACTCGTCACGCGCCGCGTTTGGCAGCCCTCTCATGCTCCAGCCTGACTACGGCCACGGTGATGCAGCGGTGCCGGACGGTCGCGTGCCTCCATGCCAGCAGGGATACCACCCATGCCAGCACGGACTCCCCTGCGAATGTGGCGGCGGGTGCGGCAAGTAGCAAACACACCCTCCCCGTTGGGTATGACGTAGACAGGTCAACACTAACGGGAGCAGACCAGTGTACGAGAGCCGTGACCAGCGCCAAGAAGTCCAGGACTGGGTGGACGCCCAGTCCGAATGTCCCAGCCGAAAGGAAACCCAGCGACGGTTCCCTGAGATCCCCATCAAGCACGTCCGGGCCGCGATCCAGTCGCGCAAGGACCGTGATGGGAGGGGACAATGACCCGCGAAGGCAGGGAGGAGGCGACCCTCCTTCTGTTCGGGGTGGTGTTCCTGATGCTCTGGCAGTGTGACGAGCCTTCGGCGCGTGCGCTCCCTCCACTGGAGATCCCGGACACGGCGGTGGCAGCACCTGAGCCTGACCCTCCCGAGGACTTCGCACGGCACTGTGACGTCAAGCCGCCGGTCGGCTTCAACCGCATGGTCGAGAAGGCTGCCCAGGAGTCCGAGATCAACCCCCGACTCCTGGCGCTGACCGTGTACCGCGAGAGCCGGTGCAAGGTGGACGCAGTCGGGGCGGTCGGGGAGATCGGTCTGGGGCAGGTGTACCCGGCCATCTGGACCAAGGTACTGACCGACGAGGGGATCATCGGCTCGGTAGATGACCTCTACGATCCTGAGGTCAACCTGCGTGCGGTCGGCTTCATCCTGGGCGAAGCCTTGCGTTACGCGAAGGGAGACCCCACCGATGCACTCCGAAGATACAACGGCACCGGCCCCGCAGCAGAGCGGTACGCCCACGAGCAAACCCACCTCTACCAAGCCATGTGGGGAGAATCCCTCTGGTTCCGAGACAGGTAGCCTGACCCTGTGTGGCCCCAGCCTACGACCCCAGCCTATCTGCGACTGGGGAGGCTGCTCCCAGCGGGCGACACAGGCCCGGCTGTGGCAACGGCTGTGGCTGCCCGTCTGTGATACCTGTGCCGTGAGATAGCCTCACCGACCCGCCTGCCCCCGCCGTCTTTCACTCTTCTTGTTCAGCGGCCAGGACAGGCGGGTCGTTTTGGTACTTCGTCTATGGGGCACGGGTATGGTGGGGCTTCCCCGTGGAGCCGACCATGCCTCTCTTTGAATACCGCTGCCAGAAGTGCGGACACGAGTTTGAACGGCTCGTCAAACACTCCGAACGCGACACACCCCAGAAATGCGTCAACCCGAAATGCGAGTCCACGGACACGAGGAAACTCGTCTCCCGGACTTCCTTCTCTCTCAAAGGAGGAGGCTGGGCAGCAGACGGCTACGCGAACGACTGAGTGACCCATGCCATACCGCCTACTGACTGCCCTACTGACCGTGACCCTTGCTGGGTGTCCCAGCCCAACGCCCCCGGAGCCAACGACGTGCCAGGCTGATCCCGCGTGGATCACCAACCCGTCGATGCCCGGAGAGGTGCCTGAGGCTGAGTCCTTCTGCGACTTCTACCAGTTCAGTTGGCAGTGGATGATCGCCCAGGCCAGCCCTGACCAGAGCGGAGAGCCGGTGTTCATGCAGAACCGGGTCTACTCCCCGACCGGAGGCAACGACCAGTGTGCCGATGCGCCCATCACAGGCGTCCTGGGGGCCATGGAGCAGTTGATCCCACGTCAGGGCAAGCCCACCAACTTTGAGGACGCCCAGGCGGACGGCAACGCCCTCTACGACCAGAACGGCAACGTCCTCTACTACAACGCCTTCTACTCCCAGGAGTTGTGCAGCGCGACCTCAGCCGGGTTCGTGCCGGGCACGCTGGAAGCAAAGGTGTCGTGGATGATCCTCCAGGAAGGGACGCACCACACCTACTACACGGTCAGCGCCTCGCTACCGGGTCACGAGGAGCAACTCACCCTCGGCCTGGTCGGGCTTCACCTGGCCATCTGGACACCCCACCACCCGGAAATGATCTGGGCCACCTGGGAGCACAAGACCAACGCACCGCTGTGCAACGGGAGCAGCGCCGCGAGCGGTTGGTCCCTGGCCTCGGACGAGGCGGCGGCGTGTCTACAGGCCAATGCGACCGTAGGACCTGGACCGTCGCCTCGGTGCGCGTCGTTCAACTTCAACACGGCCCACCCTCACTCCAGTGAGGTCCCTGTCACGGGTGATCCCATCAACGTCTGTCGGCAGTACGCCTACGGCAACCAGGACGGCACCGCAGTCAACGGGAACGACAACGTGGCGAACCTGGCGGCGATCACAGAACTCAACACTGCGCTCGTCGGCGACGAAGGGCTCCTGACCCAACTGCCCTCGGACAACCCGATGCAGGTCTGGTCCAACTACGAGATGGTGGGAGCCATCTGGACGAAGGACGGTGCGGACTCTGGACCGCCTCCCGTGCCGAGCACTCAGACGCAAGGCCCCGGTGATGCCAACAGCCCCCAGCGCGGCTCGTTGGAACTGACCAACATGACCCTGGAAACCTTCCAGCAGGGCGACACCAGTGCGGTGCCTAACTGCTTCGGGTGCCACAACTACGACTCGTCGAAGCCTCTGGACGTCTCACACATCCAGTCGAAGTTGCTGCCGTCAGAGTGAGACCGGTAGTCCGTCTATCGAAAACCACCAGCAACGAAGGAGGTCAACATGGCCCGCAAACTGATGGCTTCTGACCGGAAGTCCCTGATCCGTCTGGCGTCCTCACTCCCCGTAGGTAGTGAGGATCGGAGAACCATCCTCTCCGCGCTCAAGAAAGCCCGGACCTTCAACCCGTACCGCACGGGTCACAAGTACGGCATCGACTTGAAGACCGTGGACAACAAGACCGTGAAGCGGTACGGCTCTGATGGTAATGCCACTTCGGGACTCAGCGGGCTGTTTTACGCCACCGGAACCGTCACTGACTCCAGCCGCCCCGGAGAGCACCCCTTCATGGCGGTGTTCCGCATCGACCAATCACCACGGTCGGGGACAATGATCTTTGATGTGGAGCGGGTGTATGGCAGAAGTGCCGAGGCCGCGATGAACGCCGAGATCGCCTCGTATGTCTTTTTTCAGAACTCCAGGGCTGCTTCCAAGTTGGTGGACATGCTGGGCCGCATCCAGTACGTTCCCGCACCCGGAACCGAGCGTGACTTCATGGATTGAGGCCGTACTTGAGCAGGCGGTAGATCTTGAGGACGAGGTAACCGTAGACGGCGGTGCAGATGAACACGCCCGCAGCCATGCCGAGAATGAAGTGGGTCACGGATCACCCTGCTTCATCGAGGGGGCTTGCCCATCCTCCAAAGCAGGAACAGGCAGACGCCGAGGACGAAGGTGATCTGGTACACCAGCGGGAGCAGCATCGGACGCGCTCTCCTTGCGAAGGCGTTCGACCTCAGCGAGCAGCCTCTTGAGATCCTGCTGCGCGGTCAGGATGTGCCACTTGTAGAAACTGTCCGCCATGCGGCTTCGGATGGCTTCCAGTTCGTCGTCGGTCATTGGTCTCTCTCGCCAAAAGCGCACGGGCCTTGTGGTACGCCTCCTCGGAGCAGGAGGCGCGGACGTGAGCATGGTACGCATCCGCATGATCTTCCGTGGCGTACCACGGAGTCAATGGGTCTCCGTTGTCGGGGTTGGCGTCAACGGGGCGAGGGGGGACAAGGCGTCCCTCCTTGCGTGGCAGCAACTTGCCGCCGGATCGGATGAAGTAGTACCAGCGCATGACCCTATGCTACCCGGCGTCGTCCATGATGGAGGCGTACTCCTCGGGGGTCAGGGTGACCTCCGCACCGGATTCGTCCAGGGCCTCGACGACCCAGTGGTTGGAGACTGTCCAGGCCAGTGACCCCATGTCCACGCCGTCGTGCGTCAGGGTCTTTTCCTCCGGGGGTGGTCCCAGGATCACCCGTCCGTTGCACTCGGCCCAGGGGAACTTCTCGCCTCCCTCGGCCAGGTACGCTGTGATGGTCTGATCTTCACGTCGGATGTTGATCTGCAAGTCCGCCGGAAGTCCGGTCGGTGTGGTGATTGCTCCGCTCATGCTGACTCCTTTGAAGTCTCGGCTGGGGTTCCCAGCACATAGGTGTGGCTGTCGGGGACCGAGCCTCGGCTTCCCTTCTTGTAGGGCTTCACCCATCGCCGTTTCAGAGCGAGTTGTTCGGTGATCGTTTGCTTTTCGGTTCGGTGATGGGCCTCAGCCCGGCGCAGAGCCGCGACAATAGGCACTAAGGTAGTGATCTCAGGGTCGTCTTCGGAGAGGCTTGCCAGACGCTTGCGGGCTTTGTTGGCCTCTTCCTGGGCCTCGTCGTGTGCTTGCGTGGCTTCCCGGATGCGGTGGGCGATGGTGTCTCGTCGAGGCCACCAGTGGCCTCGGACCCAATGCTCACGTTGGGAGGTCCCCGTACCAGTGCTGGTGGAGGGTTCGTTGCCTCGGATGCGGACGGAACGCCCAACCCACGAAACGATGTCGGTGGGCAGCGTGGTCAACTGCTTCCGCAACTTACGCCCCCGACTCTTGTTTGGATTCTTCATGCGGCCCAGAGCGGTCGTGATCTCCTTGCGGCGGAGGTTGGCCTCGACCACAGCCTCGTCCAGAGTGACCTCCGCGTCCTGGCAGTCCATATAGAGCAGAGCGTTGAAGAGCACGCGCATCACATGGAGGACGCCCGCGATGGCCGTCCCTCCGTCGTTCCTGGGCATCTGGGTGGACAGTCCGAGGCTGCGTCCAAAATCAGTCATCTCAGTCAGCGAGGCATCGCGCTCGGGATCATTCAGCATGGCAAGGAGGTAGGTCTCCAGGTCCGTATTCCTCATCTCCGCGAGATCGAAGGTGAACCACATGGACGCATCGTCGCCGGGGCCGTGGGAGCGTTCATTCTCCATGCCCCAGATATAGACGTTGATCATCCCTTCGGGGCAGGTGACCTCACCTTCCACGTCCTGGATGCACTCGCCTGGGGGGACGTAGCGCACGAACACGCCTCCGACCTTGTGCCAGAGGGTCTTTTCGCCACCCCAGATCTGGGCCTCGCAGTCCGGCAACGCCATGTAGAGACAGCGGTAGGGCAACTTGAGTTCGTTGAACCCAATGTCCTTCAACGAGGTGCGGGCCAATGCGTCCTGCATCTCGTTGGGGACCACAAAGGTCTGACGGCCTTGTGTGCGGTACTCCGCAAGGAACAGGGTGAGGGTGTAGAGGGCACGGTGGAACCCCACGCCGGGCATATCGAAAAGAGGCATCACCGACTGTTGGTCAGTGCCATCTACGAGGGCCTGGACGATCTGCTCGTGGAAGGGGTCACGGGGAACCTCTCGGGGGAGCATCCGAATCTGGTCAAACACGTTGATCATGGTCAGTCCTACTTGATGGGGGGCGAGATCACCCCCCTACAGACAAGACGCCAGCCGAGAGCCTTCGCGGACAGACTCGGATTAGGACTTTTCTCGGAGGTCCTGGGCCATCTTCAACAGGCGGCCTTCCGGCATCGCGTCACCCTTCTCGTCCATGACGTAGGACAAGGCCACCAGGATCATGGCGAGATGTTCTTCCGGGTCCTTGTGGGTGGTGCAGATCGTGTCGCAGAGAAACTTCCAGTTATCCATGGTGGCTCCAGACGTAGGGGACGGGGCAGGCGTTGAGGTCCTGCTGAGGTTTGGGGGATTGCGAAAGGGTGTCGATGACCTCGGGAGGCCACCCTGCTCGGCCACAAGGCTCGGTCAGCAGGGGATCGAACCAGGCGCACTCCTGACACGCGGTGCTGGGCCACACGTTGTCTTCACGCCCCACTCCCAGGAGGGCGAGACGCTCCTCCTTCTGCTCGGTGGTCTGACGGGCAGTGTACGCCAGGTCTACCTCGCCGCCGTAGCCTTCCAGCAACACACGAAGGTCGGCGGCGTCCTCGTCGGTCATGACAAGGTGGACAGCGGTGGTGCCTCCGTCATGTTCGACAACGGGGTTGTGCTTCGGTTGGACCGTGAAGGGGCTACCTCTCTGCACCCACAAACGGAATAACCTTGCCCTCGTACCACCGTCCGACATCCTGGGCCTCCTGCTTAGAGAGCACTCTACCCCCGTTGCAAACCCTCACAGCAGGTCGTCCCTGGTAGGGGGGACAAGCATCGTCGTACCGCTTGACGCTGACACGCTTTCCGCTCGGTGCCATCCATACGGCTCCGGTGCTGGTAGACCCATGCGGCATGGCGGTTCCAACGGCGCGACGGACGGCGTCGGAGTCGGCTGCGCTGGTGAGGATGACGAGGTGGTCGTTGCCCCTGCGAAGGGATTCGTGGGTGAGGCGACAAGCGCACTCGGTTGCGATTCTGTTCATGTTGTCCGCTCCTTCGGTCCCGCTGCGAGGGTCCATCCGAACCTCCGATCTGCGATTCCGTTGTAGGGGGACACGCTGATGCAAACCTCGGCGTGTCCGGTGATGGACTCCATGGCATCGCTGCACATGGAGTGGATGGCTGTGGTGATGGGGTTGAACCCATCGGAAAGGTCGTCCGCCCCCCAGAGGGTGACGGTCCACATGGTGATCGTGGCCGCATCGTCGTGTGGCTTGCCTGCCACAGCGTTGATGTTGTGCGCCCGCAGGTAGTCGATGACGCCCTTCTGGACGACTCCTGTGAGGCTCACGCGGCCTTGTGTGGTCGAGAGAGCCTTGTAGGAGTACAACCGCCGTTGGTCGTCCGAGAGGTCCGCCAGGGTGGCCGTAGGGATCTGTGTGGCCTTGCGAAGCATGGGGAGAGACCCTGCCTCGTAGCCTTTCACGCCTGTCGGGATTGCAGGCAGCCCCTTCTTCGCGATCTCGATGGCGTACTCCACGTCCATGCCTTCCTTGGTTGCGTCGGCTTCGACCCGGTCCATGATCTGGGCACAAGTGTCGGTGTGAGCGGAGACCTGGAGCCGCATTTCTTCGGCGACCTCCATGGAGGCGATCTCCAACTGCATCCCCAGGACCACAGGGTCCAGTGTGTCGGTCAGTACAGGGACCGCCGGGTGCCCTTCTTCAGGCAACAGCCCGGAACGCAACTCGGGAACGTCCCCGTCCAGGGACGCCCGTTCCGCGATGGCTGCCTCCATGAGAGGGTTCAGCATGGTCATGCCGTTGTCATGCGTCAGGGTGAGCGGGGCACCGTGCGCCTCCCGTGCTGCCTTCTCCATGCGGGTGGATGCGGCGACGAGAGCGTCCCCGTGGCCTGCCTGGAGAGCGAGTTCAGCCAACTTGGTCAGGGCCTCCTCGGGTGCCAGCCGACCTTCCTGGAGAGCCAGCAAGACCGGTGCGGCCCCTGGTGTATCTTCCAGGAGGCGTTGAACCTGAGCAACGATGTCGAGCACGTCCCTCACCCTTTCACCTGCGCCTGTGCCGCTGGGGGACGTGGGGGTGCGAACACCACGCGGATCGTGCCACACTTGTTGTTGCGTCTGACGCGGGTTTCGTACTGGTCTGGGACCGTTACACCACGCGCTCTGAGTGCTTGCCTTAGCAGACTGTCGATCTCGTCCTGTTCAAGTACGAGTTCCATGAGGGTTCTCCTGTGTGCCCCGGAAGTGGGGCATTGTGGGACTATTTCTTCTTACTTGACCCGAATGTGATCTTACCCCCCACACCGATGACCCGTTCTTTTGGGGCTTCAGGTGCGGCCCACGGGTCAGGTTCCGGTGGGGGAGGTGGTCCGCCTCCGACCATGACCCCACCGGAAGGCATGTTCGTGTTGAAGGAGGGTCGTGGAGGCGTGGGAGCCTTGCGCTCGGGCCTGGTCGGGTGGGCGGCAGGCTTCTCAGGGATCATGTCGGCGGCGCGGGCACGCTTGATGGCGATGTCTCGTGCGTGCTTGCAGGGAACCTCTCGGGACGCACAAGTGCATTCCCACTGACCGTCATGGTGAAGGGTGACCTCATAGATGACCCGCTTGCCCTTCGCGTCTTTTGAGTCTCCCTGGACACGCCAACGCCCGATGATCTCGTCGGGGGTTTCCTCTGGGACATCAGGGATTTCCTGGGACCCATCCACATGAGTAGGCTGCGGAGATGGATCTGGGGTCACTGTTGTGGGGTCTACGGGGTCATTGTCGGGGATCGGGTCCTCAGGTGGTTCCGGCTCTGGTTCCGGCTCCTTCTGAAAGCCCGAAGGGGCCACCATGCCCATCATCTCGGCTGCTGCTCGTCCAACGTCGGCGTCCGTGACGGGCTCCCAGTCCCCACGCTGGTCGCTGATCTCAATCGCCAACGCCTGTCGGAGCATGTCTGGGAAGTCGGGGAGGCCGAGGACCGTCGCCGTGTTCTCCGGGGCGAAGTCCGGGTTGTGAAGAAGGCGGTCCTCCTGGGTCAGGATCCGCTTGTTCCACTTGGTGCCTGCGCCCTTGCTGTTGCGACAGCCCACGTTCATGCACACGCCGCAAAACATCTGCTTGAACTGCTCAGGTGCGAGCAACTTGCGGTGCTCACCGTCGTAGCAGCCGTCGAACAAGTCTGGGAGGGATTTACTCATGACTCCTTCTTCTTGCGGAACCAGATCTGGTCGGGGCTGGTGTAGGTGAGAGTCAACTCCGTGCCGGGGGTGACGTCCTTCGTCGCGAAGAAATCCATGTAGCGTCGGTCGGTGTCCGGTTCGATGTAGGGTTGGCACCTCATGTTGGCCTCTTTCCTGGGGGCGTGGTTGTAGAGCATCCCGTTGCCCAGCACCAACGCTCGGATCTCGTCCTTGCGCCACGGATGGACCATGTGCTTGAGTAGCACCCCGCCCCGCCCCACATAGGGATGCAGCATGGTGCCTTGCAGCGTTCGCTCCAGAGGCATGTCAGGGGTGTCCAGGATGTAGGCGGCACAGCGTTCGACAAGCATCCCTTCCTGGAGAGGTGAGCGGCTGAAGACCCCCAACCCCTTCCCTGGAATGTGTTGGATGTACAAGCCTCCGCCGTAGTGGACCAGGCGGGCCTCTCGGGCCTCTCGGAGCGGGGATCCACAAAACTCGCAAAGAGGGTTGTGGTCGGCACCCCTTCTCTCAACGATCTCGTTGACGACCCCGCAGTGGGCGCATGGGATCTGGCTGACGTCCATCTCTACTCCTACGCTACGTTGAAGCCGCCACCCCGCACTACAACGACATGGCGGCCTTCCCGCCATGCAAACACTACCCGCTGGAAGACCTCGACAGCCTCCGTAGGAACGCCGTCAGACAGGGGCGGCTCGTAGCACTCAGGCGGCCCGTGCTTGAGTCTACGGCCCTTTCCCTTACTCCCCCCAGGTCGGCAGAGCGGTTCGTCCCAGGTCAGGCACGCCTTCCCGATCTTGCACACGCCTTCATCGGAGGCCACGCGCCTGGCGCTGGCTCGGGGGTCTCGCCCCAACTCCCGCACCAGAGGTAGAAAACGCCCGTGTAGGGCGTGTGATAGGGACTCGGCGGTGATCTCCTTGACCCCCGCTTCCCAGGTGGTCCCCCGGAGCGATTCAAGTACCCCCCAGTGGTCCGCGTCCTCGGGGACCTCCTCCACCAGGAGCAGCACCTTTTCGGCCTCCCGTCCGGGAAGGGGGGAGGGGTCGGTGAGGTCAAGGATTCTCACCACTCCCCCCTACTTGTTTGAAGAAGCGACTGGCTCCCCCGGTGTCTCCGAACCGATGGCCGTCTCCGTCCATGGGGAACATGCCGGTCTTCCCGGCTTCGCGCTTTGCGGATCGGCTCGACCCCGCGCTGTGCATCCCTCCAGCAAGCGAATCAGCATCCAATCGAGCAACGGGGCAATCCGGCTCGCAGATCCAGTTGGCGACAGTCTCCTTGCCTTCTGCGTCCCCATGCTCCACTTTGTTTTGAAGTCCTTCTGCTGTTCCGTAGACTCCGTGTTTCCCGAAGGCTCCTGTGCTTCCCGGCTTCATGCCCCCAGTAATAGCCTTCACCCTCTTGACCCCACCACACCGACAACCTTCAAGGTGCTGGAGGATCACGTTGGCGGGCCATCTTCCTTTCGAGGTCGTAGCGACATAGGCGGGTCGCTCCTTTCGCCCAAACCCGCTCCAAACCTCCAGTCGGTTGATGGGTATCCGATCCGACCCGACCCGAGAGGCGTCGATGTTGATCCCCCCCGTCCCATGACGGAGGGTGTTGGCTGCGACGGTCCCTTCGGACAAGGGCTTCCGTAGGACGTGGATCATCCTCATTGTCGCCCCTTCACCCAGCACGCTCGACAGCGGGCCTCGTACATCCCCGTCGAGCCGACCTGCACCTGCTCCCCGGAGTCTTGATCAGGCAACCGGAACGAACGAGTGGCAGGCTTGCCACACACCTCGTCCCACTTCCACTGACCCCCCACGGTTCGTGTTCTTGTGGTCCCGTGTACGCATACGGCAGTCAGTTTGGTCACCTTGTCGGCCACCGCGAGAAGTCGTGCCATCGGCCCGAACGGCTGACCATCAGAGTCGAGATCAAGCCCCGCGACGATGACCCGGCGACCTCTGTTTGCTTCTGACTCCAGCACGTCCACGATCTCGTCGTCAAGGAACTGCACCTCGTCCACTCCGATGACCTTCCCTGTCATGTAGAAGGGCTGTGTTCGGAGAAGGCGTTTGACGTGATCCACGTCCTTGACGGCGACCGCTTCCAGTGTGCCCCCAACGTGGGTCGCCAGCGAATCCTTGGAGTAGCGGTCGTCAATCGCGGGCTTCATCACAAGGGTGAACTGGTCCGCGATCTGGCACCGACGCAGACGCCGGATCAACTCCTCTGACTTGCCGCTGTACATGCAGCCTGTGATGGCCTCAAGCATCCTCCTTCCCTCCGATCTGTTTGTAGAAGCGTGAGGCTCCTCCTGTGTCTCCAAAACCGGGGTCTCCCCGCACCTCATCTGCGGACAATGCCTGACCCAGTCCGTTGCCCCCGCCGTAGATCGTAGAGGTGGTGGAGATGTTGGCGGTGCGCCCGCCTGTGCTCTTGGTCACACCGCTCTGCTCATCCAATCGTGCGACAGGACAGCCGGATTCACAGATCCAGTTGGCTACCGTCTCCTTGCCGTCCTTGTCCGTGTGATTGAAGTAGGGGCGGTTCTGCTTCTCGGCAAAGCCGCCGTGCGCTGTAATGGGGGCGGCATGTCGGTGGGGTTTCGTCCCTCCAGTGATCCCCTTCACCTTCTTGACCCCAGCACGCCTACACCCGTCGAGGTGCTGGAGGACCACGTTCGCGGGCCACCTGCCGAGTTTCTGTGCGTCCGAAGGCACATAGGACGATCCCGCTGCGTACATGCCAGGGCCGTCACCGATGCCTGTCCTGTCAGCCATCAGGTTGTCCTTCCCTCGACGCACGACGCCTGTGACAACGTGCGAGCCGTCACTGGAGATGCGGGATGCGTCGATATTCAACCCGCCCGTGCCGTGCTTCAAGGTGTTCGCGGCCACGGTGCCTTCGGAGAGAGGCTTACGGAGGACGTGGATCATCCTCATTCCGGCTTCCTCCCCACACAAACCGGTTCCCACGAAGGTTTCAAAGCGGTTCCCCACCCATCCCAGCGTTGAGCCTTTTCAACAAGAGGGACGTGGTGCCTCTCCCCGCTCTCTTTCATGAAAGATCCCGGTCCCGCACCAAAACCTTGGCCTCTGTCCAGCGCACCCCTTTTCCCTTCAGTCTTTTGGGTTTTGTAGCGACCGTGATTCGGGCTTGTGGGATCAGGCCCCCCGTGGGGAACCCCACGCGCCGCCTTGTCCAGAGCCTTGCCGATGTTCATGCTCTTGGGGAAGCCTGAGCCGTAGTTCCACGACTCGATCCGAAGGTCGGTGAACCCGGCCTCGGCCATAGCCGCAGCCATCCGATGATAGGTGCGAGTACCGGAGAACGCCTTGATGACCCCACCGGGTCGGAGCACTCGGTACACTTCGTCCCAGAGGTCGGCTGAGAAGGCGATGCCTGCGCCCTCGGCATCCCACGTCTTGCCCATGAACGAGATGTGGTACGGAGGGTCGCAGATGAACGCTCCAACGAAGCCTTCCTCGTATTCACCGAGGACTTCCACACAGTCACCGTGTCGTAGAGTCAGCCACTGCATCGTGCCCCCTACAGTCCGAACAGGTCGTCGAGAGAAATGGTCTCGGGCTCGGCTTCGCGTGCCTCGGTGATCTCAGTGAGGTCGGAAGACACTTCGGCAGCGTTCCATCCAGCATCACGGGTGTTCCAGTACCGGACCCGGCCCTCGGCGATGGTCAGGTACTCCTTCTCCCGTTCGATGCCGATGAAGTCGTGCCCTGTCTGGACACAGGCGATGCCCGTAGTCCCGCTGCCCATGAACGGGTCCACCACAGGACCTACGTCCTTCGGCACATCGTGGAGCAGCCGTGCCATGACGGCGTAGGGCTTCACGGTGGGGTGGACGTTGCGGCGCTTCTTCACCCGGTTCAGGCCGATGTCCTGACCTCCAGGTGCCTCGACATCCTCGCCTTCCTCGGTCGATGCGATGGCCCCCTGTGCGCCCCCGGACATGCCGAAGACCTTGAGGGGTAGGTGGTCCAGTCCGGCCTCACGTTCCTTGCGGGCGGCTTTGGCGACGTAGTGCATCTGGTCGGTCGTGCTGTCGGCCACCATGATGCAGTCGCGGACCTCAAAGCCAGTGTCCTCAGCGAAGCAGGCTCCGGTGTGTCCCGTGGGTTCAGCGGGGTCGTTGGCGAGCATCAGGTGTCCGCCCGGCTTCAAAGCCCGATGGGCCTCGGTGATCTCGTCGAGGGAGTCCAGAGAAGACTCCAGCACGATGCCGTGAACGCTCTCGTCCTCGTGCTGGGACCAGTCGTAGCCTTTGGTGGCGTAGACGAACACACCCTCGACCCCCTGGGGGTCACCGGGCGTGATCATGTCACGCAGGTAGTCAATCAGTTCGGGGTTCATCACGGGCAGGTCCTCGGGTCACGGAGTGGGCAATAAGCACGACGGAGAGTGCCCACACGCAGGCCAATGTACCCACAACCTCCGCGACCCTACGGGTGCGTCGGAAGCGTCGGGGGCGCTTGGTTTTCATGGTCATAGAAGGGAGTACCCGTTGGTCTGTCTATGGTGACCCCCCATCGTAGACGACGAAGGAACACCCCGATGCCCCGCTACCCAGCACCACAGGTCCAGTACAAGAAGGACGAACGAGCACGAGCGAAGCACATCGCGGCGGCTCGACGCGACTTCCGAGCCCTGTTGAAGGCGGTGGCACCGGACGCGGCGAAGATCAAGGCGCTCCACAAGCGAGATCAAAACAAGCAGAAGCGTGCGTTGGTCAAGAGCCTCAAGGGGCGGGGCGACGTGCGTGCATTTCTCGACAAGTACATGGGCACCGAGTCGGCGAGTCCGAAGGCGTACTCGTGGCGAAACACGGGGCAGTATCTGGTCCGGGACGCGGCGCTTGGGATCAAGAGCCTCCGGGATGTCCTGCCTGCACTGGACAAGGTGACGAGCAACGGCTTCCAGGCATTGACCGTCGAGGAGTTTCAAGCACCCCTGCGGTCTACGATCCCAGCCCTGCTGCGGGAGTACCTGCCCCAGACGGTCGAGGTCAACGTAGACGAGAACGGGACCATCCAGCGGGTCACGGACAGGTTCAACAACGAGTACAAGACCCTGGCAGTCAAGATCGCCCACCAGAAGGCGCTCCTGAAGAAGTACAACGCCATCGCCAAGCGGGTGAAGCGGGACCTCAAGTCCTCGGACGAGATCACCCGGCTCTCGGCGCTGATCACATCGATCCTCATGGAGACCGGCATCCGACCCGGCAAGCGAGGCAACGGCGTGGTCAAGACCATCGGCGACAAGGAAGAGTTCATCGAAACCTTCGGAGCCGTGACCCTGGGGCCTGGGCACGTCAACTTCGTCCGGGACAACTTCGTGGAGTTGAGTTTCCTGGGCAAGATGACCGGCCAGAACACGGCCACGCTGTCCGACCGGGTGATCATCAAGGCGCTCCAGGACTATGTGAACAACGCCCTCAAGTCGGGGAGCAAGTACGTCTTCGTGGCCGACGATGGCTACGAGTACACATACAACGACCTGTACAAGTACTTCCAGAAGCACTTCAAGGGGATTGACCCCACGGACTGGCGCAAACTCAAAGCCTCCGAGACCGTGTTCGATGCCATCCAGGAAGAACAGGAAGCCCTGTACAGCAGGATTCTGGCCTTCGCAGACAGCGAGGGTGATGATCTCATGGACCGGGTGACCGAAGAGATCGCAGCGACGTTGGACCGAGCCATCGCCAAAGCCCAGGTCGCCCTGTCTCACGACAAGGCCACGACGACGAAGAAGCAGTACATCAACCCAGAGGTACTGCTTCGGTTCCTGAGCACCGCGACGATGGGAGGCGCGACGTTCCGCGATGCCATCCTCGCAGGGAAGCCGACGTTGGCGTTTGACCCGCAACGGTTCATCGAGGTCGCCAGCGCAGCAGCCGTAGGCAAGAGAGCCAGCCGCCGTCTGCTCCTCGCCGGGGGTGCGGCCATGACCTTGGAAGAGATGCTGGACGTGCTGGCGGACTCACTGATGATTGAAGGGGAGAGGTAGACGATGGAAGTGAACCCGAAAGACCCGAAGACCTACATCCCTGTCCTGGTCGTCCTGGCGGGAACGCTCGGCGCGGGGTCGATGCTGGGACTGACCATCGAACCGGAAGAGACTACGGCCCTACGGGTCGAGAACGCCATGCTCACAGAGCGCACGTCGAACCTGGAGGCGCAGACCGAGACCCTGGAAGCGCGGGTAGCATCCCTTGAACGGATCGTCGAAGGGTGCCGGGCGGTCGTGGATGCGTGCCGCACGGCGACCACAGGCCCATAGAGGGGAGACAAGACCCATGATGAAGCACCTTTCCGACCTCATGACCGTGGTCCAGATCGCAGTGGTCTGGACCTTCGTCTTCTGCGCCGCAACCATCGTGGCCACCGGCCACGCACAGACGCCAGGTCCGAAGATGGACCCTCAGTCGGCAGACGAAGCCATCGAGAACCTGGAAGAACTTATGGGTCAGTACGAGCAGGGTCAGTACGCGAACCAACCATCGGGACTGGCAGCAGCACAAGCCAGGATCACGGAGTTGGAGATGGCCCTGGGACTGTTGAGCAAGCAACACGAAAGCCTACAGGCAGAGCACGTTGCACTACAGGAACGGTGCGCCCAGCGGTGACCCTACCGCCGCCACCATGACCCGTCCCGAAGGGGGGAGAGAGTCAAGCGTCTCCCTGGGATTGCTCGGCAGTCATAGCCAGAATGACCTCGTCCAACTCTCCTGCGATGTCTTTCAACTGTTGCCGTAGGGCGAGGGCTTCCAGCAGGGAGTGAGAAGTCACGTCGTGGAAGACCCTACGAGGAAGCACAGCCAGGATGGACCCCGTGCTCTCGGCAAGTGAGACCGCCATCTCATGAACCTCTTCCAGGTCCACGTCTGACACACCGCCCTCGGTCCAGAGGATCACGAGGTCGTAGGGACCCGCACGCACCGTGGTCCACGGCATGTTCACAGGAGTGCTGGGAGGAGGGGTTCGCCGGGTCATGGGAGGGACTGTACCCCCCGCCTCGCCCCAGCCGTAGTATGGGCTCACAGGCATCCCTGTTGGGCGTGGGGTTGTGTGCGGGTTCCTTGGGGCATGATCGGGCCGGGTGGGGGGACGATGGACGTAAGATCCAGGTCGTGATCCTGCGTGAGAGCCGGAAAACCAGGGATCAAGACAAACAGGCATAGAAATCAGGAACCGAAATGGGTTCGTAGTGATCCTGGCCGGGCCGGGCTGTAGCGATTCCAAACCTGGCCGCAGTGAAATCGGGAGTGATCTCTGTTCCGTGATCTCTGACCCCTAAGCCCGGACGACTGGCTTCTGCTGCTTTGAGTGAGTGGGTGCTTGAGATGGCGTGACACCTACGACAGTGATCCCACGTTGTTGTAGATCGGCAGAGCCCCGGACCCGCACAACCAACGTGTAGTCACATCCGACCCAACAGCATGTAGTCACACGAGATCACGGTGACCCCACAACAGCCGCTGCGAAGAGACCTGAGGAGGCGGAGAGGAGCAGCCGAGGAGACGCTGAGGAGCCAGAGTGAGAAATCGCTGAACGCAAAAAAGCGCCCCCGCCCTCGCGCCTTCCTGGAACAAGGGAAGGGCGAGGGCGGGGGCGGTCAGATTGTCGAGGGCTTACTTGCCTTCGGAAGCGCGGACCTTGGCAACGCTGTTGCGCTTGTCGCCGTTGGCGAAGTCAGCCAACTGGGCGGCGTGGTGGTGAGCCAGGCGGTGGCAGACAGCCACCATCGACTGGCCTGCGAAGGTCTTGCTGAACTCCTTGGCGGGGGTTTTGCTCCAGGACTTGCGCCCGGTGTAGGGGCACTTGCGAAGGAGGATCCAGGGGCTCTTACGGAAGCAGCCCTGGACGCGCTGGCGCATCACGCCGTCTTGCTGGCCACCGTCGAGGATGGCACCGAGGCGGGAGCCGACCTTGGAGTAGTTGTGGCCGAAGCCGATCCGGTTGTCGGCGTGGGTGGACTCGCTGGCCTTCTCAGAGGCCAACTGGCTGGCGTAGATGCGAGCCACGCCGCGCATGGCGGCGAAGTCGCCGCGAGTCATCCAGCCGAAGGGGGTCTTGACCCGGCGGGTGTCAGCAAGGAGGGCGCGGATGGAGGAAGCAGTGTGGGTCATGTAATCTCCGTTGGCTGCATGGCAGCACTGGGGGAAGGGGAGCAGTCGGAGGGGCCGGGGTGGCTCCCTCTCTCACATACTTACGGAAGCAGCAGACGGTTTTAACGGGACGGGATCAAAAAAGATCACGGGCCGATTTCTCGCTGGGGCAAGACGCAAAAAACCCGCCCCCGTGGCAGTCCTGACATCTCTTCCAGAGCAGGACCGCACACGGGGGCGGGAGTAAGTCGGGGCCAGGCTACGACCTGGCCTTCTTGATGGCAGCACGGCCAGCCTTCTCGGCCTCGGCCATGCCGTTGGCGAAGCCGCTGGCGAGGAGCACCTGCGGCGGCCAGCCGCGCCACGCACGACGCTTGTCGTGAGGGCCACGGCGCATGACGCGCCAGGCCACAACGCCTTGCTGCCAGTCTTGCACCGACTCCCCGGAGAGGGGGCGGGTGTGGATCTCGCTCTCGCTCTTGTCCGCGTGGCGGATCGAGTTGGAGCAGTAGGACTGCCAGTCGGCCAACGCCAGGGCGTTGGCGACGGCGTGGATGTCGAGAGTAGGCATGGGGTCTCCAGTGGCTCCAGGGGAGCGCGGGGAAGGAGTGGGGAGGTTGGGGGAGGGGGCCTTTGTTTGTCGGTAGGCCCAAACCGCCGGGATCACCCGGCGTGGAAGGAAGCGCAGAGCACCTTGCCGTGCTCCATGCCCTCGACCGCAGCGCCAATCTCGATCACCTCAAGGGTGTCGATGGCGTCGGTCCAGGAGCCGTACTCCCCCTCGGAAGGGGAGCCGTCGTACTTGGACACGAAGCAACGCTGGTCGCTGTCCCAGCGGTCGTAGTCGCTGGGGTGGACCCGGCGAGCCAGGTCAGCGGTCGGAGCAGCCACGACGAAGCGGCTGTAGGTGTCGTAGCCACCCCGGCAGGTGCGGGTGACTTGCCAGAGGCGCATCGGACCTTCGGTCTCGATGTTGGCCTCGCGCTCGGCGGCGGCAGCCTCAGCGGCCTCGGCCTGGGCCAGGGCGCGAGCCTCGTCAGCGGCGTGGTTGGCTGCCGCAAGGGCAGCGAGGGCGATGCGACGGCCCTCGTGGCGGCGAGAGGCGTTCGCCTGGGTCTGGATGAACAGGGCGTAGCCAGCGTCGGAGTACGGGTACTCCATCGCCTTGCGGCGGGTCTCGCCGCGTCGGTGGTTGATGTGGGGCATGGTGTTCCTTTGGCAGCGTGGCTGCACTGGGGGTTGGAAGGGGACGGGCCTTTCACCCGGACGCCACTGTGTCGCGTGGTCCGCCTCGGCTCTTATATCCCTCGTGGCCTGCTACTAAGTCGAGGTGAACTCGCGGGCCGGGAGTGACCGTTTCCCCCCGTGGGGTCAAGGCGTCTTCCCTTGTGCTTACTTACGGAAGCAGCGGCCCGGTTTAACGGCCAGGCCACAAAAAAAGTGAAAGACCCCCTGCGCCGCGCTTTGCGGAACAGGGGGTCAGCATCACACACGCTTCTCCGGGGTCGGTAGTCCGTGCCTCGGCGCGGGGAGCGATGCAGTCAGTGTTGTCGTGTCTTCCAATCAGCCGGAACCTCCTACCGTGGCGCTACTACGGAGAAGGGTCGTACAACCACCTCGCTCGACGGCGAGGGGTTCATCACTCTTCGGCGGCGATAGCCATCAGGCTATCGTTCACAGCCTCGACCTCGGCCACCAACTCCCAGAGTTCGCTGACATTGAGCAGCGAAACTCCGAGGAGCCAGTTCCGGGGTCGCAGGCTACCGAAGACGTCCTTGTGCAGTTCCAGGTAGTGAAACACCGCCCAGTGAAGGCGGTATCTCGCGTCCCAGGTGCGAACATCGAAGGTGATGCGAAACTCCAGGTTGGGGTTGATGGGGAAGGGTGGACAAAGTGGTGAGGGACGTGAGAGGTCAAGCGCCACCCGGCCCCTCGTGGGGACCGGATGACGCGACCCTTCTTCACTCCCATGTGAAGTGTGGCCCGTCAGGGTGGGCCAGTCCCTTCTGCGCCTTGTCGCATTTCGCAGTCGCGTCCCCGTGTGGTGGGATGAAACCCCGCAGTTTCGCTCGCAGGTCGCGCTGTCGGTCACGTCGTGAGCACGTCCAGTTTAGCGCCATTGGGAAGGGCGTCCCTCCCCCCCCCGAAGGGGGAAGGGAAGGGGTTGAGCCTACGCAGCCACGGTGTCGAGGATGTTGGCGACCACCGTGGGGTCCACAGTGATGCCAGCGGCATCGGAAGCCGACACAGCCTCAGCGCCGAGGTTCAGGACAAAGTCCGTACCGGGCTCCAGGCAGTAGGAAACGTAGCGGCGGCTGGGGAGGAGGCGGGTGATGATCCGCTTCGCGACCGTCTTGCCGCCGCTCTTGCTCTGGGGGCGGGCGTACTGGGCAGCCTCGATGACCTTGCGGCCCACGCGGAGGCCCTGGACGTAGATGGTGCCAGGGGTGCTCGCGGGAGCCTCGTTGGGGTCAGCGGGGCCGACGTAGACGCGGTAGCCCTTGAGGGCCTTGCCGTCCACGACCAGGGGCTCGTAGACATGGTCGGTCGTGCTGGTGTTGGTGCCAGCGATGGACTTCGCGGTGCTGGCGATCATGTCGGCCAGGGCAGCGTCAAAGTCCGCACGGGTCACAGCCACCTGCGTGGCGTTCTTGCCGCGACCGCTCCAGGCCATGTGGCCGTCAGCGACCATGGCGTCGAGGTCAGCGCCGGTCAGCGCGTCGAGGATGACAGCATCCTTGCGCTTGAGGGCGGTGTAGGACCGTCCAGCGACGAACGTGTCGCGGACCGTGTCGTTGCCCATCTGCACCTTCTTGCCACCGCGCTTTTCGCCGGGGGCGAGGCGGGTGACACCCTTGAGGGTGGTGACGACGGACATGAAGGAAGCGCCCTGGGCGCTACGGCTGCCAGCGACGGCAGCGGCGAGGGTGGAGGAGTTGGCGTTGGTCTTGGTTGCGGTGGTCATGATGATGTTCCTTTGGCCCCTGTGGGGCACTGGGTCTGGGAGCGGAGAGCAGCAGTGTGCCGCCCTCTCACATACTTACGGAAGCAGGAGGGAGTTTTAACGAGACAGGGTGAAAGTTTTTTCGGAGATCGCTGAAAACCCCCACAGTGAAGGGGTTTTCAGCGATCCGACTACTTGAGCATCCGGGAGGGGCAGATCACGACATCGCCTACGATGTCTCCCTCAGGGCCGAAGGCTGCTGAGGCGACCACGTTCTTCGGGAGGCCGTGGAGTCGGCCTTCCTCGTTCATGATCATGATCCGCTTGATCTCGCGGCTCTTGGTCTTGGGCATCGGGTAGGTCTGGATGTAGCCTCCCACGGCCTTCTGCAACTCTTTGAGTCCGAAGTGCTTGCCGCTCTCGGGGTGGATGGGGGTCACCTTGCCATCGGAGGTGATCAGGACAGGTTGGTGCGGGTCGAAGGTGGAAGTAGAGATAGGAGCCTCCTTGGAAAGGCAGACCCCACCTCTCCAGGAGAGGCGGGGTCGTAGGGTTGGGGGGATCACTGAGCAGGCTTGAAGCCTACGCGCGGGGTCGGTTCATCAAGCACGACGTACTGGAGGATCTCTTCGGCGTTGCCGTCCTGGAGCCTCTCCATTTCGGCGGTCAAGAGATCGTTGATGTCGGGGCGCGTCCGAACGGTGGTGACAGTGCGGAAGTACTTGTCGAAGTCAGGGCCGAGATCCTTGCGGGCCTTCGACCAGTCAGCGCCCTTCAGAGCCTCGTAGCGGGTCTCAGGGAACGTGACGGACACGCGCCCGTTGGACACCTGGTAGGCAACGTGGCCCGCTCCAGGCTCCCGCTCGGTACGGGCGAGGTCTCGGAGCAACCCTTTGAGGGGTTCCAGAGCGTCCTGGGCCTGTCGAACGTGGCGAGCCAGTTCGACAGCGACTTCAGACAGGGAATCAGCACTGCCGCCTCGCTTGGCAAGGTCAGCGGCGTCGTCGAGTAGTTGGTTGAATGGGGTAGTCATGGGGTCTCCGGCGGCTGGGCCGCAACAGGTGACCACAGAGGGTGCGGCAACCCGCACCCCCGTGGCGGGGGGTGGGGGTTACTGGGCGAAGCACTCAGGGTGGAACACACCACCACCGTCCTCAGCGGGGCGGTAGTGGGCAGTCGATCCAGCCGGGATCGTCTTGCCGCAAGAGTGACAAGGGCAGGCGAAGGGGACCGTGACTCCTGTCGGGGTCACAGGGACCTCCACCGTGTCTTCGGCAGCAGAGAGGCCCGCAGCCAGGACGAGTTCAGTCTTCGCGTCGAGCGCCGCAGCGACCTCAGCGAAGTCCGCCATGCCAGCCTGCTGACACAAGCCAGCGAGCGGGCAGGTGCGGCACTGATCGGAGCGGGAAGACCACGCACCGAAGCACCGGGTCTGCTCGGCAGCCATGCGCCGCAAGCCCATGTCGGCAGCCTCGTAGCCGACGCTGTTCACAGCATCGGCCTGAGGGGTGAAGGACACGCCGTCCTTCGTGACCACGTTGACGGCCACAGGAGCGGCCACAGGAGCCTTCGCAGGCTCCTTCGGGGTCTGGACAGGCATCTCGGCCACAGGGGCCTCAGGAGCGGCCACAGGGGCCTCCACAGGCCCGGAGAGGGCGTAGTAGCCCCGGCGGGGGCAGGTGATCGCGCCTTCGGCCTTCAACTTGCCAGCGGCGAGGGTGACGGCACGCATCCCGCGAGGGTAGGGCTTCCCCCTCTTGGTCATGTTGCCCCAGGTGTCCCAGCCGGGGAAGGACGGCTGGATCTCACACCAGTTCAGGACGGAGGCGAATCGAATCTCGCCACCACACGGGGCGAGTGCTGTAAGGGCGGCGATGACGACGCCCTTCCAGGCGTCGGCGTTGTGGGTCGTGGGGAAAGTGAAGGACATGAGGTATCTCCGTTGGCCCGAGGCGGGCACTGGGTTGGGAGTGGTTGGGAGTGGTTGGGTTCAGGTACTTACGGGAGCAGGAGGCAAGATTAACGCCCACGGGGTCACTTTTTTCAGTGACCCCGTGGGCGTCGGGTCTACAGGTCCTCGTCAGCGAACACGCCACCAGTGACGTGAGCGTCGATCAGGGACTTGGCGATCAGCCGGTTGTCGGGGTCGAGCCGGTCAAGCCAGGCCCGGAAGCCCTTCTTGAGCAGACCCTTCGGCGGGGTGCCCTTCCCGAACCACAGGAGATCATCACACTCGGCAAGGATCTCGCAGAGTCCCCGGTGAGTGAGGTCAGCCTCCAGGTCCACCGTGGACTCGCCACGGATCGCGTTGCGGATCGCCACGGTAGCAGCCCCCAACTCATCGAAGACCAGGGGAGCCTTCGCAGCGAGGTCAGCAAACTTGCCTCGCAGGATGGCACCCTCGTCCTTCCAGTCGAGGTATTCGGCCTCCACGAAGCGGCCCATGCGGTCAAGCAGGGACGCATCCATGACCCGAGAGGACATGCGACCGTCCACGTCACCGGTCCCGCAGGAGTTCGCCGTGAAGGCGAAGCGGGTGCCGGGGAACAGGGTGTGAACCTGACCCGTGGGGCCGACGAGCCGCTTGCTGGTGGTGTCCAGCATCAGCCGGAACTCTTCCAACTGCTCAGGCGTGCCACGGTCCACGTCGCTGAAACAGATCAACGCGGGGTGGCGGCTGCCGTCTGCGGCCTGGATGCCGTGGATCAGCGCGTCCCAGAGGATGCCGTAGGACCAGGAGGTCCCGTTGGCACCGATCTCGCGGCTGTAAAACCACCGCTTCACGTCGGTGCCCGACGTGAACGTGTAGATCAGGCTCGGAGTGCGCGTGTCGGCGCAGAAGGCCGAGATCGCGGCGTCCTTACCGGTGCCCGAGGGACCCCAGTAAAAGACAGGGTGGCCACGACGCAGCGCCAGGACGACCCGGCGGGTGCGCTCCAGCGCCTTCCCGCAGGAGGGCCACTGGTAGCCTTCGGGCTTCGGAAGGCACTGGCCCTCCGCGATGGCCACGTTGACAGGGGCCTTGACGCCCATCATGTCGTGACTGAGGGTGGCGAGAGCCGGGGCCGGGGATCGGCGCTGACCCTTGCGCTTGTCCTTCACACCCTGGATCAGGGCGTGGCTGACAGTGGCAGCACCGGGGTGAGCGGAGAGGTAGTCGGCCACCGAGAGGCCGTGGGCCTCACGAAGGTGGTCGAGGAGGGAGTGTGACTTGTGGCCACAGCCAGGGACCTGGCAGACGACGCGGTCGTCAACGAGTTTCAAAGCAGTCATGGTAGTGTTCCTTTGGCCGCTCAGTGCGGCTCTGGGGGATGGAGGGAAATGCTCTCAGGTACTTACGGAAGCAGGGGACGGTTTTAACGCCGCCCCCCTGAAAAAAGTCTCAAAGGCCGAACATCTCGGCCATGTCGCGGAGCAGGAGGTACTCGTTGCGACGTGCGGTGATGTACCGCTGCCCCACAGCAACGATGTGCTTGCAGGGACGACCGTTGCGGCCAAAGTCCTTGCAGGTGCAGGACATGGACCGGGTACGGCCTCGGACAGGACCGGCGATGACGACGGTGTAGACCTTGTCGGACGTGGCCGACTCGACGGTGGCCCGGATGGCTCCTGTCTTCTTGCTCTCGGTCGCCTTGACGATGGCGACAGTAGCGGCTCGCTCGGTGCGGCGACCGCAGGCACCGTCCAGCATGATGCGGACGGCCTTGCCACGCTCAACGAGCGTGGCCTTGCGCTGCTCAATGTCAGCGGTGGTGATGGTGTTCATGGGGTGCTCCAGAAGGGGTTCATGGTCTTACGGGAGCAGGGGGAGGTTTTAACGGCCTGTGGGTCAACTTTTTCGTGATCCCACGAACGGCACCAACCTCCTCTCGTAAGAGAGGAGGTTGGTGAATCCGACGAGATTCACTGTTGTTCGGTGAGATCACGGCACGGGGTCACTGTTGCACAACGGCGTGGTGTGGGTGGTTTTCATCTTTTTCAGGGGGGTCCCGTTAAAACATGCGGCTGCTTCCGTAAGTACCTGACACCAATCACCCACCACTTCACCCTGCGCCGCGACGAGCGGCCATCGGAGAGACCATGCCTACGAAGCAAGCCGCCCCACGGGGCACGACGACCCTCAGTGGTCGCAAGTGGATCGGAGCCGCCCAGGCTTCGGTCGATTCAATCCTGGGGGATGCGTCCCCCAAAGTCTCCAGCCGTGGAGGCTCGTTCTTCAACGTCAACCGCTGGACCGCCCGGATCCTGTTCGGTCGGCTGACCGAGAGCATCAAGTACGGCAACGAGATGGACGAGACCACCGTCCGCAACGGTCTCGACCTGGCCAACGGCACCAAGGTGCCCAAGCGCGAGATCGTGATCGCTGCGGTTCCTGACCGCATCCCGCCCTGGCTGGCACGGTCCTCCGTTGGAGGCCGCTACCACGAGGCGTGGCATGATCTCTACTCGTGTACGCGGGACCTGACCTTCGACGAGGTCAACGGGCCGCTGATGGCTCGCTGGGATCTGCTCGACGACTGGGGTCCTTTCGTTGGCGCTGTCCTCACCTGGGGCAACGTGATCGAGGACATCCGCATCGAGCGTCACGGCTGCCGGGAGTTTCCCGGCTCCCAGGACAAGATGGAAGACCTCCAGGACTTGATCCTGGTCATGGAGTCCGAGGGCCGGACGGCTGCGGAGCACCGTGGTCTGCCTACCAACGACGACATGGCTGTGGTCATGGGCGCGTTCCGTGATCTCGGTCTGGGCTACCAGACTGAGAAGCAGGAGGCCGCGCTCGCTGGCTACCAGAAGCGGTCGCCCGCTGGCTGGCGGCTCGTCACTGAGGGACCGTTGAAGCCTCTCCTGGACCGTGCCATCACCATGGGCCGGGACGATGACCTGGGTCACTGGTGGCTCGCCATGGAGGTCGTGGCTGTGCTGGCATCCCTCGGGAAGCAGACTCAGCAGCAGCCTCCACCCCCTGGCGGCGAAGGCGACGAAAGCCAGCCCCCGCCTCCCGGACCTCCGAGTGATTGTGACGACTCGGATGGTGAGAGCGGCAAGGGCAAGCCTCCCCGGTTCCCCCTGTTCAAGGTGGGTGATCGTGCGAAGGCGAAGCGTGGAGCCTACGCGGGCAAGATCGTCGAGGTGACCTTCGCTGGTCCTCCCGACGAGGAAGGCCGCCAGAGCCTCAAGTTTGCCGTCGTCGAAGATTGAGACTTTTCGGGCCGGTGGCCGTTAAAACGGTCGCCGGTTTCCGTAAGTATGTGAACCCCTTCCCCCTACCCCCAGACGCCCATCGAGGGCGCACAGGAGATCCCATGACTACTTCCATTTTGACCAGCCTGATGCGGCTGGGTGCCGAGATCTTCGGCAGCAACGAAGACCTCACCATGCTTCCCAAGGACGACCAGTCCGGCGGCGGCGATGGTGAGTCTGATGACGACGACTCGGACCAGGACGGCGACGATGCCGATGAGTCCGGTGGCGACCAGGACGACAGCGATGCTGGCGACCAGGACGGTGACCAGGACGGTGACCAGGACGACCAGTCCGGCGACGATGCCGATGGCGAGTCCGGCGAGTCTGGCGATGACCAGGACGACACCGATGGTGACGGCTCTGGTGAGTCCGGCGATGACACCGATGGTGACGAAGGCCAGGACGACGACGGCGACGACGGCGACGAGTCCAACGGTTCCGATGACGGTTCCGAGGGCGACGAGTCCGGCGACCAGCCCGGTGACGAGTCCGGTGACTCTGGCGAGGGCGACGGCTCCGACAAGACCGACGACAGCGACAGCGGCGAGCAGACCGACGACGTTGATCCCCAGTCTGACAAGACCGCTGGCGGCTTTGATCCTGGCGAGGACTTCGCTGACGCCATGGTCGATGGCCTCAAGGCCCCCCAGGATCACATCAAGGACGCGGCTGACGCGCTGGCCGAAGCCACGGACAAGTGCCGCGACGAAGACGATGTTCACCCTGGTGAGCAGGTCTGGCGTCCCTACAACCCTGAGGCGGACGTCATCGTCAAGCCGAAGGGCGACCGAGAGTCGGCTGAGACCCTGCGGAAGGAGGCCAAGTTGCTGACCGCTGCCCTCCGCACACAGTTTCGGCGTCGGTTCCTGGCTGCGAAGAACCCCCGTGAACAGCACGGTGTTCGGCGCGGCAAGGACCTCTCCGAGCGTCGGCTCGTGGAGTCGTTCGTCGAGATCAAGTCCGGCGTGCGCCCCAGCCGCCCCGACTTCAAGGTCGAGTCCCAGAGGGACGTATCCCTGGCCCTCGGCGTCGTGATCGACCAGTCCGGCTCCATGCACGGTCGCGAGCAGCACGCTGCTGCGGTGGCTGCCCTGGCACTGGCTGAGTCCTTCGACTCCCTGAACTCCCCTGTGATGGTCTGCGGACCTCGCAACAGTGGGCGGGACGTTCGACGGGCGGACACCGGCTACTACACGGACATCGACAACGACGACAGCCACACCGGCAGCGTCGATGTGATGCGAGGTCCGAGGTGTCACCGCTACGTCGCCACGGCCATCGACCTGTTCATGGACTGGGACGAGTCCTTCAAGCAGGTCAAGCACCGCTTCAGCAACGTCCGGGCTACGGGCTCCACGCCCCTGTCTGACGGCATCCAGTTCGCCATGCAGGAGTTGTCCAACCGCCCTGAGCGTCACCGGATCATCGTGGTCCTGACGGACGGGGAGCCGGACAACTCCGCTGTGGTGACCCGCCAGATCCGCCTGGCTCGTGAGGCCGGGATCACCGTGATCGGTGTCGGCATCAGCGGGGCCGAGTACGCGGTCCCCCGCCTGTTCGTTGACCACCACATCGTCGTCAACGACCTCACGGAGTTGCCGAAGGCGATGATGGCTGTCGTCGGTGCCATCGTGTTCCCCCGGAGTGCCAAGAAGGCGGTCCTGGACGGGCGCATCGGCACCCGGCGGCAACGTCGGCGGGCGTAGCCCTCCCCTCTCCCCCAGGAAGCCCCCACGGGCTTCCTGGGGCTTCCCTTTCAACCTTCAACCCAGGAGTCCACATGGACATCACTGACATGGGTGACGGGCGCATGGCCGTCACCGGAACCAAGGACGAGTTGGACGCGGCTACCCTCTGGGCACGCGCCATGCTCCACGCGGTCTTCGGTCCCGAGGGTGGTGAGCAACGCTTCAAGGCTATCCCGGCCCTGGCTGTGCTCATGGCCTACCGTGAGCGAGTCGCACACGCCCCCGACTGCTGATCTCAACAAACCCTTCAACCCGAAAACGGCCCCCACCTTGCCTTATGGCGGTGGGGGCCGTTTTCGTCGTTGCGGTGCCCGTTAAAAGTGCCTCCTGCTTCCGTAAAGAGACACAGGGCAGCACCGCCCACCACCCTCTGCCCCGTTGGGGGCCTGGCCCACTGAGGCCCAAAGGAACCTATCGCTACCAACGACCCCATCGTCCTCCCCACCGTCCCTGCCACCCCTTCCCTCATTGACCTGGCCAACCAGGCCGAAGACGCCCAGGTCGAAGCCCTGACCCCGGAGCAGGTCGAAGCCCTGCTCCGTCGCTTCACGCAGATGCTCGACTGATCCTGCTGCCCCCGCTCGCCCCGTGCGAGCGGGGGCCGTTTCGTTCGTCTCGGCTACCCCTCCGCGCTACCCCTCCACGGTGGCCCTCCAGGACGCGCCTCTCCCCCCACCGAGAAATAGGTGGAACCGCCGACATAAATCAAGGGGGGTCCCCGGCCTGTCATGACGGGCGCATTGAAACCGCGTCCAAAATCAGATTGCTGATCCCAACCCCCCTTGCCATCCCCTTTCCCTGCGGGAATCGAACCGGCGAGTAGACCCACAAGCAGACCTCCGAGCAGACCCACAAGTAGACGCTCTCACAGAGGGGGGCCTCTCTCACACGGGATCACGGGATCACGGGATCACTGACTCCCCGGCTGCGAAATAGTTTCGCGGCTGGTCCCAGAACAAAAATCCCAACCCCCTCTCGGTGAGGGGACAGGACCAGGGGTGCGGACCCGTACAACAGGTCTCAACCCCAACGTGAGACTGAACCATGCCCAGTGACGCCATTGACCTTCTGTTCGACTGGCAGGACGAAAGGCGGGAAGCGGATCGGGAGGAAGCCCCCCACGCCTCGCGCACGGAATCTCGGACGACGATTACGCCCAGAAAGGGTGGTTACAAGGTGAAGCCGTGGCCTCCCCGTGAGGTCACGGCGGAAGAACTCGCCAGCGGTCCTTCAAGAACTTGTATCCGGTGTGGGGTGGCCTACCCGGAGACAAAGGAGTTTTTCAAGTACCATCCACCTACCCGAACATGGAGGCAGGGTGGGTTTCTACCCCGATGTCGAGGCTGTCACCGCAAGGTAGTCCGTGACAATAAGCGTCGAGCACGCCACACCTTTGCTCAACGGTGCAGGACTATGCGATTCGGGGCGCGTAAGCGGGAGATCGAGTGGGGTTTCGATGATCAAGAAGACCTCCGTGATCTCTACGACACCCCCTGCCACTACTGCGACGGCGAGGTAAAGAGCCGGATCGCTCTGGACCGAGTAGACAGCACCAAGGGGTATGTCCCCGGCAACGTGGTGCAGTGCTGTTCGACATGCAACGTGATGAAAATGCGCCTCTCCGTAGACGAGTGGGTGGACCACATGGAACGGGTGCTCAGTCACCTGCGCGGGACTTCTTGAAGCCCAGCCAGAAGCCCAGGGCGACCATCAGGTGCAGGCTGATGCTTGCGAACGTCTCAAAGTCGGCGTGGTAGTCGGTCAGATGCAGGTGTACCTGGCCTACGACCCAGAACGGGATCGCAAACTGCTCGCTGTACCAGATCAGGCTGTACTCGATGAAGTCCTTGAACGCCTGCCTGGGTTGAGGCTCTGCGGCTTTGGGGTCATCCGTCATGCCCCTGGCGTCTCTATAGAAATCTCACCGCCGAGGGGGCGTTGATCCTCCGTTGATCTCGGTAGTAGGACCCATGACGAAAGACCCACCACGCTTGACTGTTGAACTTGTCCCAAAGGGCCAGTGGGGTGCGAACCTCCGCTCGGAGTTGTCCCGCAAGGAGTGGGACCGCCTGCGAAGGGCTTCCTACAAGGCTGCCGACTACCGCTGCGAGATCTGCGGTGGCGTCGGGCGTCGGCATCCTGTCGAGTGCCATGAACGCTGGGACTACAACGAGGCTACGAAGACCCAGACCCTCGTGGGCTTGATCTCCCTGTGTCCTGCTTGTCATCAGGTCAAGCACATCGGGCGTTCGTTCGCCATCGGGAAGGGACCCCAGGCGATGGCTCACCTGATGAAGGTCAACGGCTGGAGCGAGGACGAGGCCACCCTCTACGTCGAGGGTGCGTTTGAGGTCTGGCATCGCAGGAGCAACGAGGATTGGACCCTGGACATCTCCTGGGCCACCGATGCCTAAACGGATCACGGAGGTCCAGATGCGCGTGCTGCGTGCGATGGACCCGAACGGCCCCGACTTCGACCCCGACCACCGACCCCGTGGTTCGCTGGAGCGTCTGGCGAAGAAGGGACTGGTCACCGGGGGCCGAAAAGAGGGTTGGAAGTTGACGTTTGCCGGGCGAGAGACCGTCCGCCGCCGCAGCGGGGAAGCGCCAGAATGACCTCATCAACGCAGTTTTCGCAAGGCTACCCGGTAGGATCACGCCTCGTATCAGTAAAGACCCTCACCAGAGAGGGTTTTACGATGGCATCCAGCAACACCACGACGTACAAAGGCGACTCACCCGGAAAAGCATTGGTCCGCATCCGCACCTGGGGGGCTATCCGAGCAACGATGTCTCGGTTGGGCATTCCTTTCCAGGGGGCGATGGTCCTCGCAGGGGAAGGAGGTGACCTCGGTGTCCTCGACGGAATGGGCTTCGACATGTCGAAGGTCGTCGCAGTAGACCGTGATCCCTTCATGGTCGAGTGGTGTCAGCACCACTACCCGGAAGTGGTCCCCGGCAAAGGCGAGTTGATGGACATCGCCGCAAGCGGCATCCTCCCCTACAACACCGCCCACATCGACCTTTGTGGTGGTATCCGCAAGGCAGACAACATCCTCACTGTGGCTCGTGTGGCTCAAGGCATCCACTCACACCCTGCTGTGGTCGCCGTGACCATGATCAAGGGCCGGGAAGGCAAAGCCGAGCAGGGCTTGATGGAGGGTGTCAAACGCGGTGTTCGACGACGCCTTCAGTTGCTCGCCCGGAAGAAGGGCGACTCTCTGGCTGAACACGTTTACTCAGGCAAGCCCTTTCAGTCCCGGCAGATGTTGGATGTTGTCCACGCACAGATGCAGGAGATCATCCGCCGTGACCCGGAAACCCACGCGGGCATCTTGAAGAAGAACGGCAAGCCGACGACCTGGGGCATGGCGATGCAGCGGGCCATCATCCTTCAACACACCGTCGAGTACCTCTGGGAAGCCTGGAACGAGAGCGGGTGCGGGGTCAAGATGAACCTGCCGCCGGGGGAGCGCCTACACATGCAGCAGGTGGGCCTCATGGCCTACCACTCAGGGACGAAGAAGGGTGGCGGTACGCCGTTCGTGACCGTGCTCTACCTCATCTACCGGACCTCCCAGAACCGAGCGGTGGTCGATTGGTTGGTCGATGGAGAACGCCGCATGAACGCGACCGGCCTCTCTGGGGGGAGCCTTCCCTACGGGGAGATCACGCTCAAGGAGGCCCTGGAGTCCTTCAACCCCACCGTGGCCGCGATGGCACGGGTCCAGGACCACAGCAAAGTGGCCCGGATGTTCGGGATCGATCCGAAGTCGATCCCCGCCATTCTCGCCCACGACACCCGAGGCACCTACAAAGGCAAGGCCCTCTGGCAAGCCCGCAAGGTGTTGGTCCCACAAGGGGCTGAGGGATCCTTCGCTACCAATGGTTGGGGCGGCCACGTCGCAACCTCCGACGAACACAGCGCCGCCACGAACGCCATGCGGGAACAGGTGGAAGCCTGGCTCGCCGCAGGGGGGACGGTCGAGACGTTCCCTGGCTTCCGCGAGATTGAACTCGCCAACTCACATTCGGAGTCGAAATGACCACCTCCACCGACACGACAGTGCAAGCCGTCTTCATCTCTGAGGAGTACACCTTCCTCTGCCACATCGTCCTCCTGGCCGAAGGCACCACCACGGCTCAGATCGAACAGTGGTGGCAGGAGTCGAAGGGGCGCTACAGCGACCCGCTTCCTGGGGAGGTCCGGCGCGACACCATCATCTGGAAGCACAACCTGGAACCCGAGGACGGTTGGACCCCCGTGGACGAAACCTGGCCCCATCCAGGACAGGTGTTCCACCTCCTCAACCGGGAGGTCCACACCTACGACCCCACTGAGTACAAGATGCCTGAGGATTCAGCCTTCGTTCACACCCACATGGACGAGGACTCGTTCCTACGGCTCCCGGACGGCACCTGTCACCCGCACCCGGACTACGACCCGTCCGACGACGACTCGGAGGACGACCAACCCCTGCTGTCCACCATGCTGCTGTGGGGCATGACCTCAGCGAGCAGCCTGCTGCCAACGTACAACAACCGCCGTAAGAAGGAGGCACGATGACCAACCGAAGCAAAGGCGAAGAGAACTTCATCGACCAGTACACCCGCAAGTTGATGGTGGACTGGGCGATCACCCAGGTCTCACGTCCAATGGACGAGGATCCTCTCAAGGCGATCACCCAGGGTCGTCCCGGCTCCCTCACGATCTTCGTTGAACACGCCTTGAAGAAGGGCTGGCTCACGAAGCGGGAGCCCCGCAGGCTCACGGCGAAAGGCTTCCAGGTCGCTGCATCCTTCCTCAAGAGGTAGTCATGGCTGTCACGGTTTTTCTGGTCGAGGAGTACGGCTACCGCACCTGGATCTGGCGCACGGGCATGACCCCGACGCGGCTGATCGCCTGGTGGAAGGCCCTGCCGACTGTCTCACCCTTCTTCTTCAACCCCAGCGAGAGCGGACTGCCTGGCGACCTGACGCAGGCGGGAGAGACCGACCATGAGCCAGGCTGGTGGAGCGCACACCTCCACATGGACGAGGACTCCTGGCTCCGCACCCCCGACGACATTGAGATCCACCACGAAGGCTACACCGGAGAAAGGCATGAAACCCCACCCTCGTGAGCGGGTCGCCCGCAACTTCATCAAGCGGTACGGCAGAGAGCAGTTTCGCTGGACCATCGAAGCCTTCGGGGAGCCCCGGTCAGGCCAGGAGGTCGCAAAGCGCCTGGGCGTGTCCCGAGAGCGCGTCCGACAGTGGCGCAACGCCTTTGGTCAGACCATCACCTTCTATCGCCTGCACCCGGAAACGAAGCGCATCCTGGACGAGCCGGAATGAGGGGCGGTAGTGCGACTATAGGATCAGAAGGTCAAGACTTCTGGAGCGACCCCGATGCCTCGTACCCTGACTGCCGCCGACCGTAGTGCCCTGATTCGCCTTGCTTCGACCCTGGAGAAGGGTTCGCCCGAACGCAAGGCCATCCTCGCCGGACTGGGGAAGATGGCGTATGGCTGGAGCAGGTCTGAGAAGGAACTCGGTCGTAAGGCGATGGCGGAACTCGGACTCACCCAGGGCCAGATGTATGCCCTCCTGGACAGCATGGGTGCTATGTCCGCCCACAATAAGAGCCTTCGTGACGGTGATGGCGAGAAGCCCATGAAGGGAAAGCGTGATTGGATCGCCATGTCCATGACAGACGGGTTGGTCCGCCCTCTCGGCAGGAAGACTCTGGGCCGCTTCTACGACATCGTGTACGGCGACCGGCGGCGTGCCGGACTGGAGAAGATGGCAAGGATGCCTTCTATGGTGCTCAACGATCCCAAAGCCTACTTGCGGTGGGCGCGGAAGACCTGGGAATACAACGTCAACAACCCCCGCCTGAAGTTCGATGCTGCCGTCGAAAAGACGCGCAAGAAGAACCGGCTTCCCGATACTCCCGAAGGGCGTGCCGAGGCGGCATACCACGAGATCACGCTGCTCCAGGACTGACTTACCTCGGGCCTACACGAACGAGCGGGGGCTCAGGACTCCACGCCCGACGTAGGGTCCGAAGGCTGACCTGACCCCACGACCGAACCGGGGCTGCGCCAGACCACGCATGTAGTGGACCGTCCGGGACTTCGCCTCGGTGAGTTTGTCCCACTGGTCCTCAGCGTTTTGCTTCATGCCTTCGTACTTGCCGGACTTCTCGATGGAGAGGCTGATCCCGCCGATGCTGTAGTCGAACTCGTTGGCGATCCAGTTGTAGACGAGCGCCTGAGCCGCGTTCACGAGTGCCCCCCACAGCAACGCTGCCTTCCAGGAAGGTTTCTGCTGGCACAGCATCTCGATGTTCTTGATCTCCTCGGTCGAGGGTGGGTGCATGTTCCACTTCCAGAGGGCGATCTCCAGGTACTCGGCAAACTCTTCGTCGGTCCAGATGTAGCCGAACACCTGGTTGTAGCAGCCCACCGTGCCTTCGCCTTCGGGAGGCATGAAGCGGTAGTTGCGGTCGGGATTGTTGTCCCTCGTCAGGAAGCGCATCTTGCGGATCAGGTCCGTCAGGCAGTCCGAGTAGGGGTTGGCCTCGGTTTCGACGGCACTGGACACGACGCCGAACTCCTGGACGGCCCCTTCCTCGGCGCTCGTTGCTGTCTCCCGGAAGCGCCAACGGATGCGGTAGTCCCCCGGAGCCGCACTGGAGGGCACCTGGAGGCTCGCGTAGTACTCACCCACCGTGGGGTTCACCGGAGTCCTGGTCGCGGACCCAATCAGGACCTCGGCGGTCGTGGTGGGGTCCACATAGTAGACGGCGTAGGAGATGCTGAAGGCGTTGGTGGGGTTGCCGTCCGCGTTGGACAGGTAGATGTCCAGGTCGCCGCGAGCGAGGGTCTGACCCTGAGTGAATACGACAGCCATGTGCTACCTCCTTGCCTACGGGTGCGATCCCATAGCCGCACTACCGGGTGAGGCTCCATCTCCAGAGATCGAACGCCAGCAGCGTGCCGATGACGAGAGCCAGCAGCGACCAGATGACCCACGTTGGAACCTTGTCGTTCACACCCTACCGCGACCATAGGGTCGCCACCGGCATCCCGCTGACCCCACAACAACAGTGACCCCACAACAACAGTGACCCAGGGAAGGCTGAAACCTCCTCCTTGGGGACATCGGACCTTTGGCCTTTTCTGCCCCTCGTAAGGGGGCGTAGTTACTGGGTTTTTTTGAAGCGAATAAAAACAGAGTGACTTCGAGCCTCCTCAAAAGCCTCCGGCTCCGTGATCCCACGGCCCATCTCCGCCCATCTCGGACGCACCTCGGAGCCCTTGCGGACAGGCACCTACGGACAGAATGATCCCAGTTCAGCCTCTCGTCAGGCAAAGGCTCTCGTCGAAAACCCCGGAAGGACCTATGCTTTGAACTTTTTTGAAGTTTTTTGGTTTAGTCTGTCCGCCGAGCGGGGTTCGCCCCGTCTCGCGCACGCGAGGCTCTGGAGGGCCACTGTTGTGTGACCCCATGACCCCAGGCGGTATCTCGGCTATCCATCCCCAGGGGTAGAGGTTTCCCATGGCTCACGACGACGACGCACCGAAGACCGGCGAAGACCAGGCCCCGTTTGCCCTGGCTCAGAACCCTGCGCCCAACCCTCCCTCGGGCCAGGCGTACCTGACGGACAAGGAATCGCTGACCCAGCAGATCATGGCGACCTTCCGTGCGGTGCTGCCGAGCAACTACGTCGCCCAGGTCAACGGCCCCTGGTACTCACTCCAGTTTCAGGCCATGGCCGAGCAGTTGGCTGAGATCCAGATCAGCACGACTGAGATCTACAAGGACTCCGGGTTCGATTTCACCCGAACAGACTTCTTGTGGCAGGTGCTGGGGTCGCTGGTGTTCCCAGGAGCCACGGACCAGTCAGGTATCCCTCAGATTGACGGTGACCTGGCCTACCGCGAGTTCCTGCACAAGATGGTCATGCTCCTGCTTCAAGGAGCAACGAAGGCCAGCATGGAAGGCGGCCTTGAAGCCCTGGACCCGAACGTGGTGGCGACCATCACCGAACGCTACCTGGAGACACCCCCGCGTGATCCTGTGGGTGCATGGACCATCGAGGACCAGTTCCTGATCGACATCTTCATCGAAGGTTCCACGGGGAACACCTTCCCGGCTGACCCTTTCGTGCTCCAGCGAAATGCAGAACTCGTCCTGGCCGCCTTGAAGCCTGCCCACGTCTTCTACGGCTACTCGTACCTGTTCCGGGACGCCTTCGACAAGGTAGCGGACGACACAGGGGGCATGAGCCTCGACCTGGACTCCTACTACTACGCCGACCTGCGGAAGTGGTGCCTGGGGGCGCAGCGCATCAGCGGCACCGGAGACACCCTCTCCACCAGGACCCTGTTCACCGACCCCGACGTGTCGTTCCAGAGCATCCGGGCGGGAGCCGTCCTGGAGATTGCTGACGGCACGAACGCAGGCCGCCACCGCGTCGTGAGCACCCGCGCCCTTCTCTATGGGGCAGAAGCCGTCGCCAGGTCGTACACGACCTCCACGGGCCTCACAGGCACCCTCACGGCGGTCTCCGATGACACGGTAGTGGACCCTGGGCGAGACTGGGGTGCTTTGCCGGTGGACACGACCATCACCATCGCAGATGGCCCCAATGCGGGGACGTACCGGCTCGACACCGTGCTGGGAGAAACCGGCGGCCCTATCGGCACGGTTGGCATCAGCGGCACTGAGGTCAGGCTCTCTCCGAGCACCCTCCAGGTGGCGCGGCGCATGGACGTGGTTGCGACAGGGCAGACCTACACGGTGAGCGTGGACCGCCTGGGTGTGCAGACCCCACGGCCTGTGTCGGGCGAGGACGTCACGCTCCAGTTTCTCCTGTGACGGTAGACGCTCTATGTTTTCGGGGGGTGTAGGAGAGTAGGATCATGCCCCCCTACGATGTGGCTGTGAAGCGTGACGACTACAGCGTAGAGCCAATGGGGTCAGTGCGGTCCTACCTGGGGACGTACAAGGACATCATCGTCTACCACGACTACCAGCCGCTCTTGCTGTTTTGGAACATCTCGGACATCGCGAACAACCGGGTGATCTGGGAGACCTACTGGGACTACAAGGAGATGGGGGCCGAGTCGGCCTACATTCAGTACGCCCTGTACTTCTGCGTGTCGCTGGGAATGCTCTTCAGCCTCCCGAACCTGCGCTCCTGTGCTCGCTTCGTGGCGGCCTACCTGCTGCTCTACGTCTTCTCCACCGCGAAGTTCGTCGTGACCTTCCTGACGGACGAGGAGTTTGCCCAGAACCCGGACATCAAGCGGAGCCTGGTCGTGACCGGGGTCTACTTCACCCTCTGGTGCTGGATCTACTTGAAGATGCGGGTCGAGTTGGCCCATCGGAACGCCAATGGCGAATGACGCTACCACTACGGCTGCCATCGTCGCCGCTGTGACAGGGGTGATGTCCGCAGGTGCGTTCAAGTTTTACGAGTTCATCCTAAAGCAGCGCCGTGAGGTCCAGAAGGAGGAGAAGGCCGAGCAGATGCTCTACCGCGATGACCTCATTCGCCGAGTCGAGAAACTGGAGAGCGAGCGGGACGACCGGATAGAGGAAGCCATCGGATTCCGCGCTGAGATCAGCGCCATGAAGGTCCAGATCGACTTCATGAAGCAGGAGAATGACCTGCTGAAAGGGCAGGTCGAACTGGTCAAGCACGAGAACCAGATCCTCAAAGACACCCTACGGTAGTGATTCGATAGGCTGCTCCCGGTAGGAGATCACCATGAACCGAACCGTGCTACGACGTATCCTTGCCTCCGAAGGCTTGCTCCCTCGGAATAAGCAGGCGTCAAAGGGACTTGCTCGCGCCTTCGCCGACTTCTACAGGGGGGTCCAGAGAGATTTGGGGCCTGACCCGGCAGAGCGTTTGGATGTTCGCAAGGCTGTCTCTGCCGACTTGAAGAAGATCGTGGCCGGGATGGGGAACGCCTCGGCCAACCTCGGTACTGTGTATGCTGACGACGACAACTTCCTGTACGAGACAGAGGTGACGATTGCCGACGACGATTGGTCGAGCCTTGAAGAAAACATCGTACTCCCCACAAGGTACTACGTCACAGGCACGATCTCGGTGAGTCCCCTTCCATTCAAGGACTCCTACCTCTACGACTTCCTTGAATCCTTGATCTCCCAGCGCGAAAAGAGAGCGATGGTGAAGAAGTGGGACGCCTTCATCCTCAAGGTCATGGAGTCGGAGGACTTTCAGCAAGCCCTCTTGCGGAAGTTCTCTCGATGGCAAGAGGATGCTCACAGTGCGCTGCAAATCGAAGCCTATGATTGGGTAGACTCGGTAGCAAGTGGGATCGAACCCTTCTCCAATGAGGGGTCCACGGTCACCTACTTCCCATCACCGGAAGACGATTCCTACTGGAACATCCGCGCTGACTTGCTCGGAGTTAACCGTCGTGGGGAGTACACCATCAAGTTCACCGGGGTGATGGATGCGGAGAAGATCGTGGACGGGATGGAGTTTGATTGGGTAAACCCCCGCTAATCGGTCGGCTTGATCCGGGCCATCGCTTCTTCGACAGCACCGCCGACAAACTGCTCGGCCATCTTCGCCACATGCACCCGGACACGCTCTTCCAGGTCACCAGGCGTGATCTCCTCGGGCTTCTTGCCTTGTGAGATCATCGTGATCGCCATGACGTAGGCTTCACGTCGCAGGTACTCGATGATGAACGCATGGGCGACCTGGACCAGTCCACCGGACGGCCACTCAGCAGCACGCTGGGCATCCCCAGGCGTGGCAGGACGATGCGCCGTGAACAGGGCGTCGTCTGTGACTCGGCGTCGGACCTCCAGAAGGAAGCGGACGGTGTCGAACTGATCGGTCATGAGGCTACTCTACCCAGCCCATGCCTCCGACTCGGGGGCGATGCTGGGGAATCGACCGCCGCCACCCATGCCGTACAAGAGAACCGCGAGCCCTTCGTCGTCACGGGCCATCTCCTTGAGCCTTTCGGTGAGGGACTTCTCCAGGTTGTACTCGGCCTTCGCCTCGTCCATACCGTCGCGGTACTTGACGAAGAAGGTGACCCTGTTGCCCTTGTCAGTGACCTGTGTCACGTCACCCAGGCCGAGGCGTCTGCCGACGTCCTTCAGATCATCAACCGCACTGTCGTAGTCACGGCCATAAGGGTCGTCGAAACGGCCCCATTCAGATGCCCTCGTGTCCAGAGGGACCTCCACGCTCAGGAGGTTGTCGTCCATCCCGATGCGGCGGAAGTAGGCACGCCGCACCATCCGGTCCTGCCGGTAGGCGTACTCCAGTGCGACACGGTGGGTAGATGCGGTACGAATCATGGCGGTATCTCCTGCCTCTGCCGAGGCGATAGAGACCCTACCGCGCAGACTGCTGAACCGTGTCCTCTGCTGGGGTCAGGGTTTCCCAGTCGATCTCACAGGAACCACCGACACAGGCCAGGGTCTGTGCGCCGTTGCCCATGTCCTCGGTTTCGTACCGAGAGAGCAGCGCGTAGTCGAGAACAGGGAAGTCCAGGAGCCGGGTGCGGTACTCGGACTCGGTGATCTCTTCGTAGGGGGCCAACTCGTACTTGCCGCCGTCGTAGGGCAGGAAGGAAAGCCCCGTGACCTCGTCGAAGTGCTCGTAGAGCCAGTCACCAACCTGACCCCACTCGTCTTCGCGGACGTAGACCGTGGCGCTCTGGTTGTGGCCGCGCTCCGAGCACCAGGTCCGCATGATGTGGAGGTAGCGGCCCAACTGCTCCAGGGCGGTCTCGTCGTTCCGGGTCATGCAGCCTTCGGGGGCCTTGACTGGAAACTCGACAACCCAGGTCGGGCAGTCAGCATCGGGGCCATTCTTGTACTTCACGTCCTTGAAGACAGGAGCACCGGAGTCCCGGACCAGGTGGAACAAGGGGTCGTTGGCACTCACCCGGACGCGCCGGATGTAGAACTCTGCGTACCGGGTGTGGAAGCCGCTCGCGCAGTCCACCGCCTGGGAGGAGTTGCCGCTGGGCTTGCCACAGGTCACGGACGCAGGCATCTCGATGCCCAGGTGTGCAGCCGCTTCGGCGGCAGTCTCCAGGGCGACCTGGTTGAAGTAGGACATCGCCTCGGCATCGTTGGAGAGCGCCGGGTTGTCACAGTGGCCGGTGATGTCCACCCCGAGCAGGCGGTCTTCGTTGCAGTGCTGAGTCCAGGCAGGACGCAGGTAGGGGAAGTCGGTGAACGACGCCTGGAGGGCACCGATCCAGGTGGCGGTGCGAACCTTCGCAGCGAAGGACTCGCGGGTGTCTGTCTCCCGCATGACGGCAGCCGAGAGGTTGCAGAACTGCCCGCCGCCGCCCTTGCCTGTCCAGGGGCACTCGGCTCTGGAGAAGCGAAGCAGGATCTCACCGCAGGGGTTGGACCGCATCTCGCCGTTGCGCTCTTCACGACGGCTGGAGGGGATCATGTAGAAGCCGCGTTCGCCGGAACCGCTGTTCCGAAGGGCGTCCCACTCGCGGTCGAAGATGTCACGGTCTGGCTTGGCGTCCCAGAACGCCGAGATATTCGCCATGTAGCGACACTCGGGGAACGACCCCTTGCGCCAATCCTTTGCGTGTCGCATGAGTTCGTCGTCAGGGTCAGAGAAGCAGATCAACGCTGCGCGGCGCACACCACCAGCCTTGACGATCTCACCGATCATGCAGGCGATGTCACTGACCTCGATGGTCCGCAACTGGCGGCCTGAGGCACCGTCGATGATCTCTTGGCAGAACTCCAGGAGGAGACGGAGAGGCTTCGGCCCGGAAGCACGGCCACCCTTCGTCTGGCAGCGGGCACCTTCGGGGCGGATCTGCGAGTAGTCAAACTCGACGGTGTGTCCCTTCCACATGTGGGTCAACCCGTTGAACACCGCATCGGCCCAGCCGACTGTGCTGTCCGGGATGGTGTACTGGATCGCGTCACCAGAACGAGGGGCGACCTCTGGGAGGTTGCCGACGAACTTGCGCTCGACCGAGTAGCCGACACCCGTGCCCATCATCAGGATGTACAGCATCTCCCCAAACGCCTTGAGGTTGTCGAGGGGCACGAAGGAGCAGTTGTAGATCATCGTGTTGTCACGCGCTGCCGCAGGGCCAGCGGACCACAGAGCACGCATCGACGGAAGGACTCCCATCGAGAGCATCCCCTCCCGGATGTCCCCCAAAACCGCAGAAGGAACGGAACGCTCACCACCAACGAAGTCGCAGTAGCGGTCCACCGCCTCCTCGTAGGTCTCGCGGCGGCCCTCTTCTTCGCGCCAGCGTAGGTACGAGCGGGTCACAACAAACTGAGACAGGGCGTTGGGGTAGCCGAAAACCGGCTTGCGGGTGGGAACGAGGTCAGGGCTGCTACTACACGACTCATGCCTGGTCGGGGTGCTGGATTGTGCGTCTGACAGGGGCATGAGTTCGATCATCGTGGTGTCCTCGGAGGCGTAGGGTTCGGGTTTCATAAAGCGTCGGGCAGCCATTAGAGCCTCGACTGTGAAGCCCTCTCTGAACCCGCCCCTATACGGCGGGCTATTGACCCCCTACCGAGGAACAGCCCCTTAAGAGAGCCGCCTCACATGCTACCCACGGAGCGGGAACACCCCTCAACACGCCCCTGTCTACATGAGCAAGATCACGGACGAGGTTCACAAGATTTCTTGTGCCCCACTTTTTCGCGGCGGGGATTGTCGTGCGCTCCGTTACCCAGGAGGGTGACCCCAGCATGGCACCGATCTGATGAGGGGTGGTGCCACGCTCCAGGAGCAGGGATGCCTGGAGCCATCGGTAGGCGAGGTCTGCCGGGCCACCGCGTGCTCGGAGGAGGAGCATCGTCGGGTCAGTCACCGACTTACGGCGTAGGGTCACAAGGGCTTTGGCCATCTTCGCCGTGTGCCTCGACGCGAGAGCATCCCGAACGGGCTGCATGTCTACGCCGATGTGGCCCTTCACAACAGCCTTGACCTCAGCCGAGGTGATCTGCTTGCCGCCTTGCGACCGGACCAAAGCCGTGATCTTGCTCATCTCGTAGGAGAGGACACCGAGGTCCACGCCCATGACGCCGACCATGGCTTTCGCCAGGTCAGTGCTGAGAGCCTGCTGGTTGAGGGTGAGTCGATGTGCCTCCATGACGAGGAACTTGACGGCCCGCCCCTCCCTGTCCTGTTTCCGGGCAGGGATGCAGTAGGTGACTGTGTGTTTCTTCTTCACCAGGGCGACCGCTGGATGCTTCTTCGGGTCTGCGTTGCCCTCCACCTCCATGAGGATGCACACCCGCCCAGGCTTGTCGGCCTCGTGGGCACTCACAGTCTCGGGATCAACCTTTCCGCCTGGCACCAGGATCAACGTCGGCTGCCCGAAGGTAGTGCCCATGGAGAGCGCGTCGATGACCTCACCGTCTGACCCGGCATGGACAACCTCGTAGCCTGCCTGGTACGCGCCCATCATGGCGTGACGTAGCCATCGACGGCACAGGAACCGCTCGTCCCCGGTCACGGCCAGCACGGGAGGGGGTTTGTCCCACGAGAGTTTCACGGCTTCCTTCCCACGATGACAGGCTCCCACGAAGGCTTCAAGGCGGTGCCCCACCCATCCCACCTCTGTGCCTCGGGGGTGGCTGGAGCGGTAAGAAGACCTGGTTCGGAGGTGTACTGGTACTTCGACGCATCTCGATCCCCCGCGAAACCGTGCGTCCCTGTGCGTTTACCTTCTCCATGGTAGTTGGGGTCTCTCCCGATCACCTCACGCTTGGCCCCCGCAGCCTTGTCGAACGCCTTGCCGATGTTCATCGACTTGGGGAACCCGCTTCCGTAGTTCCATGAGTCCACCTGAAGGTCGATGAACCCTGCCTGCTCCATCGCGTAAGCCATGTGATGGAAGGTCCGCGTCCCGGAGAATGCCTTGATGACCCCGCCGGGCCGGAGGACCCGAAAGGCTTCCGTGACCCATGCTTCATGCCACTTTCGCTGGGCCGCGCCTTCCCCCAACTTGTCAAAGTCCTTCCCCATGAAGGACAGGCCATAGGGAGGGTCGGAGACCACAGCCCCGATGGAACCGTCTTCGTAGCCTTTGAGCACATCCACGCAGTCCCCGTGTCGCAGGATCAATCTCTGGGTCATTCCATCGCCTCCAGGAGTGCCGTAGCGGCACACAGGTGTGACCCCCTGCCGTCCAGCAGAGGGCGCACATGGTTCCAGACAGCAGCGGTTTCCCGGCTGCCCAGGTCAGGGTGTTCCTCCACGATAAACTCGCAGAAGCCGTGAAGTAGGGCGGGCCAGTCGCGCTGGCTGGCGTGGATCACCGATAGGCATGTCGCCACGTCTTTCTTGGACCAGGCCCTGTAGAGAGCACGGGCGTTGTCATCCATGAACGGAGAGGTCCAGCGTTCGTCGGGCGGACACCAGCGGTCCAGGGTCCTGGAGCGGATGGTGCCGATGACCCCACCGTAGAAGTCGGCCCACAGGAGGATCCTGACAGGGCCGTCTGCGAGGTCTTCAAGGGTCTTCAACAGGCCGTCCACCGCTTCTGGGGTCGCCCGGTCCAGGGGGCCTACGACCAGGACGGGGGGTCTGTCTCCCACGCCAGCGTTCCCAGCAAGGCGGACAATCTCACGCGAGTCATCCACCTTCAGTCCGGTGTCCCCGATAGGCTCCCCGAGCAGACGCCCCAGACTACGGGCGTGGGCAACCGCTTCGCCTCGCGCAAGGGGGCCGTGAAACAACAAAGGGGTCATGCTCGCAACCCCTTAGAATCGTGTGCTGAAACGCTTCTTGCACTTCTGGCAGCGGTAGTGGATGGCGGTCCCACCTCCCTGGTCAGGAGAGAGGTCCTGGACCATAAGGATCACAGCCTGGTTGCCATCACAGAGTTCACTGACCCGGCAAGAGACCCACTTGGTCTCACCGACCGTTTTCTTCACCCGGTTGCTGAACTTACTCATGGTCACCTTCCTCCATGTGGAGACATACCCACATGACCCGAGAGGTGACCCCCCTCAATAGCCTTGGGAGACAGCCCGAGCCTTGATGATCCCGGACAACTGCTGCAAGTAGTCACCAACCTCGTACTGGTACAACCCCCCGACAGCCGCAGTGCTGTGGGAAGAAGTCCCAACCACAGCGCCAGCAGGGTACTGCACCTGTCCTCCGCTCTGGGGGATCAGGACATTCGTAGGCAGAGTCAGGGTGTCTCCCGTAGAGGGATCAACACCGGCCCACCAGTTTGTTCGCAGGTCGTCCACCACAGGAACCACGACGTTTTGCCACTGAGTCCAGTGGACCCACACAGGAAGACTGCCCCTCAAGGTAGGGATGGTGTCAGGAAGCGGTTCGATCCCGATGATCCCCACCTTCACAGATGGGTTGGAACGATCTGTACCAGGGAACACAGGCTTGGCGTGTCCCTTGACCAGCAGAAAGATCGGGATGGGGAGCAGATCAGCCAACTCCGTGGCTGTCCTCACAGGGGCTATGCCCGTTCGATAGTCAGCCCGTGCCATGGTTCCTCCTACAGCGAGGGGTCCGATAGACGGACTACGGAGAGGATCACAGGATCACTCGTCGCGGGTGTCGTTGTACTACTACTTGTATGCGTATGGGGTGTCTGGTGGTTGGTGGTTGTCGTGTCATTCATCGTGAGTGTCTTATTCAATCGGTCAACCTACGGTTTCCCTACTCCTAAGAGAAGGTAGTACTCCTTCTCTCGGTCCCTCTCCTTGTGTGTCAGTGGAGAGGGCTGAGGATGCCTGGCTGAAGAACCTGACCCTTGAACACGGCTCGCTTGTGGATCCCCCTGACTCCCTTCCCAGTTGGGTGGTCAGGTTGTGGGAAGCACAAGGCCGAGTAGGCTGGCTCCGAAGACCCGCTCCTGTGGGGGAGGTAGGGTCAACCCTTCATCGGTTCCGTCGTGAGAAAGATCGTGTGACTGAGGCTGTTCCTTGACCTTCGGGTTTCCCCGATCCCGCACCGAGGGACCTCAAGCGAGCACACGATCTGACGAACCGGCCCATCCTGTTTCCCCCAGCCTGAGACTGGTGTCACGGGTAGTATCTACTCGACAGCAGGGCTCCGAGCAACCCCCCTGTGTGAGGATGGCCTTGTGTACCACGTTTGGATTGTGACGAGCCGCGATCTGGAACCGATCCAGTTGGGTGCTTCCTTCACTGACGAGCAGGATGCACTGGGGGCCGCATCAGGCACTCTCACCGCGATGGGTGCTGCTGTCCTGGCTGCCCGGAACGCCTACAGGAACGGGTCGTTGACCTTGCTGGTGTACGACCCCACTGGCCTGTTGCCCGTGAGCGCCTTCGTGGAGGGCGCAGTCCTGTCGGAGAACGGTCGCAGCCTTCCCCCCAACGAGACTACCGAAACCATCGTCACGCGCCTCGTGGAGGGCGCGGAGGTCCACTGACTACCGGGCTACGAAGGTGTCACCCCAGCCTTTGCGGACGAGGCCCTGAATGTCGAGGTAGGCCAGGCACCGGTCGAGTCGTGGCTGGTCCATCCGCAGCGCCTCCTTGATTTCCTTCTTGGTGGACCACGGCTCCATGCGGAGCAGGGCCAGAGTGTTTTGGGCATCTTCACGAGTCTGGATGCCTTCGCGCAACGCCGCCCGGACCTTGCTCCGGTTGGTGAGGGCACGGGTCACCGAGCACTCGTCCATGTCGGCAATCTCCTCGGCACTCGCTCCTGCGATCATGGCGTCGTACACAGCAGTGTACCGCTCGACTGCGCCCCGGAACGCGGAGGCAACGATCTCCCGACCGACTCGGACCATCTCCTCTCGGTCCCGGTGAGTTGCGACCTCGTCCTCAGGGGTCATGCTGGGGTCCACCAGGACATGCTCCACAACCAGGTCCCCTTCGTCGGGCTTCATTCGGATGACCTCGATGTCCCCTGCCACCAGGCTCTCAGGGGCGACATAGTCCTCCTGACCGAGTTCAATGCGTTGGTTGATCTCATGCTGGGTGCGAGCGCCGCGCTGACGGGCAAGAGCGTCCTGAGCGGACTTGTAGATGGAAGAGGTGCGCTTGCGCTCCAATGCCCGGCACAACCACGAGAACGGGACCGCGCCCTTCTCCTTGATGACGGCATCGAACGTGCCCTTCTGTCCCCAGGTTGCCAACCACAGGCCAGCGTCTGAACGGAGGTCATCGAAGTCAGCATGGACATCGCGCTTCGCCAACATCGCGGCAAGTCGTTTGATGAGGCCGTGCTCCGCGATCTGAACCGCCAGCCACTCTTGGGTCAGGGTGGTGGAGGCAGCGGGAGCCTTCACAGGAGCCGCAGGAGCCTCGACAGGGGCTTCCTCGACCACAGGCTCCGGTGCAGCCTCGACAACGGGCTCGACAGGCTGTGGGGTCTCGACGGGGGTTGAGTCGGTGTTGCTCTCCGGGAGCACGTCGAGGACGATCTCGCGGTCTCCGTCACGGAGGGTGGCGAGCAGGGTCTCGGGCTGACCTCGGAGGGCAGCGAGTAGAGCGGATGCAAAGCGGGTCTGAGCCCCAGCGCCCTTGAAGCCATTTTGGAGCACGAGGTCACGGCGCACGATGCTGCGCTTGCGGCCCTGCTCTTCGGCGGTGGCGGTGATCCAGACGCTGATCTCTCGCTCGACCGAGGCGTCGTCCTCGGGAGTGGCGGTGAAGCCGCTGATCAGGTTGGTGAGGAGGGCGAGACGGCGTGGGGTGGTCTTGATAGACATGGCGTTCCTGGGTTTGCCAGCAGGGCTGGTCATGCGATGGTTTTTTCGATCAGGTCAGGACAGGCGACAGTGCTACAAGGAGCGGGTCTTTGGTCGTGACCCTTCGGTTGTAGCATGGGAGGAGCGGCGGGTCAACCCGGTTTGGCCACTTTTGTCCCACTTTGCTCCACGTCCCCCGATTAGCGTTGCTCGGTAGAGTGGCTATGATCACGGACCAGTGATCTCGGTAGTCCCTCTATGGGACGCCGGGGTGTACGACCTACGGAGACTCCCCCATGTTTCAGCCAACTGACCGCGCCCCCCTGTTGCGCCTTGCGTCGAGCCTCCCTGTAGGCTCTTCGGAGCGTAGAACCATCCTTGCCACCTTGAAGAAGGAGGCCGGGATCATGGACGACACGCTGGCGCGGGCGGACCTGCTTTCAGGTGCTCTCAAGAAGAGCAAGACCGCTGACCGTGGGCCTGTCCTGGAGGTCATGCAGGGCGGCATCGGAGGATTCTTCGACAAGTGGAACACATGGGTGAAGGAAAAGGCTCCCGAGTACGGAGCCAAAGACCTCGCAGAACTCCGTGAGTCTCCTGATCTCAACGACGAGGACCGTGATGCTCTGGAGGGCTTCGACAAGCGGCTCAAGACCTACGGTCCCGTCGCATCCCAACTCCTTGATCTGCTGGGTCAGATCGGAGAGGCCGAGAAAGACGCCTACGATGTCCTGTCCAACCGCAAGGACTACAAGTTGCGCGAAGCCGTCATGGCAGGCGCGGCCAAAGGCATCCACGGCATGGTTTCTACGATGGACTCGGGTCGTCGCCAGGTCACGGACATCGGACGGGGTGGGATCACCACTCCTGGGTCACACGGCGTAGACGCGGAAGACCTCGCCCAGGTCATGCTGGGCGGCGGCATGTTCATGCCAGGCATGATCTTCGACATGAACATCAAGGACAAGACCGACATTGGTCAGGGCTACAAGGTCAAAGGCGCGTTCAAGGAGCGCAAGAAGGTCTGGTCACCTGCGGGAACGAGCGTCTACACCATCTCTGGTGCCGCACGCGGACCCTACATCAAGCCTGCCGCCAACTACGCCCGCACTGTGGCTATGAACGCCGCTGTGGACTGGAAGCGCAGCGTCCACGTCGAGTTGGAGTACATCCTCACCCCTGCCGACGAGCAGGACGGTGCGGACACGGGTGCCATCAACATGGGCGGCAAGGTCAGCCTGGAGACTCTCATGGGAGCCGAAGAGATCGCGGGCGTCCCTGTCAGCAGGCAGATGATCCTGGCTCAGTACTACATCAGGAAGATCGAGTCGAAGTTGGACAAGATGCTCAAGGAGGGAGTCGCCAAGGCTACCTGGCAGGCAGTCATGGCCCTGATCAAGGACCGGAAGAACCCCTGGAAGAAGGGTGGGGCTGGAGACTTCTCCATCGCTGTCCCCGTCGTCGCAAAGTTCCTGGAGAGCACCCGCGAAGGCCAGGAGATCATGGAAGCGAACGGCATGGAGAAGGCGGATCCGCGCACCATGCAGGCTCGCTGGAAGGACGCTGTGAAGAGCCTGAGGAAGGCGCTGTCTCAGTTGTCCGACGACGATCTGCTCTCCTCCCTCCACCTCACCCTGGAAGGGTTGGTGGATGATGTCCCCGCGTACATCCGCCAAATCAAGGACGACAAGGACCTCTACCAGACATACCTCTCGGACCTGCGAAAGACCGCCTCGGAGCAGAAGACCCTCACTGCATCTGACCGTTCGGCACTGATTCGCCTGGCCGCATCCCTGCCTGTGGGATCACCGGAACGCCGTGCGATCCTTGCTGGCTGCGAGAAGTTGCCCGCTGGCCCGATGCGGGACAACTGCGAGAAGTCCAAGAAGGACGGTGTGCAGCCTGGCAAGGGCAAGTCGAAGGCGAAGTCCGACGACAAGAAGAAGGACGACGGCAAGATGCCCGCCGAGTTGCTGGAGAAGTTCAAGGCGAAGAAGGCTGGCAAGGATATGTCTCCCGCCGAGATCAAGAAGAAGATCGAGGAGATGGAACACTTCCTCGACATGATGCAGAACTACGACCCCTTCCTCCGAGGCCCCATCCACCATCAGTTCCAAGCCACCTCCAAGCAAGTGGCGGACTTGAAGAAGGCTCTCGACAAGGCCCTCCGTGGAAAGAAGGCTGCTGGTAGCCCTGACCCCAAGGGTCGCAACAGGAAGGAAGCCGCTGGCAACACGACGACCCTGACCTTCGATGTGAAGTACCTCATGCCCCTCATGTCCGTGCTCCAGAAGAACGGCTACAAGATCCGGCAGTCGGGTCGCGGGATGGAAGTGGTTGGCCATGACCGGTTCGACAAGGCTGCGGGCAAGGTGCCCGACGCTCTCAAGAAGCACCAGTTCAAGCCCGGTGAGGGCGCGGGCGAGGATGCTGACGGTGACGGCAAGACCAACGAGCCGAAGCCCGACTTCCTCAAGAAGAAGGCCGCGCTGATTCGCCTGGCTGCCACACTCCCTGTGGGATCACACGAGCGCAAGACCATCCTTCGCATGGCCGCTGGAGCATGACATGAACAAGCAAGCACTCCGAGAAGCGATGATCGCTGAGGGCATGATCCGAAAGGCAAGCCCCTCTCTCCCCAGGCCACGGCGCAACACCCGTGCGGGGGAGAAGTTCGTCAGCAAGGTTCGTCAGTGGATGTGGGCGGACATTCAGGCCCAGATGGAACAGGCGGGCGTACCCCAGAAGCGGATCGAGGAACTGATCTCCTACCACACCGGGATCCCCACGGTCTTTGACTACCGCTTGAAGGACCTCTCCCAGGTAGACCTGATCGGCTGGATCGAGGGCAAGTGGACTCCTCCTGGCCCGATTGGGTACGGCTCTGCGAAGACCTACCCCCAGATCCTCAAGCAACAGGCCCAGCAGTACGGTGGTGCTTCTACCGCTGCCCGAGACCAGACCCTCTCCATCGCAAACAAGTTGAGCAACGACCAGAAGGCCCTTGCTTTCGCAGCGATGCGCCTGAGCCTCCACTACAGCAGCATTGACGAGCCTATCGGGTCGTCAGTGCAGAGGGGAAGGGCCGCGAAGGCGTTGATGGAGTACATCCACGAGACCAGGACGGACAACCTGGCCAAGATGCTTCCGATTCTCCAGTGGGCTGCAAAGTGCCCGTCCAAGATCCCGGTCATGGACTACTGAGGACGCGGGTACAGTCCCAGACGAACCTCGGGACTGCTATGCCGACCTACGAATACAAGTGCGAGAGATGCGACCATCGCTTTGAGCGGCTGCTTCGCATCTCCCAGTACAAGGAACCCCAGGCTTGCCCTGAGTGCGGGCACAGCCCTGCCAAGAAGCAAGTCTCGATGGGGTCAGGCTTCATCCTGCGTGGTGACGGCTGGGCCGGGAAGAACAACCGGGTCAAGGGCCAGATGCGCCGCAAGAACGCTCGCCTCAAGGGCAAGGAGAACGAGTGGAAGCGCGACTCCGGGCCGACCCTGGCCCCCAACGTCGGTGGTGAGCGCACGGAGTCCTGGTCGGACGCCAGCAAACTTGCTGCCTCCCAGGGCAAGGACACGAGCGGCTACGACAAGTTGGCCCGCAAGGAGAAGAAGTGACGTGGGGTGATGACCCTCCACATCAACCTCCCGCTCCGAGCGGGTTCAAGGACTCGTTCAACAAGTCCTTCCAGTTGACCTTCTTCGCCACCACCTTCGTCATCATCGCCTTCGCAGCCCTCGGAGTCAGGATCGCCCGACGCTTGAAGCGGGACCGTGAGCGGAACAAGAACATCATCGACGCTGACTGGTCCCCGGTCGAGGCCGAGGGCGACGAGACTGATCTCACTGTTCGTTAGGCTGCCTATCGGCCTTGTCTGGACAGGAGATCACCATGGCGACCCCTTTCCTCGTTGACCGTTACCCCGGCGTCATTTCGATGGCTGTGGCGAACCGACCCAGCGTGGCTTCGTACCGCTTCGGTGCGGCCAACACGCTCGACACTGCGTTTGCGGGGGTCACCGCCCTGGCTGATGTCCGAAAGGACACCTCGTTCCGCTCCCCTACCCTGGTGACCTCTGCGCTCAACCGCAGCGCCGACTCCCGGAAGGGGCAGACTCGTTTCTCGGTGGACATGAACGACTACGCTTCGCTGGCCAATGTGTCGGGTGATGCCGCGACAGCCTACTTCCGGGTCCAGGAGATCGACCACTCCGGGACCGTTCGCCCTGCGGGACCCATCATGGTTGTCCCACCTGCCTACTTCAACACGTCGCCCTACCGCACCCTGTCCCTGACCGGCACCGCCCCGGACACGACCGGAACGGCGACTGGGCTACCTCCAGCAGGGGTGATGGTGATCTCGCTGCCCGTGCATGTGGATGATCTCACCATCTACAACGACGACTCAAGCAACACCGCCAGCCTGTTCGTCGGCCTGGGGCCAGGACAGCAAGAAATCGAAGTCCCCTACAACACCAGCAACCTCACTGGGCCAGACATGACCCTGCCTTTCGGCGGTTCCGTCATCTACATCCGTGGTGATGGCGAAGACGTACCCTTTCGACTGACCATGACTCTCGTGGCGGGTCTTCGATAGTCATTCAATACTCGCCCCAGAGGGTGAGGACCACAACCTTCCTACTGGAGAATCCCCATGGCCAACGAACGCTACATCTACCGCCTCCGCACTGACATCGACGGTGTGGCTCAGATCACTGATCTGGTTCCCAACACCTCTCGCCGCCCCGCTGTGCTCAAGGGTCAGTCCGGCTACCTGCCCGGCGCTACCGACAACAACGCTGTGACGGGCGCTGCGAACCCCACCGCTTCGGCCATCACCGGACTGGCTGCCTACATTCTCGACGTGACCAACGACGAGGTTTCTGGCTTCCAGATCTCGGTCGCTAACGCTGACCAGGCGGCTTCCGACCTGATCGCCCTCGGTGACGCCGGTTCGGCCATCGACGAGACTGCGATTGACAGTATCTTCGGTGCTCTCGCTGCACCTGCGATGGGCGCGAACACGCTTCCCTACCCCAACTCTGCTGGTACTGCCGGAACCGCGTCGGTCGGAACCTTCGCTGGTCTGATGCAGGCCATCTGCGGAGCGGTCTACACTCTCCCTGCTGGTTCCACTGTGGACCCTGCTGCTGCGACCACGCAGGAAGGCTCCTTCAACGGCACCTTCCGCCAGTTGTACCAGACCGGCGCTTTCAACATCTCGCTGGGTGAGGGTGATCTCGCTACCTACAGCGCCGCCACCTTCACCTACGACGGTACTACCGCCGCAGCCTGTGTGGTGTACGGCGACGACGGCTCCGTCCTCTCCTAATCTCTGGAGGGGGTGGTCCTCACCTCTCCTTTCCTGTTTGTGAGGCTCCAGGGGTATCGTGCCCCTGGAGCCTTGCTCGTTTTGGGATGGAGATGACCACGACCCCCTACCGCACCAAAGACCTCTACTTCTCCGCGTACCTGCGCGTAGCAGGGGTGCCGTTCCTGGGCGCGGAGCGCCGGGACGACGGCAAGGTGGTCTTCCTGTTTGAGGATCAGGGGCCAGGTGCGATGCGTGATCTCAAAAGGGGCTACTTCTCGGACCAGGCCAAAGTCTCAGCGATGTCGTTCGTCCAGATGATCCGAGCCATGAAGTCGCTCACATTCTCGGCCCGGTAGTAGGGGGTCCTCAACGTGGCTGGACGGGTATGACAGGTCATGTCGCTACCCCTACAAGTCATCGAAGGCATCTTCCTACGAGATGCGGACGGCTACGCCGTCCAGTCCGCCGATGGACGGGTTGGCCTTGACCGTGCGCTCTCGGAGTTGGAGGGCCACATCATTGAGGCTCACCTCCACCATCTTCCGCCCACCCCTCCGAACCTCTCTCGTCCGGGAGGTGGTTCGTGTTTATGGGGTGAGCATTGTCCGCACGGCCACAAGGAACGACCAGCCTGGTTGTTCCGTCAGGAGGTCTCTGGCCCCCTGACCCTCGACGACGACACCTGGTTGGTGGGTGGGGAACCCCTACGCCTCGACCTAATGCCGGGCCATCAAGGTCGGCTGGTTGTCCTTGACGAGGAAGCCCTGAAAGACCCCGAGCCGGACGACCTTCAATCCCCAGACGACCTCCTTCGTGAAGCCGAAGCGATGGTCCACCTCCTGCAAGGTCTCCAAAAGGCAGTGAAGAATGATCCAGACGTATAGCGGGCGCGTGACCTCTGTTGTCTACCAGTCCGAAGACTTCCGAATCCTCAAGGCCCTCCTTGACGGGGACAACCCTCGCTCCGTGACCGTGCGGGGTCACTTCCCGGCTCAGAACGTGGAGTTGGGGTCATGGGTGTCCTTTGAGGCGAAGTGGGTGAAGCACTCGCAGTACGGCAAGCAGTTGACTGTGACCCGTAGCCCCGTGAGCGTGAAGACCTGGACGGACGACCGAGTGCTCTCGGCTCTGTCTGCCAATCAGGTCGGCCCCCAGTTGCGCCTCCAGTTGCAGTTGTACGCGAAGGGTGCCGGACTGACCCTGGCCGACGCCCTGGATGCAGGGCTTGACGGGATGGACCTGGAGGACTTGACCAAGATCTACGTCGTGGGTCGTTGGAAGGCTCTGCGGACCCACCTGGACGCTGCCCAGTTCCTTTCGGACGCTGGCGTACCCCCGAAGGTCATTGGCAAGGTCTGGTCTGTCCTGGGCGAGGACCTGGAGGAGAAGATCACGGAGGACCCGTGGATCCTTGTCCGCCTCGGTGGAGTCTCCTTCAAGGAGGCCGACGAGGTAGCCATGCGCCTGGGTGTGGACATCCACAACAAAGGGCGCATGAACGGAGCGGTCCTCACCGCTGTCCAGGACGTGGCCTCCGAAGGCCACGTCTACGCGGGGACCGGTCAGATCGTGAAGATGGTGGGCAAGATGCTCGCCAACACCCCCTCTCCCAAGGCTGTGGCCGAGGCCATCAAGGACCTCGTGGCCAGCAAGCAGTTGAACGTGAACCGCGACTTCGGGGGTGTGTCCGTCTACGAGCCGTGGGTGGAAGAGATGGAGAGGGCCTGTGCTGACATGCTGCTCCAACGCCACGACAACGCGGCCTCACCACTGACCCAGGAGCACGTCAACGGCGAGTTGGACAAGTGGGCGCAGGGCCGTAGGGTCACCCTGACTGACACCCAACGGCTCGCGGCGCTCCGTGCCTTGACGGACCCTATCAGTGTGCTCACCGGGCTTCCTGGCACGGGCAAGACGACCACGCTCCACGCCATCGTGTCCGTGTTGAACGATGCCAACGTGCCCTTCCTGCTCGTGGCTCCCACAGGCATCGCAGCGAAGCGGTTGGCGACCGTCACCTACTCGGCTGCCTCGACCGTCCACCGGGCTTTCAGCGCAAAGGGTTGGAGTGACGAGGAGCGGGAGGCCACCTACGTCGGGATCACGGGCGCTGCGGAAGCGAAGCGCGGCGTGGACACGAAGGGAGAACAGTGGGGCTACGGCCCTGGCAACCCTCACCCTGCACAGGTCGTGATCGTGGACGAGTCCTCGATGCTCGATCTCCACATGCTGTACCGATTGCTCCAGGGCACGTCCGACGAGTGCCGGTTGGTGTTCGTGGGTGACCCCTACCAGTTGCCCAGCGTTGGAGCGGGCGACGTGCTCCGTGATCTCAGGGACAGTGAGCGTTTTCCGCACACTCACCTTCACGAGATCTTCCGGCAGGACGGCACCTCAAGCATTGTCACCGCAGCGCACGCCATCCATGCAGGCAAGGCCCCGGACATGTCTGACCGGGACTTCATGCTGATCGCCACGGACGAGGACGACGATGGGCTGGAGGCCCGCAGGGTGATCCGCAAGATCTCGACCCGGCTGTTCGACAAGCGCGAGAACTTCCAGGTGCTCTCGCCGCGCCACAAGGGGGAGGCTGGGGTCACGAACCTCAACGAGATCCTGCGTATGTCCATCAACCCGCCTGGCCCTGGACGTGCCGAGCGGAACCTGGCTGGCGGGGTCGTCCGTGAAGGCGACCGGATCATGGTGATCAAGAACGACTACGACCAGGGCGTCTACAACGGCGACGTGGGGAAGGTCCACATGATCGACCACCGCAAGAAGCGGCTGTCGATCCGGGTGTTCGGGCCGCCTGGGCAGCCGGAACAGGAGGTCACCTACGACCTCACGAAGGGCACACCCCCGATCCGCCTGGCCTACGCACAGACCATCCACAAGAGCCAGGGTCAGGAGTACGACATCATCGTGGTGCCCATGCTCAAGACCTTCGGCTGGCAGTTGCAGCGCAACCTGCTCTACACCGCCATCACCCGAGCGAAGAAGCGCGTGTTCATCGTCGGTCACGCTGATGCCGTGATGAGGGCTGTCCGAAATGACCGGGCAGATCAGCGGAACACCCACCTTTCAGACCGGTTGAAGGTCGAGGGGGGTTGATCCCTTTCCTGGTTGGGTAAGAGCAGCAACCGCCCCCAGAGGGCCGGACAACATGGACCCGGAGTGAATCATGGCTGACCAAGCCCACCTCAAGCACATCAAGGACACCGTGGAGCGCGTCAAAGGCAAGATGCGGATCACGAAGGTCGTCGCCACCCGAGCCGTCAAGACGAAGCAGGGTGACTTTTTCGCTGGCATGTCTGCCGCATGGGACACTGTGCAAGACGACGCTGGCGGGATGGGGGCCGACACCGACATTTCCACGGACACCGCCGACAGCGCAGCCTCTGGCATGACCCTCGTGGAAGCGCAGGTCGCCCACATCCTTCTCTCCATGGAGGCGAGCATCGGGGCTCACCGTGCCGCACTGTCGGACGGGGCCATCAGCGAGTCTCGCTTTGACGACAAGGTCAAGCACCTCAAGCGCAACGCGCTCGCCCACCTGTCCCGCATCCTTCCGAAGCCGGAAGCGCAGGCCATGGTGGATTCCGCAGCACAGGTCGCGTAGGAGGAGCCATGACGCAACCTACCCACACCCTCCCCGAGATCACCGCGAACGTGGTCGAGTCGGTGTTCCGCCGACTCTCCACTATGGAGGTCGAACTCGACGCGGACCCCTTGAAGTATGGGCCGAAGCGGCTCAACGGCAAGGTGGCCGAAGCGCGGGGGATGCTTACCGAGTGTGAAAGCATCTTCCTCGACGTCTCGCTCTGGCTCCAGAAGTACCGTGCGGCCCACCGCACGCTGGAAACAGAGATGGACCTGGCGAAGAAGCACCTCTACGCCAACGATCCTGAGGTTCGGGCAGGCCGGAACGTGGCCGACCGTGATGCTCTCGCGACCATGAAGTTGCGGGATCAGGCACGCGCTCTCTCGGCTGTGGCCCAGTCCCAGTCGGACCTGGAGGCCATGCTCACCGTCGTGAAGGCGAAGCGGGCAGACCTCAAGGACGTGCAAGGCCGCCTGCGGGACCAGATGAAGTTGTGCCACGAGGAGATCAGCCTCGGCGGTCGTTGGGGCAGCAAGCCTGCTCCTGGCACGAAGGCACCTGACCTCGACGAAGCACCCAACGTGGACAAGAAGACCCTCAAGGATCTGCATGAAATGTTCACGGGCGACCGGGCGTCGGAGACTGACCTTGCGGCCCACGCACCTCCCGTGGAGGGGCCGGAAACCACCCCGGACTCGGAGCCCGTAGAGGCCGTCGAGGATCACAGTGATCCACCCTCCCAGGAGACCAACGGCATGGTGGATGACGAGGCTGACGAGTTCCTCTCAGCCATCGAAACACCCGCTACTGGGAAGGATCTCAAGAATCTGGACGACCTTCTGGACGATCTGGACCTCTAATCCAGCAGCAGGGGGGTTGATCCTCCTGCGTGTTGGGTACAACCCATTGGGCGCACCAAACATCAACGCTTCATAAGCACATGAACTTTCAACCCGCGCCCTGGAGACAACATCATGACTGATGGATTCATCGACTTTTCATTCGGTTCCGGCGACGACGCTCTCAAGAAGAAGTCCAGCCGCTACAAGCCTGAGACTGGGGTCACCGACCGCGTCTCCTTCGTCTGGTTCCAGGACTACGACGGAGAGGGGATGCCCACTGAGGGTTCCCAGCCGAAGTTCGCTGGCTGCGAGCGCACCAAGTACGACAGCCGCGTTGGCGTCGTCCTGCTCACCCCGGACAACCGGGACGAGATCCTGCGGATCCTCCGCACCGACCCCCAGCACCGCGTTGCGTCGGTGATCTGCGTCTGGCCGACCGACAAGGACGGCGAGTTGGACAAGTCCTCCTTCAAGGCGGGCAAGGGTTGGAAGGTCCAGCCCTGGGTTTTCGACCCCGGCAAGTACAACCAGATCAAGAACGTGAACAAGCGGTTCCCGCTCACTGGTCACGACCTGTCCATGACCTGCACGGACGGCACCTTCCACAAGATGACCTTCACCCCCGAGGGTGAGTCTCTTCTGGACAAGTACCTCAATGCCAAGAACGAAGACCTCCGCGCTGTCGGCGCGAAGATCATCGCTGAGGCCCGCCGGGTTTCCGATGGCATCTACCGTGACCTGGCTCGCTCCATGACCCCCGACGAGGTCCGCGAGGCCATCGGTGAGGAAGTCGCCCCCTCCGGTGGCGGTGGTTCCCACACTGACGCGAACGTGGACAACCTGCTCGACGACGTGTTGTAGGGTGAAGGTACTCGGTCTCGACCCGTCACTGACGAACTACGGTTGGGCCGTACACGAAACAAGCGCCCCTGTCGGCACGCCAGAACGGCTTGTCGCACGGGGGCGTTTTCGTACTTCGTCCAAGATGGAGTTCATCGAGCGGTACAAGTCACAGCGGGAGTCCCTGCGTGCCGTGATCCGCGAGTACCGCCCCGACCGGGTGGGTGTTGAGTTCCCCGTCTTCGGTTCGATGTACAGCGAGGGCATGTACGGCCTGTTCCTGTACTCCTGCGAAGCCCTCCGTGCCGAGTGCATGGATGTGGTCTTCTGGTCCCCCCTGCAAGCCAAAGCCCATGCTCGCGACACCCTCGACCGCCCGAAAGGTTGGAAGATGGACAAGGTGGACATGTGCGAGGCCGCGAAGCAGGACGTGGGTGGCGGGCGCAACTGGAATCACAACGAGGCAGATGCCTACCTGGTCGCGGTCCTGGCGGGCCGTTTCTGGGACTTCTACGACGAGACGCTGGAGGAAGGGGGGTTGACCCCGACCGAAAGTCGGTACTTCACAAAGGTCCACACCTACGTCCGAGGGGCGAAGGCTGGCAAGACAATCAAGAAGGGAGTGATCTACCGAGAGTCGGATCGCTTCTTCATGTGGTCCCGACTGCGGGGCGAGGAGATCAACGATGGCACGAAAGACAAAGAAGAAAAGTGATGCGGGAGGCAGCGCGTCCCTTGCGGGAGCGGCCAGTCCGTTGTCTGCGGTCACGGCTTACCTGACCGAGAAGAAGGGTAAGGAGTTCACCGGCATCGTGGTGGCGATGGACGACAGCACGGTCCAGGAGTCCCTGCCTCACATCAGCAGTGGCAGCATCGTCATCGACTACCTGATCGGCGGCGAGCAGAACCAGTTCGGGGTCTCCCCCTGTCCGGGCTTCCCCCGAGGCCGGGTCACCCAGGTCTGGGGTCACGAGTCCGCTGGCAAGACCACCCTGTGCCTGGAGGCTGTGGCTCAGTGCTGCGCTGACGGTGGCACTGCGGTCTTCATTGACTGGGAGAACGACATCGTTCCCGACTACGCGGCAGCGTTGGGCGTCCCCATCACTGACCCCAACAAGTTCATGCTCCTTCAGCCAGACACGTTGGAGGACGGGATCAAGTACGCGATGGCTTACGCCACGGCTGGCGTGGACCTGATCATCTTCGACTCCGTGGGTGCTGCTGTGACCCGGCGCATCGCCGAGCGTGATGCTCTCGACGTGGCCGAGCAGTCGAAGGTCGCAGAACTCCAGTCTGTGTGGTCCCAAGAGTTGCCCAACATCAAGGGCACCATCGCTCGCAGCGGCACCGCTGTGGTCGGGATCAGCCAGATCCGAGCCAACATGAACACCGGCCCCGGTGCGAAGACGAAGCCTCAGGGAGGCAACGCCTGGAAGTTTTACGCCGCCGTCCGCCTGGAGTTGCGCCGCGTCCAGAACGAAAAGGCCCGTGAGTACAACGACTTGACCCACAAGACCGACGAGCGCGTGATCGGTGGGATCATCAAGGCGAAGACGGTCAAGTGCAAGGTCTCCCGGTCCCAGGGCCGTGAGGAGATCTTCTACATCCGCTGGGGTGAGGGCATCGACAACGTGCGGACGGTCATTGAGATCGCGAAGTCCCACGGCATCATCAAGGGATCCTCCTGGTTGACCTGGGCTGACGCACCCGGAGGCCCGCTCAAGTTGCAGGGTTCCGAGAAGTTGCGGAAGCACATGCTCGCCAACCCCGATCACTTTGAGGCATTGAAGGCGAAGGTCATGCCGTTCCTCGGATCTGGTGGCGCTGATACCTTCACCGACGAGGAGGTCATCGATCCAGAGATGTCCGCATTGGACGCTCAGATGGCAGCAGCAGGGATCGACCTGTAGGGGTTTGGGTAAGACCCCACAGGAGGCCACATGGCTGTTCAAGTCCGAGTCCGAAACTTCCAGAGCATCGAGGATGCGTCCGTCACCATCGACGGACTCACCGTGGTGACTGGAGCCAATCACAGTGGCAAGACTGCGTTCATGCGGGCCATCCGAGGGGTGTTCACCAACGCCCCTCCAGGCCCGCTCGTGCGCCACGGCTGCGCCCACCTGTCGGTGGCCCTCACCTTCGACGACGGCACCTCCGTGCTGTGGGAGAAGGGCTGGGAGAAGCCGGGCCGCAAAGGGAAGACGGTCAACCGCTACACGGTCAACGGGAAGCAGATCGCTACCGTTGGTCGCGGTGTTCCTCCCGAGGTTGAGGAGTTGGGCGTGCGCGAGATCAGTGCTGCATCCGACCGGGTGTGGCCCCAGATCGCCCAGCAGTTTGACGGCACCTTGTTCCTGGTCAACAGGCCGGGTTCCGCTATCGCAGAGGCACTGTCCGATGTGAAGCGGGTCGGTGCTCTCTCGGCGGCCTTGAAGGCTTCCGAAAAGGATCGCAGGGCGACCAATGCTGAGTTGAAGATCCGCCGCAAGGACATCGAGGTCAACAAAGTCTCCGTTGAAAGGTTCGACGGCCTTGATTCGGTATCCGGCCAGGTTCAACTCCTCGGAGAGGGGCTGACCGCTGTAGAGGCGTTGGCTTCGGAGATGGTTGGGGCCACGAACCTCCGAGACCGCCACGCCGCCGCAACCCAAGACGCAGAAGCCCTCGGCGGCTTTGACCCTGCGACGATCCCGGACACAAAGGCGGTCAAGATTCAGCAGGGCATCGTGAAGGTCCGAGGGTACGCCGACCGTCTCCGCAAGGCCCGTGCTGTCCGGGATCGGCTCCAGGGTTTTGGGGAGATCACCCTCCCCGACCCCATCAAGGTCAGAGGGCTCCAGTTGAGGCGGGATGCTTTGGAGGCGATGAAGAAGCGTCTGGCCGCCGGGCGGCGGGAGATTGCTTTCCAGCAGGATGCCCTCAACGAATCGACCGCTGCCCTGGCAGAAGCCGAGGCCGAGGTTCAACGGCTTCTGGGCGAACGCGGCATCTGCCCCACCTGCAACACCATCCACGAGGGAGCACACCCATGAGTCAGAACAGTCTGTTTGCCTACCATGAGTCCGAGCGGACCACGGGGGAGAAGCGTCGAATCGCTGTGTACCACTACATGCTCACCCAGGGGGACGAGGGGGCCACCGACGACGAGATGATCAACACGCTGGGGATCAAGCACGCAAGCATGGCAGGCACCCGCCTCCAGTTGATGCGCCTGGGCGCGGTGGTCAAGACCACGAAGCGCCGGAAGACGGCAGCAGGCAATCCTGCCGACGTCTACGCCGCCGTCCCTGGCTTCAACGTCCGCAAGGCTCCCCCGAAGACCGAGCGGGATCACATGCTCACCGCAGCCCGGAAGAAGATCAAGGAAATGTCTGACGACGAGTTGCGTGCGTTCCTGGCCGAGGGGTCCGACGAACATGAGGAGGTCGGAGACCTGCTTGATTTCTACTCGGAGTTCCGGGAGTAGGGGGTCGTGATCCCACCCCAGCCGGTAACTCAAGGGGTACTTCAGCAGGAGATGACATGCCTTCCAATCGAGTCCGCCTCTACCACTACTTCCTCACCCAGGGGAAGACCGGCTCTACCGACGAGGAGGCCGAGGACGCTCTCGACCTCCCTCACCAGACGGTGAGTGCTGTGCGGGGTGAACTGGTCAAGGCGGGAGCCGTGGTGGGCACGGACCTGTGCCGTTGGACGCGCAGCGGCAAGAAGGCCACCGTGCGGGTCGGGGTTCCCGACGTGGACGTGTCCCGTCGTCTGCCTACAACCGTGGTCGAGGAGAAGCAGCGGTGGATCCGTGCCCAGATCCGCAACGTGAACGAGTCCGTCCTGGACGACATCATCGACACGATCCAGGAGGCACAGAAGCCGCCTGGTCACACCGAGCAGTTGACCATCATGGACCTGTTTGGCGAACAGGCGTGAGCGAAGCATGGACTGGTTCGATGCCCTGACCGACGACACCCCTACCTACGCTCCCTTCACTGTGGCCCCCTTCTCTCTGGTGGATGCCAGGAAAGGGCCGTGGAAGGCGCGGAAGAAGTGGTGGTTGGCCAAAGGAATCCGAGGGGAGTTGGGTCGTGACACGGCTCTCCTTCCCGGCACATCCACGATTGGGCCTGCCACTGTCTACGGAGTGTCGGCTGGGAGTGGGGAGCGTGGTGAGTACACCACGTCCGTGTTTGACCCGGTGCTGTGCGAGGTCCTGTACAACTGGTTTTGCCCTCCAGGAGGCCATGTCCTCGACCCCTTCGCGGGGGGTGCTGTGCGAGGTGTGGTGGCTTCTGTCACCGGGCGTACCTACACAGGCGTGGACCTCAGTCAGAGGCAGGTCGTGTCCAACCGGAACCTGGCGGCCAGCCTCGATACGCCGGGGGTTCGCTGGGAGGTTGGAGACTCGTCGGAGGTCCAGTCCCTGGTGGACGGCCCCTTCGACTTCCTCTTTTCCTGTCCGCCCTACTGGAACCTGGAGAAATACTCGGATGACCCCAGGGACCTTTCGACGCTGACCTACGAGGGGTTCCTCGACAAGTACCGGAAGATCATCAGCGCGTCTGCTGCCCTTCTCGACGATGACGCTTTCGCTTGCTTCGTTGTGGGGGATGTTCGGGAGCGGGGCTCCAACGGGGCCTACGTCGGCTTCGTTGCCGACACCATCAAAGCCTTTCAAGAGGCGGGCCTTCCCCTCTACAACGACATCCTCTACGTCTACCCGGACGGGAGCCTGCCTATGAGGGCGGGTCGGAGTCTGCGTGCTACGCGCAAGATCTCCAAGACGCACCAGAACGTGCTGGTGTTTTTGAAGGGTGACGCCAGGAGAGCGACAGCCCGGATGGGGGTCACCGTTCCCATCCGTCCCGGTATTACAGGGGAGGAGGCACCATGAGCATCAACCTTGTCTGGCGCACAGACGTACACCTGTCCGACCGCGCACCCTCGTCCCGCACGGACGACTGGGCCGACGCCGTGTTCGACAAACTCGGGCAGGTCCGTGACCTCGCCCGTGAGGTCAACGCCACCGCCATCATCGACGGTGGTGACTACTTCCACATCAAGTCGCCCGGTCGGAACAGCCACGCACTCGTCAACCGGACGGCAGAGCATCACAGCACCTACCCATGCCCGGTCTACTGCACCCCCGGCAACCACGACGCGGTGTACGGCGACTACTCCTTCCTGCCTCAGCAGCCGTTGGGCGTCCTGTTCAGCACGGGCGTGTTCAAGCGGCTCTACGACGAGCACGAAGCCGTGTTCACCCAGGACGGGATCACCGTCCGTGTGGTCGGCATCCCGTACCACGGCACGTCCTACGACATGGAGCGGTTCACAAGCATTGAGAAGGGCGACGAGGACGTCCTGATCTGCGTGGCCCATGTGCTCGCCAGCCACAAGGGCGGCACCATGTTTGAGGGCGAAGACATCGTCAAGTACGCCGACCTGGTGGACACCGCGCCCGATGTGTACCTGTTCGGCCACTGGCACAAGGACCAGGGCGTCGAGGAGATCGGCGGCAAGCAGTTCGTGAACATCGGCAGCCTGACCCGTGGATCACTTTCACAGGACAACCTGGACCGGATCCCCTCTGCGGCGGTGCTCCGCTGCACCGAGCAAGGGGTCGA